TAGAAGTCGAAGTTAGAGACCGCCATCCCTGATTTATATCGACTACTGATCAGAGATGCAGGTTGACATGATGGAAGAATCGCCGTATATAGATGGTGTTGTCGATGTGGAGGTTTCCCGCGTCAGGTCCAATCCCTGAGCATCGACAGGACTGCTCGCCCAAGCGGCTACCTACGGCTGTATGGGATGAGATTTTAGCATGTGCCGGTGAAGCGGCCAAAGCCATGAATAGCATCGACTACCCCGGGGTGAAAAACCATGGTCTTCTCGCAGTAGGCCCCCGGGATCAACCCCCCAGATTTTCCGCCCAATCAATGATCCTGGCATACCACTCATCATAAGGATCGAACCGCTTGCGGTATTGCTGCTCGACCCGGGCCGGTCGTTTCCAGTCAACCGTCTCCTGGTTGGTGTAGTATTTCGGATATCCACCCTTCTGCAACGGCGGCTCCATCTGGAATGCCCTACCCATGTGGGATCGAAGTATGGCCGCGTATTCATCGTCCATGCGGATGTAATGGCCCACCATCTGGTTCATCAGCACTTCTAGCATCCGGGCCTTCACCTGATCGTTGACTCCATACACGCGATTGATCATCGGTGGTGAACCGGTCCCGTAATCGGATAGACTGGCCATCCCGATGATGAACCGGTCGATCAGCCATTGGTTCTCATGCCAATCCGGGTCCTCGATCTCGTAGATTTTCTTGTCATAGAGGATCGCAAAGCTCTGACCATCCGACATCATCAGCCAGTCGCGGGGATTGCTGGTGTCGTAGTTCTTCTGCTGTGTTTTCGGTGGCCGGTCGGCACGAACAGACTGAATAACCGTCCTGGCCTGCCCCACGGTAATCTGCTTGGTTTTGACCAGGTGGGAGTAGAAGCCACTCTCCATATAGTCTCGCACCCATGCAGCATGCACCCGGCGTAGGTTGGCGGCACCGCTTGAGGTGAACCCACCAGAGTTGCGATTCGGATACCGGGTTCGGTTCAGCTTAACCAACAGGGTTCCAAACCCAAAACGACGAAACTCACTAGCCACCCTGACCAGTAGGGTTCCCCACTCATCCTGGGTGTTACCGACGATCTGTCCGGTCTTCTTCTCTATCACGGCATGTTCATATCGGTATCGCTGATCTTCGGGGATCATCTGCTGAACTTCTTCCGGGCCCATGTAGACGAGTTGGTTCGATTCGTCACGAACCGGTTCGCCATCGGGCGTCACTTTCAGATAGTTACCATCCCAACGATCCTTGGTCTGCTCCCGGACCTCGAACACCAGACCGTTGCGTGTGATCGTGTTCAGTAGGGTTTGGTATTCCTCCGACTTCTGATACTGGTTCAAATCCTCCAGATCGCTGTCATAGGCGCTGTCGGGATGGAACTTGTCACCCGGGTTCACCAGGTTGTAGTATTCTTCAAACGTCATCAGTGCAGGATCGATGATCTTCTGCTGGAACGGCCTGGTGGCTTCGGAGAGGAACTGTTTCATACGCATGTCTGTATTTGGCAAAAAAAAGTGAAAAAAGATGCAAGTTGGGTGTTGACAGCCATGGGTGTGTCAGTTATATGACTTCCTACGAAGCGTGAGTTGCAGCCTCGGGTAACTGAGGTGAATGGGATGTGGTGCTATCGCCCTCCCTGCCGGTGAAAGTCGGTAAGTTTACGCAAGCCTAACTCTGGTGTAAGAACCGCAATTCATGTTTAGAGCGTGGGTTGCAGTTTGGGAACGTCGGGGTCCGTGTTAAGGTCGGAGCCAATCGGTGAGACCAAATTCTGGCGGGAGCTAGGAGACGGGCCATTCCACCCGATGCCAAATGAGAGTGAAGGGTAGGGATATAGTCGAGGGTTCGCGCCCGACGGCATTATTCCAGTCTCATGGGTATCCCCTTGATCGGGGCAAGTATCCAGAAAGACGGCGAGTAACCCCGCAAGGGTGAAAGTAGAAGGTCGTGTCGGACTTTGTGCGGGCAACCGTATGAACCGATTGTTGAAGCACGATCTTGATGGATGTTTCCGGTGGGTTGCATGAAACAACTCATATCATAAAAACGGAAAGCCTTCAACGCTGTGGTGAGTAAGAGGTCAAACCCCCCAGGGGTGTCACGTGGGTCCCAAGCCCATTTGATCTTAGGAAAGATGTTCGTAGCGGCTGATCCCTGATGCGAGTGTTGGAACTGAGTAGATCACTACAGGACGACGCTACTGCCTGCGTCTCATAAATCGGCGACCTCAGACGGGCTACGGGTGAAAGCTCGTGGAAAAAGGTCCAGCTTAGCGGCGTCCCACCGGGCATGCTAGGGTAAAGACCGAAGGCACGTCATCATGGGTATGTCTAAGCCCATTCTCATACGGAACGCCCAGTGAACCATGTTCACTGGGCGTTTTGCATTTCCGGGTTGTGAGTTCATCTGGGCTGTGATAGGTTCGAATCACCTATCAATCCAATACAGGACACCACACATGGGAACTCGCGGAACCTACGGTTTTCGTCACAAGGAAACCGACTATCTGACCTACAACCACTCTGACAGCTACCCGGATGGACTTGGCGATGATATTGCCAAGTCATTGCGAGAGTTCTTCACCGGTGGCGGCAACATCGACACGTTGCGGGCCCAGGTCGAACAGATGCGTATGATCGACGACGAATCCGGCATCCCGACCGTGGAAGACCAGGAACGGTTCAAGGACCTCTGGAGCAACGTCAGCAACGGCAAAGACTGGTATTCGCTGCTCCGTGGCTTGCAGGGCGATATCCTGGCCCATCTTGATGCGGGTGTGATGATTGCCGGAAACGACTTCATCATGGACAGCCTGTTCTGCGAGTGGGGTTACATCGTGAACCTCGACACCGGCCAGCTTGAAGTCTACAAGGGCTTCCAGGACGAACTGCACGAACTGGGCCGCTATGGTGGAGAGGTTCCTGATCCGGAGCCCTACCCGAGTGGACACCCCCGGGACAAATACTACGGATGTGCCCTGGTCGGGACATGGCCGATTGACGATCTTCCCGTCGGCTTTGGCGAAATGGTCACAAAGCTGGCCTATCCGGAAGATGGCGAAGAAGAGGCTGCATGAACTCGTGACCCGGGACGGACCTTTCCTCCCGGGTCACTAACATATGGGATCATTGAATACACTGGGTGGTGATCCTATATTGTGAAGTGCATCACCACCCAGGGTATCCTCATGAATACGCACGACACGGCCCCGAATTTTCTGTTGCTAGACTGGCCGGTATTCGATTTTCAAACGGACCTGACACGGCTGCTGGCCTCCAATGCCATCTCCTGGAGCCAGAACCAGATATGCCTGAACACCGTGGCAGATCAACCAGACAACATACATCTCGGGGTCGGCAACCTCTATTATGATTGGAAGAATGCCATAGACGTGGTTCGTGAAGACGGACACATCGAACGGCATGTCCCCAAGTTGGAGAATCCCCTATTGGATTCAGACTTCACCATGCTGTGCTCACAATTCAAAGATACTGCTTTTGAAGAGGCAATGCTACAGCTATCTCGACACTATCGGGTGGGACGAGTCCGGTTGATGAAAATGTCGATGAAGTCTTGTCTGACCTGGCATGTGGATTATTCACCACGTATCCACTATCCAATCATCACCGGCCCCGGTGCCATGATGGTGATTGATACCGAGGTGATGCATCTGGAGCAAAACCAATGGTATTGGACCAACACGACGAGGCACCACACCGCACTCAATGGTTCATCGGCAGAACGAATTCATCTGGTGGCTGCGGTAGAATGACAGATGTTCGCACCTATACCCAAGATCACCAGGACATTGCAACTGTCAAATCCGAGGTCATGGAACTGTTTCAATCATCCAAGAACGACGCGAAGGCACCGAACTATACCGCAAACCGACTTGATCTTGATTCGCTGATCGCCCTCACTGTTCACCGGGTTGGTGGATTGATCGTCAGCTTCTCATCGATCCTTCACCGCCCGCTGTTCAACAACTCAGTGCGAATACTGAACCGGTATTACCAACACCCCAGCCTGCGTGATATCAGAGCTTTACCAAATGGCATGCGTGAGGACGTGGTGTTGGGGGTCAACCAACAGATCGAGATTGCAACCAGCCTGGGATACGATTTGGTGTTCATCAGTCGGGAAGGTCGTAATCCCGCCGCACTGCGTTTCTGGATCAACAACTACGATCAGGAATGGACCGTATCACCGTATCTCCATCAGGTGTGTGCGGCGGATTGTCCGGAGTGTTATCAATGGATAATGTATCATCGACTAACCCCTGGAATTGACCCATACACGGTGCTAAATACCTTCATATCCAGAGAAGAATTCGAGGACAGATATCGATCATGAAGTATGTAGAGTTGCCCCCCGAGGAGAACACTTTTTCCAATATCATGGTCGATATCACGCACAAGTGCAACATGGAATGCGCCAACTGCTATATCCCAAACCGGGACATCCCGGACATGGACCTCGACCGGCTCTATGATGCGCTGAAACGATTGCCAACACGAACCTACATCCGTCTGGTAGGTGCAGAGCCTACCATGCACCCCAACCTGGCTGACATCATTTCAATGGTCAAGAAGCTCGGCCACCGCCCCAGTGTGACAACCAATGGGTTGAAACTGGCCAATATGAAGTATCTGGAGACGCTACGGGATGCCGGTCTACGCCTACTTCTGTTGAGCATGAATGGAGCCGACGAGGATCACGTATATCGTGATCTCGACAATGGCAACTGGGCGACCGTTAAGGTGCGAGCCCTACGCAACATCATGAAGCTGCGTCTCCCATTCAATACCGGGACCATCATTGCCCGTGACGTAAACCCCCATTCGATATCCCGGCAAATCGAAGTGGTCACCAAAATTGCTCTGGAACTGGGCATCAACTTCGACACCACGCCTCCATACAACCACATCACACCAGTGATCCGTATGAAGAGCGTAGGGGTGATCGGGCGAAACATGGGTGGTAGCTGCTACTACCCGTTGCAGGAGCTTGCGCAGTTGACCGCTGACCAGCTTGGTATCCCATACGATACGATCATCAACAGCCCCACAACGTCCGGAGTGGTCAAGTCGGGCAACTACAACACCGCTCTTACGGGATTGATGATCCCGGTCCCCACCGAAGCCGGGACGATCCTGCTTCGCTTTACCGACTGGGGGATTGACGATGATGGAGTGGTGGACGGTGGTAACCCAAATCGGGGACGACTGACCGAGGATTTCAAAATCGCTCCCTTCTTTGAGCACGTCAAACTAAACGAGTTTGGATACTGACATGACCCGACCCTTCCCGTTCAAGATTGCATTCTCTGATCTGGTAAACCATTCGATGGCCGATCTGCTGAACCAGTATGGACTGATCCATGTATACGATACGCCAAAACTAACGGCGGATCAGTATCATCAGTGGGGAGAGCAGATCGGGAAGCTGTTGATCGGCCATCGACATCTGGCAAACGCCGAAGGGACCGTGCATGACATCAGCAGTGGTGCTGCCCTCCAGGACAAGTCGCTACCATGGCACAACGACTACAGCTATGGTCGGGGGGACTACTTCGGATCGGCCCTCTACAACGTCGAGAACGGCCACATGTGTGACACAGAGTTCGCCGACATGACCATCATCCCGGAAGAGATCAAGGCCGTCTACAGGGGTGTGATAGCGAGCCATCGCATACCCGATTCGTTTACCCAGGAGTTCACAGATCGAGAGCGTGAAATTCTGGATCGTCGATATGCAAAGCACCCGCTGGTGTCTGTTCATCCCAATGGCATGGAAACCGTGTATTGCTCCCCAGCGTCTATCGTAGATGATATCGATATCGCCCCAATCGTAGACTGGAGCGAGCGGCATTCATACGTCCACAAGTGGGTTGATGGCGATCTGCTGTTCTGGGATAACCGTCAGCTTATGCACCGTCGCGGCCCATTACTGGGACCTCGCAGAATGTGGCGGATTCAGTTTATCCTATAGGATTAAACAGCCTGTAAAGCTCTTCCACCGGCACATCAAAACCAATGCTCAGCACAATACGGCGTTTATCATATGCCGTATTGTCAACACGGTGTTCTGCATGGATCGACAGACCCAGGGCAGTCTTTAAGTTTGCCCGCTGAACAAGCTCTGTCCCATCCATGAAGTCAACGAAGCTCCGGTCGTTGTCGGCCTGCACCGCGATATTGATCGCAGACACCCGAGTTGGAAAGTAGTCGGTGTCCCTGTGGGTCGTGCTTAACATCCCGGGGGGAACAACCACCAACGCGATGATGCTGTATGGATGTGGCAGTCGATCAAGAATCGGTTTAAGACGCTTGAGGTCATCGGCAGTTTCAAATTCGAACCACTTGATGTCTTTGAATGGTTCATCGATCTGTTCTCCCATATTCAACAACCAGTTCTGGTTCTCTTCATCAAGGAGGCTAATCGATAGGTCGGGGATCGGGAAGCATTTCATGTCTGTTCTATGTCCTCAATAGCTCTCAGGCGGGTTTGCACATTCAAGATACCATCATCATGATGGGCAACTCGAATCTGTCCGTTGGTCTGTTCGAACCACTGCACACCCCGCGCATTGGCGGAATGTCCAAGGTTGTAAACAAACGTGTTGGTCTTGATAAACAGGTAATCGTGTCCACCTGCCATAAAATACAGCGCCAGGTCTCTTGATACTGTCCCAGGGAACGAATTGGTCGATCCGAGCCTATCAATACCCATGGCGTATGTGGTATCGGTGTGGTGCAACTCTTGTGTATCGAAATACGTCAACCAATCATACTCAGTGTCAAACGAGTGAGTGTAAGCCAGTGGCCCTCGCACCACAACGTTCTGATTGAAAATCAACAGATCATCAATGACAGCCGGATCGACATCAACAAAGGTAGCTTTTACGAATTGGGCGAAGTCTGAATAAAATGCATTACGCCGCGTCGTGTCTCCATGAACGAACATCCATCCATTGACCAGTGCATTGATGCGGGGAGGGTGATCGGGGCTCACGATGCGAACATCGTATACCGGATGGGCATACGCTTTCTTGATGGCATTGGTAAAGCCGGTCCACCACTCGGTGTTGTGTTCACGCTGCCAGTTCATGAAACCGTATATGATGGCACTGGCTGGAACCGCATGTTGCCGATTCAGGTATTGCCCAGCAAAATAGACGGTCTTTCCGAGCCACAGGATTTGCATCAGTTCGTGATACCACAGAGCCTGGTCAATATCGGCGGCAGTCATGGTGGATGTAGACTTAATGACGGTGCGCTGTTCTGTCTCGTCGGGGATAGGGGATCGGAGGATCGGTCCAACCGTCCAGGTCAGTCCATACTTCTCATCATCCCGTTTCAGGTTCATTGGAGAGTTCTCCAAAAGCTCCAGCCGGTTGACATATACGTCAAACGGATTGTTGGTCAACAACCTGTCAATACCGGCGACGAACGAGTCCAGCGTTTCAAGCGGCAATCCAAGAATCATCTCATCGTAGTATGGGATGTTGTTCTTGGTGAAGTTGTCTGTGATCCACTGGAAATCCGTGGTGATGGACATATTGTGTCGTTTGATAGCTTCCAGCGTTGGGGGATGCAATGACTGCAAACTGAATGATCCGCCCATGCTGGTAAGCCCCGCAGCATCAGCCAGTTTAGCAATCTCCATCGTGCGACGTTTGTTGTTCTTGGCATATGCCACGATTACGCTATGCAACCGAGTGTCCGACAGCATGGCCTTTCGTGCTATCAGATACTCAATGATTTCAACATCACGTTCCAAGATACCAAAGTTGGCATCAGCGATCACGATCTCATGTGCGTATTGCAATGCCCATTCGATGTCGTCCTGGATACGCTTCATCGAGAACTTGCGAAGTTTTTCCTCAAGACCCCAATCACAGAAGGTGCAGGAATACGGGCAACCTCGGTTGGTTTCTATAATGCTGATCAACCGATCATCCCGATTCTCTTGAACCACCCGGTCGTATATTCCAAGAGTTCCCGGAGATGGAACTTCCATCACCGCCTGATGCTGTATTTGACGTCGGTTTGTGGAATGGTTTACTACCACCCCATCCACCACCCAGTTGTAGCAATCGGTGAAGTATTCACTGTGCATGATACCGCGTTCCGCCAGTATCTTACGCAGGATCATCTCCAGGGGGATTTCTCCCTCAGACCAAACCAGATAGTCGTATTGGGGATTGTCGGCAACGAATTTGTCAAATCGATCCTGTCGCTGTGGCACATCCGGGCCCCCAACGATGATGATGACGTTCGGGAACTTCTCCCTGATACCCTTGGTGAGTTTGTTTGTCCGGACTCGGTTCCACGTATACATGCTGACCAACACCACGTCCGGGATGCCAAACCGGTCTACCCGATCCAGCAGTTCCATGACCGAGTGGTCATACCGAGTTCCGATATCGGTCAGGTGAAGGTGTTCGTAGACATCAGGGTGTGTGGAAAGGTATGCCCACAACACACCAATGCTGGATGGTAGGGTTTGTGTCGTCCCCCGGAGTTGAAGACCCCATATATTCAGCATTTACTACAGTCTCACGGTATGGTTGATACCAAGTCTATATAGGGTTTGCCCGGGTCTCTGTCAACGTCGCCACAGATTATGCACATCGGGGGTTGACAGATACCGATTCGACTGCTAAATACAGTCACAACGAGGTATGCCCTTGCCGTTTGGATACGGGCCGGGTCTTCTAAGCCAGGGACTGGGGGTTCGAATCCCTCCTGGGGCACCAACATAGGAATACGATGATGAACAAGTGTGAAGAACAAAGACGGGGGACAGAGTAACGGACGGCGAAAGCTGACTGATCTGTTCCCTATGGCCCGCCGCTCTGGTGGGCCTTTTCATTTCTGGCCCGTTAGTTTAATGGTGAGAATGTCGGCCTTTCAAGCCGAAGAGATGGGATCGTGACCCATACGGGCTACCAAAAACAACGGCTGCGTAGCATAACTGGAATAGTGCGGCTCCCTCTCAAGGAGTCAGATGCGGGTTCGAGTCCCGTCGCAGTCACCAACACTTGACTACCTCACGGCGGTGTAGCATAACTGGAATAGTGCCTACGACTTTCAATCGAAGAGATGCGGGTTCGAGTCCCGTCACCGCTGCCAAAATCCTGGAGACCATCATGTCGGTATCATTCGAACGGAAGATGCTGAATCGTAACAACCTGTTTGTGGACGATCCACACGACAAGCATCTGGCTACTTCGGCCCAGAAAAAGGCCACGGACGACCGGGACAGAAAGAAGTTGCGGAAGTTCTGGAAAACCGATATCAAGGACCAAATCCTTGACCTCGGAGATGAAACGTGAGGACGCTGCTGATATCCACTGCACTCCTTCTATGGCCAGCAATGGCTCATGCGGAACTGGTTAATGGCTGGTATACCGTGTATGGATGTGTGTCGGAGACCGAAGACACCTGCACGATGATGGAAGTGTCGGATGTCACAGTGGAAAGCAACGAGGCGATCATCTTTGTGTGTCGCAACACAAACGAACGTTGGGGATGGGAACAGCAACACGCTTACATCCCGACCACCGATGGAAGACTGGAAAAGGTAACTGAGTTCATCATTCAGCATGTAAGCTGTGATGGAGAAAACGACGGAGACTGATCATGTGGAACACACGAATTGCCCCGTCACCAACCGGGGACATGCACCTGGGAACCGCCAGGACCGCATACTTCAACTGGCTGGCCGCTCGGGCATCCGGTGGCAAGTTCATCCTGCGGATCGATGACACCGATACGGCTCGGAACACGGACGCTGCGGTCGATGTGATCTATGCCGCCATGGACTGGCTTGGCCTGGACTACGATGCCGTCTATCGTCAATCAGATCGACTGGACCTGTATCGGTCGTATGCTGATGGATTGATCCGGAACCACCTGGCCAAGACCGCCGACAATGGTGCCGTGCTGCTCGATCTACCGGTTGGAAACATGACCGGCATGAAGTGGCATGACACGATCAGTGGAGATCAATTCTTCACCGACACGGTGCAAAAGTCTCTGGATCGAGACATCGTGCTAATCAAGGGCGATGGTATGCCGACCTATCACTTTGCGTCGGTGGTCGATGACATCGATCTGGGCATCAACTGGGTGATCCGTGGTATCGATCATTTCAGCAACACGTTCGTCCACACCATGATCGGGCATGCCATCGGGTGCGATCATCCGAACTATGCCCACCTGGGACTGATCATGAAGGACAAGAAGAAGCTGTCCAAGCGGGATGCCGCCTCCAGCCTGCTGGGGTATCGGGATGTCGGGTATGATCGGGATGCGGTGTTGAACTTCATCCTCCGGATGGGATGGGGTCCGAGCGTGGACGACAAGACTACGGCTGTCCTGGATCGGGATGCCGCACTTCGGTTGTTCCTGGATGGTGGAAGAATGCGGTCTTCACCGGCCAACTTCGATCAAATCAAGCTGGACAGCTTTGACCGCAAATACAAGGGGCGGAAGGAACATCTGGCTCTTGTGGGGTAACCAATCCCCAGCCCAGGGCTTTGGGCTACAGGTGCAGCGGGGTGCAAATCCCCAACCTAGCGACGGGTCGACTCCAAGCAGGGCATAGTGCAACAACCTGGTCTTAACCTTTAGGAGATCATCATGATCCAAATCGACATCAAGCGAGCCGTGTCTGAGGGCCGCACCGTGAAGTTCACACGCTACCACGATGGCAATCTGTGGTATGAGACCGAGTTCGGCGAAGCCTTCCCAGTTCCACCCAGTGATATCGCCGGTGCTACGTTCAACGCGACCGAGAAGGCGATCCTATTGATGCGGTATATGCGGATGTGGAACCAGACCGGGAAGTCCGAAATGGAACAACTGACCTACCGTCTCTATGACGATCCGGATGGATTGAAGGTCAGCAACATCTCGATCACTCCGGGTGCGAGTCCCGAATCGGTAGAACGTATGGCCGAGAACATCAACCGGGCCCTGGATGAAATCGAGTCCGGACAGGCCGAAGTCGTCGAACTAGAAGATTGATCTGTCGGATTGATGCGGGCTTTTGGGTAAATATTGCTCAGGAGACCCACACATGCGTTTGACCGAATTTCTTCAACCCGCCCCTGTTGTTGCACCGCCCACGATGGGGGTGCGAGAGGTTCCCATTCCTATGTGGGTGCTTGAGGGCTCTGACGCGGATTATGAAGCCTTTTTGGTCAAACGTCGGCTGAATACGATTGCTTCCACTTTGACCGAAGCGGCAATAGATCGCTATCGCCCGATGCTGGAGGTATTCCGTAAGATCGACGGCATGTCGCCTACCAACACCATTTCTGGTAACTCCTGGCACGACATTGCCACTAAACAACTCAACTGGGCCATGACGGTGCTCAAGCGTGAGGATCGAATCGTATGGTTCTTGCGGTTGCTCAAGGTCATGTATCTCGGCATGATCGCATCCAAGCCCGTCGCAGATGGGCCGCAGCAGGCAGAAATCATCAATTTCATCAACAAGGAATATGCCCGGGCCAAAGCCGGGGTCAACAAGGCTATTGGTGGCAAAGTTGATGATGACGCTGTGTATGCAGCAGAGCAGATCAAGAACCTCAACCAGTTTCAGACCGATATGGAACACTTCATGTCGATGGATATCCCACAGATTCAGCAAACCACATGGGGTCCACAACTTCCCCGTGATCTGATGCAATCGTTCCGTGCCATCGAGAAGGAATGGAGCGCCCGTCGGTCATCAGTCGTCGATATGAGTCAAGACGACAAAAGTGAAGTCACCACGATCATCGAGTTCCCCGACGGTTCCGCCTGGGTTAACCTGAACCGGTCTTCTTGCTCGCTGGAAGCCGATGCCATGGGACACTGCGGAAACACGGCTTCCAACCGGTCATACGAAACCGTTCTGTCCTATCGGACTCCGGTGAATGAGCATGGCAGACCACGTGATCCCAAAGATGGCGGAACACATTGGCGTCCACGTCTGACATTCATTCTTCACAAAGAAACTGGGATGTTGGGAGAGATGAAGGGGCGGGCCAACAACAAGCCCAAGGATGAACTACACCCGTTCATCATCGCATTGCTTCGTTCCGATTTGGTCAAAGGTATCACCGGTGGTGGATACGCACCAGAGAACAACTTCGAAATGTCCGATCTTGATCCTGAGGTTGCAGCGGCTCTGATCAAAGAGAAACCCGCACTGGGAACTGTCAGTCAGCACTTCGCAGTCGAGGGCCGCAGTGAATCTCTTATGAACCGAGTTCAGGGTATCCTGGATCAATACGAAGTCAGCAACAATGGTTTCACCGAGGATGGGAAATACCTCATCATTGATACGCACAACGATTTTGCCGATTTTGCGGAGCGTTGGGGTAGCCGCACCGAAACCTATATTGCCGGAATCATGAGCGGCTCTGATAGCATGTATGATGGGGATTATCACAGCGGCGACCGTAGTGATCGGGAAAGCCTCCTGGAGGATTTGGTCAAGCTACGCCCTGATATCCTGGAACACCTCAAGGCTTACATGAAGTGGACCTATCCGGAGCAGTTCGGCATCAAGTCTCAGGATGACGATCAGCAGGATGATGACCAAAATGACGACGACCAGGATGATGACTACGGAGATGATGCAGAATATGACATCGATGATCTAGGCGACATTGTTCGATGCCTGGAGGATGAAAGCGACGACCTATACGATCAGATCGGTAATGCCATTTCTGATGGACATCGATCTGGTGCTGAGTCTGAAATGTATGAGGCATTCTGGAAGTGGCTGGATGATCCATTCGAAGGTCATGGCACTGCCATAATTGTGGATGAAAAGAACAAATACGACTCCAAGGTATACACGGTGTTGCCGTTTGATGAACTGATCGGATTCCTGCCGCCCGAGGATGATGAATTTGTCGAAACAGTATCCGGTAGTGGATGGTCAGAGTGGCTTGAGGTCAACAAGATCGATGAACCCTATTATGGGTGGTCCGGATATGATGAACATGTCGCCCTAGAAAATCTGGGCGATCACTTTGACATCCCTGATGTTCCGGATTACGAGATTCCGGTTGCTGGTAACGCCAACATCAAAGATCGCGATGCTATCTATCAGGCTATTCAGGAGCTAGGTGGGGAAGAGATTCCGAACACGAAAGCACGTTCCAAGAACTGGAAAACTCCAGAGGGTATTCGGGTGCTGGATATCGATGCCATGAACGGTGTTATCGTCATGAACGTCTACTTCAATGCTGGCGATAAAAGCACGGAAGAGATGGCTGCAACCTATGCGACGTTCCTGCGTTTCCTGGCTATGGTTGGTCGGTCACGCGGTTGCTCAATCGTGCTCCGCACCCACGAGAAGCATTTGATGAAACATGATCTGGTCGGCGAGACCGGGTTCACTCAAGCCAAGCATGGATACCTTCGCTACGATCCACCCAAAGCCGTCAAGGAATCGGATGAACCGGTTCGAATCAAACTACGTGGCCGTGCAGTCCGGGATTCCGATGGCGATGTAGATGGCTTCCTGCATGATCTGGAGCAGGCTACACAGGAACATCCGTGGAACCACAAGATGCGGATATTCGGCAGCGTTGGGATCGAGGTAAGTCCGTGGGGCACCGGCATCCACCTGGGTGATATCGTAACGCTTGGAGATGCCCGCCAGGGTCATGGAACGAACGCCCTCAAGCTGCTCACACAACTGGCCGATCAGCATGGGGTAACGATCTCCGGTGTAGCCAAAGCCTACAGTAACAAGCCCGGTCACATCCAGGGCACCAGTCGGCTATTGAAGTGGTATCAGAAGCATGGGTTCAAGAGAACCGGTGGATATCCGGAAGATGGCTATGACATCGAATACAAGCCCCGGGCAGTTACCGAGGCTCCGATTGATGACTATGGATTGATCGGCAACTGGGGCGATAATGTGAAGTCCAACAGCTTCATGAACCCACAGGATCGCAAGATCATCCAGAGCCCCAACCTGATCCAGAAGGTTCGTCGTAAATTCGGCAACACCGAGCATATGTTGAACTTCTATTTCGTCAATCTCCCCGGTGTTCGTCAGTTCGCCGAGACTGGTGTGAAATCCGAAGAAGAGATCGCCAAAGACATGCCGGAAGCCTGGGCTGCGATCCGTCAGCGTGAGACAGATCGGGGAACTGATCGAACCAATGCCATCAACGTGCTATATGTCGGCAACGCCGGAGTCAATCGGGTTCCGATGACCGCATGGATCATGGGTCACCGACTGGGCCATGCAGTGCAGGCCAGCAATCGTGGTGGCAAGAACAAAATCCACTCGTGGGCTGATCTGGAGCGAGAGTTCAGTGACATGCTGGGGCGGATGATGGATGAAGTCTACGGATGGAATATCAAGAAGCAAAGCCGGTTTGGTGCATATGGTGCGGCACCCGAACCGGATATGTGGAACCACCCGGACATCGCCAAATTCCTGGAAGCTATCGGCACGATGGCCAGTGCCCGCAATGGTAAACTTGGTGGTCGTCCATACGAGTTCATGTATGAGATGTTCTCCCAATACCTGACCACGGGCGAATTGAAATTCCGTGATCTACCGAAGGTGTTTGGTCGTCCACGGTCGCAGCGTCGGTCTCGTGATGAAGAAATGAGAGACATGTATAGCCGGGACCTGAATGGTTGGTTCGCCGACCACATCACCAGCTACATGGACAACGTGTGCTATGAATGCACCGGCAAATATTTGGTGATGTGATATGAAACTCAATCAGCTTCTCGAAATGACACAAGGGCAAGCGTTGCAGATTTTCGCATCGCATGGTGAGGCACTGACCAGTGCATCCGCCGATGATGTGAAGAAAGCTCGAAACCGATTGGTCCGAAAGTTCCAATCCGAGCTTGCCACTGGTGGCGATGGGCAGTTGAAGATGATCAATGCCGCGTATGATGTCCTGAAAGATGGAGTGCGGGCTTCATCAGCCGGTCGTAGACCGCATTACCCGGATTTCAGCCAGGATGCTGCACCAAAGCGGGAAGAGCCCCAGGGAACGCCCCCATGGGCCTGGGCAGGGCATTCCGGAGGTATGGCACCGGATGGCAAAATTTACCGACAGACATTCCAGGATGTGAACTTCATCAAGAAGACCATGTGGGAACTTTCCGGTCAATCCCGTGAAGAGTGGACCATCTGGGGATTCGACGGCCACTACTTCCGTGGGGTCACCACCGTCTATGGTAGCAAGGAAATCTTCAACAAGATGGCCGAGGCCATGTATGTGTGGCAGACCACCGGTGGCAACTCCTATCCATGTCGGGCTGTGTTTGTGACGAAGAAATCTATGCCCGGTAAGATGCTGTTGATCTATGCTGATGATCAGCTATACGGGGATAATCCCATCCCGTTCGAGCATGAGTCGTTCAACTCCAATCCCGGCAATGACCAGTCGTTTGCCCGCAGTCTCCCGAAGAAGCTCGATGATCTCATGGGAGATGCATAAGCATGCGACTGTTTGATCTGTTTGAGGCATCCACAACCGATACACCGGAGTTCCGTCGCTGGTTTGCCGGAAGCAAAGCAGTAGATCGTGCAGGGAATCCGCTGAAACTCTATCACGGCACCAACGCCGATTTCGATCAGTTCTCCACCGACAAGATCGGCTCCAGATGGCATGCCGATACATGGGGGTTCTTCTTTACTCCCAGTAGCCACGAGGCCAGTGACTATTCCAGCAACTATGGACCGAAGGATGGTGGAACCAACGTCATACCGGTCTATTTGTCCATCAAGAAACCCTTGAACTGGGCAGCACTTCTCTGGTATTATGGGGGAGATGGAAGTAATACGGAAGCCGAAATCGCCGACTACGCCAGGAGAGAACTCAGTGGTCGCGGAATGGTTGATTATTTTGAAACCAGCCATAAGCAAGCCGAATGGATGGAGTTCATCAAAGATGGTGGCTTCGATGGGATTATCCTACAGGACCCAGACAATCGTAACAACGGCATCTACATCGCACTGAATCCGAATCAGATCAAATCGGTATTCAACCGTGGCGAGTGGAAACAGGATGATCCACGTCTATCCGAGTCTGCCACTGATAGTCCAGCATTCCGCAACTGGTTCAAGAACAGCAAGATCGTGGATCGCTCTGGACAGCCCCTGGCGGTCCATCATGGCACTGCTATACCCAAGACGGCATTCCGGGCAAGTCGCGCTGATAACATGCATGGCATTTACTTCACACCCGATCTGACTGCGGCCCACGATCACGCCAATATGGATGCCGAAGTCGATGGGGATGATCCGCTCGTCTACAGCGTATTTCTGTCCATCCAAAACCCATTGATCGTTCGCTCTGGGGTGGTAGATGATCCCCGGGTGAAACTGAACAACCTGGGTCAGCCCACTCAGGGGGTAGGCCAGATGGATTACCAGCAACTCACCACGGAGATGCTGAACCTTCTGATCCAGGATGGATACGATGGGATCGTCATCACAAACGGCCCGGTCGAGGATGCATCAGAGATCGTGGCATTCTATCCGAATCAAATCAAATCGGTATCTAACCAGGGGAACTGGAACTCCGATAGTCATCACATGAATGAAGACTTTGATCGCGGTGCCAGCGATAAGGCATTCCAACGGTGGTTCTCCGGTAGCAAAATCGTGGATCATACAGGGAAGCCTCTCAAAGTGTTTCACGGCACCAACCGAGAGTTTGATCGGTTTATTCGAACTGGACCATTCGGTGCTGCTCGGGCCCGGACAGCAGGTGGTCAGATGCTGGGTAAACTACCGCTGGCATTCTTCACGGCTGACCCAGACGTGGCCAGTGAGTTTGCCGGGGAAAAACCCAACGCGACGTTCCCACCCAAGGTTCTTCCGGTGTATTTGTCGATCAAGAAACCCTGGGTGCTGGACGCTAAGGGTGAGCCATGGAACCACACCCATGATCAATTGATTGCGGCTTATCAGAGTGGTGAATACGACGGGGCGATCATCCGGAACTCCGCCGACTCAATGCGGCACCCGATGACCATACATGATGTCTATGTGAGCTTCTCTCCAAGCCAGATCAAATCAGTGTTCAACAAGGGAACCTGGAACAGCAAGGCTCATGGTATTTCAGAAGCATCCGATGCCAACAAACAGGGTATTCCAGACAGCATAAAACCCACACTAGGGATCAAGGTTGGAAAGAATGCACGGTTCTTCCGGGGTGAATCGGAATCATCCGGCTCTAACGGAGCTACCTATGGGGCGGGTCTGTATACGACGACGAACCGTAGCTATGCTGCTAAATTTGGGAAAGTCCGCGAGCTATCTCGATGGGAGGCACTACCGGATAATCCACTACGTTTCCGCACCATACAGGATTGGGAATTGTGGCTTCAACGATACGACCAATACCACGGTATATTGGGGGCCAGAGATCGAGGCCAGAAACACAATGACATCGGGGATTACATCCGTATCGTATTTCCAGATGTAGATGGTGTGCAGATAGGACTGGGTAATGATATGCTGTTCGTTGCCTGGCCTACGAATGAATCAATAACCGAAGGGGATCGGGACGAAGTTCACCAGTTTCTCAAAAACTCTGTGATCAAGAACCCGGATGGATCACCCAAGATGATGTTCCACTGGGGTCCGAAAGGGATCACCAAATTCCGGGGTATGCCCACGTCGAGCTTTCTGATCTATTGGAACGCAGATAGCTTCTCCGCCAGGGTGGCCGCTCGCAATGAAGAGCATGAGTATCGAGCATACATTCGATGTGAGAAACCCTATGGAACGCCACAACAACCACTGCATTGGGGTGAGGCCGAAGAGAAGGCTGACAGGATCAAGAAGGCCGGATACGACGGTATCTGGGTCAAGGATGAGGGCGATGTCAGTCTGGCCGTGTATGACTCCGATCAGATATGGTTGATCAACCCGGTTCAGGAGGCGATCCTGAACGAGCTTCGGATCGTCAAGGATAACGGTGCCGGTAATGACAAACAGATAGTCGTAGCCTTCCGTGGATGGGTATGGTTGTTGCCGTGGTATGCCAATACTGCGGATGAGTCTGTTCTGACCGACATGGCCTATCGCTTGGGACTGGACCTGGATGATTGGGATGGCGATGTCGGATACATGATGGACTCATTTGATGAGATCATCGAGAACCGACCTGATATCATCTACGGGGTCATTCGCAACAACGATTTGCATTTGATGAACCGACCCGGGGCCTCAGCCATATCACCGATGACTTCACCGATGATCGCGAAGATGGTCAAGCAACTCGATCTGGATGGAGCATCCTACGGCTATTTCAACATGGATGGTGATGACAACACCAATACGGTTGGAGCGGATGAACTCCGGGGCGCACTACCGGAGCGGCTCTATCACGGAACGTCCAGTGATTACATGCATAGCATTGCCCGAACTGGTATTCGTCCGGGAGTTCGTTCCAATTGGTCATCGGCTGGTATCCAGCACAAACAGATCATCTTTGGGGCTGTTGCGGTGGATGGGGCTGTATATCATGCCAACCGGACAGCGGGGACTGACAACCCGGGTGAATATGGTGCTGATGATGTAGGGGAGTCGTTCCCGGTCATCCTTGAATTCACCGTTCCCGATCCGAATCAGGTTGTTCCCGACTATGATGTTGCGGCCTCACTGATTGGTGATGAACACCCAGTATCGGATCGACTTGGGTATACCAACCAGGGTGGTGGAAACTTTGGTCGATCTTTGAATACGATGGTTGCTGATCAGAACCCCGAAGGTCGTGCCTGGAAGAGCACCGGCATCTTCGGGTATACTGGACGAATTCCCCCCAAATACATCACCCGGGTATTCACGAGTTGGGAACCTGGTCAATCGATGGATGATCCGGAGTGGTCGGGATCGCTCCAGGAATTCTTCCGGGAGTGGACTGCTAGATACGAGGGTGACCCGGAGGAACAAGAAGATGAAAATTACTGATCTAAACACCCCCCAGCTAGTCGAACGAGTTGTCCAACACGGCCCCGGACTTCTGTTGTATGCAGCAGTCGTAGCAGAAGCCTATGAGGCAGCACCACGCTTTGAAGAGCGAGCAGTTCCCGGTTACGTCGCCTTGGCGAAATCCAACGATGTGCTACTGAAACGCCTCCAATCAGACGTCAAGGTCAACTACACAAGCGATGATCCATACAAACGACATCGCGATATGGTGCAGGATGTGGTGAAGAACAAAAACCTGACGATCTGGGATGGATCAGATGAACCGCATCCATACATGACGAACGATCAGAACGTCATCCTGCGAACTGTGCATGACTATTACGCTCACACTGGACCGAACCGCAAAGCAGCAACGGCTAACCCCGGGAAGGCCCTGGAGCGGAATGACTTCACCTATCGGGGTGAACTCAATGCCTATCTCACACACGTCCGTATTGCTCCTAAACCGGCTATCCCGATTCTGTTCACGGAAGTTGCAGCACAGATCAGCTATCATCTGATCACCGGATCGTATGCTCAGCAGAAAGCGATGATCCTGGACGGGTTCGACTACATCCATTTGGGCAAGTTTACCAGTCCGGATCGACAAAAGCGTTTCGATGAACTATCTCAGGAATATGATGAGACAGGACAAATTACCGTGGCCGCTAAGGGTGGGATCACCATGATGCATTCCGCGATGAACTGGAAGCAGGTATCTCGGGGAACCAGGGCCACAATGAAATGAAACTGCAATATCTGACAGAAGCCCTGGAGTTTGCAGGGGCCGCATACAAGGACCTAGAGACGGGGGAAATCCTGGGACCGGATGGGACTCATGCCGCAGTCATATGGAGTGCATCTGGGGAAGACCCAGACCGCGAGGAAGAACTGTTCAATCGGTATGCTGATGGAAAGCTGGTTGCTGGGTTCCTGACTACCGATCATCGCTTCCTGACCCGCAAAGAAGCCGCACGTCTTGTCGGGATGAAGGGAAATCTCGACTCTGATGATTCGGAGTTCCAGAACAACGTTGATAGTTCCATGTGGGAATCGGTAGAACGTATCCTGGGTGCCGCATTCATGCATGTTCCCAGCGGATACATCACTCCCCCAGATATCACCCATTCTCATGCGATGTTCGATCCCGGTCTCAAGACTGCGGCTAAGAAGGTTCGAATGAACGCCGATACGTTCGTTGCAAGATACGTGATGGATCGATCCAGTGAACGGCGGGAAGATGACCCGGAATTCCTGATCGGGTTCGTTTCCGATCAGGGGCGCTTCTACACACGGGATGAAGCTACTGCCATTGCCAAGCAAAATCCGAAGCAACCCAAATTCAACGACCGTAACGGATCGGATCGTTTGGACAGCACTGATCTGCACTGGCAGAATGAAAGTGCCGGATCGCGCAAAATGGCTGGTGCCGCCATGATCGATCACGAGACTGGCAAAATCTATGGTCCCGGTGACAATCACTACGATGTGATGACCAGCAATGCAGTCAAAGCCGACTTCGATCCGGAAGGTAAGCGACTGGGAGACTACTTCGACGAGTTGATGTGGGATCACATCGAGAAGGGTCGCGTAGAGGATGGGTTTGTTGATGATGCCGGTAAGTGGTATACCCGCACGGATGCGGCCAAAGCAGTTCGTTTTGATGAACCCGACAGGAAAACGAATGGGCCACCCCGGGATTGGTTAGATGCCTGGGATTTGAAAACCGGATTCGATACGATTCATGAAGAAGCAGCACTCGGATATTCCGGTTATGCGATCAACCACGAGAGCCAACAGCTACTCCTGTCTCGCATTGCACCGGCGTTCGAACATACATCTGCCCATCACATCACACACCTCTATGGGGTGCCCGAAGAGATGCCACCGCATGCCACTACGGCCACGGTTATAGCGGTTGCTCAGAATGACCGGGCTCAAGCGGCCATCGTCGAAATCAACGGATCGACTGAGCGCCCTAATGGTCAGACCTATCACATAACGATCAGCTACGACAAGGCTGGTGGTGCCAGTGCAAAGGATTCCAATCAGGCTATTCAGACATCCGATTGGACGCCAGTTCCGAGGTTCACATTGCCACTGGTTCCGTTTTGGAAACCGGGGGCGGTAGCCGTAAGGGAACGGGCCGGGGTGCCCCAGGCTACCAGCAAGACGCTGTATCATGGCACCACTGTGGAGATCGCCAGGAAGGCCATGCAACACGGCCTGTATCCTTCCGTTGGGGACTTTGTTCGGGAGTTCTATGGCAGCGACGTGGATAACCTGGTGTTCGCCACCGACAAGTCGGAGATCACCAAGGCTACGTCCGCGATGAACTATCATGTAGCACGACAACTCGGCGTCAGTCGGCATCGCCTGACCAGTAAGCAGTTATACCAGAATGGTGCGATCCTGGTCATTCGATCCGGGATGGATACGAACGATCATCTGTATCATCGTGCAACGGATGATCATCTTGACTATGATGATCACCCCGAGCAGGTTGAGCCCGGTGACTATTACGGATACGAGCAGATCGATCCCGACTACATGTTGACCGGCGTCAAACTCAAGCGGTTCCTGACCCGTCTAGGGCTGGCACAGGATAAGCCAAACATCATGCACCCTGATCAGCAACAGAACGTGTTCATCAAACGTGGCCAGGTTCAGAAGCCGGTGCGGGAAGACACGGAATCCGATCTGGTCAATGCCAAGTTTCTGATCCAACTCGTCAATGCGTTTCAAGAACAGATTCGGAAGCATCTCCAGAATCCAATCTACAACAGCGACAACATGTTCGTCAAGTTGAATGGACAACGACTGGTCAAGTTTCGTGGTGCTCAATTTGGATGGCCTGGTGAGTTCAAGAGTTTGTGGATTTTACTTCGTGATGAAAACTCGGACCCACAGGCCGCATTCCACTCCTATGTTCATCCAGACAAGCACAAAGAACGCATGATCACATTTGCGGTTTTGCCACCGGAAGAAGAGGGCACGTATGACTCAGAGCGGATGGATGTCGCTCTGTCCAGAATGGTATCATCCGAGTGGGGTGGCATCATGCTGCATGAACTCCAACACGCCGTCCAAGACATCAGGGATATCCCGATGAACGGCAAAGGTTCGTATACGAGTGGCACTCCCAACACCCACGACTACTACAACAGCCCGGTCGAGTTTGATGCCTATTACCAGCAGTTGGCCCGTGGATACCATGCACTTCTGGCGATCCTGAGGGACAATCCCAAGCACGGGGTAATGCAAGCAGAACGCATTGGATTCGACCGCGACTTCAAGATTTCACTGGACAAAATGCTTCCAAAAGAGTATGATGCCCCCGAATGGGGTATGTGGTATTACGCTAGACAGAAACAGAATCGTCGCCTGACGAAACGCCTTTACGGGCTACACCAGGCCATTGTAAAGGAACTAGACAACATGCGTCTACATGAAGACGACGACCAGCACCAACAGGCTCTGGACAATACCGGATTCTGGGGGTCTGCGGGGGCAGGCTGCATCATCATGGCCGCTGACACCAAGCGGATACTCCTCCCGAAGCGTTCAGAGTGGGTTCAGGAGCCCGGGACCTGGGGAACCTGGGGTGGTGCCATTGATTCTGGCGAAGACCCCCAGGAAGCCGCCCTACGCGAGGTGGAAGAGGAAGCTGGATACTCCGGTGGGGTTCAGAAGATGATCCACCTGTTTCGGTTCCAGTCCGGTAAGTTCCGATACGATACCTTCCTGGCCATCGTCTCCACCGAATTCACCCCCAATCTGAACTGGGAAACCGAACAGGCCGATTGGTTCGAATTGGGAGACTTCCCACAACCATTGCATTTCGGACTGGCCGCAGTATTGAAAGATGGGTCTGCCATGAATAAATTAGGAACAGCAGCCAGTAGATAACACGGCGGCAGATGCTCTTCACTCACGGGGTAAATACCAGCGGGGGAAAGCGATCATGCTGAACATGTTTGAAAAATTGAAAACACTGGGGGGCCTATTGGGTAGTGTAATGACGTCTGCCGATGCAACTGCCAAAATCCACAGTCAGACCGTTTCGGTCTACATGAGTTATTTCACGTTCCTGGTGCGAGTTGCGCTTCTCGGGACAGCCATGTATATCTTCATGTTCTGGCCCGTTGATACCTACGATGGTGCTGGGTTTGATACTTGGTCTGCACGTATGGAGGCACTCCCGGAGGAAGTCTGGTATTTCCTGTTCACTATGATTCTTGGATGGGGAACCACCGAGATCGTATCAACCCGAGCCAGGTCGGCAGTTCGCATGAAAGCGTTGGATGCGATTGCAGCCGAGACAACTGCTGCTGCCCCGGCTGAGCCAACAGCACCGGTCGAAGATTTCATGCAGCAGTCTATGGATGATCCTGGTATGGCGGGACGGGTCGAACCCGACGAGGAGTTCTTTATGGAACCTCCGACCAACAACCCATCAATTGCCAAGTGGAGAGCGGATGCGCCTTAACTTCGTTCAACCCGTCCAGGGTCTCTGGGAAACACGGACAGCACCGAACCAGCACCGGCACCTGGATGGAGACGCATGCGCCCTATGTGAGGCCACAGGCGTCCACCAGGTCGTCAGTATGGAAGACGTGCGGGCTCTGAACGAGGCCACCTACAAAGAGCTTGCCGGTATGATCGATGGCAACTTCCTGAGCCAAAAGGTCCGGGCGGATGCTCTGGACGGAATCAAGCTCATGGGGTTCGAGGACAACATCATGCGGTTCCGGATCAACTCATCTGAGTTCGCACAAAACCGCATCCAGTATCAATGCTCGGTGCAGTTCGACGATTGGGATCAGGTCGGGCATGATCGCGATCTGAATTACAACGAGAAGGCCCGGTTGTTGCTGTGGGTCGGAAACATCCGACTGCACTGCACCGATCCCAGCTACCTGTATTGGGGCTACAACTACCTTCTTACGGTGCTGGATGCTGCGATCTATCCAGAAGAACGAAAGCCGGTGATACGCAACCCAGGTGAACGCGGGATCGTCTGCAAACACCTGAATCGGATTCTACGGGTCCTACCGTTCTACTCCGGCGATATAGCCAAGGCTTTGAAAACCCAATTCGGGTCTCAGTAGTCTACCAGGACGCAGCCCAAATTAGCAGATCGTCCTGCCTGGGGAATGCCGGATGCTCGTGCAATGGCCCGTCACGGACGATCAGTCCATTCCGCTTGATCACGTCGGCCATCTTGGCAGGATCGAGCTTTTTACCGCCAATTACCCATTCGTGATAATGGGGTTTGTCCGACAGATGAACGATGGTCGTGTCCCCAATGATCCTGGTCGTCACCCCATCTAGTCTCACGAGCGCAGGGCCATCAATCCGGCTCAGATATACGTGAGAGGGATCACCCGTGATCAGGGAACTGGACTTCTGTTTATCGTCGTGCCATACGTGGGTTTGGCTACGGCAATACCGAACCATTACCGGAGTTTTGTCATCCTGAATGTATCCCCGTTCGAAAACGTGCGACTCCCCGATCTGACTACACCGACGGAATTCGTTCTGCTTCCCATACTGCCTGGGTAGGAATATCCCGTCTGCATCCACCCAACTGGTTATTCGGTTCAGGTAGTGACTCACTACATGGTTTGGCTCAAAGATGCCATCCGGAACCACCCCTGGTTCATTACCGATCTGATACATGGACCCCGTGTTGGTGGTAATCCGAGAGGGGTGATCGGCCTTCCCGTCATCCTTCCATCTGGTTTTGTAATCTCCGGTGCGTGGATTCATTTCAAGAGATATGACACCGGAAGTCGGATCAAATCCGTTCCACTCGGTCGATACAACAGATCGACCGTCTTCCATGGTCTTGAACAGTGCTGGTTCATACGGAGATGAAAACTCTCCCCCGGTCGTCCATGACACTCTACCGGATACAGACGACCACCTGATGGGGAGTTTCGTCTTCCTGGATACCTGCTTCATATGTTCGTCCAGATCACACCCTCGATACAGCATATGGATATGCCAGAACCGACCGAGATGCCAAACCTGGCAATGCTTGATGAACTCCGCAAATAACATCACATGGACTCAAACGGAACAGTGCGCCCGAATGGGGCCTTCCATCCCGGGTTGTCAGTGGTAACGAACAGCGTGGGAATGCCCCGCTCACTGTGCCACGACGTGTCGGTGGCATAGCCGTCCGTAAACACGATCAATCCCTTTGTGGTGATCTTCTTGAACCGAATGAAATCCCAGATGGACTGGAAGTTTGTTCCACCGCCACCGGCCACCTTCTGGACATAATCCAGCAGTTGTTCCTTGGCCGATCTCCCGTCATCCTTGATGATCGAGTAGGTCCGATCATCAACGTCGCCCTCGAAGCAGAACACATGGACCTCATACTGCTTGAACGCCTTGACGATTCCCATAAGCTCAGACATGAACTTTTTCAGAATCACATCACCAATCGATCCCGAGGTATCGATGGCCACGGTCAGAACCAGCTTGTAGCGGGTGCGGCGGAAGGCAGGCATGATAGCCCATCCACCAAAGGTCTTCTTGTCCGGAGTCTCATACGAATAGCCGGATTTGCGGATGCTGACGACAAACTTGCGGAGGGCCGCAGACCAGTGAATCTTCGGAGCATCCAGCCCCTTGATCAGTCGCAGCAAGTGGGCAGGGATAGTTCCGGCATCAGTGCCACCCTGTATGGCCTGTGCAACTGCCCGCTGGGCCGTCTGTTCCCACCGTAGGGCCTCATCGTCCAGGTGTTGCTGGGTCACCTTCACCGTGATGCAACGACCGCCCCCAGAGCCATCTGTAGGATCACCAGCACCGTCACCATTACCGTCTTCGGCATTGCCAGCTTCATCACCACCTTCACCTTCGGCTTCGCCCTTGTCATCCGCCTCGAAATCGATATGGACGTCCATGGTCTCGACGTCGGGCTGAGGGTCTTCCTTCTCCAACAGCAGGTATACCTCTTCCGATCCCATACCGGCAAACTTCTTGTCGAAGAGAATCGGAATCGTGGTGATGAACTCACCCACACCCGATGCTTTGAGATCAGCGTTGATGACGTAATCGCAGGCCCGGTTCCAACGACGCGGGTCCCAATCTTCACGCCGACGGTTGATCTTGTTGACCCCACCGGTATGACCGAAGATGCAGTGGTAGATTTCATGGGCCACCCCAAACTCGACCTCCCCCAACCGAAGGGAGTTGACGAAGCTCGCCGAGTAGAAGATGTGGTAGCCATCGGTAGCCATCGTTGGGATCGCCGAGTGTGGTGCTTCCACCAGAACCAGATCGAGCCCCATGAACCCCCAGAACGGGTGGTTGATCAGTAGTCGCGATTTTGCCGAACACATCGTCTGATAGGCTGTCTTGTCCGCGAATTGATCCCGGAACCAGATACGACGGCCTGTGATTTGTGAGCGGTGAGTGAATTCGGTCATTTCCGGGTGCGCCCCACTCGTGCCATGGTATGAACGAATCGCTGGGAGAACCGCAGGAGAGCATCACTACGGAGAGCCCGGGCAATGTTGTCGTCTGTGGTCTGGAATACCACGGTGCCAGCCCAGGTCCCGGTTTCAACATCGAAGTTGTTGGTGATGAAGTCCAGGATGTTGTCCCGATAGGTGGTCCACTCAGTGGACTGCTCATCTGCGCCCAGAACAGGGTTGTAGTGGGTTCGGAATGCCCACTTGAGCTTCTGCACAAGCGAGAACAACAAGCCAAACGATTTGGACCGCTCGACGTCACCCATCGACGTCACCCGACCATTCATGATGTCGTCCGGGGACGGCAGATCGTGCATGATCTGGAGATACCCGATGAACACCGATGCCCACTTTTTACCGACGATACCAGCAAACGTGGCCAGACGCAGACGCTCCGCTTCGTGATTGGAATTGGAGCCACGGGAGATGCTCCGGAAGAACTCGATATCGGCATATTGATCCGAGAGGAATGCCCACGTGCGAGGGGTCGCAAAGCCATACTGACCATTCACCAGGGTGTCGCGGACATCATTATCGTAGTCGAACAGGCAGTCCGGGTTGGCCTTGATCATACCAAGGATTTCCGGACGAAGGTCTGCATGAATACCCCACTCGATCCAGTCTTCCACGTTCGGGACCAGGGTGAAGTGGGCAAAGCGGTTGCAGAGAGGATGGCTGAGGGTTTGGACAAATGCCCCATCCTCTTCACGGTTTCCGGCTGCGATGATCGGAACCGAATGCGGGACATCGTATTCACCGACACGACGATCCAGCACCAGTTGCAGTGCTGCGTTCTGGGTCGATGGTTCAGCCGCCGACAGTTCGTCCAGAAAAATGATGGCCTTGTCCACGATCACAACTTCATAGGCATCATGCGGCAGGCTGGCACTGATATGCCACTCGGTCTGACCACTCTGCTTGACGTGGATCGATGCGGCTCCGTAGTCAGGGCTCATCGGATCGCTATAGGATGCGATCTCATTGCCATCACGGTCGAACACATAGACAGCGATGTCGATGGCATACTGCCAGTTCACAGTGGTATCGATACCGCCATCGGTGCCAACACGAATCGTTTCCGACTGGGGCAGATAGATGGACGGATACCAACGGACAGCACCGCTGTTGTCGCGGGCCGGAATGCCCTTGAGATCGGTCGGATCAAATTGCGGAAGGTGCAGGGCCACCAGGCGAGACTTCCGGGAACGTGCCAGGGTCCGGATCAGTTCGGTTTTCCCGATCCCAGGGGCACCCCACACGAATGGAGCCAACATCGGCTTCCGCTCCCCGGTGGACCTCCACCGACTGGTCAGATGATCCAGAATGGCAACGAGTTGTGATGGTCCCACAGACATCATGTTGGTGACATCGGATTTCATAGAGCGGCCCTCGGGTTAGATGATTTTCACCACCCTACCCGATCTGCTGGGGTCTGTCAACCCGGATTATCAGATAATGCCGCCACCCAGGTCGCCCATGCTCAGGGCACCCATACCAAGATCAGCTATACCGAGGTCACCAGCAGCGAGGGTGTCAGCTTGTTCAACCCCGGGGGCGATCTCCATACTCATCGAACCCACGACTTCTCCAGAAAGGAATGCTTGGATCGATGCAGGATCAGACTGGATGGGTTCGCCATTGGAACCAAGACCCCCATCCGGGTATACGTTGATACGAAGTCCATTCTGTGTGTGCAGAACCAGGATGTTTTTGTCGGCGCGAAGGATTGCCGCATCAATGATAGGATCATCCATGTGATGAGCCGTCGCCCCAACCATGGTAGCAGAATCGATCTGTGCCTGGGGACGTCCATGTTGCCACAGCCATGCCACAGCACCAGACGGAAGGTGCATCAGATCGAGCTTACCCTCGGTAAGCAGACCATAGTAGTAGTCTGTGTCGTCATGGGGAGACATCAGACAGTCTCTTTCTTGATTTCGAGGCGAATACCGACCGCCGCATACGGTATCTGTAGCTCTTCATCAATGGATTTCATGAGATAGTTGCGAGTGGTGGCCTCGGCATCTTCCTCCGTTGCAAACAACGCGGTTCTGGTGTGGATGTGAACTCCATCCACATAGGTTGTTTGGGCGGTCGTATGCAACATCGAATCCGGCCTTCCATCACGAGTCCGAGACCCAGGATCGTTTTGGAATATATACTGGTTGACCACATGACGGATAAGAGTGTCAAGCATCTCATCCGTGATTCTCGGACCGGTGTAGTGGTATTGCTTCTCAAGAAAAAACATCGAACGCTCCTAGCTCAGGGTTCACTTGGTGTATTTATCCGTTCCTTCCGAGTCATCACATCGGTAACACATGAACAGCGTGGTTTGTCACAAATGATGGGTTCCGTGGGAAAAACATAGGTCCCCTTGATATTTCCAATCTCTCCACCGACGCGGCAGATACCCCGGAATATATCCCCGTTGGGTTTGACTGCGATCTGCTGAATGCCGGTCCAACATTTCCATCCAAACCACTGGTTATCACGGTCCAGTATGAACCTGGATGGAGCTTTGACCACACTGGTGCCATCGTCCATGACGGCTCGCATCATACCCCGGTAGAGATGACCCTCCGCCTTCCGACCTCGACCAGAGGACGCCCGCATACGGGTCATCTGATCTTCCGTATACGGATATAGCTCTGATTGGAAATTGATCCGCAGCGGTTTCAAAACGACCGATACGTTCCCGAGACTGGCCAGAACAGTGGCCTTCTGACAAATCTCATCAAACAGTTCCGGGATCATGGTGAAATTGACATGGACCGGAACAGTGATTGGGATTGCCGCCACGACCTTGCTGAAATGATCCAGGTCAGCAAACTCTTGATGGAAAGTCAGATGAACCTTGTCAAAAAACTTACCGAACTTCTCCCAAAACCGAATAGTCCGTGATCCATTCGATATGATGGAATGGTAGAACCCTTTTTCAGCCCCATATTGAATGATCTCTTCAAACCCTGGATACTGCGTGGGCTCACCACCCGTATACTGGATGATTACGGAAAAACCCTTGTAGTGCTCCGCAACCGCATCCAGGAATCGTTTCACATCATCCTTCGGTAGCCAGCCCAGTGATCCACTATGCAAGGAGTCCGGGCAATACGAACAGGCATAGTTGCACACATTACCCAGACTGATCTCAATCACAATCTGAGTGTCGGCCAACGGGTGGGTATGCTCGATTCGGATTACTTCTGGGGTGTTCATCGAATGCCGATCCTCATAAACCTTGTATACTTCTCTAGGGTAAGTTCTCCAGAAAACAACTCATACCGCAATGGTGTCTGCTTGGCAAACGCCGCCAAGTTCTCCGAACAGTTGACATGCTCTCGCCATTCGAAGTAATCGTTGCTCTGCATTACCACGAACCGGCCCGCTGGTATCCTGCCATACCATTGATCGAAGTTCTCAATATGTTCGCAACTGGTGTTGACGATCATCGACGGGGTAACCTGTCGCTCTACCGTCTCGCCATCCCCACGCAGGAACATGAGCGTGTCGTTGTCGAAAGTCAGATCATGGATATCCTTCACGGTTGACTTGAACTTCCAGTCCTTAACCCAATGCTTCATCAGGCGGTTGGCGACTTCGACTGCATGTGGGTCGATATCCATTCCCACAATTTGCCCAAACCGGTCTGCCCCTATTTGATCCAGCATAACTTCTGCCAATGTTCCATACCAGGAACAACACAAATAGACATCGCTCAGGTAGTATTCAGGGTCTTCCATCCAGTGGGGTCGTGCTTCCGGGTTCTCCAAGGGAAACCACAGAGCCTCGATCAGCTTCTCTGTCAACCACCGCTTGGACATAACCTGTCCATGACTCAAGGTATCCTCCCAGCGAGCGTCTGGGTAGCTGTCCATGGTCTTGCGTAGAGACTGGAGGAATGGCTTGTCCGGATACAAGTCTTCGAGCCCACGAGGAATTCTAAAAGAACCCACCGGGGGTTGGGGTTCCGGATCGGCGACTTTACCCATGCGGTAGTTGTCAAATTGCTGTTGCAACCAAGAAAAGTCGTTCAGCTTCCGCAGCAACTCATGATCCCCCTGGGCCTCCTCACCATAGGCACGTCCTGCATTGGCTCCAGCCAGAACCTCTGCGGCATAGTCGCCATTGGCAACAGAGCACCATACATTCAATCGGTCGATGGTCTCTGCGGGGTTCTGTCGATGGATGACACTGGATGCCAGCTTTGCAGCTTCCCGAAACCCACTCTTCCAGGCTTCGAAGGGGGTGCCGTTGATGACCGTGGTCGATGCCACCACGTCGATCACGTTGAAATATCCACCAATCGATGTGGTGAAATCCACCACAGAGGAATTCATCTCCAGCACTCGCCGACGGGGCAACAGCTTGATACCGCCATACCCATAGACCAACCCGTTCACGTTGTTTCTGGCCCGCCATACGGCCACAGAGGTGGGCTGCTGATGGTTAAACGACCACTTGAAGGAGAAGTCGAAATCCGGGTCCACAACGTTGTCAGCATCGACCACCCAGAACCATTTGGTGTCACACTTCGCAGCCGCAGCCTGGTGCGCCTCAACGATTCCCTTCACACCATGAACTCGCTGGGCTCTGGGGAACCGAGCTTTCAGATTGGCCCAGTTGGCATCCGCGTTGGCTTCATTGTAGGAGAGGAAGATGATGTCATACATCGGATTGTCCTGTTGCTGATTCGATGGAAGGTATCTCACCCCCATCCGGGTTGTCAAGATATAAGTGCTCGCGAGCAAATTCCAAGGATATGCCGTCTGGGGCCGATGACATCCATTGATAGAAGCCCGGGATACCGCGTGACACCAGCTTGCGGGATGGCATCAGGTCGGTATGTGTGATGAAGCCCAGTCCTCGCTGCATGTTTACCCCCTCAAGACCCATCACGTATCGAGCCTCGGTAACTGCAAACATACTGCTGAGTAATTCAACCTGGGTGAAGAACTGAGACCATTGCCATTCAAGACTGTAATAGTTACCCAGGTAGGCATCCCAGAAGGTTTGTTCGATGGGATCGGCATCGACCGGCATATCCAATTCCGGGTGAATGGGTCTCCACTTACCATCCCATGGATATGCAGCAATCACTGGACTAACCAGTTCGATGATGAACTTAATGTCCGTCAGATATTTGGTGTGAAAATCTATCAGTCGAACGTCTCGCAAAACCGAGAGACACGTAGACACCAACTCCTGGTTACTGTCAACCGACATTTCAATGACTTCTTCGGAATGGGTAGTCGCTAGATCACGCACCCATTTGTTTTCCCCCGATCCGCTGATGTAATATAGGGTCATGTGACGTGGAACCTATTTTGGGATATCCACGTGTGCAGTCTATCAGCCCACAAAGCGTGGCCATCAGCATACGGATGTCCATTTGGTGTCAGTAGCGGGATATTGGACTGGTTATCCATTAGGAAGCTAGTCGCCGACTGGTCAGGGTCCATAAACCCCAAGAAGTTGGACCGGACAACCATATGGTTGTATTTCCGCATGAACTCTCTGGTCGATTTCCAATCGTCGAATTGCAATAGATGGTTGATCGGGGCCTGTTCTTCATAAAACATCACGTATCGAATACCATGCTGTATCAAGAACGCCTGAGTCTGTATGACCAGATGGATGAATTGATCCCACCAAAACCATATATCCCGATCCACCAGTGGCTCTAGGGTGGTCTGGTATTCCCCGATCAATCGCTGACTACTGATGTCGGCGAACTCATCATTGGTAAAATGTCCATACCGTTTGATGTCAACCCATCCAATAACCACAAACAGGTTGTCAGGTGATTGGTTATTATCCAACCAGTCATCATGAACCCAGGTCATCAGAGATTTAGCGATCCGCGTGTTGTCGGTCATTACGTGAGCATCGTTTTTGACCCCGGACATCCCCAGCTTGCGACCTAAGACGGACGGCCATGCGTAGTGATTGCGCATGGTGTTCAAGACTTGGTTCGATGTCATGTGTGTGGTAATAGGGTGGGAAATCCCCACTCCATATGTCATCGGTCCACCACCCGCGTAAAGTATCACCCGGTTATTCCTTGAATAGAACCTGTTCAGTTGAGGGAGCAACATACTGGGACAGCATCTTGTGCAACCGGGATTGTTCAGGATCGAACAACGGCACAAACACTCCTGTCTTACGATGGATATCGTCTCCCAGTTTACCGATCTGCTCAATTACCCACTCAGGGTTCCACGACAAACCAGAGTGTTTGCAAACCCTGGAGTTACGACCGAGTGGCATATCATCAATCAGCGTGGTCCAGAAAGACTTGAACCATTCATAGTCGGAGATGTTGTTCATATCCCAGGTTTTGGTGGTCATCAGATGCAGCCCCATCCGGGCCCCATAGATGGCCCACAGTCCGTTCTCATGATCCGAACCAATGCTGCACCAGGATAGCAGGCGATTTGCATTACCAACCCAGATACGCTTGAAAATCTGGTCGGGGTCCAAAACTCCCCCACCATCCAGGGCCATCTTCACACCCTCACGCATCCCTGCACGAAACCCATGATAGGGAGTCGGAGCCGGATGGGTGGTAGAATAGCTGTCCTTCATGCTGAGATACGGAATGGACCAACAGAATTCAATACGACCTCGATCATCCGGAGCATTCTCGTGAGTCCGCATGGTCAGAGCGGTCTCCCGGGGCCAACATTTGATCGATCCGTTCCCATACACCAGACCATTCACAGAGTTGGTTCCAGCCCAGGAGAATACATGGTTGCCATACTTCTGATCGTCATAGCGAAGTGTCATGTTGAAGAACTCGGGATTAACCGTGGTATCTCCATCAATCGTGATGAACCGGTCGGTTTCAGCCAATGTCGCGGCCTGTTTATGAGCCGCATCAAACCCGGTCACCCCATCAACGCGCTTCACAAACGGGTTTTGTGCCACCAATTGGAGCCAGTGGGCTTCCTTCATGGGCTCGTCATAGCTGATGAAGATGATATCGAGATCATCGATTGGGCATTCGATCATGAAGAACTCCACCACAAGGGGGTTACCGGTCCCGGAGTGATCGCCCACACCGAATAATCTTTCCCAGGAACCCCTACTGGCAAATCCACCAGGACACCATTACCCTCAGTCGTCGATCCCAGTGTAAATCGATGGCTTTTCATCAGCAGATTTGGCTGTCCAACTTTGGTGATGAACAGCGACACAATACTGTGATCCGGATACGACTGGACCGGTAGTTGGTGGGCAACAACACTGGCGCTACCCTTACCGTCCACCATCATGATCATCCCCGGCTGTTCGTTATGGGGCTCTACCGGACGAAAGACTTCTTCGTATAGACCCAGGGTGATTTCGGAGTGTCGCTTCACGATGGTTGGAACACCGGTCGAACTGAACACCAGCATATACTGGGACAGACTGATACTGCGACCCACAAACGGTATCAGGTAAGTCGGGTCCATAACGACCGATAGCAGTCCTTTGGTTTCGTGCTCCGGCAATTCACCGAACGTGATGATCTTGATGTTTCCGACCCCACCTTCGGTGAGTTCATAATAGACACGACCCGTGACCGTGTGATAGATTTTATGCCCGTCCATCATAGCCATCCTTCAACGTCTGTAGCACGGTTGGAGACAAGAACCGCCGATCATGATAGTGGACCGGTCTGGACTGCAAATACCCACCCAACACCAATGAACCGTCAGCCACCACATGCCCGTTCAACACGTTGGTCCACATCTCCGTGATACGTGCGGCACTCTCCACCCGTTGAAGCCGAGACTTCAAGTGGACGAATGAAAACCAATCCAAGCTGTCACCAACTGCCGTATAGCTGTATCCTGCATCTTTGACTGCACAGGCAAAAGCCAGGTCATCCATAGGAGTAGCACCCACCTGACCACGCAGGAACGCCGCTCGATACCCCGGCCATGCCTGAATAATCTCCCCGGTGAGATCAAATACCTCCTTGACTGCATCGGTCTTTTTGAAATACATCAAGGTGGTGTAGACGTTCGGAAGATGACTATCTCTGAATCCAGTTCGATACGGATTGGTCGCTTCGTCAATAGGCATCCCCTTGTAGGTGAATGCCTTACTGGAAAACATCAAATCCGACGTTGCCAGGTAGTCCCACCAATACGATACATCGGTAGGAAACAGCATATCGGCATCGGTCAGGATGGTCTCGTCATATGGCGAATGCTCGAATGCCTGCCATTTCAGGTGAGCATTCCAGTTGTCAGTGGATGCCAAGATCGGATCAAACGGAATGATATGATCGAATACCCCCTCATACCGGGCCGGGACATCATAGCCACGTGGCACCATGACGGATAGACCACTGGGACCGGTCTGGGTCAGCTTCAAGCTGTAGGCCAATGCTTCGGCACACTCCAGGTAGTTCCCCGTGATCGAGTTGTAGGCGATTGTCAGGAAGCCCTTAGACATTGGTCTGCTCCATCTGGTTCTTCACCCACGGGCCCGCAACCTCAAGCAGCGATCTCTTGTTGATGACGTGAACGGTTTGCCCCTGTAGGTATGCCGGGGAGTGGGTCTTGATGTCATCCCGGGCAGACGCCACAAACCAGGCCCGTGTGGCATCGATCTTCAACATGGGCTGGTGATCCCAGGCAAACAGTATGGTTGGGTCAGGAAGCGCCTGCACGGGCCACTGTAGCCCATACTCTCCTACTCCACCATTCATGGCATGAGCCAGGATCGAAACTGCATAATCATTCCGGAACATGTATCCGCTGAACCGATACAGTTTGCTGTAATAGTCGAAGTCTTCCCGAATCTTCTCGATACCTTCGAAGAACAGTTTAGCCTCTGGTGACTTCCGGAAATAGATCACCGTGGCCCAATACAACGGAATGCCCATCGGGTGTATGTGCGTGACCGCAGGGGGGTTGCTGGCGGTCAGCCCTGCAATGGATGCATTCAACCGCAGCGGCGATTCCGAACCCCATACGGAGTTCAGCTTGTCGTTCATCACGATGAAATCCAGATCGAGGACCAGTGTTTCATCGAACGGAGTCAGATCATATGTCGTATGTCGGTTGGTGTTCAGGAAAGGACCGCGAACCGATGTTTCCGGAGTTCCATTAGAACCCGTATACAGACGATCCCCACGGTGGACTGGGGTGTCGATCAGAACGCGATGATCAATCAACGTATTGATGCCCGGGATCGCGTCGATCAACGTCATGGTGTCCGGATCGGCAGCAACACAGATAGGAACGCCAAGATGGCGCTTCACGAACCATGCACAGACTGGCACCAGTTCGTGATAGGGAAACGTCCCATTGTTGTTGCAGAACAGAAATACACCCTTACTCACGCAGCATCTCCAGCCAATACCGATGGCTTCCTGGACGAGCGCAGTCGCTGGACCTCTTCCCAATACTCATTCAGAGCCTGGTGATATTGGGAGGAGATCGTGTCCAGAAAGTCCTTGATGTCCTCAACCAGGATGGGCATGTTGCTTTCATCTTCGATGACTGCCCGGTCACCACCGGACGTAGCCTTGTGGTGCAGATACCCGATAATGGTTGGTGTGATCTTGAACTGGCCCCCAGAAAACGAAATCTGGCATGCAGCCTGAAACTTCATCTTGGCCAAATGCAACTGATTCTGATATGTGGCCCGGGCGTTGGAAATCTCCAACATCTCGGTAAGGGTTTTTGGAAGCTCGACTGTGCTCATCCGACTGATCTCCTGGCAGGTATGTCAAGAGATATAGGGTGTCACGACCCCACAAGCAAGGGTCAAACGTAGGTGAGGGCACCAGTAACCGTATCCGTCGGGGTAACGATGTTCGGGCTGCTCAACTGACCACCCGAAGTTGCCTTATACAGATCGAATGTTGCAGTGAAGGTTCCATTCACGGTATCCGACGGCCCCGTGTGGGCATCGGTCAGTATGAATCGAATTTCAACGGTGTCACCATTTCCACCGTTGGCTCCAACAAAGTTTAGACGTCGAGCCCGAACAGTTACGGTATTTGTGGTGTAGTTTGCAGCCGTCATAGTAGCCGTCAGGATGTCCTGGAATGCGCCAGTAAGATTGTAATATCCGATTGTAAGGGCCGTTCCCACCGTCCCGGATCGATCCGTATCGTTGTGGTTCATCGAGATCGTGCCGATATTGTTGAGCAGGTTGGTCCACGCAGTATTTTGCGGAGAGACGGTTCCTCCAGCACGAGTCATGGTCAAACGGATTTCTCCACCCGAGTTGAAAAACCAGCGAGCATTGTTTTCGTTTGTGAAGTCAAACGCGACAGTCGCGGTAACACTGGTATTCCAAGCCGTGGCTCCGGTAACTACGCGAACTCCGGCTAGGACCGTCATATCGCCCACCGCAGAGTTGAGTCGATTGGTATTGATGTTGGTAAGCATCAACGGGATGTTATCGACATCAGTGATTCCATCATGGGCAATCACGGTATCCCCAACTTGAAGAGACGCGACCGGTGGAATCAGTGCAGTCCCCGTGCCCTGGTGCAACGCACACACTTCGATCATGTTTCGCAGGTTCGTCCATTCCAGAGATTCCACGACATCGACCGCAGCAACCACGGTGGGAAGTGTGATACCGGTCTGACCATAGCCGTTGTTACCAGTCCCGACCCCATATACACTCAGTGCATTGGTTCGGAATGTGTTGTAGTCAACTGCCTGAATCACCAAGCCTTGGGTATACGTCATGGATGATAACCTCTTATGTCGCCGTCAGAGCCGTCACCGTGGACACGGTGAAGCTTGGAATTGTAAGATGGGTAGTGGCACGAAGTTCGTCAACCTCCACGGTCAGGTTTCCGTCCACCACATCCGATGGTCCAGATGCAATGTCATTGAGTTGGATTTGCAAGCGTATCGTGTGCCCACGATCCCCGGTGACACCACTGAAACCCAGAGTTCTGGCATTGACCCGGAAGGTATTGGTGCCGTAGTAATAGCCGAGGGTCCCGGTTGGTGATGCCGTGAAAATCTGTTGCAGGGGGTTGGTCGTTGGGAGGTTGTAATACCCGAATGCTGATCCAGTTCCCTGGGCTCCAGTTTTATCCGTGGTGACATGATCCATGATCACCGAACCAATACCATTCAGCAGGTTCGTCCAGCTTGTATTCTGAGGGGATACCGATCCACCAGTCCGCTCTGCACGAACCCGAATTTCCCCACCAGAGTTGAAGAAGTATCGGGCTGCATCCACTGTCGGCCACACCAGATCGAGAGTCGTGGTGGCTTGTGTTGTCCACGGATTGGACACCGTTTGCGAACTACGAGCGGTGAACAGGGTCGTGCTGGTCGGAGCAGCCGTCAGTCGAGAGGCGGTGATATTGGTGAGCATCAGCGGAAAATCATCCGCATTGGTTACCCCGTCGTATGCGACAATCAAATCACCCGGTTGAAGCTGGGTCACCGGAGGGAGAAGAGTTCCCGCAATACCTTGATGAAGACGACACACCTCGATTGCATTTCGAAAATTCGTCCATTCCACAGACTTAACAATTTCAATCAATCCGCCAGCCACCGCAGGAACGTTGATAGCAGTTTGACCATATCCAGAGTTGCCAAAACCAACCCCATAGACTTGAAGCAGTTGGGTTCGGAAGGTATTGAAGTCTAATGCCTCGATGAGGCCACCCTGGATATACGACATTACTTCACCGTTGTAATTGCAACTTCAACAAGTCGCTCGTCTGTGCCATTATCATCGACCAGAGATCGGGCGAAGAACATGGGGTTGAAATCATCAAGAACCGTCGATGCTCGACCAACGCCATCTCGATCTGCGATCAGTCGCTGACCCTTGCGAACGGGTCCAATAACGCGGCAGGGAACTCGTCCAATCAGGGCTACGGGCAGATAGTGTCCTTTGGTCGGATCAGCAGGAACGTTCAGAACATAGGCTGGCTCCGTCGAGATAACCCCGAATACATCCCAGTCCCCATCAACGGTCGTTGCCGTGATCTCTTTGTCTCCACCTATCTTCACGACGGTCCCGGGAGCATAGTCCTTGTCGGCTTCGTAGTATTCAGCGATGTCTGCGTAGTAGGAGTTCAAACCGATCACGGTGGCACCAGTGAAGGTTGCCACGCCGGTGACCGTGAAGTCGGTCGTATTGAGGTTGGTAAACCGACCGGTGTCGGGGGTAATCGATCCGATAGGGGTGCTATCAATCCGCGAGACACCGGTTCCGTCCAGAATAAAATTCTGGACCGGTCGGATTGACATATCGAGGACGTCTCTGGTGGCCTTAGTTGTCATGTTCTGTGTCTCCCTTACGGACGCGATGCCGTGACATACCAGTCGTTTCCGTCAAAGACGAAGGTGGCTGACCCGTATGCCGTGTTGATTATATATGGTGCAGCCGAACCGTTAATACTAGCGGCACCGGCAACTACACTGATCTGATTCGTATTTGCGCCACCAGATTCATCCATCACCACAACGCGGCGTCCGGAGTTGACCGGAAGCTGTGCGATTGTGGCCAGGTTGATGGTTACCGGGGTAGTGGTGTTTCGGACTCCAATGTAACTGGTTGTCCCAGTGACGTTGTAGGTTCCGGCGTTGATACCAACACGATCTTCATAGCCCTGACCGACGTTCGCCGCGATCTGGACTTCGCTACCGAGATCGGTGATGATGACGTTCGCACCTTGCACAAGCGATTTCGTCTGCAAGGTTGTGCCGATTTTGGTTGTGGCCAATGAAACACCGACACCAGCACTGGCCAGGGTGTTGACTTCACCGACGTTACCCGACACCACAACATTGCGAAGACTGCGAATGTCGATCTCATCACCAGCAGTTCGACCAACCAAAAACTGAACCCGGTCATTCACGTATGGAGGGCTGAACGAGGCAATCAAGTTGGGTGTGCCGCTGGCGGGGTCAGTTGGCAGAACCGTGAAGTCGAAGGATGTGGTCGTGGGGGCTGCGGTGACGATGACCGTGTGGTTGTTGTATTCAGGCTCCAGGAAGTTCACCAATGTAACCGGGGCACCAATCGGAATACCATGAGCCGCCGCAGTCACAGCACGAGCCGTGGTGGGACCAATTTTGGTCAGCGTGTTGATCTGGGTGTTTTGCTGCAACAGGTTGTAGTCGATGTTTTGGACCTGAACCAATCCATTGGCAAACACGAAAATACCAGCCGGGTTCGATCCTGGCTGACCGGTCGAAAAGATCGTCTGGGCGGCGGTGGCGATATAGGATGCTCGGGTGACCGTGGCAGTCTGGACAATTGCATCACTGACCAATGCCCGGATGTGAATGACTACCCCGGTTGGCGGTGCAGATGTAAAGCTCACCAGAGTGCCAACTACGTTATAGTCGCTACCCGCGATCTGTCGAACCCCATCCAGAAACACTTCGGCATATTCAGATTGAATGGCAACGGCTGCACCAGTTGCGAAGTTTGTCAATACGCCGTTTCCAACGTAATTGTTTTCGATGATCTGGGCCGCGTAACGACCACCGGCTGGTTGCCATGCACCACCGTCGAACACGAACAGAACTTCTGTATCCAGGTCCCAGAACAGCGATCCGCTTTGTGGTAGCGGGATCACCGGTGGGTTACCAGCAACGTTGCCCACAGAGGCGGGAATACCGTCAAGGGGCTTCCAGGCCGGGGTCGGGAAGGTGACGTAAACATACAGGGTGGAGTTGGCCAGTGAGAACACCAACCGACCTTCGTAGTTGTCGGTGCTTGCTACCGTGGGAAGCGTCGGCAATACCTCAGAGGCCGCAGCCAGCGGCTTGCGCGTAGCTGGGTCCAGAAGAACCCCGTAGTTGCCATTAGCAAGCAGGCCATATGCGACGAATGATCTAGCCATCAGTGAACTTCCTTACGTCTTGAAGCCGAATAGGTAGGCGTCCGCACGAAGCGATCCACCAGTTGCAGGGGCCACCACCTGTAGACGAACAGTCGAGCCACCGGTTGCAACCCGGGTGGTTCCCTGGACAACGAAGTAGGCATGGACGTTTGCAGATGGTAGGCTAACGTTGACATTTTCCAGCACATCTTCGGGAGACACGATCTGGAGGTTGAGAATTGCAGGACCCGTTGCGGTCGGGGTTCCCCGAACCTTGAGCAGTAGCGCCGTGGTGTGAAACTGATCGCCGTTGTTGGGATCGGTGAACAGATCGGTGGTTCCGGTCAGAGCCAGGTTGATGTCGGTAGCCGTGCTCAACATGGGGAAGCCCGAATTGGAGTTCGTGGTCGGGCTTCCAAAAGGAACGAACTGTGTCCCATCATAGTAGTTCATCTGGTCGGCGGCGTTGTTATACCACAGCATACCCTGAACTGGGTTCGACGGGGGGATATTTCGGGTGAAATTCTCCAGGAGGCGATACTGGGTCGAGGCGATGATAGGACCATAAAGGCTAATCCCCTGACCGATCAGTTCAATCGGAAAGCTGGCCCCCGTGGTGGTCGCAACGCCAATCGTTGCAACTGTCGCACCAGCAGTATTTGTGATCGTATAGGCGGGCATGCAGATATTCCTCTAACTTGGTGTATTTAGGCTCGATCTTCATCGAGAAGCTTTGTGCTTGCTGACCCTAAGAAATCACGGGTTGATGGTTATTCTGAGGGTGTAGACAACTTCAACAACCCGATTCGCCGATTTCTCAATCGGTGAGAACACCACGTGGGTAATCAGAAGACCATCTTCGGTCTTCAATCCGATCTCATCAAACACGAAACTCGACGAGTTGATGTCGGTGCCACTGATGTTGTCAAAGGCTGGTTGGCCGAATGGCTCGTTCTTGTCGATAACACAGCGGATTTCGACATCCGAGAAAAGCGTCCCATTGATGTGTCTGACCGCCATTTGGTTTCCCGACGGGGCTCCATCATTGTCATCAACGACCTCGAAATACACTGGCACGTTCAGGTCCGCTGCACCCGTCGTGGTGTTAGGAACAGCATAGGTGATCGTTCCAAGGGGATCAATCGTTGCACCACCAGTCCCGAAATGCATCGAGTAGATCGATCCGTTCTCACGGTTCGCAATAGCTCGGGCAATCAAAATCGATGCATGCTCACGATGGATAGCGTTCCGCTTGTTCAAAAGGATGATCGGTTCATCAACCCCATCATCGTAACCACGAATCAGAAGATGACCTTCCATCCCGATTGAAATTTGATCTGACAATCTGCTCATTTTTTCTTCTCCTGGGGTATTTAGACGTTCATCGCATGGGCATGGATGATATATCTGACTTCGAATTGGTTGTGTTGTGGGATCGGAACCACCATAGAAGGATCGACGATGATGTGATGTTCTCCCACCTCGTCGGTATACTGAAACACCTGAGTTTCCCTGAACATCTGGCGATCCAGTAGATTCTTCATCGCCAGTTGTTCACCAGACTGATAGGTGAACACCAAAATCATTCTTCTTCCGACCAAATCCAAAACCCGCACGGTGCAGGCATCAGCAAGCATATCGGATTCTTCCGGATATTCAGTTTGGAAACGCATCATGGCCAATAATCTCCCGCGTGTTGCATGACGTGATAGGCTTCTGGGAAGTCGGTAGCCGCCGACGCGGTTTGGCCCAGGGCATAAGTGCCAGAGACGATGCCGCGACCGAACAGCGGATAGGACAGAACCGGTGGTGTAGTAAAGGTGTCACCAGTATTGAAGATGACGTTCCAGGTTGCCCCGGAAAGCTCGACGATCTGCTGATCCAGCAGAGATAGAACTTGAGTTCCAGACGGGAACACACTGGACACGATGTTCCATACCAGACCATCCCACTCATAGACACGGGAAATCGTGGTGTTCAGAACACGGAACCCGGGCTGACGCCCAGTCTCGAATCCATCGGGGGTGTCATAGTCGGTGTGGTCAGCCCGAACCCGATCCACGATCTCAGTCATACGAACCAAGATCGAACTGCTATTCGGCCCACGTTGCGGCTGGGTGTAGTTCAGCACGATGTTTCCACCCAAACTGAGGGTGTTTAGTGTCAGACCCCCTGCGGAGATATCATATGGACCGGGAACCGATATCACCTGGAAGTCCCCAAGGCGTCCAACGGGGAACTGATCGAACAGAGTCGTTACGGTATCACCAGGAATGATGGTGTGCCGGGGCACAATCCGTATGGTGTCACCCACCGATGGGACCACTGTGATCGATGGGATTTGAGCGATCTGCACGTTGCGGACAATCCGGAAGCTGATTGTGGTGCCAGGTGCTGGGGGGACCGTCCAGTTGATGACATCCGGTGATCCATCCGTGAGGGTATAATCGGTGACAAATCCCGAGTATCCGTTCTGCACGGTGTCGCCGACAAACACCAGCATGTTGCTGGGATCAGCCGTGGTGAGACCGGTGATCGGATCGCTAGGTCCACCAGAAGCCACAATCGTGATATGCTGCTGGTTATACGAGAGGTATGCGGACGGCGGCATGACCCGGATGTGAATGATGTCGCTTACCGCAGGAGGGGTGGTAAACTGGATGGTCCCCTGCACCGGGATCGAGTAATCCGGTCCAAGTGCCTGATACCGTCCATTGACGAAGACCCACGCGGTGATGATGTTGGCATTCGAACCCACCACATAGGTATCAGTGACGCCATCCCCGGTGAAGTTGGATTGAACAAAGATTGCGTCATCATCAGCTACTGTGTTTCCGATGGCGAACGTAATGACATCATCCAGGTAGTTCGGTGCGGTTGCCAATACTACATCATCCGTGGGGTTGATCGAGTAGGCAGACAGGGCAACCAGGTCACCATTGACGAACACGAATGCATTACGCTCGTGAACGCTACCACCGATATGCCCAGTCGGGAACACCGTCACAAGGCTACCAGCCTGTGTATGACGTCCGATGGGCGTCGAATAGATCGGCATCAGACTGGGAGGTGGCTGCACGAATTGCACATCCGTCCCGGCAATCGTATACTGGGTTCCCAAGATTTGCGGGATGTTGTTCTTGAAGACCTGAACCACCCCATACTGAGCAGCACTGGCATCAAAGATCGTTGTGATGCCATCAGCCGTATACAGGATATCTGGTTGTGTCGGGAATTCCAAAACCCACGGTGCTTCGGGCACAATTTGATATTCGACACCCTCAGTGACAACCGAGCCGTTAACCCGAACCTGGGCAATTCTGTTGGTGCCAGGTGTTTGCACGAACCTGGTATTGCTGACAGTGGTCGCGTAGCTGGTGGGGATCGTCCGATTACCCACAGGAATGATTGTTTCCGCTCCAGCCATAAGGAAGAAGACTCTACGACCGGCATCCACGGGATAGTCATCCCATGGAGCCGAATCCCACGGGGTTGCATCCCAGCCTGCATAGGCCGGAGTATGATCGGTCTTCACACAGATGACCACGGAGTCTTCGACCTCCGACGGGATGCGTTCCTGTGGCGATTCAGGGATCGGCAGATAGCATTCATCCATACCCGGGAACGGTGCATAGATACCAGCGTTCATCATCCGCATGACGTGGTGTTCATACGAGGATGGATACGGCTGGAACAGGGTGTCTTCGAAGTCCACACCCAGTGATGGTGCCGACCCTTCATAGAATCCACCTGTCTGTAGAAGCTCAACCGTATAGTTCGGGCCCAGGCCAGCGTTGAATCGAATTGTCACCGACGTGTGGGTGACGGTCTTGGTGTAGGATAGACCCACGTCGGCCAGAATGACTTCGGTGCCGAGATTTCGCAGGACGAGAACATGGTCGTATAGCGTAGGATCGAATGGGGAGGTAAAGGTGTAATCCTGGACCCCTGGCAAACCAGGTTGAACTCCCAGCGAGTAAGTCTCGGCTCGACCGAGATCGGCCCAAGACCAAAACGGCTTGTCCCATCCTTCGAATTCCGTATCCCACGGGAATCGATCCCATCCACCGTCATCGATCCCATCACAGGCCAACCGGTCCAATAGGATCGTGATCTTGATATCCGGGAACTCATCGATCTGCATTCCCATGTTCTCGACGTTATCGACCGTGTAGGTGAACGTGCTGGTGCGCAGCTTGGTCCGATACGGCTTCATGTCCAAAGCATTAGCAATGACAGCTTCTTGCTCATTCGAGCGAACGAACGGTGATTGCCCAATGGAATCGAACATCTGCATTGTGATGTAAGATGTCTTGATGAACCAATCGGCAGTCGGATGCTGGTGCAGCATCTCATACAGCAGAGAGAATACCAGGTTGTTCCGTTCTTCCTTATCCATCACTGCATAGGCAGCTTCAAATGCTTGACGAATATCCGCAGCCGTCGATGAAGCATCCACTGCGATGGTCGTGGTGAAATTGGCAACACCGACCTCCAAGAACAACCCATCCTCCAGCACATAGGTGGAGTTCACCGTAACACCGGTCCAGGGATCAGTGTTGGCAGAGTTGAGGACCTTGACCAGATCACCTTCGTAGTATCGCTTCTTCGTATACCGATCCGTCCGGATGGCTTCGCTGGCGACTGTATCGAATACCGATTTTCCTTCATAGTCGAAGTCGCGGTATTCGGAACGAGACCACCAAACACCCTCTTCACTGATCGGGAAAATGTTGATCAAGTTGGTGGTTGATGACAGGTTCTTTCGAGCCAGGATTGTGGTAGCGGCATCCGAAAATACCCGGAGTGCTTCCGCCCGATCAGCAAACACCGTCTGCTGCGGGAACGTATCAGTTCCATACTTTTCCGTGTCTGACAGTAGGGGGTTCGGAATAGGATTACCCAGATCATCCACACCGGCCAAGCAGTCAATCAGCTTCTCCAATATTGGGTCTGGGATCGTGATAAAACGACTCCCCTCGGACACCAACAACCACTCGGTGTGGTTGTCCAGTTCCCGGCGATCCTGCATGATCTCCAAAGCATAGCCATCATTGACCTGTTCGCCATTGACAAACGTCAACAGGTGAGTATCGTCGATCACTGCAAACCATGGCACATTGTTGATCGTCGGATTATTCAGTCGTGATGCAACCTCACTGGTCGTCAAATTCTTGACGCTGTTGTTTCCCTGGTTGTCGATCACCCAGAAATAGTAGTATAGCTTCTTGCTACCCCGGGCATCAACGGATGCTCTGGTCACATAGCTGGTGTCATTCCCATCCTTGGGAGTTCCGGTCGGGCTCCCAGCGATGGTTTGCGATGCCACATAGGTATTCCATCCCGACGGCGGAACAGGCGATTCCACCCACTGGTAGACATCGACAAACCCTGTAGTAACCTTGATGTTGCCGGTTGCAGGCGTGTTGTAAAGACCCTGGACGACAAACGTAAATTCCGTGGCGTTGAATACGGTGACTTCCCACACCCCGTTGTATTCGACAGGGGTGGCACCAGAGATCAAAACTGTATCACCGGTAACCAGACCATGCGGAGCAACCGCCCCCGTCACCGGGTCATATGTGATCACCGTGGCGTTCTGGTTGGTTCGGGAGATCGATCCTGCGAAGAACTCCTGCTTTCCCCACATCTGGGCCACCAGGTTGTAATCCGGAATGAAGCTGAGTGCATCCATGTATTTCAGTCGGGACTGATCCCACCAAAGCTGACCTACGTGGTTCTGACCCCATTGCAGATTGTCCGAGTAGGACGAACCTGATCCATCCGTGTAGCGGGCGGGGTCGAGGAACCCGATATAGTCGATCTCACACAGGGCCTCGGGGTCATACAGACGCGAACCCACATATGGGTTGTAGTGGAACATGCGAACTGCGACCTGGCCGGTCTCCGTGTCAAACAGCTTCACAAATAGCCGGGTCTGCTCATCATATGCACCGGTCAGTGTGGTCGGCAAGGTATAGCTGACCACATTGGTAGTGCTGCTCTGGATGGGCGGAATGATCCAGCGGCCCGTGTTGGGAGACGAACGATTGAAGCTTTCGACCTGTAGAAGCGTGTCGTAGCTGTTGCTTGCAACGTTGAACTCGATCACCTGGAGCTTGTCCCGGTAGTCACTCTGTTCGACTCGGAACTGCACTAGCTCACGACGGGTGTCTCCAAAATCGCACCAACGCCATGCCCAATCCTCATTAACAACCACTCCATCACGGCCCATACGGGTTCCACGAGAGAAGGCGATCAGTGGTCGGATCGTGCCTTTGGTATGGAGCATACCTCGGTGGTAGTCGAATTGACTACGCTCGTTGGCGTCAATCGCGTCCATCATCGGGGTCTTCTCACCAGTCGTGCTGGTGTATACCCCATTGGGATACCAACCATACAGTTCACGAGCCTGGTCACGCTTGATAGGATCATCCAGCGTGTCGATTCGGTCGTAATACCGAGTGAAGTCCTTGGCCTGCTTTTCGAAGTTTGGAAGCAGTGTTCCACGACTGATGACAAAGCCATTGGCCTCAAGGCGTCCCTGCCATCCGGTCGTGCGGTATCCATCCAGCCGAAGTGCGGGTTGGGCCAGGGCCAGGATCGGATCGTAGATCAGATCGTTGAACTTGGTGACATTGCTGAAAAACACAACATGCTGATCTTCGACTACCAAAACTCGGGTCCCATAGATATCGGGGGCACCCTCATTTGAGGATAGGGTGATGCGATTCCCGATACGGGATGTGAAGATCAATTCCGGATCAATCGGATTGGCTTCCTGGTCAATGATGCCGAATGCCCCATTCTGCACAGACTCAACGTTCAGGACCTGACCAAATGATGATTCGAATGCAGCGGTGCGAGCAAACGGGCTGTAGAAGAAATCCGGGATGTCCGTAGTTGCAGCCCGGGTGGTTTCCACTACCCATGTTGCAAACTTCTGCGCCCCATACAGCCAATCCCGGACCACACCAGGAGAAACCTCTTCTTCAAATACCCAACCGTCATTCCGTAGCTTACGGCCATAGCCGAGCATGAAGTTGATCACATCGGGTGCGGTATCGTAATACCGTCCATATTCGATCTCTTCAAAGACGCCCCGGCCCGAGTCGATATAGGGGAATGGCACCCCGTTTACGACGAACTGCTTGACCCTGGTAGACGGGCTGGATTGCACAGTGAGAACCGAGACTCCAACGATGTCTCCGGCATTGATCGTCACGATGTCTTCGATGACAACGGTATTGCCGTTGATCGTCACGTGTTGGGATTTCAGCTTGAGGCCGTTGACCATCACCGACAGGGTTGCACTATCACTGACGTTTTCCGTTCGTGGCAAACGGAAAGTCGTGACGGCGAATTCATGTTGATTGGCAGTAGCCGTGAAGTCCTCGTTCAGTTCGATCTGCCCACCGGCAATCGGTGCCACCGGCAATTCGATGATGAAGCGGGGATTGAACAGATCAAAGCCGAAAACCCGATATCCAGTTCCCTCACGGGTGACCAGGACTCCGGAACCGAAGAACTCCTCGGTCGGTTTGGAACGGTGCAGGATCGGGTGGATATCCTCGAACGGGATACGCAGGCCCGAAAGTGTTTGCACATTGGTTCGCTCGGGGTTGATGAAACCGGCGCACTTCCAGACCAGACTGATCTGGGTGTTTCGCAGTGTGTCTCCAAAGATGGTAGTGACGTTCCCACCCAGGCTCTTCACATATTCGGAAACCCAGGCGTTCAGACCAAGCTGGGTAGCCGGGACATCATTGACCACTTCAAGGTGAACGGACAGATCGGAAATCTTTGGACGTGTCAGGAGATCGCGGTGAACCACGTGAGGGGCCCGCCATATCGGGTTGGTGGCATTCAAGCCGATGTCAACGTAAAGCTCCGACCACAGGGTATCGATGAAGCGACCGGGCTTCATCAAGTATCCCATCAGGGCCGTGGCAAAGCTGAAATAGGGGCTGTTCAGGAAGTCCTGTTCCGCAGGACCACCGTCTCCATACACCCAGCTATCGTTGAGTCGCTCCGGAACCAGGTGATCCTCATCAACGATGCCAGCCGCAATGGGGTCCAGTAGATCACCAGTGTTGGACACTGGGATAGGAGCCGACATTACGTGACGATCCGATTGGGCACCGGTCAGAGGGTTGTAGATACCGGCCTGCAAATCAGCCCACATCGGATGGGATGAGGCATAGCGGGGCGTTCCATCACTCGCAGTGCTGGTGGGTGGATACGAGGCCAGCCACCAGGATGGCTGCAATGCATATCCAACGATCTCCCACGGATGAGAGTGCGGGCGAACAGTCCGATACAGCCGCTGGTAGATGCCTTTGTAGTGGCCTTCTACACCAGCCGACCGGTAGTTCCAGGTGAACTTGTCGGACTGAACATAGTCGTTGTTCGTGATGAAGTCGATGTTCTGAGCAACAGCCCAGCGTTCGAATTCACGACGAAGAATCTGCTGGTAGGTTTGCTGTGGGTAGGCAAACGTGAATGCCCGGTTGAACAGATCGATCCGGAATATCCCGAAGCCGTTGTAGATGTAGTAGTTCGAGTCGGCGGCGTTGAACACGATGTCATCGACCAGGATCGGGCGGGTGTTGAACCGCAGTCCATCCCAGTATCCATACAGAGCCTTGCCGGTATCAATCACCAGATCACCAACCTGGGGAGACACAACCGAAGAGAAGTCGGAAACGATGGACGTAACCTCTTCTACGATGTTGGGCTCAGAATTGCCGTAGAAGTCGGCCAGAGAAAAGTTCGACGTAGCATGCCGAGCACTGAACGTGGAAGTCTCATCGCGATAGTAGGCCGGAACCGCATTGAACATACGGGTCTGAAATTCCAACCAGACGTCATCACGACCATCTCCATAAGACGGAATGATCATCCCCTCATGACCACGAAGTTTGGAAATCCCATCAATATCAGTGAACTTCTCGGGCCGATAGGTTTGGGAAGCTCCAATTCTCGGTGCGCTTGGTGGAACAAAGATCGGGGTCGGTGATGAACCAATCACTGTGATGGTTCCCGCCACCACCTGGGTCTCCACATACGTTCCCATACTGGAGTAGTAGAACTGGAAATCACTGGTTCGACCAATGAATAGCTCCGACAGGATCAGATCGACCGCAGTCGAAGCTGATGTCGTCAGTGTGCCACCCGGTTCTGAAATGGTGAGATCATCCCAAAGCTGGTTCATCCGATTGTTGAACTTGAACATCACCCGGTTGTAGTCGCGGGAAATACGACGAATCGAATCCGGGATGTCCAGTTCCTGTCGTTGTAGCGTTGCCATGACTCGTAGCAGCGAGTTCTCGCAGTCGATCAGCGTGGCACCCACGGTCGGCGATTTGTCGGTCCAACGATAGTTGTTAGCCCCATACCGATTGCCCTCGAAGCCATCCTGAGATTCGATTACCGATGCGATGTGGGAGAGCATCTGGATGCGGGAGGCAACAGTCAGAATTTCGTGGTTGGGGTTGGACGTCAAGTTCTTGGGAAGATCAATAACACCATTGGTGTCCAGATTCTGTTCGGTCACGCCGTTGGACTTCGCCCAGATCGAATGAACAAAACCAGTTTTGGTGTCCTTGAAATACCGGTATCCCAGAAATCCCGGAAACTCGTCGGTTTCCAACGTCAGTTCGAATTGGAATTCACCAGTCTGGTTGAATACCAGTGGGAATTCCATCACGGAGTCATCAATACCGGTTCCAACCTGATACTGGAAGATCGTGGACGAATTGTTTGTGGATACAACCGATCCGGTAGCGGTAGCTTGATAGACGCGAAACTGCGGTAGTGTGTGGCGAGCAATTCGTGTTGAACCAGGAGCCAATTCAATCCCGGCCCAGAATTCGATGATGGGTCGAACAGCCTGATCGCCAGCCAACAGAACAGATCGATCAACCGGGCTCAGGTCCCCATAGTGTCTCCACCAGTTGTTGTCACTCCATCCGTCACCAGCAGTAGTGGCCCGACGGTCATACTGATAGGTCGTGATAGATGGGACACCCGAAGGTCCATTGTTGGTTCCCCATGTGAACGGCACAAACGCCCCATTCTGGAAGATGCGGAAAGGTCGATTCGGGGTCAGTCGGGCATCTTCCCAGATCATACCCTCAACTGGGCTATCCGGGAGCGGGCCGACTACGACCGGTTGGGCCAACCAGCGGCCTGCCTCAATGGAGTATTTCCAGATCAGCGGACGGTTGAACTCCGGGCCGGTGCGAGTGACATAGACATAATCCCCAATGGCATATCCGGTGGTAGAGGGAATGTCTTCCTCGATCTCATAGTCCAACACGGCCCAGGCCGTCCCATTCCATCGCTGAACCACACGGTTCACATCGTTGGTCTTCTCCCACAATTGACCAACGGTGGGGGATGTGGGTGCGGTATTCGCCAGAGTGACCGGGCGGGCAACAAAGCCGGTGCTGGTAAGCTCATACATGACCGTGGCCGAGCCCTGTGGTTCCCGGGTAATGTATTCACCGTTCACCTGTGCATTGCCTGCACCGGTCCAGTAATAGCGGGTGTAGTTGGTGTGTTTGTCGTAATCGAAAGGGGGAGTCCATGCGTAGAATGGCGTTTCGAACAACGTGTTCTCATCTGCCACATTTCCACCATTGGCACGAATCTGTCCGACCAGATCAGTATAGAAGGCACCACCCGAACGGTTATCCGTGGTTGGGTTCACCTGGACTGCGGCCAGAGTCAACTGATGCTTCTGACGCTCTGCTGTATCTTCGATGATCTGGGGTTGACGCTGGAGGTCTTCTTCGGTGAGCAAGCTGACGTCACCGATGTATCCACTGAGGAATCCAGCCTGTTCGGGCTCGAACAGAACATCGTCACTGACGTAATATTCCCGGTTGTTCTGGTCTGTCTGGAGATATTCCGGAAGACGGGAAAATGCTCTACGTTCTACTACCATGTGCTTCCACCTGCGCTATTCCCAATATTTAGACTTGTCAGACCCCAGTTTGTAGAGTAGATATGGGATTATCGGGGTGATGTCAGGAGGGAAACGTCCCGGCCTCGTGGATGGTCCACATCAAGTGGTGTGTGATCCAGGGTTCGATGCCCTGCACCCCGCCCATCTTATCCACAAGAATGTATTCGGTCATGAAGAAAAAACTTGACGAATCAGCCAACACCAGGTAGATGTATCAGCACAACGAACGCCGTTAGACAGTCTCTCTGGCCCCGGAGGACGCAGCACTGTAGGCGAAGGGAAAAGCGGGCTAACCTGGGTGAAAACCGGACCCAGGGGATAGAAAGTGCGAGGGACTAGCTCAGTCAAGTCTTCCGGCTTTCCGGAGGGTTGCGACGAAGGCCCGGTGTAAGAGTGAGAAGGCTACCCTGGGCGGCATCGCCCAGGAGTTTCAGCGAAACTCGGCGAGGAGTGTCTTCATGCGTATTCGTGACGGCCCGTAGCATCTATATGTAGCAAAAAGCGACCGGCGACGACTGTTTCGCCCCTATGATGGGGCCACCCGTGCGAGGAGAAGCGACATGAGAATTCGAGACTCGCCCTTCTAGGGTATTTGATTTGCAAAACCGACGCGATTGAGTATGAGACGACCAACAGAGAGGGTGGCAGGGTAGTGTCCCGACCCTCTCTGTTGCATTTTATACCAACGATCCTACCCGGATTTCTTCATCCGTAAAGAACGGAACGATCTCGATATCCGATGGGTTGGCACAGGACAGGAACAGTTCATCCGGTTCCGCACGAACCTGGAACATACGTCCGAATGCCTGATCGTTGTTCCGGGGGACGATAACCATCGATTGTAGCTCCGGAGCAAGCTGGGCGTGGACGAACGCTACCAGTTCGGTGAAGTAGAACTTCTCTCCAAACTCCCAACGAGTGACGTCGAAATACGACCGAATCGTATTCAACACCCGCAGTTTGAGATCGGATTCCGATAGTCTCGACCCGGGTGATTGGATGATCTTGAATACCGACTGTAGTTCAGGAACCGCCTGGTTTCCAAACAGCAACTTGTAGCGGGCCGGGTAGTAGATCACGGAGTCGCTGATCGGGGTGTATTCCTCGAAGTCCGCATACAGCAGCCGTAGCTGATCCGAGGTTTCTTCTTTCGGGCGATCCTCTGCGGTCCCGTTTTGGTTCACCCATGCACGGAATGCCGCATCATAACCCGAGGTCAGAATGAACACGTTCATGATGTTGGATTTGCTCGGATCGATACGGTTGGCATCGGGTGCATAATGGGTCCAGATGAACCGCAGGTGATCACGACCGATCAGTGCTCGGTATGCAGACTGATCCGGTGCCAGAATCCAGGTCTCGGTGATCGCATCAGCGATCAGCCAGGTCTTGGTGAACGTATCGTAGTGGATCGATCCGTCGGCAACCAACGCATCATCGTAGGCATCACCCACGGTGATTGATCCACCAGAAGAGCTTCCATAGGTCCCAGTCGGGTTGGTTGTCTTGTTGATCGGGTCCCAAACGCTGAATCCGAACTCCTGGATTTTGCGCCACAGAACCAGATCGGTGCGGCCATCCTGAATTACCAGGTCTTTGAAGATGAACGGTGCATCATACACACCATCACTATCTCCATCAACCGGTGTGATGGCCAGACCATTCTTGTTGACATAACCATCAGCATGGCGGATCACATCATACGGAGTGAAATCCACCAGTTCCCCGATGAACGATACCAGACAAGATTCAATCGTCAACGGTGGTAGAGGATCGGGCTGTGTGTTCACGACCACCGAAGCATCAGTTTCACAATCAACACCGATTGAGCCTGCTATGTAGAAGACAGAGACGACGGTCCCGGATGGTGGTGGCGTGGTGAAGAACAATTGGTTGCCACCCGTGATGGTCCATTCACGGACACCCGATGGGGCCCATGGACCGTTCTGCAATACTCCGTCGATGAACACCATAAGTCCGGGTGCAGTCGATGGGATCGAAGCGTTGTTGGCCAGTGTGAACGTGTTGGTAGTGCCATTCGCGTTGAACTGGTAGGTGTTACTTCTGGTTTGATCCGGATTGATGACCCAGATGAATCGAATCCGCGTGTTGACAGGTGGGACCGTGGTAAACGTGATGGTGCTCGATGTAGTTCCACCAACAACCGTATACTTGGTCCGGGACTGAGTAACCCCGTCGATTGAAATCAACAGAGTGTCACGACTCTGGTTTGGAGCCGGGATCGTGTAAGTCGTGGTAGTGCCATTCGAGATGACATTACGACGGCCCAGCACTTCGTTGTCGATCCCATGAAGGAAGTAGGAAACCCCAAAGACCCCAGACGGCAATGGTGTGTTGAACACTAGGCTACTGGTTGCAGTGGCTCCAGACATAAACGTGGAGATACCATAGTCCAGGTTTCCGAACTGCTGAATGCCGTCGATGAACGTGATGACGTTCCCGATGTGAACACCATCCACACCCATATTCCATTCTTCGGTGGTTCCGTTGCCAGCTACCCGTAGAACGGTTTGCTCAGCATTCACAAAGTTGGAGGCGAAATAGATGGCGATCTGTGCTCCCGGTGCTGGTGCAGTCACAAAGCAGACCTCATAACCCCCGATATCCGGAACGATTGTGTAATCAACACCATTGATCTGGAGGACGTCGTTGATCAGAACAACCGTATGGGCTGGGTCGAGTGGGATTTCACTCGTTTGGAAGCACGTTTCCAATCCATCACCTTCGAAGTCATACGCGGACAGATCACAGGAGCCCTGCCCGAGGCCACTCAGACCACGGCGGCGAAGGCTGTCTCGTGCCTCATTGGACTCCAACAGGACAATGCTGTCACGAGCAGTCCGACCGGTTTCCGGATCAATCACTGGATCGTTGTTAGAGAAGATGAAATCGATCTCACGTGCCGACTCGAAGAAGAGACTGCGACCACGATCTGTGATGGTCCAGATATCGTTCGGGCTGTTCGGGGTGAACTCAAACAGGATCATCCAGGATGCATCCAATCCGGTTCCGGTCGTCGATCCCTGGTTAGCCAGCGAGAACCCAGAGTTTCGGTCGATGTTATCGGAATTGATGAAGTCCCAAGTCTGGGTTGACAGATTCCAACTCATGGCGAAATCCAACCGCTGTTCAATGCGGTTCTCCAACTCGATCTCTTCGGTCGTGGTGAAGCGATTTCGTAGGGCTGGGAACACACTGAACAGTGCAGTCCCGGTCGATGCTGTATCCTTGAGAATGATGCCGCTTGGGGCAGTCCCGGTTTCGATCACACGATCCACGGCGACCACTTGACCCAATGGACCGGTGAATCGGATCAGCGAGTCGGTGTCCACATAAACGAGTGGTTGTGGGGCCGTATTACCAACGGTCTGGGGCAGACCGGATAGCACGATGTTACCCTGGGATTGACCACCCACCTCGACTGTCTGCGACCACGTATAGGGTGAGGTTAGGACGATCTCGGAGTAGGTGTTGAAATACAGAATCCGTTTATCTTCCTGACGAATGATCGGGCGAACGACTTCGTTGATCAGGGACTCAACCGACAGGACATCGGGGTCGGCACTATAGATGTTGACGGTCTGGGTGGAATCCTGATACAACCGTCCATCTTCGGCCACGTGCTTGACGTTCTGATACAAACCGGTCGGATCGGTCAAGCGGGAATATCGTGATTGTCCGGAGAAGCTACGGTTGATCGTCTTGACCTTCTGGACTGAGTTGTCCTTGAGGTAGAAGTTGTTGTAGTCTTGTGCCGTAACCATTCGGTTCTGCGTATAGAAGACTTTGCCAACCCGAGTGCGGATGTCGAAGTTTGATTCCGATGCAACGCCGTTGGAGACCGTGGACTCCAACGAATAGGTCATGGTTAACTGATAGCCTTCTCCACCATCGACATAGGGGATCGACAGCGATTGGTTCTGGATCGCGGTGGGCTTGATCTGGGTGGGGTTGGCATTGGCGGTGCGATACCAGAACCGGAACCGACCGACCGGCATACGACCGAATGAGCCATCCCCGAAGCGAACACGCACTGTGTCGTTGTTCAGAGTATCGAGTTCATAGACGTTTTGCACCGATCCATAGAGGGTGTTGAAGCTGACACCCTCACCAAATGTCGTATCGACCTGGGTCCAGTCCGCGATGATGTCTCCATTAGCATCAATCTGCTGGACAAAGAAATCGTCGTTGTTGATGTTGAACACATTCAACGATAGGGTCTGAACTGGCACCGGGGCCGCGAAGGATTGATCCAGGAACGACAGGTTTCCCTGTTTGAATGGAAGGAAGAATCCGGTTCGGCTTGAACCAAATCCCCGACCATCCAGGAAGTAGAAGATGTTGAAGGCGTTCTCCGGATTGGGAGACACTTCTTCCACGACACCAGTATCCTGGTTCAGACGACCATTGTAGATATCGAAGGGGAGACGCTGACCATTGACCGTGGCGGAGAATCGATAAGCACCACTGGTCGGTGCCGCACTGTTGAAGACGTATTGATCCACCCGGTTTCCGTCCGAGGTCTCCGATACCAGAGGGAACCCATACTTGGTGCGGGTGATGAATGATGCATTCAGGATCAGAATGAACCGCTCGAACCAGTCTTCGTCCCGTGGGTCGTTCCAGATGATCGTTTTGTTCCGGAGGTTGACGCCGTTGGAATCGACGATGTTCTGATTGGTTCTGATTGTTTTGAGTTTCAGGAAACCGGTGGCAGATCGAACTCGATTGACCCGATATCCGATGTTCTGGGCAAGACGGATCAGACTATCGCGACGTTCAGCAGTTGCCAAGAAGTTCTCGCGACTGTTCAGATCAACTCGGAACGCGATGTTCTGAGACAACCACGCCAAGATTTCAACCTTGGCAACAAACTCGGAAGATGCTACCCAGTCGTTGAACTGCTCCCCGTAGTTGGAGCGAAGATACTGAAACATGGCCTGAATGAGGTTGTCAAAGTCATATGCCCGGAAATCGACGTTCTCCAGTGCTTCATAGATTCGGAACCAATCCTCGGCTACGAACAGGGTATTTTGCCGTGTCAGTGTGGACATCGTATCTCTCCAAATTGCCGATCAGGCAAGCGAACTGCTAAAGGTGACTGTGAACCAATCATCCATGTCGTATTTGACTGCCTGTAGCCGGATGGCCAAGGAAATCTCATGTGCGTCCAACGACACGTTCGTGACAATCTCCAGAAGTTTCACTCTGGGGTCTTGCCCGATGATCCGCTGTGCATCCTGAATGACCAGTGATTCGGTTCGAGGGTCACCGAGGTCGAACAAGAGGTCCCAGATGATGGAACCGAAGGTCGGACGAGCCACCCGTTCACCGATCCTGGTGTTGAAGTGGTTCAGAAGGTCCTGCTTCACCAACTCAAGATCAAACAGAGCAGTATCAATGCCCTGATTCGCTACGCTTGAAAAACCTCGATAAATGGGCTCAGACATGGACTACCTCTTCATACCGATATTTATGGTATGGTTTGTCCATTGAAAACGTAGATCGGAAAGCACAAATAGGAATAGCTCTACCCCCACATACCTCCAGCCAATGGAACACCCACATGCACGATACCCCAAGCTTCGTCAAAACCATGCATCCGCTGCTGACACGAGAGGCGGAACTGGTGCTGTTCGATCAGTGGCAGGCTGCTAGGACAGCGGGTGACCGTAGGACGGAAAACAAGCTCTTCCAACAGATCGCCATCCAATACAGCCCCATCGTGAAGAAGCTGGTGAAGAAGATGCGAGGCTACGGCCTGGATCAGTCCGAGATGATGAGCGAGGCACTACTGGCACTCACCAGGGCGGCTATCGATTTCGAACCCGACAAAGGTTTCCGTTTCGGCACCTATGCAAGCTCTTGCATCATCAATTCACTGTTCACGTTCGTGACGAAGAACTTCTTCATCGTCAATGTATGCTCGAACAGCACCAACAAACGGGTGTTTTTCAGTCTGCGTCGGATCATGATGGAGCAAATTCGGACCACTGGTCATGCAGAACTGTCTCACGATCTCGCCGTATCGATCTCAGAGAGTATGGGAGTCGATCTGGAGACGATCAAGATCATGGGTAGTCTCCTACGGGACCCGTATTCCAGTTTGAACCAACTGGTTGGTGATGAGTCCGATGACGAGGGTTCGACGACCAGACAGGACATGCTGCTTTCGACCGAGCCGTCCCAGGATGATCAAATTGCCGAACGGGAACTTATCGCATTGCAGCATAAACTGGTGCAAGAAGCATTGGGGTCGTTGGATCATCGATCCAGCACAATTGTGCAGGCTCAGGTCCTGACACCCGAGGGCGAGCGAATCACCCTGGAGGAGTTGGGCGAGCAGTTCAACATCTCGAAAGAGCGAGCCCGTCAGATTCGGGATGCTGGCCTCGAACGGATCAAATCGCACATCACCAAATCTCTTGATGCCAAGCGGTTCACGATCAAAGATGTGCTTCCGGTGGATTAAGCCCCCCGGAAGCCATACTGTTGCAGGATATCACGGCAGTAGGCATTACCACCGTTGTAGGTCCACGTGACACGGCTACCAGGCCGGTTATCAGCATGGATCGTATTGGTCCCCACACCCATTCCGGTGACACCATTTGCGGCCAGCCTATCGACAAACGCCCGCTTCTGTGCCACAGTCAGATCACCGATGTGGATATCCAACGCACGACCATACAGGTGCTGAGAGTTCTTGGCACCATCGGCGGCTGCGTTTGAAGTAGGTGAGCGATATCCACTGTTGAAGCCAAGCTGGGTGATACCGGCCTGGGATGCAGATGCTTCAACAATACCTTTGATCGCACCCACGTTGGTGAAGTCCGGAGACCGCGATCCCGGCACCCAGTTGATCGGGCCACCCGGAACGATTTCAGGTCCGGGGTTCTGACCAGCATTGGCCGAGCATGCGCCTTGGAAGTATGGCAGTCGAGCCCCGATTTTCTTCTGCAAAATGGCATAGACCTCAGCATAGGTCTTACTGGTTCCAAAGATCGGACGGTTGGCCCGTGCCGAAGCCGCAAAGTTCGGATTATCTGCCGGGATACCATTGGGGTTAGATTGTAGTTGCTTCAAGAAACCAATTGCTCCAGCCGAATCATTTCCAGCACCCAGGAAGTGAGCCAGATACATATCGGTGGCATCGATGTTGGTGATACCACGAGAGACCATGAGGTTGTAGTTGTCCGTAGCGAACTGGGCACCAGCATTGGCATTTCGAACTGGGTCATAGACGTTCGATCCCGGCCCACGATCCGTGCTGAGTCCATACTGAGCACCGGTTGCCTTGATGAACTGGAATAGACCAGCAGCAGAAGAGGTTCCAGCCTTGGCGGTCGGGTTGAACCCGGATTCCTGGGCACAGATCGTCAACAAATACCCATCCGGCAACTGTGGCCCCAGTGTGTTCTGTGCATTACAGATGGCATTGAACACAACCACATCGATGTTAAACCCGGCCACACTGACCGTCTGTCCACTCGGGGAATACGTAAGGTTCCCACCAACAATACCATCACTGTCCGGGATGTTACCGAATTCGGCGACTTCCGTTCGGCGGCGATCCAGAACCGAACAATCCACGGCACCACCGACGTGGGCGAACTTATACATTGCGTTCTGAACCACATCGAAATTGCCCTGCTGGAGGCCAGTAATGATGCTCAGACCCTCAGGAGTGCCGAGGATGTTCTCGATCCCAACGTTATGAGCGAAGCTGATCAGTGCATCGAACTGGCCCTGTGTGACCTCCACATCCGGCAAGATACTCTTGACCCAGGTTTCTACCTGAGCAATTTCACTCTTCAAATAGTTCTCAGCTTCTTCAAGGGCAATCTCGATGTTGTTCTCGAAGTTGCTGCTGAACGATTTGATCTTGCCGAGTAGTTCGGTGCCCATTTCCAGGCCACCGATTATATCGCCGACTTGTAGACGCTTACCAAATCCGACCACGTATTCCTGCTGTAGCGGGTCCAGTCGGGGGGTTCGCATGAACGATGATCGTGATTTGATGTAGTTTACGACGTCAGTCGATGCGGTCATCAAATCAGGAACATGCGTAGTCAGGGGGTTTGCCAGTCGAAGGGATCGATACGTCGGGGCTTCACCCAGAGCGGGGGATGAGAACGACGATCCACCACCAAAGATCGGTAGTGCCCCCAGGAATGAAGAGAAACCACCAATGACGGAGTTTGCAATCGATGATCCGGGGAAACCAGCACCAGTTCGAATGTTCGATGTGATGTCGGATCGGTTACAGGTGTTGTTGGCAGATACCGGAATGGGGGCACCCTGGATGGGTTGGGGGGTAACACGGCCATTGGTGCCAGCCGTGCTTCCATATCCACATCGATTGTTCCACGGCTGGTGCTGAGGAACCACCGGAGCAACGCTATCCTGGAATTCTGGTGACCCGTTTCCATAGATTTGATCTGTGGTCGGAGCCCCAGCCGTCTTTTTGAACGGCGGCATGATGGGAACAGCGGCAACGGCAGCATAGCCATAATCATTCGATGTCAGGGTTGGCACGGTTGTTACGCCACCGGGTGGGTTGAGGTTGATGGTAGAACCACCCACGTTCACATCACCAGTCGCAGCCAGATTGACCGCACCGGCACCGGTGATATCTGCATCCCCACCCGCACCGATCAATAGACTTCCACCAGAACTCAAACTGGTCGTATCGGCAGAAGCCATTCGAAGTTCACCACGGGAGTCCAGTTCGATGTCGCCGCCAGCCTGGGTTCGAATGCTGGAATTGGATGTTGTGATGATGGCCCCATTGACCGTTTTCAATTCCCGGCCACCAACCCGAAGGTCCAGATCATTGGTCCAGGTAACCCTGGCATTCCCACCAGTTTGGAAATCGTAATCTCCCTCGACACCGATGATCATATCCCCCTTGTAGGCGGTTTGTGTGAAACCATCGACGGCCATCGAGTAGTCCCCACCAACCCGTTGGTTGATCGATCCTTTTACATCCAGGTTATAGTTGCCATCAACTGTGAGGTTGTAGTCCCCCTGGGAGTGCAGGTGAATACCACCACTGGCATAGATCGCAATGTTGCCAGAGTCGGCGACTTCGATCCATGCATTACCGGTCTGAGTGGCGATGTAGATGAACGGGGTTGAACAAGCATCGTTCATGGTGATCTGAGCACCTGATGAGGTTCGCAAGCGGATCGCTTGGTGATCGGGGTGATCATCCATAACGAAGTTATGCCCAGTCGAGTTCACATGATAGACGTCGGCAATACGATCCTCGAATGCTCGACCATCGGTATCTCGGTTACGGCGTTCGCTATCGTAGGACCATCCTGCGGATTTCAAACCCGTGAGATAGGATGGAGATTCACGCTTTGAACTTGCTAGACCGGCACCCCGTGCCATATCCCCAACCAGGCCAGCACGAGTGATGTTCCGCATCAAGTCGGTGGCGGTAGTTTGGTCAGCAGCCAATGGGTCGTCAGCAGTCCCAGAACGGTCCATAGCGGGCAAGCTGCCATACGGGGGGACTTCCCCCTGCAAGCTGGTCGCATTGCGGGTGCTGGCCATCTCTGCGGTGATACCAGGGGTCCCTGGGACCATACTGGTGCGGTTCTTCTTCGGAACCATCCCGATCCAATATCCGGAGTTGGCATCACCAGCAGCAAACATAACGGCCACGAAGTCCCCAACCCGTGGCTGGAAGAACATGCCATATGAGTTGACATCACCCTGAACAGAGTTCCGTCCATCTGGAGCCGCAGCATTTCGGAAGTCATCAGCACCAAAGAATGGGGTCACCGGTGATACCAATAGCCACCCCAGTCGTAGCCGCTGGTCAAACGTCAGCCCGCTTGATGCAGACTGATCAGGGGTAGTGCCCCCGTAAATGGGGTTACTGTTCTCATCGAACCGCTTGACGCTGACTTCGGGGATGTAAACCCATACTCGACCCATACGCTGTTCATCCTGGTCATCCATGACCTGACCAACGTAGAATCCAGGAAGTTGATCCTGAGGGTTAACCTTCGGGCGACCACCGGCCCATGTGTCACGAGATAGACGGCCAATGCCATCGGAAATACTTGGAGATTTACGCATCATGCATACCTACTGAAAACTGCATTGGCATTGGCAACCCTACCTCCGTTGTTGGCATGGGCAGCAGCAGGGCGCTCATAATACCGGCTGACCGCCAATGCCGCCTCTGCCACTGTCGTTGCTTGTCGCAAAGCATTCCCTGCCTGAGATTCTGAACCATTCAACTCATGCACCACAAATCTAACCTGTGCGTCGATACTACCCGGGTCAAGACCTTGACCGCTGGCAAAGCTGCGAAGTGCAGCCCACCGCTCATTATGCCACTGAGCAATACCGAACGACGTGCCGCCATCACCGACTGCGCCGGTGTTCAGGTTAGGCCCACTCTCTTGCATGAAGTTTCCTACCAGGCCAGCGGCCTGTTCCGGAGTAAATCCGTTGGCGGTGAAATAGTCGAATGCGATCTTGAGGTGCGCCTCATTCGGCCCACCAGTCAGATTGACGGTCGGCTGTGGCGTTGGAGCAGGATAGTTCGATCCCGTGCCATTACCAAGGTTGTCTGAACCGGCTCCACCAACCAGGTTGGTATTGCCGCCACCACCCGGTGGGAACGTTGATGCCCCACCGTAAGAGGCAGTTCGCTCGAACATCTCTTCGGCGTAGTTCAGGTGGTTCAGTTTGATACCCTCGATACTCTGGGTAAACCGACCGTTTTCAAACATAGAGGTCACATCGAGGACCTGATAGAACCCTCCGATGATATTGGGGTGACTGCTACCGTATGGTCGGCTGGGGTTCATCAGATCGTCCTGATCCGGTGGGAACATCCGGAGATAGATGATTTGTCCACCACGAGGCCGAACCTGAATGGTGTTACTGGGGTTCAGTTCAGAAACCCCAGCAGCATCATTGATCCTTTGTAGAAGATCGATATCAAGATTCGCATATGGGCTCAACAGCCACACGGGATCACCCCTTACCTTCATCCCATTCAGCCGCAACAGGTCCAGGCTGAGGTAGTCACTCATGTAGAGTTCATAATCGTTCCGTCGGGCTTCATCTGGTGATGTGACATCCCCATACAACAGGGTGTCGGGGTTCTCGTTGAAGCCGCCACCAAGTCGATCAGCACCACGACGGGAATTGGCATTGGATGAACCACTGACATCATAGGCATAGTCACCAAACAGTCGGTTGATAGTAGTCTCTACCCCAAGGAAGCTCTGGTTTGGATCGAGTATCCGTAGCAAATCAACTGCCCCGGTAGCCCGATCAACGACATCAGATGCCGAATCTGAGATGGCCGCACCGATGCTACTGGTATCAAGGCGACCGGTGTTCAAGGAGTTATAGTAGAACGCCTTGAGCTTAATGTCGAAGTCGATAACCTCGGTGTTTTCTTCCGTGTAGATGTAGTTGTAGATGCGACGAAGCATCCCCATCCGGATGATCTCTCGGATACGAAGAAGTTGGTTAGATGGATCAACATACGTGGCGATGTTCTGTCGGTTCACCGGGCCATGTTTGAACGTCAGGTAAGGCTCGATCACATACTGGTGAGTGATCTCAACATAATCGTTGAGGGATGCATCTTTGGTAACTGCACCATTGGGGTTACCATAGATCGTGTTGAACCGAACGCAGAATGCCACCCTGGGAATCAGGAATGCGTCATTGTTGGAGTCGGCATTGAACAACTCCTGTCCCACCAGGGTATTGGCAATCGATCCACGAAGCATCGTCATGATGTCCACGTCTCGACCAGACGAGATGATGTGGTTGGGATCGGTATCGTCGTATATCAACTGGTTGGTCTTGAGGAACACGTTGACGTCGAATGGGGACTCCAGCAACATGGTCGGAGCATAGAACTCATAATGCCGAACAAGCTGACCTTGGGTTCGCTCCGTTTTGGCCGCATTCAAAGCTGTGCTCAACGACAACAGGAATTCACGGAACGTGGTTCCGGAGGCAAGCGATCCGGCGTCCAACACGAAGTCTTCGGGACGATATGCATGGTGTCCAGCCGGAACCAGATCAACCTCATACAGGGTGCCACTGGACGTGACTTCGGCTTCGATCTGGCTGATCGCCATGATCGAACTGATCGTCTTGATCCCACGACCATTACTGACGTCGATCTGCTCAGTCCACTGACCGGAATCCTGGTCATAACCGGAGAAAGAGACATCGACCCGATATAGGATGCGACCCGGGTTGATATCGGTGTATCCTAGCTGGATCGCAGTATCACGGATATCCTCGTGTAGTCGGAACCCGTGGGGTTCGGCGATCCGCATCTTCATCGACAGCATGGTGCTGATCAACGGGTTGTTTTCGGATGGCTCAGTGAGGTTTTTGACCGTCAGGCTGGCAATATTGTAGTAGTTCCGTTGTGTCTTGGTTCCAGACACCAATGGATTATTGGTGAGAGCTTCACCTGTGCTGGCCAGAGTTACCGAGCCGTCGGCCCGGTTTTGGGATTTCATCGTGTTGATGTCAACCTGTGTGGACTGAGCATTGAACCCACCACGCTGATATGCCAGAGCCGCATCCTGTGTGATCATGGTCAAAGAGATATGATATTGCACATCCATGTAGCAGTTCAATGGATTGTCATGAACGACCTCGGCTCCAGGACCGATCACGATGTCCAGGCCATTAACCGTAATCGGGGTGGTTTGACTTGCCAGGGAATTCAGTTCGGCCAGACGAGTGGCATTGATCAGGAAGCTTTGGAACTTACCGTTGATTTCAGCCAACAGGTATGGGTCATCGGGATCGGTCACACCGCGATCCTCACGTTCCCGACGATATGCTGCAATCTCTTCACGAAGGAGGATCAGTGAATCGATTAGGGCCTGTCGCTCTCTAGCTTCTGCCTCTGACAGACCGCGTGGGTCGGACTGTCCGATAATGACATCTCGGGGGGTTGATCCACGGATAGCCTCTGCGGCAGCAACAATGTCTTCATACGTGTTGGCCCGGTCGATGGACTCCAGGAAATCATAGGAGAAGCCCCGACGGATCATGTCGGCATAGGCTGACATAGAGAAGCTGGCACCAAGAGAGTTGACGTTATAGGGTCCGCTCAGATACCCGAACGGATTAGGACCAACGCTGAACGTATTGACGCCACCACAACTCATAGGATACTCCGGATGTAGTGTGGGGCCGGGATGTAAAAGGGCACTCCCATTTTGAGATCGTATACCGGGTCCTGCCATCCATTACGAACCCCAAACACCCACCAGAGGTCAGGATCGGAATAGATGTCGTTGGCCAATCGATCTGGTCTGGACACGTAGATTTGATTGTCCATGGTTACCAGAACATCATCCTGTTGTTCGGCGATCTGCCGATGCACGTAGTAGCCCATGAAGGCACCGGTAACCGGGGTTACTCGGTATGGAGATGCTGCTGCATATGACGGGGTATAATTCTGAACCGGCATGTTAGAATGCTCCCGAGGTGCTGAATGAAGTGTTGGTCCCCGGCGTCCCCGAGTTGATCTGATGGAATGTGCCATTACCACGAGACAGCATGGCACCGGACCAGTAATCATCGAGGGAGAAGTTCGTCCAGTAGGCCGGGGCATGCTGAACAATCAGACTGATCGAACTGACCGTGAACTTGACAGGAAGCCAGGTATACTTACCAGATGCACTTCTATTGGTTTGAAGAGTGCCCGTGGCGAACTCCTCCGTGCCGGGTTCCGGAACACCAACGTAATCGATGTCATTGGGGAATGACCAGTCAGCCTTCTCCATCAGGCAGGGAACACGGTTGAACGCATAGTTTCCATAGGCGGAAAACCACATCGGGCTTGGGGGACGACCGGATTTGAATCGACCGAAGTCCATGAAGCTGTAGCTGCGGAAGAAATGGAGGACCGACAACATATAGACGGCGTTTGAAAACGTGTCCGCTGTCCACACGGCATCCGAGATGGTGATTCGAACGTTATCGGTGCTTTTGTATGCATTGAACGATTCGTTCGTATGTGTCAGTTCGATGGCATCGTATTTGACGTTGATCCCCTCGGAGATCGAGGGATTGTAGGGGAAAATCACACCACCGGTTTGGATAACCGGGGACAGTGGATGGGCTGCTGCAAGGGCCCCACTGGCAACTGGAAATTGGAACGGAGTTAGCATCGCGTAAACGTGTTCGAACGCATATGACAGAGATGAACTCGCAAATCCGTCATCCTGTTCGGATTCCAGTTCAATATCCGACAACAGCGATCCCGTGGTCAGGGCGGTGGTATAGGTGGACGTATCTGTCATGTGTATGGTCTCCTCGAATATTTACCGTGGGCCAAGCTTGATTTTTGTGTATTACAGACTAGAGAATCCATCGACTCTCATAGATGTAGATCACCGGGGTCTAAAAACAACAAAAGAGTGGGAACAGACACTACATGACGACGATTAAGCCCCCCAAGGACTACCTGCACAACTCCAACCTTCTCAGAGAGATTTTACTGAGTCAGAAAGAACAAGAGCGGTTTCCGGAAGAAGAGCGGGATGATCGGGCAGTAGAGTGCCTGACCCCCACCCTGGTTCGGATGATCATGGAGCTTGTATCCCGTTACGCGACCAGTTACAGATGGCGGGGTTACACATGGATCGAGGACATGGAATCGGAAGCGGTTCTGAGTTTGTGCCGGGTGGCATTGAAGTTCAATCTGGAGAAAGCCGGAGAATATCCCAACCCGTTCGGTTACTATACCCAGATCGTCAAGCGGGTGTTTTTGACCTACATCGAGCGTGAGAAGAAGCAGGGTAAGATACGAGATGATATCATCGAGATGTCAGACACCGATCTCCTCCCATCATTTGCTCGACAGAACGAGGGGGAAGATAGCCAACTGGATGGCACACAGGCTGTCGTAGCCGATCCCAAACTCCGCCGTCGATCAACCATGAAGAAGATCAAGGTTACCAAAGAGGACGATACCTCGAACATGACCGCAGCCGAACAGAAAGCCTGGATGGACAAGAAGATCGGTGAGTTCCGGGAAAAGCAGGAAGCGGATGCCCGAATAGCAGCCATGACGCAAGACATCATTGATAACCGAAAAGACAGTTGACAAGCATCTGGTGATAGACTAGACCATCCTCAAAAGGAGGACCTGTCATGAGCCCTGTTTTCTCAGAAGTCCACGCAGACATCAAGCTACTCGCCACATCCGTATTCATCTCCGGGATGGCATATGGATCAGGTGCCATCAGTTGGCTGAACGACTGGTTTCTGGCATCCACGACCCTACCACGGGAAATCGACAACGTGTGGATCATCGGGTTCATCGTGGCCCTGTTCATGATGATCATCCGCAGAACCACCAGCCCCCGCAAAGATCAATCCTATGAGATGCCGGAAATGGTGGTCGATGGCATTCTGGCATTCTCGTGGCCCGGAACCCTCATGGTGATGTTTGTCGCGATGTTCGGCCAAGCCCCACTCCGTCACTTCGAAGCGAACTGATATGCCGTTGTTCAAGACTGCTGCCGTATTCGGCGATATCCATTTTGGTGATCGTTCCGATAGTCCGGTCCACAACCAGGACTGTATGAATTACATCGATTGGTTCTGTGAGCAGGCAGCAGCCGCCGAAGCCGACCGCATCCTGTTCCTGGGTGATTGGTTCGACAACCAATCGCGTCTCCGCCTGGATACCCACTACTACGGAACAACCGCCTTGAAGCGGCTGCTTGAGGTCGCACCGGTCGAGATGCTGGTGGGTAACCATGACATGTTCTTCAAGCACTCCCGTGACATTCACTCCATATGTGCCTATGAGATGTGGCCGAACGTCCGGGTCCACAACCGATGCACCATCCTGGATGGGGTTGGATTGGTTCCATTCCTGGTTGGGACCGAGTATCTGGAAGTCATCCAGATGGAAGCCAAATATCTGTTCGGACATTTCGAGCTTCCTCGGTTCTTGACAAACGCAACCATCGAATTCCGCGACACCGGACAGTTCAACTCCGATCAACTGATGGCACCCGAGATGGTGTTCTCCGGCCACTTCCACAAACGCCAGGTCAAGACCAACCGGACTGGGGTGCCAGTCTGGTATATCGGCAACCCGTTCGGCCATGACTTCAATGATGTTGGTGACACTGAGCGTGGGATGATGGTGCTTCGGTGGGGTGAGCAACCGCAGTTCATCGACTGGCAGCAAGGCCCGCTCTATCAACGCTTCATCGCCAGCGATGTGGTGTCTATGCTGGAGAGCAAGACTCTGCAAGAGAATACCCGGCCAACCAGCATCCTGGAAATCAAGGACGATGTTGGTCTGGAACTGGAAGATGTGAACCTGATTCGTCAAGAACTATCTCTGTTGGTTCGTGAAACCCGACTGATTCCCCGCAGCAATACCGCTGGTATTGAGGATAGCGACGTGGTATCCGATCTCAACGGACAGAGCTTGGAAGATATCGTGGTTGGACAACTCGAAAAGATCGATCCGCATGGTTCTGACATCGATCCCAAGGTCCTTGTCGGCTTGTTCAAGGGTGATCGCTGATGTATGATCGTATCCAATTCAATACCGTGACCATTCAGAACTTTCTGTCGTTCGGGCCCAACCCAACGGTGATCGATCTGCGTGGGGATCACATCACGGTGGTTCTCGGACTGAACCACGACACCGGTGGGGATGAGTCCCGCAACGGCGTGGGAAAATCGGCACTGATCGATGCCATCAGCTATTGCATCTTCGGTCAGTCTGTCCGTGGTATCAGCAACCAGGCACTGGTCAACAAGATGGCCCGCAAGGGTCAGGGTATGCTGGTCACGCTGGAACTGGACACCCCATCGGGGTCATTCCGAATCGAGCGGGGTGAGGCTCCCTCGAAGCTGCGGCTGTTCCACAAAGAGATCGAGAACACCGATAGCTTCCTGGCCCGTGATGGCACCAAATTCATCTACGAGGTCACCAAGAGCAAAGCAGAGACCCTGGACGTCATCAAGGACATCCTGGGCTTCGACATCACCCTGTTCAGCTTTCTGGTCGCCAACTCATCCGAATCAGATGCGTTCATGAAACTCCCCGAGGGGCAGAAGCGAGAGGTCGCTGAACGTCTCATGGGGCTCAACCTTCTGACGCAGCGGGCAGAAGCTCTCAAAGAGGATCGCAAGGACAAGAAGCGTGATCTGGTGGCACAGGAGTCGGCTGTTGAAGCCACCCGACAGGCCAACCGTCGGATCGAGCAGCAAATCCAGGACCTACAGGACAAAGAGCGTCGGTGGGATGAAGATCGTTCCCGGCAAATGGATACGATCCTGAGCTACATCAACAAGATGTCGGCGGTTGATATCCAAGAACAGATCGAACTGCTTGAGATGCTGACCGAGTTGGATGGCGAAACCAAGCGGGTGGCCGCAAGCCGCCGAGAAGCCAACATGAAGCTGACCGAGGCTCGTCGAAATCTGTCAGACCTGGATAGAGAGATCACCGAAGCGGCAAATCGTATGCATCAGATCGGGGCTGAAAAGCGCAAGATCGAAGCATGCATCTGTCCTACGTGTAACCAGCACTGGGTGGCAGACCCATCGGTGTTGGAGAAGATCAATGCCGAGATCGACGATCTCAGCGATCTGTCCGAAGAGTCGGTTGGAATTCTAGATAAGGCCCGTGAAGACGTTGCGGCTGCGGATGACGTGGTGAAGCAGATCGACCTGGAAGATGCCGGTATCAAAGAGATGCTGCAAGAGGCCAAGGGGTTCACGCCGGTATTCCGGGACGTGGCCGAAGCCAGTGCCGTTGGTGCCAAACTGGAATCCCAGCGTGAGTTACTGGCACAGCTTGAAGCCGCAGCAAACCCCCACTCGGATACCGTCAAGGGTCTCAACACCCATGCCATCAAACAGGTAGACGACACCGAGGTCCAGGACCTACGTCGGTTGATTCGGCACTACGATTACCTGATCGAACTACTGCAATCCAAAGACAGCTTCCTGCGTAAGGTGGTCATCGATCAGTGGCTACCCAGACTGAATGGCCGTATCGCCCACTATCTGGAAACCCTGGAACTACCTTACACGGTGAGGTTGGAAAACGACCTATCCATGACGATTTCAGACTTCGGTCAGGAATTCGTCTGGGGTAACCTCAGCAAGGGACAGCGGCAACGGGTGACCATCGCGTTGAACCTGGCGTTCCAGGACCTGTTTGAGGCAACCAACCACCCGCTCAGTCTGTTGATGATCGACGAACTGATTGACTCCGGTATCTGCAATCGTGGGGCCAATCAGACCCTGTTGGCTCTTCGGGAGTCGGCAGCACAGAAAAACAAGCGGATATTCTTGATCACCCACCGTATGGACATCGCCGACCAGATCGATGATGTTATGCTGGTGGAGATGAAAAACCGAATCAGTAGTATCGCACAAATCGGAGATGATGATGAGTCTTAGAATCCAGTTTCTGGGATATGCAGTAGTCGCTGTGGGGTTCACCGCATTTGGCTATGTGGGTGGACAGTATGATCTTCGGAATGGTCCAGACCACCTGGTAGACCCGGACCAGTATGAGGTCATGATCGGTCCCGAGGATACGCCGGAATGCCAAATCACGGCAACCCTGTCGGTATGGGCTGATATGAACCGGATGGGAACCTGGAAGTGGCCAGTAGCGTGTGTGGCCGCGTTGGAAGAGCTTGGAGAGGATGACCTATGACCGATATCACCCACACGATCACCGTCAAAACCCAGACCGTATATTCGATTCGCAACCAGCATGAGTGGGCCGATATCTCCATCAGCCATGGCAGTAAATCCAATGGTATGCATCCATGCAACTGGGTCCACGTGACCATTGCATCCTCGTTCCGTGCGATGTCGTATTTCTGGAACAACATCGGCTCCCAACACTGGGCGGATTTCCTACACGATCCTCGTGAGAAGTCCTACATGATGGAGAAGCTGATAGGAAGTCGTGAGAGTATGCAGGACTGGGATGGCCCTGGCTCCATGGAGGCGGCTCGCAGCTATCTCCTGGAGCAGCGGAAGCAAACCAACATCACCCGGTGTGAAGCCCGTGATGCATGGGATGATCTATCCTGGGTCGATACCGAGTTGGGCCCCGATATGTTTGTAGATCAGCTTGGTCGGGTTGAGTTCTTTCGTGATGAACCGTGGTGTTGGCTTCGCTACAAAGAGAAGCCGTGGATCGATAACTTCTGGAAAACATTGTGGGTTCCGTTCACAACATCTCTGGTTTCAGACCTCCGACTGCGGAATGCCGCCTGATCTAGCTGCTTGACATATCAGGATAAACCTGGTATAAGAGGACATCCACAGCAGGAGTCCTCTCATGGCGCATCGTGATTTCTCCCTCGGTCACCCCCGGTGGCAGACCAAACCCACCTGCAAGATCATCAATGAACGTCAGCACCCCACATCGGGCTGGGTCAGTATCGTCGAGTCGATGATCCCGCAAACCCGCAGGGGTTTCTTCGTATGCGTTCGTGAACATCGCCGTTCCCGGGTATTGACGATCATCCAGCCCAAGGTCTGGAAGTGGTCGAATGGGATGGACGACATCGACAAGGCGTTCTTTGCTGAATGGGAAGACGGCTGGGGGTTTGATGATGACTTCGCAGCGGCACAAGCCTATCAGCTTCATGTGCTGAATACCGATGATCACCCGGGCACCCCACAGGTCATCGCGGTCAGAAGTCGTGCAGTGGATTCTCAGCGATCCAAAGTCTACGCATGGGAAAAGCCCTTCTACCGGTCGGGCTCGCAGCGGATGACCAAGGCCGAGATGACGGCGTTCATCCAACAGATCGAGGCGGATTTCCATGGGGTATCGCAGTTCAAGAAACTGCGGGTTCGGCTATCCTTCAACCGGCGTGGTGGAAGCTTCCAACGTGGTCTGACCGAGGTCAACATCGCTCCCTCTCAGATGAACCGTGATGTTGCCGTCCATGAGATGGCGCATTGGGTGGTATCGAACATGTTCCCGAAGGAAGAGCACTCCGGGCATGGGTCGATGTTCGTTGGGATTTTCATGCTGATGCTGGAACACTACCAGGGATGCTGCTTGACTGACATGATCAATGCTGCTATCAAACAGAAGATCAAGTTCGAGTTTCCGGAAGGTGGTTTGAAGAAATACCTTCACCCGGCAGTGGAAGAAAGGATGGCAGCATGACTTCAATCGATGGTGGTCCAAAACCGACCAAGCTTTATCCAACCACTCCACAGCGCAGCAAGAAGGTATGCGCTAACTGCGTATTCTTCGCCCGATACGATTGGACGATAATCCGGGACACGCTCGATAAGCACGGACACTCCGGAGAGACCAAAGACCAGTATTGGAAATCCTTTTCCGGACCGGATGGTCGATGTTTGAAGCGGAACCTCCGGACTCCCGATACAGACTGGTGTAAAGAATGGTCAGAGCGAGAGCCTCTTACCTATTCGACATGGCCCACATCTATGAGCGAGGCCAGCGAATCCGGACTGTTCAACCCGCCCAAGCTGTATGACGGGCCCAAGAAACCCAAGGAGACCAAGTGATGTTGGTTGGTCAGGAATACGATGAGGATCAGTTCCAGCGTGATGTGCGGCTGATCTTGAATGAGCGTGGATATTGGAAGCAGTGGGGTTTCTTCATGATCCGGGCCTATGATGATGACGTGATCTCATTGACCGACCATGTGGGTATGATTACCATGGTGGATGTCAGGGATCGTGCCAACCCCAGCACCACTGATCAGGTGCAGTTTGCGATTGTCGCTGATGCCACTCCTTTGATCAAAGATCACGTCCTCCGGCTCGCCGTGAAAATTTCTGACGAGATGCACGAACCCGCATAACCTATCCACTTCCATTCGACCGGTTTCTAAATACCGGTATGAAAGTCATGGGTATCGATCCTGGCCTCTCCGGGGGCATTGCATTCTACGATGGAACCACTCTTGAAGTGGTCGCCACTCCTGTTCTGGTGGAAGAGTTCATCAAGAACGGAAAGAAGTCTACCCGCAACCTGATGAACCTACCGGTGGTTCGAGACCTGATCCTTCATCACAAACCAGATCGGGCTGTGCTGGAGAAAGTCGCTGCTCGATCCGGCCAGGGTGTCACCAGCATGTTCCGATTCGGGATGAACTTCGGTGAACACCGGGGGATCATGTCGGCTCTGGCAATTCCATTTATCGAGGTCACTCCCCAAACCTGGAAGAAAGACTACCGGTTGAACTCCGATAAGGATGACAGCCTTGATCTGGCCCGAGAAGTCTTTCCGGATCACGCCAAAACCAGTTTTCGATTGAAGAAGCACGATGGCCTTGCCGAAGCGGCCCTGATCGCAAAATTCGGCTTTGACAACCCTAAAACATTCGAGTAGGATGATTCCCATCAACAGGGAGTCGATGATGCTTTTCGCATATCAACAGAAGACCTACCAAATTCCCACGGAAATCGTGCAGAATGCGCTGATGCAGCAAGAGTTCAACGGCGCTGATCGAGAGTTCGCGGAACAGCGAATGAAGCAGTTTGCGGAGATCGCCGAAGACTGCATGACCGAGCGTGAGTTCGAAGTCAGGACAATGGAAGCCCTCACCATCGGTGACATGGGGAAGCTGTATTCTGGTCTCATCTGTAGTGCGTTCGAGTTCATCCGGGCCAACCATGATATCAGCAAGTGGGTGACTGACATTACCCCCAGCACAATGATCCATCACCTTCATGGGGTGGCAGGACAGGGGTTTGATGTCGATCAGGGGAAAATAGTCCGGTGCGAAGACTGCCGCATCGAAAGTATGGAATACATGGAGGATGTGCGCCGTGCCAAGGAAATCAACAGACGGGAGACGGCTCCCATCGGAGATGACCTGGCATTCATGCTTCGCTTTGCCCTTCGTGAAGGTGGCGTGGACATCAATTCGCTGGGAGATGACAACCAGCCAGAGTTCCGACTGTTCATGAAGAACGATGCTGGTGAGCCGGTCGAAATGAGCATGGATGAGATCGCTACGATCATCTCCAAAGAGCAAAGAACTTTGCCAAAACCGACGCATTCTGTGACGCGCCGGTTGAACTAACCCACCCGAATCACCATATTCTTCTTGATGCGTGTCAAGGAGAATATGGATGGAACTCACCAAAAGACCCAAACTATTGGTTATCGGCTACGCTCGCCACGGTAAAGACACTGTGGGCGAGCTTCTCCGTGACAAATATGGATTCAATTTCGTATCGTCGTCTGAGTTTGTCGGACGCGAGGTCATGTGGGACAACTGGGGCGTGGCCAAATATGCCGATTTCGATGAGATGTTCACCGACCGGGTGAACCACCGGGTTCTGTGGATGGAGATGATCTCCGCCTATAACACCCCTGACAAGACCAAGACTGCTGCCACCATGTTCAGCCGGGGCTATGACCTGTATGTTGGAATGCGGCGTCTCGATGAGCTTCGGGCCTGCCAGGATCAAGGCGTCGTGGACTACGTGGTGTGGGTGGATGCATCAAAACGGATGCCACCCGAAACCGGCTCCATGGACATCACCCTGGAAAACAGCAACGCAGATTTCGTCATCGACAACAACGGGGCGGTCGAAGACCTCCCGGCAGCGGTGGATCGGTTCATAGCCGAGGTGATGGATGCCATGGCGGTTCGGAATGCTCCGAAGATGACCAAGGCAGAAGAAAAAGAACTCCTACGGCAGGTGATGGCATGAACGACTGGATCAAACGTAACGAACTGGGAACCGAATGGGAACCCGTCTACACCAAGGTGCTCGACCACGGCCATATCGGTCTGATCGACTTCATGGGCGATGACAGTGCCATCGTCAATGCTGCCCGGGTCAGCTACGGCAAGGGCACCAAGGCGGTCCAATCCGATGAGGGGCTGATCCGCTACCTGATGCGGCACTGGCACACCACTCCGTTCGAGATGTGTGATTTCAAATTCCACGTCAAGGCTCCGATCTTCGTGTTCCGCCAATGGCACCGACACCGCACCGCAAGCATCAACGAATACTCCGGTCGCTACTCGCTACTGGACAACGAGATGTATGTTCCGGACTACTCCCACACGTCCCCACAGGCACGAGACAACAAGCAGGGTCGGCAAGACAACCTGTTGGAGCCGGAAGACTACAACGCCGTTCGCACCGCTCTGGAGCACGTCAACGAGACCTCTTACCAGACCTATCTGTATCTGTGTGGACCAACCGAAGAGGGTGGTCAGCCAGCAGCCCCGGATGCCCTCCAGGAGCGGCATAAGGTCGTCGAGCAGGCTGCGTTGAATGCGATCATCAAGCTTCGTCAGCAGCAAGCGTATGCACCTGAGGAAGAGCAGATCGTGATCGACGAGGACTTCGTTGAATCGGTTCTTCGCGATTGGTTCATCCAGGCCAACTGCCATGTGATCACCAAGGAATATCCGGGGATCGCTCGGGAACTGGCCCGCATGGTGCTGCCGGTGTCCACCTACAGCCAGATGTATTGGAAGGCCAACCTCCACAACATCATGCACTTCATGCGACTGCGGGCCGATCCCCATGCCCAGTATGAAATCCGCGTCTATGCGGAAGCCATGATGGAGATGATCCGACCAATCGTTCCAATGGCGATCAAGGCTTTCGAGGATTACCAGCTTCGTGCATCCCATCTGTCTAGGATGGAAACCGAACTGGTCAGGGCCGCTCGTGCAGGAACTATTGACATCACCAAGAATGATGCGGTAGAAGAGTTTCTGAAAGGGGCGGGTTGTTCGTCCCGTGAGATCGCCGAGTTCATCAAGAGGTTCTAATGGATATCGTTCGGGTCGATGGTATTGACCTGTTAGCCCTGACCTACGAAGAAGAACAGAACCTGGCTCGTGCAGTCATGGATTGCATAGCCATGCGTGAGGTCCGGGGGGAATTTCAAGTCCTCCTGGACCGCGTGTATGAATGGAAAGGCAAAACCGGCTACTGGCCACGGGTCGATGATATCATCATGATACTCGACTACATGAAGCAGTATGGAATACCCGAACCGGTGTTCCACGATGACGGCAAGAACATCAAAGACGATTTGGATCGAAACCTACACCCGACCGCAGAGGATCGCAAGCAGGAAAGCTGCCGCATGGTCATCCAGGCATGGAGAGAGGTGTGGGAACGACACGATGCCCACAAGGCCGTGGCTGACGTTTACCTGACGTTTCCAGGCGATATGGAGCGGGAACACAAAGATGAGTTCGAAGAGTTTCTGGCAGAGCAGATAGAGATCGAACGTGAGTTTTGGCTGGAGGTAGATCGCCTCGTGGTCAGCATGAACTGCTCCAGGACGGATGCCATCAGGATGGCCTCGGACTACATGATGAGAGGGGATGTAGGGTGAGCCTCCCCTGAACTCCAATTGACACAGACACAACACAAACGGAAGGTGGGTCCAGGAGAGGCTCGTTGCAGAGGGTTACCAGCCGCTCTACAAGGAAGAATTTAGGATCGATGACCTTGGAAGTCAATACCAGAGATCGATTTATTTGAAGGGTGCATCGAGATGTTAGTCCCGTCCCGACCGATGATTTCAAGTTGGTCCGGTATGGGTTGATCCATCAATGCCGGTTTATGGATGACTCGAAGAGACCTGAACGCGGGGGACGACGGGGCTGTATAAACTCCCATCGATTTGAAATAGTCAATCATGTCGGTGATCGATTGGGGGTTAACCCGGGCTTGTGTCATCTTTGAAATGACGTCCTCGAAATTACCAGGCCAGATCGAATTGACCATATGGGAGAAATTGAAATCGATATGTTTGATCCAACGATCCATCCCCCATTGCCATTTCTGGCTGGTCACCACGGGATCATATCGAGGACGATAATAACGACCAGGGGTGCTCTTCGATTCGATCAACGATCTGACATCTGAGGGCAACGGCATCTTCGTGGACTGGACAGCATTCACCAAATCCATGAACTCTTGACTGGTGATCGATTTCTTCTGAACAGCAGTCTTGTGGAACAGGTCGAATGCCATCTTAGCGAAGACAGGTGAGGTGAAATGAGCGATAGCATGCATCAGGAGGGTAATGAATTGAACGATCTCACGCTTGGTGAAAAAGACTGTATGCCCGATGAACATGTAAGATTGGCTCCGTCGTGTGGTATCAGTGTCACCAAGCCATCTAGGTGCTTCGATCATCCAGGTCAAGAGCCCTACGGCACGAAATGCACGACCGCCAGGTCGGTGCATCCGTCAACCGATCAGTTTTTTGTTGTTCGAACGGAGTGAGAACTACAAAACAGATAGCCCTGTGATACTAAGAATCCATAAGACTCTCATGCGCGAACGCGCCCTCTTCTTCTTTATTGCGGAACTTTTTGATTCGCTTGATTTAAGGCATCGTCGCAACTGCCTGTTATTCCATGATATTCGTTCAATCCAAAAAGTTCCGTAAAGTTCCGTAAAATCGGGCCTGGATGATCTGAAAGCGACATCCAAAAATGTCGCTTTTGTTATACCTTCTGAGCACCGATTTACATGGAAAATGGCGTTGGCTGCACCTAAATATTTCCACATGACGAGAGGTCCCACATGAAAAACCCACTGATCGATGATCTTGATGAAGCCGGAATGATCCCTTCGATAGAGGTTGCTCTACCCACGTTGGCTGCGTTCTACCCCAAGGGTGAGGTCCTTCGACCGGAAGCTGACCCGCTTGCGATGAAGGTCTATCCACTATCGGTTCTTGACGAATCATCTTTTCGAGACCCCCTGATGCTGCTATCCGGACAGGCCATCGGCAAGATGGTTCGACGGGTATGCCCTGGTGTTGATGACCCCGGCAAGCTGACCGATCTGGACGTCCAGGTCATCATTCTGGCTTGTCGTATTGCCAGCTATGGTGCTACCTTGAAGCTCGAACATACCTGCTCGAAGTGCCAGACCAAGACGGATTTGCAGGTCGATCTCAACGATCACATTCTTCGATATAGCCCATTCAGTCCTGATGAATTGGCTGAGTTCGATCTGGATATCGTGGAAATCGGACAAAAAATCCGACTGCGACCGATGTTGTATGAGGACGCTATCGACGTTGCCATGAACATGGTTCGATCCAATATCAGTGCTGAGAAGTTCGATTCCGCCCATACAGAGGATGTCAACCAACTGACAGATGCCTTCATTCAGGAATACCAGGCTCAATTCGAGTCGAGTATCAAAACGAACATCGATGCCATCTGTTCGTCCATATTCACGGTTACGACAACGACCGGCAAGGTCGTGAACAATCCGGATATGATCAAAGAGTGGTTCTTGAGGCTGACACCGAACCTCACAAAGATGATCACTGATCGGATCACGAAGATCAACCTGTCGATACGAGAACGATCTAAACTGGCATATACCTGTGTGTCCTGTGGAACCGAAAACACCTTCTATATGGAATTGGACCCACAGAAACTTTTTACGCCAGCGGAGGGTTCCGCACCCGTGACGAACTCCTCCGCCGCGTCTCCGACCACCGAGAAGCCCACGAAAAAACCCTCAAAAGTATCGCGGAGGTAGTCTATCACTTCCAGGGTGGTCTTGATTATCGATATGCGAAAACTCTCCCACCGGTCGAAGTTGATGCATTGGTGGCAACCATCAACAAGATCAGAAAAGAGGAAGAGCAGGCTTTGTCTTCGGCCCGGGGGAAATGATTCGTTCTTGACAAACGAATGAAATCCTGGTATACGTGTGGGAAGCTATTGGAGATGAGTTATGTCCAGACACTCTGCACCGACTGATTACAAACCGATGGTTACCGGTCAACCCGGTATGAACGGGCTTGAGATTATCATCTACCCACCGCTGTTCTTGGTGGTGTTCTTCATCCTGGTCGTCATTTTCGGCGATGTAGTGGCGGTCATTCTGACAGTGATCGGATATATCGGTGCTCTGTTGGTGACCTACCACAAACAACAAGTCAACCGTAAGGCACGAATCGCCTACAACGCCCGCTGAACATACGCACAAGATTTGCTTTCCAATGGGTCTAAATACCTGAGACCCATATGGAGATCAGGTGTGGCTAACAGGAACGGACAACCACCACAGCAGAAAGAGCTTCGTGTTCGCAACATCATTGCGGGCAAATCGACGACCCAGGAAATGGTTGTCGAGCGGTTGTCCATTAACACCAATGATCGGAAGACGGCTGAGTCTGATCTGATGACGGATGTTGCGAATGCTCTGCGTGATCAAACCGACACGTTGGCGAAATCGTTGGATGAACTCCGAAAGGTCAACAAAGACCAGTTGGACAGTTTGAAAGCATTGTCTAAGACGGCTAGTTCCAAAGATGGAGTGGAAGCCGCATCGAAGACTATGAGTTCGGCTATGTCTGATGCTCTGAACAAACTCGGCGTCGGTGGTGGCTCTGGCGGCTCTGGTGTAGATAGCTCCGATACCAGAGAAGCTGCCGAGATCAAGCGTCTCGACAAAGATATGAAGGAGGTTCTCAAGGAACTGACCAACGCCATCAAAGGTCTGGCTGGTGCCGAGTCCGTAGGAAGCGGGACTGTTCCGGCTGAGGGGGCAACCGAGGGTGGTGGTCGTCGTGGTCCTGGTCAGGCACAACAGGATGTTCGTAACTTCGTAAAAGCTATCGGTTTCAAGGACAAGATCAAAGAAGGCACAAACCTGGAACGGATGGAACGCATCCTAAAGGTTATGGAGTGGCGAGAAAAGCGCAAGGCTCCGGATGAACGAGATAGTGGTCTGGTCAGACTGATCGGCGACACGTTGGTATCGGAACTCGAAAGCGGCATTACGAACTTTGCCGATGCTATTCAGCGGGCTACATCAAGTGTTGTGAGTTTTTCCAACGTGACGGATTGGGCCCGGGGGCGGTTCTCCCTGGCTCTGGAAGCCTCGACATCAGGTATCATGAGCTTTGGGGATGCATTCCTCGATCTGTTCCCGGGGCTGATTCGTGGTGGTGACAACCTGGTATCGACCTTGAAGCTGACCCGTAGTGCATTGTCTGATGGTTTGATCAACCCTATTGGAACCATGGGAGACAGTCTCGAAGGGGTTTCGGAGTCTCTATATCAAACCCGCGACACCCTTCGTGATCAGGGTGTTAATGCGATGTCTCGGCTGGGCTTTGAAGAGGCCAACGAGGCGATGATCCAACTGTTCGCATTGGAACGTCGGCGTGATGTTGGTGCCAACATCAGTTCCGGCATGACCCAGCGCAATATGGCCCGTCAGCTTGAGTATGCTCAGATGATCGCCACCAATACCGGACAGACCGCACTAGAGGTGTTGAAGGCTAACCAAGAGCGGGCACGGCAGCTTTCCAACTTGCAGGCCGGTGGTATCCTGGGTGGCCCGGATGGTGAGAATTTCAGCAACGCCATGATGGCGTTCCGTGGTGCCGGTATGGGTGGGTTTGAAGAACTCATCGCAGGCATTGCCCGAGCCGGTGGTGATCCCACTCTGTATCTTTCTCAGAACTCGGACTTTGCCCAGGGTCTTGCAACGACCGGTAAGAATGCCGAGTTCTACGACCTGATCAATGCGATTCGCGGTGGGGCTGATCCAAATACTATCATGCAACTGGCTGGTCGCATGGGTGGAGGCAACCTTACCGGTATTGCTGGATCGACCACTATCGGTGAACAGATGCTGGGTCTGTCTGGTGAAGCTGGTTTGGCAAAGAACTATGTTCCTGACGAAGAACCCGATTGGTTCATCTCTGCCTTCACATGGGTGAAGGATGCCTGGACCAACATGGGTGGCTCCGACGCGGCCATGTTGGTGGCGGTTGGTGCTAACGTAACAGCATTGTGGGCTAACACGGCGGCTCTACTTGGCGGTGGTATTGGCGGTCTTATGGGTCGTATGGGTGGGCTCGCCAAAGGTGCAGGTAGAATGGCCATGGGGGCTGGACGATCCGTGATCGGGGCGGGGGCTGGATTGCTTTCTGGTGCAGGAGGAATGGCCATGGGGGCTGGCCGATCTGTTGCTGGTGCTGCTGCCGGGATGGGGTTGAAATCCCTCATCAAGAAGATTCCGATCATTGGATTGATTGCTGGTCTTGGATTTGCTGGTGGACGCGCTTTGGCCGGTGACTGGACTGGTGCTGCATTGGAAGCTGCATCTGGTGTCGCCGGAACTGTTCCTGGTCTTGGCACCGCTGCATCTTTGGGCTTGGATGCCACTCTTGCTGCACGTGACATGGGAATGATCGGTTCATCTGGGCAATCGGCTATTACCCCACTTGGTGAAACTGTTGGTCCTGCACCACCCGGATCGACGACGAATGCCGGAATTCGAAACGATACACAGCGACTGATACTGGAGACCAATAGGCTTCTGGATCGTATCCTGGTGTTGGCACAGGACGAAATTGATGTCCTGAAAGACATCAAGGGTAATACGGCCAAGACTACAGTTCAGGCCCCGGAGGGCTTCTGGTCTTCTTTGATGGCCAGAGATGAGCCCGCTCCGGCGTCCGGAATGGGGACTAACGGTCAACCATAACGCTGATCCACTGGGTTTCGCAAACTCTTCTCCTAAATATTCAAGCCAGGAGAGAGTTTCAGCATGACGAATAGAATAGTGGCAAAGCCATCTGAGGGCCAGTCGTCTCGTCGCCGACGAAAGCTGACCGATTATGGTGGAAGCAACACATGGGATGGGTCTCGGGACAGTCTCAATGTGCTCCATCAGGTTTATCGCGGTCGTTTCGACAGATTTGAACGCTATCGGATGTATGAGTGGATGGATCAGGACTCGGATATTTCCCGAGCCCTGGACCTGATTGCCGAACACTCTTCGGAAAAAGACAACGACAACCGACACTTCATTCTTGACTGGTATACAGAAGAGCCGACCGCAGAACTATCAGCGGTGCTGAAAGCTCATATGGATCAGTGGTCGAAGATCAACCGGTTGGACAAACACCTGTTCAAGACCATGCGGAACGTCCTGAAATACGGCGACTGGTTCATGTTCCGTAACCCACACACGTTTGAACTCTATGACATTCATCCGATGGACGTTCTTGGTGCCATCGTGGATCGCAACACCCTGGATATCCTGGGCTGGGTGATTCGAGATTTCCGCTGGAACATCACCGATCTGGAGATCAACGTCGAGAGCCGGGAGATGCAGCAGCAGTTGAACAGCTTCAACGCTACCAACTCTTCGACCGGTAATTCTGGACAAGGAACCCGGGCCATCCCGGCGATCCACGTTCTGCACTTCTCACTGTCCGAAGGCAAGCTTGCATCCAATGGCATGTATGGGCAGTCGCAGTATTCCAACGCATGGCCGTTCGGAAATTCCTGGCTGGAGAAGGCATTCAAGACGTTCAAGCAACGAGAGCTTCTCGAAGACGCGGCCCTGATCCACCGTGTTCAGCGGGCACCGTCTCGTCACGTCTGGTATATCGACACCGGTAAGATGCGTCATGACCGGTCGAAGTTCGTCATTCAAAACTTCAAGAACGAACTCAATCAGAAGCGTATCCCGCAGTTTGTGGGATCGAATACCCGTGGTGTAGATTCCGTCTACAACCCGATCAGTCAGCTTGAAGACATCTACATTCCCGTCAGTATGGACCAGCGTGGTTCAAAGGTCGAACAGCTTGAGGGGACACCGTGGTCGGATATGCCTGACCTGGATTACTTCAAGCAGAAGATGGCTGCGGCTTTGCGTGTTCCATATGCATGGCTTCTACCGGCTGGTGAGGGTGGCATCACCCCCAGTGATGGTCGAATGGGTCAGGCTACACAAGAAGAGATCGAGTTCTCTCGATTCTGTTCTCGTCTACACACCTATATGATCGAGACCTGGGATCATGAGTTCAAACTATACTCGCGTTGGCGAGATGTCAGTGCGAACTGGGCAGACTTCCAACTCATGTTCGTTCCCCCGACGGATTATCAAGCATCGAAAGAGCGGGCCCGTCTATCAGAAGCTACCAATGCGTTCAAGAACCTGGTGGATTTGCCATTCCTGTCCAAGCGGATGCTGATGAAGCTCGCTCTGGGTTGGACTGATGATCAGATTGCCATGAACGAAAAGATGGTGGACGAAGAGAACAACCGCAAAGAAGCCTCTGCCAGTATGGATGGTGGTTTCGGTGGTGGTATGGGTATGCCAATGGGCGATATGCCACCTGATCCAGGTCTACCAGTTGCTGACGGTGGGGTTCAGGCCCCGTCGGTAACCAGTGGTATGGACGCAGGGGCCTCCATGGGTAGTGCCGGTATGGGTGCAGGAGGAGGTGGCGCAATGGAGTCGTTCAAACCATTCAAGGGTAATCGACTGGTTGAGGATGATCTCGACCTACCGGGTCCGAAACTGGATATGACCGACCTGAGTCGTGTTCCGAACGATCCATCTGTTTTGGGTCGGGATCGCATTGCGGGCAAACCTATTGCAACGCTGGAACTGATCCAGCGTATCCGCCATGCACAATTCTCGAAGCGGGTTGATTGGCAAAAGCGGTTGAAAATGCTCAACCGTGTCTACGGTTCACCACAAGAAGACGCCGGTGGTATGGGTCTAGGCGGAATGTAAGAGAAAAAGGCTGTTTTGGCACCATGCTGGGTGCCCGGTCTTAAATATAAATGTAACCCCAACTGTGAGGGAAATGAAAAATGACCAAAACTGACAACTTCCGTGATGTCATCTCCAAGATGATCGAGGCGGTGACGCTGGACGACAAAGGTAATCTCACCGTCGTCAACAAGACCGCAATGGCCGAAGCCGACGAGCTTCTGAACCAACTGGTAGTCGAGACGGCTCGCAACTGGTGGGCACAGCTTGAGTCTGCCGAAGACTCCCTGGCCAACATGGCTGACGAAATCTCGTTTGCTGAACTGAACACCGATCCTTCCCACATGGCAACTCCGGCTATCAAGTCGCCGAAGCCGATGGCCGCTGCACCCGCGATGGAAGCAGCATTGGGCGGTCCTGAGTTTGATCTTCGTGGCATCTTCGAGATGGCCGAAGATGATGGCGACATGGGCCCCCAGGATGGTGACGATGGCTACGACGATCTGATGCGTGGCGATGATGAAGCCGGAATTGGTGACAGTGCTCCGACCGATGGTGAACTCGATCTTGATGGCGGCGATGACCTCGATGCCATGGGCGACGACGGTATGGGCGACGACTTCGGTGCATCCGATGACGGGCTTGACGGCGGCGGTGATGGAGAGTTCGACTTCTCGTTCTTGGACGACCAGGGTGATGACTTCGGTGGCGATCAGGGCGACGGCGATCTAGGCGGTGATGACCTGGGTGGTGAATTCGGCGATGACGACGGCATGGGTGATGACCTGGGCGGTGAATTCGGCGATGACGACCAGGGCGACGACCTTGGTGGCTTCCAGCAGTAATCGGAACTGATGATGGCTCAGCGTGTCGATCTCATTGAGGTTATCCTCCCCAACCAAAAGCCTCTGATTGCAGAACAGCAAGCAGAGGTTCTGGTTGAGGGTGCGGAAGCTCAGAAGTTCTACTATCTCACCGGATTGTTTCTTGAGGGTGAGACGCAGAACCAGAACGGGCGGGTATACCCCCGGGATGAGATTGCTGCTGCCGTGGACAAGCTGAACCAGACGATTTCCAAGCGTGGTCCGATTCCGGGTGAACTCGATCACCCCGATGGTATGAACATCAACTTCGACCGACTGGCCGTGGCTATCACGGGTATGAGAATGGAAGGTAACAACGGCATCGGTAAGATGCGTGTGGTTCCTGCCGGTCTCGGGTTGATCATCGAAGGTGCGATCAAGGCCGGTATCCAGGTTGGTGTGTCCAGCCGGGGAACTGGAAACGTAGACTCGTCGGGCAGAGTCAGCGATTTCGACATTGTGACTGTTGACGCAGTGTTGAATCCGAGTGCCCCGAATGCATACCCGACGGCATCGCTGGCCGAAAGCCTATCCCGTTATGGGGCTGGCACCGAAGCCATGACGTTGGCGGAATATGCAAAGTATGATCCACGGGCTAAAGCCCATCTGGAAAAGCAAATTGAAACCCTCTTCGTTCAACTGCGGGACGATGTAGTTTGGAGAACAAGAAAATGAGCAAAACCATCGAGGATATCCTCAAGGAGATGCCGCTGGATGATGCGGTGAAAGGTCGTCTCAAGGAAGCTTGGACCTCTGCACTGGCTGATGCCAAGGTTGCCCAAGAGGCCGAGGTTCAGGAAGCCGTGTCGAAGCAATACGACGCTGACCTGAACAAAATCCATGAAGCATTCAAAATCTACCTGGAACAGCGCCTGCAACCGCACGTCGCTGAACTGCAAGAGGGTGTCGCTGCTGTAGAAGGCATGAAGACCCGTTATGCACAGAAGACGGCCCAGATCAAAGAGGCTGCACAGAACTACGTGCGCAAGCGTCTTGGTGCCATCGAGCAGGTGATCGAGAGCCGTATCCAGGCTGAGCTTTCTGAGCTTCACGAAGACGTGGTTGCAAACCGTCGTGCGGTTCTGCAAACCATCACCGAGAAGCGGGCCGAACTGGATGCCGAAAAGATCAAGTTCCGTGCCAAAGCGGCTGCGGTGCTGGAAAACATCATCAACGTGAAGGTTCCGAAGCAGCTTGAACCGCTGCGTGAGGATATCATGGCGGCTCGCCAGGATAACTTCGGTCGTGAAATCTTTGAAGCTTTCTCCACGATGTTCCGTCGTCAGTTCTTTGACACCAGTGCGGAATTCAAGAAGCTGGCTACAAAGACCAAGGCTTTGAGCGAAGAGGTCGCTGTTGTGAAGCAGCAGGCCGCGAAGTCGGTCAAAGAGAGCAAAGAGCAAGCTGCTGCTGCAACTGCTGCTTACTCGAAGCTGAAAGAGTCGGCAGTTCGTGCCACCACGATGTCCCGGCTTCTGAAACCCCTGACGGGTGCTGCTCGCGAACAGATGAGAACCCTGCTCGAAGCCACCAAGACGGAAAAACTGGATGCTACATTCCGGAAAGCTCTTCCGCAATTGGTTCGTGAGTCCAAGAAGGCTCCCGCACCTATGGCCAAGCCGAGCCAGCGGGTAGCAACCCCTTCACCGAAAGTGATGGAATTTCGTGGCGGATCGCCTGCCCAACTCACCGAATCGGAATACGATCCGTTCGATGACGAAGTAGCAAACATCCGTCGTTTGGCTGGAAACAAGAACTGATTTGAAAAAAACAAGGGTCTAGCAGGGAATATCGAGACTACTTCGTAAATACCTGTGTAAAATGCTGACCCCCAATGGGAGATAACTACGATGGCAAACATCATCAAACAGACTGCAAGTTCCAAGTGGGATCGCATCAAAGATGCTCTCAAAGAAGGACTTAACCAAAAGAGCGCCAAGCACCTGGATGCTGTTCTGGAGAACACCCGCAAGGATTTCGTGTCTCGCCAGAAGATGCTGATGGAAAACGCTTCGGCCTCTGCCGTCTCGACCGGCAACATCGCCACGCTGAACAAGGTGATCCTTCCGATCATCCGTCGTGTTCTGCCGAACGTGATCGCCAACGAGATTGTCGGCGTTCAGCCGATGCCGGGTCCGATTGCTCAGATCATGACCATGCGCTACACCTACGGCTCGACCGTTCCTGGTGCTGGTGTCGTGGCCGGTGAAGAGATGCTCACCCCGCTGCACATCCGTGATCTGGCCGCTGCCTACTCGGGTAACGAACTCCAGTCCACCCCTGCTGGCGCATTGACTGCCCAGCTTGAAGGTGTGCCGGGTAACGCCGTGAAGCTCGAAATGCTCAAGCAGATCGTCGAAGCGAAGAGCCGTCGTCTCTCCGCCCGCTGGACTGTGGAAGCACAAACCGACGCTCAGAACCAGTATGGTGTTGACGTCGAAGAAGAGCTTCTGGCTGCTGTGGCCCAGGAAATCACCGTCGAAATCGACCAGGAAATCCTACGTTCGCTTCGTCAGCTTCCGGCTACCCCGACTGCTGCCAACACGTTTGACCAGTCCGCTGTTGCTGGTCAGCCGACCTCTGTGGTTGACGAATTCGCTGCACTCGCCGTGCTGATGAACCGTCAGGCCAACCTGATCGCCACCCGCACCCGTCGCGGCAAGGGCAACTGGGCTGTCATCAGCCCGACCGTCCTGACCGTTCTGGAATCGGCTCGTGCATCCGCGTTCGCCCGCACCACCGAAGGCAACTTCGAAGCCCCGACCAACAACAAGTTCGTCGGAACCCTGAACAACAGCATGAAGCTGTATGTTGACACCTATGCAGACGACGACACTCCGGTGCTGATCGGCTACAAGGGTGACAGCGAAATTGACGCCGCCACGTTCTACTGCCCTTACGTGCCGCTGACCACACACGGCGTTGTGACCGACCCGAACTCGTTCGAAATGGTCACCTCGTTCTACACCCGCTACGGGTATGTGGAATTCATCAACACCGCCACGTCGCTCGGCAACTCTGCCGACTACCTGGGCCTGGTGGGGATCAACGCAGGCACCCTGTCGTTCCTGTAAGAACAAGAGCCAGGTCTACTGGCCGAGCAAAAGGGCCCCTCCGGGGGCCCTTTTTCATGCCGTTGTGGAACTGATTCCATAAATATGAGTATAGAGGAGACTAACACATGCGTGAAGAACTTGAACAGATTATGCGGAAGCAACTGGCATATGCCAAAATGCCCCGTGCCGAACTGTTGGCCGTCATCGATCAGAGGATCGCGGAAGCTGCTGAACTGACCCGGGCGGCTGGCGATCAGCAGGCTGAGGATATCCAACACATCGTGGCATTCGTGAAATCTCAACAGGACGATGATCAGGTTCGGGAAGTCAAGGCGGCTGTAGAAACCGCCCAGGACGCCGCAGATCGAGCCGTGGGAGCCGCAGACAGGGCCGAGGATGTGTTGAAGCTGGTTGGTGCAGAAGCCCCCGCAGAAGCCCCGGTAGAGGCTCCTAAGGCTGAGACCAAAGAAGACGCCAAGGCTGAGACCAAAGAAGAGGAAAAAGTCGATCCATCCGCGATTGATGTCACCGACGGGGTTTCACCGGTTGAACTTGCTGCCGTAGTGGATGCCGTCAAAAAAGCACCACCTAAGCGGCCCAAGTGATGAACATGAAAACGCAATAGGGGGCCCGTAGGCCCCCTATTCAGTTGAACTCGGTTCCACCTTTCCGGAGTTTGTAATCCGGGCTTACAGCTTTCAACCGAACCGGACCCAGGATGTCGTCCCGACGTGGGATCATCGGGTAGATGACGATGCCCTCACGGACATGCGACCCACCCAGGGTGGTTTTCCCATCACGGTATTCCACCATCACATCCTGATCGAATGGACCCGTGTAGAGAATCGGTGCCACATTCGATCCCATTGCTTTGGCATGCTCTGCCACTGCGTTGGGACCCACCCAGTCCATGATGTGATGAACTTCGACGCCGACCAGGAACAGTCGATATTCTTTGCCAGTCGCACCGTAATCGAGGTCTTGGACACCCTTGCCGTAGGTCTCGCCCAGGATGATCAGCCGTTCGTTATGATCGAGGTTCAGGCTTTCATACCAGGTCCAAAACTGATCGGTCAGAAGAGCTTTTAGCCCCTGGACGTAGAGGTTGTTGGCATTCTGCTCGTTGTCCTTGAACACCAGACCCTGTTTGCCCAGACCCTTGCTGAACACCACCACGTCACGGGAGCCCCACGGGGCCATGAAAGCATCCGGATGGTTCAGTCCGGGGATGATCTTGATCCCCGTGAAGGTGCCATGAAGCTTCTCCATGAACACCACGATTTCACCATCCCGAATCACATCCGGGTATTTCTCCCACGGCTCCAGGTCGAAGTTCGTTGCCGGTTCGCCCAGGTTGAACACTTCCCCGCCCATGTTGGTGGGAATTTCGGGTTCGTATTTGGTGATACCCAGCCGCTCGGCCACGTCTTCCCCGATGTCCACGACCCATCCAAACGGAAGCATACCGAACTCAGGATGCTCCTGTTTGTCACCGTAGACGACCAGTTCGGTCACTTCACGCTCGGCATGCCATGTGGGTTCAACCCGATACAGGATACCCTCGGAGAAGATACCACGAAGCTTGATCGCTTTGACCCGGTTCCCCTTGGTCCCAGCCAGGAAGCCGATACCTTTCTCTTCGTTCCACATGTCCTGCTTTCGCAGGAGCCATTCCGGTAGCACTGCGTTCTCGGGGATGTAAACGACTGCATCCCCCGGCTGATACCGCCACGAGCCATCCTCGTGTTTGTTCGCAATGCAGGTGTAACCGCCAATCCGGACGATGGTCAGTCGATCTGCATTCGGATGCTCTTGCACGTCGTCAATCGTGACGACCTTTACGTCAAAGTTAGCCACGGTGCCTTCTCCCTCTCACATGTGTGGGTCCACTATCGGTTCCCATAGTAGCTGCAACTTCCAGCACCGGTGGATGAGATACATCCATCGGAGTTGGGTTCGTGAAGAATCCCCGAATATCATCATCCGAGTAATAAAGCAACATGTATCTTGCCTGGGCAGGAGAGATCACACTGTATTGCTCTTCGGTCACCGCAGTGGTGCGATCCAGGAGTTTACACAGCCCCAGCCATTCCGGCCATGCCATGTTCTTGAACTCCAGGTGAACATCGAACCGCCCGGGCCGAACCACGGCAGGATCAAGGCTGTCATATCGGTTGGTGGTTGCGATGGTGATAAGCCCGTGTGGGGAGAGCAGGCCATCCAAGGTGTTTAGAAGGTTCGACATACCATCACGAACGATAGCCTTCATGAAAGCCTCGGAACCACTCGTTTCACGTTCATCATCCTGTCGCTTTGCCACGGTGAGCCCACTCACATCGATATCCTCGATCACCAGGATAGTGGATTTCAAGTCCATCCCACCGGTGTGGATTTTGTCACCGGTGCTGAAACAGATGTTGCGCTTGTAGTGGGATGCCAGTGCATGGATCAACGAGGTCTTGCCGGTGCCCGGAGGCCCGGAGAGGATGATACCCATATGGTAGGGCAGTCCTTTGCTGACATAGTATTCCTCGGACTCCATGAACCGGTCCAGCTTTTCCAGGATATACGCCTTGTCTTCTTCCGGAATGATCACGGTATCCATACTGCGACGGGGTTTAGATGCAGTTCGCATCATGTCTCCGTCTTTGTCGATCTGATAGATCGCAACCAGGTCCTGGGTTTGCAGGCTACCGATAGTGAGTTCGAGGCTTTTCATCAGAGTATTGATTGCCGAGGTTCGACCACCGATGATTTTGATCGTCACCGTCTCTTTGAACTTCGCCGATTGCGAGTCTTCGGTGGCACGGGTTATGATGACCGGCCACCAATCGATGAACCCAATGCTGGTTCCGTATCCAATCGTGAGGATGAGCTTTTCGGTTTCCCAACTGTAGCTGATCGTGAAGAACCGTTGGAAAATCTTGGCCAGCGATTTGTCATAGAGATATTGGGTGATCTCGTGGTAGTAGTTGTTGTCCGAGTTGAAGGTGATTTCGGATGTTACTGCCATCTTGAGGTAGGTGATGAACATCCCGATGAAGCCCCGGAACATATACCATACCGCCAACAGAATAGCTGGAACCACGGTGGCGATCAGGAAATCGTTGTTGGCCAATTCCTCGGTCAGCCATTGCCCACCCTGGCTGGGAATACTCTTGATGATTTCCCAAATGGTGGGTATCAAGCTGGTATCGATGCTAATGATCTGGTCCATCGACTATATCCTGAATTTACGGTGTTTCTCTATATGTCGCAGACCTAACGAGTTATGTCAACCCTTGTTTTGGTGTGAGGCTGGTCTAAATATGATTCGGGTGGGTTGCCGTAAGGGACCCGCCTCGTAACCTTGCTGTCATAGGAGGTAACATACATGACCAGCGCATTCGATCCGTTCCGTATGGGACGATACTTGGGGTTTGACCCCGTGTTCGAGCAACTCGACCGGTTCCTGGAGACCGCAACTTCCAAGATCACTTTTCCGCCCTACAACCTGGCAAAGCTCTCCGAGCAGATGTTCCAACTGCAATTCGCGTTGGCCGGATTCTCGAAAGACGAGATTCGGGTTCGTCAAGAGGGTGACTATCTTGTTGTTGAAGGTAGCATGAAGGATCGGAATACCGGCCCACAAATGCTTCACCAGGGTATTTCTGCCAAAGACTTCATGGTCAAGTTTCTGCTGGCCGAAGGTGTGATGGTGGATAAGGTCGAGTTCGACAACGGGCTATTGTCGATCCAGGTTCAGAAGCCGGTGTCCGGGAAGAAGGAGATAACCTTCAAGATTCAGACTCCGCTTCCCAGGGCTACACCAACCGAGGTTGCGATAACACGAAATTTTGCTGAGGAGCGAACCTCAGACATGATGGACGAACTTCGGGATCATCAAGCCAACAACTAACGGTGCGGGCCCCTTCCGGGGCCCAAATCACTCTTTGGGGGTTTGTTTGAATACTGTGGCGTTGTCTGCCACGGCACTGGCCGTGTAACCAAACGCTGCACCCCCAGCCAGCATGAATGCATATTCCATCGCTGTGATGTGTAGGACGTTTGCAGGATCACCATACACAACGATGTATCCGATCACTGCGGCACAAAACCACAGTGTTCCGTAGGTGATCTTTTTTCGGTTACCCCGGGTGGGTAGCATTTTCGAGATAATGCCGGGATCGAGAGCTAAGAGTGGGTGTGCCATGTAATGTTCCTCCACCCGTATTTAGACCCGGTTAGAACCAGCGTCGGTCCGCTCCGATCATGGCAATCGTCTTGAGCATTTGATGGACTGCGGGCATATTCATCTTGCCGTTTTCATCGCGAACGCCGCCCTCCATATCGATCCAGATGTAACCATCGCCGACGATCTTCTCTAGTTCAACCAAGGTGGTTATCACGTTGCTGGGATTGATGCCGCCAGCATAGCCGTTCAGAACTCCCGCGATAGGCTTGTTCCAGGTCCCAGGTTCAATTCCGCGACCGCCCGAGGCATCGTGGAGAATCTGATGGGCACGAATCGCACCAGTCTCTTTTTGTTGCATGGCTTCCCATACCCAGTGGTTGGCGACGTTGTGTTGGGTGATGATATTGCCGGAGTAGCTTTCATACCACCCATCCGACAGGGCATGCATAGTTCCGGTGCCAAATTTCTCCTGTTGTGCGGAGAAGTTCACCTGCACCCGGCCAAAGGTGATATCGAACTTCATATAGTCGATGCCGAATCCTTCCAACCATCTGGTTGAAAAGGTTTCGTCCAGTTTGGTTTGGAAAACAAAATCCCGCATCGTCTTGCCGCATAGGTGAGCAGCGAAGCGTGGGCGTGTTCCGATGACCGGAAACTCTTTCAACCGTTCGACAAGACCGGTGATCCATTCCGCACTCGGATACCGAGGAGTTCCCTTTCGACCATCAGAAAACAGGACGCCCCACTCCAACCATGGATACTGCTTGGACAGTTTCAGGACTTCTTCATAATCGTTGTCATCGTCCAGGCCGGTGATAGTGACCGAGTGCAGCTTCATGGTCAGTCCTCTTGATCTATGGGTTCAATCCATATTGGGGTTGTATCTCCAACATAGGAGCCGCCGATGTTGAAGTCAAAGAACTCGCGGGCCTCGTCATAGGACATACCATCGCGTTCCATCAGGATCGAGAGCACTTTTCCCACGTCATATGCCAGGACGTCGGACATGCCACACCGAGAGGCCACACCGATGATTGCTTCATCGAGCCCATCCGCCACCATCATACCATCGAATCGTTCGTCAGTGATATCAATTGCCATCGTCATTCTCCAGTGATCAGTTTTGCTGGTTGCCAGTTTTTGGTCCAGTGTTGGTCGGTCTGCACATGATGGGCCCGGACATACTTTGCCACCTTCTGTGGGAATTCTTCCGCATTGAAGCTGTCAGCATGCCGCATCACAAAACCTTCGCGGGGCCCACCGATACTGGACGGCTCCCGAAGATTCTTGACGAACCAATCAGTGATCGATTTGGTTGAATCGAACACACCCCGGAACAACACTGGCACTGTGGGGACCTCGATCTCCCGTGCCATATGCTCGACGGTGGACCATGCATAGAATCGGTCGTGTGGGTTTCCTCTGGCATCGACACCAACAGATCGAACCGCAAACAACCGATAGGTTTGATCCTCTGGCATCGGCTCGTATTCGATGGAGTGAATTCCGTATAGGTCTTCGCCATAGAACACCAACCCGGCATCCCATGCCATGCCGGTTTCTGGATGAGGGGTTTGAAATTTGAGGGTCTTCCAGGCATGATGCTTCCGCACCATTGCCATCCACCCGGCTCGACTGGGCTGGCTGGTGGACCTGGCATAGACCTCGCCGTTCCACAGACAGGTGTTGCCGCCGTCCAACTTCTCCGTGATCACGACTTCCTGACCGACAAAGCTTTCCGGATCGGAATGAACGGTGTCATCCCGATGCACGGTCTCCGACCATGGCCAATGGGGAGTGCTGCAATATTTCGGTGGATAGTCCATGATCGCCTCCGTTTTTGGGAGACTATCAGGTTCTTCCGTGATGGTCAATGGGTTTGAACGATTTCTTCTTCATGATCCGTTGAACTTCCTGGAACGAGATCGGAGCGTAGTTGTGGCAGTCCACACCTACGTCAAAGCTCAGTGCATTCGGATCATCCGGGAGACTTCCGTGGGAGTGCCCATACAGGTGGAAGGCACCGTGGTGAGAACGATTCCAAACGCGAAATGCATAGTGCGACAACACCATGAACTGCCCCTCGACCTTGATCTCCGCGTAGTCGCCGAAGAACTTCCAACCTTTGACCTGGCGGGTTGCCTTGTCGTGGTTGCCGATGCAGAAGTATTTGTTCCCGTTGAGACGGTCGAAGATACTCTGCAATCTGGGTGCATCGGAGAACCCGAAGTCTCCCAGGTGCCATACGGTGTCGTCTGGATCAACCCGGTCGTTCCAGTTCCGTATCAGTGCCTCATCCATTTCCTGGGCTGACCCAAACGGACGGTTCGAGTATTTGATGATGTTTGTGTGTCCGAAGTGTGTATCGGACGTGAACCAAGTGTTCGTCATTTGTGCTTCTCTCTTTTCATTCCACCTATAGGTATGAAAAGAGCCATACGAAGTCAATCTTACCCAGGGATAATCTCCAGGCACCGTTGCTCGAACCACAACCCTTCGAACTGCTGATTCTTGGCGGTCATCGTATTGTAAGCGACGAGTTCGTGAACCCGGTGATGTTGCTGTCCCGCCAACCCACCTGGCTCATAGTCGTATTCGCCCGAGTAACTATCATAGCCACCCGACGGTCCATAATACTCTCCGGTCATCACGGATCGACTGGCGTAGATGGTTGCCTCGTATCCTGCGTATTCTGGTGCCGGAATGGTGTGGATTTTTCGCTCCCGCCCACCCATGCCCATAGCACCGGCATAGAAATAGCCCAGGTCTCCCATGAGCCGATTCGTGAGCCGATGATCGCGGAGATGCTTGGTTGTGGGGGTGATCTGACTGAAAAGCTTTTTCCCATACGGTTCGACCAGATGGTCGAGACCGATCTTTTCCAGGAACTCGATGATGTCCTGCTCGTGCTTGGCTTTCAGTTCTTCGGCGGCGATCTGCGGGGTCAGGTTGTAACCGCACCGAACGAACCGCTCCGGGATGATGACCCGAACCTTGACGCCCTTTTGGAATGGAGACTTCTTGCCCATGACTTTTCCTTGACAGATTGCACTGGACCGGGTATTACACACCAAACCATCAACGTCAAGGGGATACTGAATGGCCGTGGGAGATCGATACTACCGGTTTGAACGGTTCACTCCGCAGCAGGTGTTTCGGTGGATCGATGCGGGGAGAAAGCGTCCGATCCGGATGGATGGGTATCGGATCGATGGCATCATGTCGAACCGCGTCATGACGTATCATCACGGTGGATGCACCTGCGTGGCCTGTGGGCGTGTCGGAACGCACTTCTTCGCGGAGGCCGATGTCTACGATATGCAGTTGCTCAAGTGGTTCTTCAACCCGCTGGACAACCCGATTCCGACCGCCCACCTGAATCTGTATGGGTATGACCCGGGTGGTGGCGAGTTCATGATCACGTCCGATCACGTCGTGCCGAAGTCCCGTGGTGGCGATGATGGTGTCGGAAACCGCGTCCCGCTCTGTGCGTCATGCAATTTCATCAAGGGAAACGACCCGGACTGGTTGACAGACCTACCCAAAAACTCTAAAGGAGACCTCATACATCGCAAGAACCGGCAACTCAAGATCGCACCGGTCGAGAAGGAACACGCCCATGCCTAGTCATGGTGGGAAGATACGACCTTGCACCATGCAATGAACTCAGAGTCGGACAAGTTCATCTTCATTCGATTGATCAGTTTGTGAACCCATTGTATGTTGTCAACCGTATACCCAACAGAGCTATCGATACGATCCAACGATGCAGTGTTTAGGTCGGGACGGTTGGACCGGGGTGGAAAATTGATCGGGACACCAGACAAAGCACACTTTCGATCCTGGTCTAGGTATTTCTGATATGCTTGCTCGTGGGTTATATCCACCGGTAACCCACGCCTGACTGCGCCATTTACGATCTGGTGCCAATACAACACCGACATATCACCGACCGCATTCGGGTTACGCATAGCTGTGAACTTACATGATGGACAGCGATATACGACGCCGCCAGTGAGATGCGACCCACGGACTATATGCTGATTGCCACACGAACATTGACATGTCCACATAGTTCCGTATTTTTTGTCAGAGTGATTCAACCCCACCACGCGCAGTGTGCCAAAAGTTTTCCCTTCGAGTGATAACCGATGTCCAGCCATTGCATTTCCCCCATACATGATCTATGTGACTATACTTAGGGGAGATGATGGGGATTCCTATGGCAAATGTTCTTAAAGAGTTGGAGCAGAAGGGGTTGATCAAACCCCCTAGCTGGTTGGTGGAAAACACGCACTACCTGTGTCAGATGGGGAGTGTGGCATACGGTGTGTCAAACGACTCATCGGATGTGGACCTATACGGGTTCGTAGTGCCTACCAAGGAACTGATTTTCCCGCACCTGGCGGGCGAGATCGATGGTTTCGGAACCCAGCTTAACCGGTTCTACCAGTATGATCCGCATCACATCAAGGACCCGGCCAAGGGCAAGGAATACGACCTAGCCATCTACAGCATCGTGAAGTATTTCGATCTCGTCATGGGCTGCAACCCCAACATGATCGACAGCCTTTTCGTGCCGCGTCGGTGTGTGCTGTTCAGCAGCCCCATCGGGGAGATGGTCCGTGATCGCCGGAAGATGTTCCTGCACAAGGGGGCATGGCACAAGTTCAAGGGCTATGCCTACTCGCAGCTTCACAAGATCGGTCAGGCCAACAAGTCGAACCCCAAGCGGGCGGCGGATGTCGAAGCCCACGGCTATGACACGAAGTTCGCCTATCACGTGGTGCGACTCCTGAATGAGGTCGAGCAGATCATGGTCGAACATGATCTGGACATCACGCGGGATCGGGAACAACTCAAAGCGATCCGTCGCGGTGAGTGGTCGTTGGAGTATCTGCACGAGTGGTTCGAGGCCAAAGAGAAGGCCCTGGAAGGCGTTTATGCATCATCCACACTTCGGTATGGCCCAGATGAGAAAGCCATCAAGCAGCTTCTTCTGGATTGCCTGGAGCACCACTATGGGTCACTGTCGGGTGCAGTATCTAGGGACAATAGCCATGATCAGCTATTGTCGGATATCATGTCAGTCGTGCGGAAATATAAAGTAGATTGATGCCGGTTTCGGCATCAATCTAACCACCCCGCCTCGCATAGTTCGCGTGTTGACTTTGCATAGATTTTTCCGATCCTGCTGGCCCCGCTGGCATCCCAATGCAAACCGTCAGATGTGTCATCACCACTATCCAAGAAGCCAATTCCGAACCGATTTGGATCGATAAACGCACGTCCATACTGATCGCACATCTGGCGTGTGGCGGTTTGGAAATCAGACAAGAAGTTGCCATTAGCATTGGCAACTCCATGCCGGTAATCGCTTGTTGGGTAGGTCGCGGATGCTGCCGTCTGTACGACCACTGCGACTGCTGCACCAGGGCGATTTGCCTCACACCATGCAAATGCATTAGCCAACGCCCCACGATACGTAGCGGTGGTGGTGTCCGTTACGGTTCCAAGAGGCACATCTGCTGCTGCTACATCATTGACAAGCATGTCGATGATGATCACCTCGGTGTCCACTGCGATTGATGGCAACAGGGCGGTGACTTGTCCCGATCCATAGTGTGGTACACCCCTAGCGTCTAGTCCCAGTGATCCACCGGAATATCCTAGTGCTTGTACTATTGCACCGGTTTCAGTTGTAAATGCAGCCGTCATCAGTCCTTGCACCACCAGTGATGTTCCGACAAATGCCACTTTTTTCCCGGATAGTGGGTGTGCGGCTACCATTGGAGAGGTCTGATCGAATACTCCAAGATATGTTCCAGCATTTGGAGTTAGAGTCATCGAGACATCTTTAATCCAGGATGCAGATGCAAAATCACTCGGGCCCAAGAGAATGTTTTGTCCACCATCTTTGTACACGTTGACTGAATGGATGAATGCTTGTGATACCCCATCGGACACGCGAGCCGATCCGGGAACACTGACACCGTCCAATGTCCAGATTTGAAGGTTGGCAGAACCAGATGCTGCTGCAATGATAGTAATGTCACACTCCCATGTTCCATTGAGCAGGTACCGGGTTGAGCGAACGGTGGCTGCACCATGATCAATTGCAATCCCCGTTGCCAAATTGATAGACACTGATGCCAACAGCGCCGAATTGCTGTATAGTCCAATTCGACCCCGAGTTCCCGCTTTTCCATGGATACGAACTTTATATGATGATCCACTTACTATTGCAGGCATTGTTTGATACATGCGAGTATTTTTACCAGAACCTGCAACAGATTCTGTCATCGCCCATAGCGTGTTTGTTCCGTTCACGACATCACTGACCGTTTCAGCCACCACAGCGGTGGCTTTAACTTCCGTGGCCAGAGATTCTGGATTGGTAACAATTGACGCTGTCGTTATATTCGTTTTTGTAAAATAGTCATCGGATGGCCGCGTGTGAGCCCCATGGAGATTCGTAGTTGTTCCCGCTACGCGGAATTCCATTGATTCGATGACAAGACCATTGTTGATATTTCCCAGATATGGACGTATTCCATTGGGGGATGGTCGGATTTGGGGAGTACATGTACCGGTGGTGTTTGCTGTGCCTGATGCTATGCACTCATACATTCCACCCCCGATATATTTCATTGATCCAGTTCCGCCAGCCGTCACAAATGTTCCATTCACCAAATCAAAGGTGATATCCCAATTTATATATGCATTGGAGAACAAATTCATATATCTGTTTTCTGCTGCCGCAGCTATTATCACATGCTCATATGTGACACCAATTGTAATTGGTGTCTGATTACGATACATTGTTGGTGAGATTGTTCCCGCCGTATCTACTATACGTTCGGCTACTACTGGCATTCCGGCTGCTATTTTTAGCTTTCGAGTTGCTGTATCTATAATAGCTGGATCAGTTTCAACCCCCATTACCGCCATGGCATTAATCACTACGGTAGCCATGCGATCATTGCCTTGATCAGATGGGTGCAATCCATCTGATAGTAGTCCAGCACCAACCCAATCAATTGCATCAACTGGAAGTATTGTAATTCCACGTGATTCATACAAGGCCCGTAGTGGCCCAATGACGGCATCAAAAGTTCGACCACCGGTATAGGTGACGTTCCACGCACTAGATGGCCGGATGGGCAATACCGCAAACATGCGTGTTACGCCTCCTGCTGCTAGCTCGTCAAGGACCGCAGTAGCATTTGAAAGTATTGTGGGAACAGTGGTTCCAAATGAGTCATTGATACCAAGAGCTATGATAGGTACGGCTTTACCTCCGGCATATGATGCTTGTTTCAATATAGACTTTACAGCGGTTGGATTGAAATTGCTGAACTTATATGACCCATGTGCGGCTCGCATTGTCCGAACACGACGTGGTGCTGTTGCTGTAGTGGATTGATTTACGCCCATACGAATTAGTCCGGTGATTTCTACCGGACCACCAACAGCGGTAACACGGTACGTGCCACTGGTGATTTGACCGGTGGCAGGAAACCCACTGTGTACGTCTAATGCGGTTGTACCACTGGCATATGATTTCGATGCATATACGATGGTATCGTATGCGATGGATAGGGTTCCTGCACCGGAAATTTCTTTGGCGAACACATCTACCTGCTCGTATGCACCAACAAATTCAAAATAATTACCATCGGCTAGAATTAGACTTTCGCCAATTGGACCACTCGTGCCCGTGGTACCACCAGATACTGTTACTCCGTAAAATGCTGGTGTATAAGTACTGGATGGCCGCAACGCCGTCATGATCGGTTCGTCTGATGCAATCCCCAAGTTCATATATGACGTGAACCGGTTAAACCAATGAGATGCTCCGGTAGCTGCATACGCGAAATGGCTGATTGAGTCGCCGATCAACGTTATGACATCACCTGCCGCAATATGTCGAGCAAGACTTGATCTTATAGCGGATAGTAGTGTGGTGGAACTTGGCTCGGGTGGTAGGAAAATACGAGTTCCATTGAGGAATGGACGCCCTGGTCCCCAAAACCCATTACCACTGCCTGGGAGTGAGGTAACGGAATAATCTCCTGGTGGAACATATGGTGCTGGGTGTGCCCCTCGTGCCGCCGAGAACAATGCCGTGGCATCTACTACTCCAGTCTTATCGGCGGATTCAAAATAATTTAATCCGGTTCCGCTTGGCATAGACATAGTGGCCGCAGCCTGTAGCCCAGTTTTGATTGTCAGGGCCAATTCAAACCTATGCTGACTGGTTTGTATTACGGCACTTCCTGCTGGAAGAGACGTCTGGTACCAATAAGAAACTCCCTGTGGATTTACCGAATTTTGGAATTTTATCCCAACTGTACCGACAACATAAACCCCTGCATATTGCCCTTCTGTGATTGGTACAGAAACGAGGATATCATTGATCCCCGAGGACACCGTTACATCCTGGTACGCCGTAATCGTGGCTATGGGTCCTGCACCTATGGTGGCGGCAAATACTCTTACGGAACCTCCAGCGTTTGCTGCGATTTGCAACCGCGTAATGCGACCATCTCCCGGTGCTGCCGTCTGTAGGATAATAGTGTAATTGGAGGCAGTAGACCCTGTGGCAACCAATGACGGCCACCCAGGTGAGACTATCGATCCTACCACATCCGCCATTGTATTTGCGAGAGAGTATCCAATTTCGGCTTTGGCTTTAGTATTTGCACTAAGCGACATGCGTATATTAGCCACACTAACGGTGATAGCCGTCTTTGCCGTGGATACTGTGGGTATTGCAGCGGTTGACCAACAAATTGGAGAAGCTACTGAATAGTAATAGGTTCCCAGATTTCCCATTCCAACTATACAGCCAGCCGGTACCACTACTTGTGTAATTACGCTATTTTCTCCAATCGCCAATGTAATCGGCGTACTGCTAACCAGTGATAGAGACCCATCAACTTCAATCTGTGCCACTAGTATACTTGCTGTCCGCGCTACTGCCACAGCAACTTCGACCAAGGTAAGGGCCTGTTCGTATGCCCTTACAGAGTCTGGCCAAAAATAGCATGTGCTATTGACTGCGGTGAGTCCTGATGCGATTGGGGGTAGCCCTACTACAGTGGTACCGATTTCATTATCCACCACAGGAGCTATATCCGATCCCAGCTTTGCATGGGCCATTGTAGTCCCAATGAGGGTTAGTTTGTGATGGATATTTGTCGTCGTTCCGATTGTTTTCGTGGTTGAAGTTGTTGGTGCCGCAGCAGTTTTCCACACTGGAGTTCCAGTGGTGGCTGTGTAGTAAAATGCACCCATTTTACCAAGACCTACTACACATCCTGCTGGAACAAAAATGTTAGTTACAAAGGTATTTGTTCCAATTGCAGCCTCTGCATAATGCATCTTAACCAAAGATAGAGAGCCGTCTATTTCGACACGGGATACTACGATTTGGATATATCGAGCCGCGTTTACTGCAACTTCAATCTGGCTTAGTAGCTGATCGTATGATTTTAGAGTATCTGGCCAATAGTAAAACGATTCATTTAGTCCAATTAAACCAGTTGCTGTTGTGGTATTACCAACAATCTGTCCAACCAATTCGCGATTGATTACCGTTGAAGATGCATATGTAGTTACATAGGTGGCTACCGGACCGGCATCGACTTTATAGAGGATAGTTGCTGTATCACTACCAGTGACTGGGACGCTAAAATGTCCTCCTACCGGAGTATTGACACCAATTGTCAATACCAAATTCTCACCAGTTAATCCACCGGCTCCAGTTAGGGTAATTCCTGTTGGATCAGCCGAATATTCACCCGGTTGGTCCACGGCCACTGCTATGATCACTCCACCCAGAATGGTTGCAGTTCCGGTGGCCGGAATGACTGCTGTACCACCGGATGCCACCCAGGTGGCGGTAACCGGTCCCGCAGGTCCTCCAGTCCCTCCCGATACAATGGTGACAGCACGAACACCACGACCAATTCCATGTGCAGTAGTGAGGTATACCCCGTTATTGCGATAGATGGTATCGCGAACCGCATTTGCCTCATTTGCACTAAGTTGAGCTTGTGCACTACTTGCAATAGCAACATTTCGTGCAGCTATTGCAGCATTCTTGGCGCTGGTAGCCACACTTGCCTGTGCGGTCGCATCTATGTCTGATGCCAATGCCGAGGCAGAATAAACTCCAGCCTGGTTGGTCAGTGTAGTAACGATACCACGATCTATGGTTGTTTGTTCTGCATTCTGTGTGGTCGTCAATACTGATGCATCTAGAACACCCAAATCTACTCTTGCCACGATATTTTCCGCTTCCTCTATAAAGAGTGGGCGTATCCATTGGGTGTTGTTGAAAAATCCAGTTGTTAGGAACGGAATTGATGCAGGGTTTGCACTATATGTCTTGTCGCCATATGTTACCGTAAAGGATGAGTTTGATACATCCAATCCAGCCGTAAACGTAACCGGTGCCAGATAACCGGCATTGCCAACATTGGTCCACCCCTGGGTGGTGTAGGTTTCGAATCTATCAACATCGGTATTATACCGAATTGTTCCTGGAACTGGTGTACCCGAACGCTCGGCGGACGAACCGGATGGAACAATAATTCCCTCCGATCCGACACTTCTTAGGTCAACAACATTATCAGGAAAAGCTGCATTTTTCCAATAGATAGATTTGTTCATTACTTTACTTTCCTGGTTACTGCCGTCGAGTTGAATGGGACGGATCGTATAGATTACATCTCGTAACCAATAACCACCAGTTTCAAATCGAAGGTGACTGCATTAGCAAGTGCAACAAGATTATAGCGAAGAGTGCTGTTTGACGTCAAAACTTGGTATGCTGCTCCCGCTGCTCCCGAAACTGCCGGGAATGCATTTTCCCCGAGGCCGATTGGCAACACCTGTCCTGCTGTATTGAAGCTGTATGCAACTGGGTTGAAGATGTTCGGGTTCGACACGTTATCCAAAATTTGGTTGTACGTACCCTGCGTTCCCACATTCATGCGCAGTGTAGCGCCCGATGAGAACCCTGCCACGTTTTCAATTTGCACAAAGATGCGAGAGATGATGGCAGTACGTCCCGTCGGTACCACGTAGATAGGGGCACTTCCAATTACTCCGCTCAACGATCCCGTCGGTACCGTGATGGTACCGAGCACCTTTTCTCCCTGGAAAATACCAGAGATAGCAACGCTGTTGTTGGCAGAGGCAGCACCGCCAAGAGTAATGCTGTGGGCATCACCATCGATATTGATCATATTGACGCCACCGCCTGCAATACCAACTGCATTTGGCCCAATGCGATACATACCCGTATCATCATCATTGGTGAATGAGTAGGTTGGTGCAGACACTCCCATGGTAGCGGCCTGCATGTGCGGTCCACCAGTCGTCACACCAGTCCCGATGATGAAGCTGGTTCCGGTCATACGAACGAATTGGGCCCCACCGATAGCAATCCCGATGTTTCCACCACCGATCAGATACATACCCGACGTATTGTATGGACTTGCGAATGCCAACCCGGGGGTGCCCTCAGTGCCATTAGCAATACGCAATGCACCAGTCATGGTCCCACCGGTGGTGCGGACTGAGGTAGTAGCCAGTGCATCGATTTGCCCTTGGACGCCACCCGTCACCCCTTGTAGGTAATTGTGCTCCACCAGGGTAATTGCGTTTCCAGTGATTTCATCGATACCAATGGTGGTGGCGATATTGCGCTTTGCATTGAGTTGTGTTTGAATATTGCTGGTAGACCCATTCAGATTTCCCAATTCAGTAATACTGATTTGTCCAGGGTACCCATTGGTTCCAGAGGAAATACCGGCCAGTGTGTTCAAATCATTTACCGATGCGGTAAGTCCAGATAGCGGGGGCATCGAGGTGATAAACGATTCAACGTTGTGGGTAAGCCCTGTCAGATTTCCAAATTCGGTTGCAGTGATGCCATGCGCTGCATATCCACTGATACTGTTGATGTCAACAACGGGGGCAGTGATGCTGGCCACGCGATTAAGATCGCCTGCCGTTCCAGCGAAATCAGCAAGTTTGTTGAAATCGTCGGTGCGCAACCCATATGCCCAGGTTCCGGCCAAGTTGTTTATATCGCGTACATCAGTGACGGTGATATTCCCGGTACCAATTTTGTTTTGTTTGCCAGTGGCCCCATTTGTTCCGTCGAGTAGATCGGTAATGGTTTTCGACAAATCGTTTGAATAGTACACGTCGTCCGACGTAAATTGTGGGACCACAATTGAATTGATTTTGAAACCTGTTCCTGATCCAGCTACACGGTTTGCAGACTCGACAAATGCGGTTGCAGGGGTCGCGCCCTGAGAACCCTGGATGGTACGGTTCACGGAATCTGCCAAAACAGCAATGGCACCCTGAGTGGACGCGGTGATTTTTGCACGGATGTTCGGCGCATTCGATTGAACTTCCAGTATCAGGTTGGCAGTGTGACCAGTGAACGTTACATTCAAGAGTTCGGTATAGTCGTTGTTTCCGGGAGTTGGGGAATAGCTGCCTTGAATTGACACAGCCCCACTGAACCCGACGCCGACCTGTGGATTGAATTGGATTATACGTGCACTGTCAGAACCTGAAAAATTCTGTCCGGTATATGCTTGTACGACGTTGCTTTGTGAAATCAGGACCTTGTTGGCCATAATGGTATGCTCCATGTTGAGTTTCGTTCGCCGAAGCGGCACACTCGTATTTATCGGAACTGCTAGATACTACGGTGGAGACCATCATCATGCATAAGAACACGACATCGACCAAAAGAACAGCGGCGTGGAGAGACCGGAAACGGGATCACCACAACAGTTACCATCGGCAATATCGAGGCCGATCCATAGAGGAGATGCTGGTTGATCCTGATGAGATATGGTTTGTCACGGAGCCACGACAAAGAAAGGCTCTAAAGCGGGCTACCCCGGGCTGGGCCGATCATGCAGAAATCCGGATGGTATATGAAAAGTGCGTCCAGGTTAGCCGTCGGTATCCTGGGACAGGATTCGTGGTTCGCCACATCATACCGATTTCACACTCTCATGTGTGTGGGTTGCATGTAGCCGGTAATCTTGAGATCGTCAGTTTGTCACGAAAGAAACAGCTTGGGAGACGATTCAGGGTTACTTCCAGTCTGTAGAAATGACCACTTGTCCCTCACCAACTACATCTACGACAATACGAATCGCCGTCCAGTTTGGATGAATGCTTGGTAGTATCGGGGTCAGGCCCAGAGACTGGTCAATAGTGGCCGGTCCAATTGATGCCCAGGAAAGAGGATCGGCTTGTTTCTCACGAGTGAAAACGTTGGGACCATCGTTTCCGACCAACTGGAACGTTGGGGTTTCTTCTACACGAACCGCACCAGTCCCGAAGACCTGAACGAACAACTGAGGGGTGATGGGAAATGCCGATAGTTGGACATTGTAGTTGGTTCCCTCGATAGGACCGAGAAACTCCACAATGGTCTGTCCGACCGCTTTTCCGATAAGTTTCGCCATGATTCGTTTCCTCTAGCTCTAACCATGGTATTTAGGACAACAGTGGCCGACGTTTAGACCAACCATGTGGATCGGACTATTCCTCTGATACAGGCCACTCCGTGGGTAGATCAATCGGTAGCTTACCAATCGGGCTATATGGCACTGGGTGGTAAATCCCCAGACTGTTGGTGGGTGCAAGAATGTGTTCGTATGATCCCTGGCAGTGATCGAAGTGTAACGGAATGAACATCGCGTCTACTACCTCTTGGAACAGTTTCCATGTGGCGTCACCCTCTAATGCCCCACGTCTCCACGCCCGTGCCGACAAGGTTTCATTCGGGTATCCACCGAGAATAGTATTGATCAGTTGGTCCAATCCAATTAGCACCCTCAGGGAATAAATTTTCACGTGTTCCCCTCCTCTTAGCCACAGGTATTTAAGGGTTGGATCGTTTTCGAAATGCTGTAGTTTTGTGACACCAACTCCGTTCTTGACGAATCATACAAACCCTGCTATGGTATCCTTCACAATCAAGGAGATCGACATGGACCGTGCTGATCAGATCGCCGCTGGCCTCAACCGTATGGACGGAATCACCGCACGTATGGACGAACTCGAACGTATGATGGACAGTATGGAGTTCGGTGATCGTCGTGATGGCCTGGAAGCCGAATACGACCAGCTTCTGGACCAACTGTTCCACTTCAACAACAAAGCGGCGTGATGGGAGAACCGACCATGAAGATGTTCACTTTCTTCGCCCCCTGGGCCATCGGCGTCTACAGCGAACTCGTCATCGTTGGCACCAACCCCGAGATGGCCGACTATGACAACCCGCGTGGTCATATCATTCAGGAACGCTGGTTCATCATGGCTGAGGCCAAGGACGGACGTCGCAAAGTTCTTCATGGTGTGATGTTTGCCGATCCGGTCGAGGCTGGTTTCTTTGCGAACCTCTATACCGGATGGGACCCGGAAAACTTCGATGAATCCGTGTGGATGGAGAGCCGTCCCATGTATGGTTCGGAAGCATGGATCAACAGCGGCACTGGCGAAGAAGAAGCTGATTATGAACGCCGGGAGGGCGGATACTATGGATACTGATATCGTGAAACGCTTTGCCGCACTGTTCGGCACCCTTGACCTGGACGAAGTTCTGGCCAACCCCGACGATCATTTTGACCAAGCTTCTCGGTGCAGTGTGTCTGGGCACATCATCGGCTACCATCTGGACAACGCCATGGGAGATCACATTGCGTTGGATGCCGTGGTGAAGGGCTACCAGGAATACGTGCTGTCCATCGAGGTCTTCGACGGCTATGTCAAGGAAGGCACGAAATTCCGTCGAGGTTTGTTCAACATGGCCAGCCTGATCGCGGCCCTGCGAGCCAAATCCGACATTCTATCACAGGAGTCGATGTTCCGGCCCATCATGTGGTTCATCGACCGGGTGACCCAGGGTTGCCGAAATGACATGCATGAGCCCGACGAACAGGGTCTCACCATGGACCTCTCCAACGACACCCAGTTCGTTTTCGGCACCTTCCCGTTCAACGACACGATGGTCTTCAATCTCAAGCGGGAAACCCCGGCTGATCCGACCATGCCTATCACGCAGGCCAATTTCAGCATCGAGACGCTGATCCGCATGCTCATGTATATTCGGGCTTGATCTGGATCGAGTGATGGGGTATGGTCGCCCCATCACCCCATCACGCGGGAACCCCATCATGTCGCAGCTAACTGAACGCTATAGCTACCGTGAGCACCGTCGCCAAGCCAAAGCCCATTTCATCAATCGGTGGAAGGCACGGGTCGATAACAACCCACCGGACGTCGATGCACTCTTTCAGGAATTTCGGGCCGAGATGTCCGGACAGGGACACGGAATCCTCAAACTTCTACATCATGTTGAATACCACAGTTCTCGATGGCTGGCTCATACCGGTGATGGTCGAGAAGTCATCATCACCTACAACCACAAGCTCGGTCTGCCCACTACGGTGTGGCCGAATCCGAAGGCGAAAACAGATCGGGTAGTAGAACCTACTTGATTTCCGGAATCCTCCGCCTAAATACGTTCTGGAGCCAGATGGGGAAACCCGGATGGCTTTTGGAAGAAGTCTCTTGGCAGGTAAGCCCACACATGTAGGTGTGGCATGGAAGTCCAGGAGCAGGCAATGAGGATGAGAACATGCACAGCGCAAACCGCGCTTTCGAGGCATCCGTGATGATTCGCGGACGACCTGTGAAAGAAGTCCACCACCGTGGAAAAACGTATATCGAAGGCCGCTCCGGCACCGATTACACCCTTGAATTCAGAAGTCATGAGCGAACCCGCGTCTTGGTGATCCCAAGCGTCGATGGTCTATGTGTGGTCGATGGCAAGCCAGCCGGTCGCAACAGTCCTGGGTTCATCGTCGAGCCCTATCAGACCATCCAGGTTCCCGGATGGATCGTTGATCAGGCAACTGCGGCGAAATTCGTGTTCTGGCCTCAGGATGCACGTGGGCAGAAGACCTACGTGGAAGAACTCCAGAAGTCTGGTGCCCGAGTGGACATTGGCAACCAGGGCCTGATCGGCTTCCTGGTTCTGGAAGAGCACTTCACCCCTACCCTGCGATACACCGGGGGAGTGATGTCACCGAAGGATGCAGGTATCTGGCAAAACGCCGGGTTCAACACCACACAGTTCTCGGCTGAAAACCAGGCGCGTGGCATCGCATGTTCGACTGGATCGCTAAATGCGATGTCACAGGCATCAACACCACTCGGAACCGGGTTTGGTGAGGCTACGGATTTCAGCACCCGCACTGGTGAGTTCAAACGTGGTCGCACCATCGGGGAGTTCGTGTTCGAATACGACACGCTCCGTGGATTGAAGGATCGCGGTGTTCCAGTCCAGTTCTTCACCGGATCGGACAAGCTCTATGGTGAACGGACTGCATTCCCGGCTGATACCGGGGTGGGGTGCAAACCACCGGCTGGGTGGAAAAAATGAGATACCCCTGGAATGAAGTAGAACTTCCAGTGACCATCCCGGAACGGTATCTGATGAACCCGCCCGTGCCACATCCGGATTTTCCGGATCAGTCATCGGCTATTCCGCGAATGCCTTCGCCCCCAGTCATGATGGGATGGCAATGTCCAAGGTGTGGGGCAGGCAATGCCCCACACGTCTCCAGATGCGGCTGTATGCCCATCCCATTCAATATCACCTCAACCACAGGAACATCCCTATGACCCTCGTAATCGCTCCCGGTGTCACCGACACCACCAACTTCAAACCCATCAACGGCGACACCCTCCTGGTGTATCTGATCGACCGTTCTGGATCGATGCGATCCTGCTGGGAAGGCACCATCGGTGGCCTGAACATCGACATCGAAACTCAGAAGCAGTCCGATGACGGTAAGACCGAAGCTGCCGTCTTTTTCTTCGACGGGGATCGCACCTATGGGTCTTGGAACAACACCAAGACGCGCCTGGTCAAACCATTCGAAGGCAATCTGATGGAAGCCATCCAGTTCAGCCAGACCGATACCAGCTATGGTCCTCACGGATCGACACCGTTGTATGACGCCGTGGGTCAGATGATCACAGAAGTTGAAGGCCGTGTGGCAGCAACCGATGGGATCGTCAACGTGATCGTTTCGATCTTCACCGACGGTGAGAACACCGACGGGCATGGATACCAGGCCGATGAAGTCAAGCGGATGGTCGAAGCCGCCCAAGGTCGCGGGTGGACGTTCACCTACTTCGGTGCGAACCAGGATGCCTGGAAAGTCGGTGGTAGCTTCGGCATCGCCAAGGGTAACACCATGGCTTATGACACCACGAGTATGGCCCAGACTATGGCTACGGCCAGCATCGCTCGATCCGCTCATGTTGGGATGTCCAAGCTGGCTGCATCTCAGGGCCTCAACTATGCCTCCCAGGCATTCTTTGCCGAGGCGGGCCAGTCAGAGGCCGACTACAAGCCGTAACTGGATCGATCCGGAAGGGGCCCCTCGGGGCCCCTTTTGATTCCAGATCAATTCTCCCCGATACCCAGATACATGTCGATCACATCGTATTCCGGGCGATGCGGCGAGCGGAGGGCATAGATGTAGCCGATCACGAGCGGCATTGCCACGACGGCCAGAACGGTGAGCAGGTGGGTCATGATGGTCTCCAGTTGCGGGGTTATGGTGATAGCGTTGACGAATGGTTCTGCCATTGCAACCAGGGAAGCAAACAGTTTGATCATCTGATTCCCCGAGTTGGGCTGGGTTGCGTCATGAAGGTTGTATATCAGGGTCTTCCCGGAAAGTCAATCGTCATGAATCATAAATACCATGAGGGAGACACCACATGTCCGGATCATATCTGCTAGAGCCAACTGAGATCGAAGAGCTTTCTGAGGAAGCCAAGAAGCGCCTGGAAAGGCTCTACTATCATTGCAACGTGCGTCTCGGTGGAACCAGTATCCCGGTTCACCTGGAAGATGACGATTACACCTATGCGTTCGAGTCAGCCGTAAACCTGTATCGAACCCGATCAAGCCGCAGTATCAACCAAACCTTCGGGTTTGTCGAACTCCAGCCGGGTCAGGCTATGTATCAGCTTCATGAGCGGGTAGACGTGGTGAAGAAGGTGGCCCGAGCCGGTGCTGGGTTTGGTGGAACCAGTCAGCTTGGTGCCTTTGAGTCGTTTGGTGCGGCCACCCTGAACTCACTCATGCGTGGTGTAGCCGGGGGCCCGGGCGGCGTCGATCTTGCAACCTGGGACTTTACTGCTCAATACATGGAAACCATCGAACGACTTTTTGCTCGTGAGATCAACTTCTCCTTCCGCAATGAAGACCAAACCCTTATCATCCATCAGACTGTTGGAGCACGGGAATGGATTTTGCTGGAAGTGTCGGTGCTCAAGCCTCTTTCATCATTGTTGGCTGATCATTGGGCATACGATTGGTTGCAGAAATACACCCTGGCGGTATGCAAAACCATCCTGGGGGAGAAATACTCCTTGTTCGCCACCATTAGTGGCCCACAGGGTGGATCGGTCATGAAGGGTGAACAACTCAAGCAGGCCGGTAACGATGAGATGACCAAGCTGGAAGACGACTTGATGGTCTGGGGTGATAGCTCGGATATTCCGCTGCCGATCCGAGGATAACAGATGCGGTTGTTTGACCTCTTTGAAGCCTACCCCACTACGCTGACCCCGGCGATGATGAAGCAGATACGTGCGTGGCGGAAGCAATGTCGGATCGACAACGGTGGCGGCGGGATGTGCCATGAGGTCTCGGAGATCATCGAAGGCGAGTGGGGTTGGGAACGCAGGGACGGGACCTACTGCAACCACGATGGTCGCATTATCTGTTCTGCCCATTACTGGAACATCATGCCGGATGGATCGGTCCTGGATAGCACGGCAGACCAATTTGGTGAAGATGATATCCGGGTGATCAAACCGACTGATCCAGAATTCAAGCAGTATCGTCCGGAGTGGAGTCCGGATTACCATCCCGGCCATCCAGATTTCCCACCGGATGATCCTGTGCATGCACATGCGTGGGATGGTCGATTTGACTGGGACGCAGAAAAACAGGACAATTTGCCGATTGGGTGGCAGCACATGGATATCGCGAAGCTTCACCGGCTTCGGTCATATCTGGTTGATCGGTTGAAGCTGGAACGTGGTTCCATACACAGGGTGACTGACTGGACACGTAAGCAGATCGACCAGGTTGATGCTCGGATCAGAGAGCTTAGCTCTGGGTGATCGTCCAACTGTTCAGTCTTGATCGACCGATCACCCCACGGGGGGCCGATAGGGCATCAGGGTCTAGTCGATCATTCCACCACACCCCGTCGAGTTGAGTTGTTTGTTCTACCCATATGGTTACCAAGATATCGAATGTCATACCGGCACTAACTTGATATCCCGCGACTGCATTCAGTTTGGGTGTCCCGACTATACCACCTGGAATCACTTCAACTTCGGTATCCATATACTCCGCCTCTTGCTCGGCAGTTTCCCTATCAGGAAAATCGGAATGGACGGTATCGTCGAGTTCGTCATCAAACCATGAGACCCGATAAATCTCCGCTGACTTTACCAACCTTTTACCAATGCCCCAGGCAATGATCTCGGCTCGGAGAGATTTATTGATCTTGTGAAAGTCCAAGAACGCCCCATTGGGTTTGACCAATACCCATGTCGATCCCGCAACACCACCACGGGCGATCATACGCCACTCATCTGGATGCAACGAAACTGATAGGCCCGAACCTTCATAGCTACCAGTTCGCTTCTTTGAAGCATCCATAGACCCTACATGAAAGACTTTGGATATCTTCCGTAGGGGAGTGGTGGCCTCGTATAGATTTGAAAGTTTCATACTGGAGCACTCACATTCGGGTTTTCCCAGATCGGAACTCCCAGCCAGTTTTGAATCCGAACGATCTTGGTCTTTCCACGGAATCCGATGTCTCGGGTGATTTGGAATGCCAGGTCTTGCGCATCGCGGTGTTCGGTCGGGAAGAGGTTCTTCATTAGCCGTTCGATCAGGGCTACGAACTGTGGATGCTCACGAAGCACCATCATCATGTTATTGGAGTTGATGAAGTCCTCTTCAACATGGTCCAGTGCGTAGTTGAATGCTGCCCGCAGCGTGGTCAGGAATGGTTGTCCAAACCGCCCAAACCGCTCGAAGTGATGAGTGGCAGAGTCCACCAGGCTATCCAATACCTCGCCTCGGTTGGCCTCAGCATACTCGCTGAATGATCCCCAATCTTCGAACGTCTCCGGACTTTCCTCGGCCTCTTCGTAATATCGTTCGATGGCGTGATAGATGTCACTGCTGATACCATTGGTGAATAGGTCTTCGTCCAGGTTGCCGGAGCCCTGGACGTATTGTATCACTATGATGATGGGGTTGCCACCAAATCGACGAACCGCATCCGATGCTGCGGCCTTGGCTTTGCGCAGGTTGTTGGCCACATACACACCACCAAACGTCTCGTATCCATGCTCCGGATCGTCATCACTACCCGAGTAGGTGCGTTGTGGAGGATTTGCCAATAGACCCTGCTTGATAATTCCCCTGATGAACCGGTCGGATGTTCCATGATAGACCAGTTCGGTGTTTTGGATACGACGTTCGGTCAGTTCCCCGACGACTTCACCAAGATGCCGTCCGTCCTTACTGTAGCGATCCACTTTAACCGGCTGCATCAGTGCGGTATCGATGATCACCATGGATGTGCTGCCCGGGTCTTCCACGTTGTTCCGATACAGGATGCTATCGAAGCCTTTGGCAGTCATGATGGTGGACAGAAGATCGATTCTCTTGGCCTCGGTGCGAGCCATGATGATCTCACCACGTTCTTCTTTCGTGATGAACGGGGGCTTGCGGTAATAGAGGGCATCAGCCAGTCGTATTGCGGTGTGTTGGTCTGCGGAATCTTTGATCCTGGCTGGCTTGGACGGGACAACCCGGTATGAGTAGACGAAGAACTCATACTGACTGGTGATCATACATTGTATCTGTCCACGGTCGAGTGCGGCTTTCAATGTCCCCAGATGGGACATCGGGTTGAGCCCGGTTGGATCAAACTTTTTCGTGCTGGCGTGAAACCACACGTTTTGGTCTGCCTGTTCAAGAAGGTCGAAGAGCCGCATTCATAAATACCTCAGAGGATAGTATTTACCCCATGCCAAAGTTCAAACCGGTCAGACCCTTCGAGTTGTCCCATGATGGCGAGCACTTCGGTGCTCCTGGAAAGTATGCGGCGTTTGTCCGCGAAGTCACTGAGGTTCAGTTTCAACTCGGTGGTATCTACTGCTACGTCTATCGTCTATTGGGAACCTGGGAGCAGGATCGAGATATGGTGGGTGTTCTACATAGTGAGCAGGGAGCTACCAAGGATGCAACGGACGTAGGCTCGTTCCTTGGTATTCAAGACCCCATCCTGGGAGAGAACCGGGACCGGGCCTATGACTTTGAGGAAATCCCCCGGCTCAAGGGTGTGTATCAGATCAGTCAGTCTGAAATGGAACTGCTCCGATTCGGTTACAAATCGAACGAGACCGTCAGCATGGAATTCCATCAGGGGCAGGTAGAGCGAGAGCTTGGCCGTCGGTTCATGGAGGGCGACGTAATAGAGCTTCCCCATCTGCGTGAAGTTGGCCTGGATGGGCGAGTTGCCAACCGTTGGTATGAGGTCAAATCGATCACGTGGTCACCCGGTGGGTATGATCCGACATATCACCGCCACATCGTGGGGGTCATTCTACAACCGCTTCGTCATCAGCAGGAGTTTATGGACCTGTTTGACAATGTTCGTGATCAATACGGGAAGACCCTGGCGGAGCAGATTTCCAACGTCGATAGCATGCAGGCCATCACCGCTGCCATTCAGGAACAGGCTGGATCGCATACCCCAACTACCTGGTGGGATACCTCGATCATGTGGTTTGATCCTAATCATCCTGATCGCAAGCCCTGGAAGTTTACAGATGATCTCAAGCCGGATAATGGCGAGCCGGTGTTCCAGGGCGAATCATTTCCACCGAACCCAATCGAGGGTGAATGGTTTTTGCGGTTGGATTTTGAACCGAATCGCCTCTATCGGTTCCAGAACGGAAAATGGAAGCTGCGTGAAGTCGATACTAAGCGTGAGTGGCAACCGTATAACTGGGTGGTTAAATTGCGCGAATTCATGTCGGATCGAAGCGAAGCAGATCGCAATCGTGGGTGGGAGCTTCGGTCTATTCACGACGTCATCACAGATCGCGAGCATCGGTCTGATCCATCTGGCCTTCGTGCGACCAAGAATACCTCACCGAATGAGGGATTGATCGATACCGGTCACACCCTTCCTAAGAAGAAGTAGCCGCTATGAGATTACTTGATCTTTTTGAGACTACCCAAGGCCGACCCATGTATCACGGATCGTATACCCCCGGGGTGTTACAGAAGGTGATCAGAACCGGTCTCAGGGGACAGGTAGAACAAGGGCGGGCCAAACTAGCTCCTATGAAGGGTAGGGTCTATATGACCCCACAGCTTCGCTACGCCATCATCTACGCCATTGGTGGTGACATGCTAGGACACAAACAGCCTCCCTCCAGAATCAAACCTGGAGAGAGATACGGGTATGTGTTTGAGATCAGTCCGGATGATCTCACCGACGACATCATTCCTGACGAAGATGTCGTCGGGGATGCACTAGCCGCTGCCTATGAGATCGATAAGTTTGGCCGACACAATGAGTTTTCTGAACTCGATAAAGAACTTCTGCAACATCCATCTCTTGTGAGAAGTCTCGCATCGCTATTCCACGTCTATACTCGGGATGTTCCGTCCGTCCGTAGAGGGGCCCTAGATGGGATGATCGCTGATCAGGCTAGGTTGGGAAAGCGGGTATTGAAGTATATGGGCCGGAACGACCCCATTATGAGGCAGCTTCTCCAGTTGAATGCCGTGCATCAATCCCATGGTGGGCCCGTCATGCCGATTCGGGCCTGGAGGATTGACCGTAGACTCACCCACAAGTTGGCCAAAGATGGGTCGAACTTTTTTGACGTCGCCAAGCTGGTGTGGGATCGTCGCGCAGTCACGGAGAGTCGAATAGACCTGACCGAACTGATCGGATATGATGAAGTTCAGCAGTATATCCCGGGTGTGGTCAAAACCATGATGGGTCAGTTTGGTGGCGATAGTGGATTGGAGTATGACGCCTATTCCAGGTTCACCGATCAATACTACGGATGGATTGAATCTGTGATCGGTGAAGAGCCTAACTACAACAACTTCTCTGACATCGCGGATGAACATCCTGATGTCAAGCAGAAGTTCTGGGACTGGCTCCCATCGTTCATGAAAGGCCGTGTGGAAGATGCCTATCATGACATCGTTAGTCGGTCTTCCCATCAGAACGGGCTGGTATCGTTGTATCGGGTCATCCGGGCACCTACCGACTGGTTCCCCGACCATATCGCGGATCGCCCCCTGGGTATCTACTGGAGCTTCGAGATGGACTCTGCCGAAGCCCACTGGGGTGGCGGGGATGGATACAATTGGATGATCGAAGCCCGGGCACCGATCAGTGCGATCAACTGGCCGGTTACGCTGGAAAACAAGATCATCTACGAGGGTGAAGACGAAATTCGCATTCATGAGGGCACCCCGGTTGAAGTGGATGAGATTTACGTGCAGAAGTATCATGGGGATCACTGGCTCTTACCGGATGAAATGGACCCTAAGTATCCAGTATTCAAACCTATCCAAATGACTGTGTAGGTCTATATTCCATAGATTTATGATCCACTGTCGCATGGAGCTTCGATGGATAGTTCATAAATACCCCACGGAGTAAATCATGCGCCTACAGACCCTATTGAATAGAAAAATCACGTCTGCTGGCAATTTGCTGGAAACGACTGCTGTTGTCTATCATGGATCGCAACAGGATGAGCCGATCTTCACTCATACCCATGTCGGTCATAACAGCACGGTGTTCGGGTCCTATGATGTGACCCGGTATGGAACTTTCTTTTCCAACAACCCGCAGTTCTCGGCTCTTTACGGCAAGGTTGGGAAATACCAAGTCGAACTCGGTCAGGTTCTTGAAGAAGAAATGATCCTGGAACAGTTGTTCCGTTACGGAATGACGCTGGATGCCCATGGACCAGAGCGGGAACACTGGCTCAACGTTTCCGGTATCACCCGTCATGGTCGTCCCTGGCAGGCATTTGATGAAGAAATCGGCCAACGATTCGTCCCGTATCTGATCGAACAGGGATACGATAGTGCCCAATTCACCGAAGATCATGAACATGTCATCGAGCCAAAGGGTATCCCGGTGTGGATCGAATCACTGACAACCGTGGTATTCGATCCGTCGCGGATACGACGGCTGTCCCCGCATGTAGACGTGGAGATTACCGCCGATCAATATGAGTCTGCTCCGCCCATCATGGAGATGCCGGGGTGGATGGACAAGTATCCGAAGCAACCAGCTATCCCTGACCCCATCGACGACATGGATGTGCGGAAATACCGTAGGATCGCCAGCAACGGAAAGATCGACTTATGGCTGTTCAAAGATGAGATGGATGTTATCATCACTCCGACCGGTAAGTCCGTTCGACAGAACATCGGGTATGTGCGACTTCATAATCTGGAAACCTTCTCCGGGTCGAATTCCTATCAGGCCAAGAACTTCGGTTCCACCTATGTGGTCACAGATATCTACCTGGAGCCGGATTACCGTGGTGGCACTGGCACGTTCATCTACAAGAGCCTACTACAGCGGGGTCTGACTCTGGCTTCATCCACATCGGTCAACCCCAACAGCCAAGGTGTATGGCGGAAGCTCGTGGCAGACCCAGAGGTGGCTGTGTGGGCGATGCATCGGCGTGGTTCGACCGCATACCCGCTCAAAGACCAGCGAGGTCGGCTGGAGCCCCAGGTGCCAGTCGGTGGGGATGATGTCACGTATGAGAACTCCATCTGGTTCGCTTCTATGCAGATCAATCCATTGAATGAAGCCGAGGTCATTCCGTTTAAGCCCAAACCGAAACAAACACCGATGTCTGAGCCGATGGCCACGTATCAGGATGCCATCCGGGATATGGTAGCACAGTTTGAAGAACGCTTCCGGATCGAGGGAAAGTTCAAAGCCTATCTAGACCGATACTTGGAGAGTGGGTATGTCCCCACCATCGATCTGTCGGTGGAGATTGACCATGGTCGTCCCACCCCAGAAGAGGCTGCGTTGTTTCGTAGTGAAAGGCTGAAACCGGATGGATCAACTGGGTGGCACATCTATGACAACCCCGGGGATAGCTCCTGGATGTCTGATGATCATGCATGGGTTCCGGATGGTAATGGTGGAAAGACCATCAAGCGGGTCAGAAAGACCCCATCGAACATCTACTACACCCCACGGTATTCCACCCTGATCGGGCCCAAAGAGGCAGAGCAGCTTTGGCAGAACCGCAAGTCTTCCGAGGTAATGCAACGGTATGGTGGATACAACGCCATGACTGGTGGATCGGCCACAGGGTGGACCACTTTTGCATATGACAAATCTTCGGTATCCAAGGTTGGCGGTCGATATGATATCCGAACCCATAAGGATCACCATAAGCTGTTCCCGAACGGAAAACGCTGGATGTTGGGATTGACCCAAAGCAGTCCTGGTGACGACTGGTATCAGACTGCACGGGATGAAAACGAGTTCCGCGATCTCATCATGGTCTACAAGATCATTCAGCAGGCTGAACAGATGAAGCGGCAAGGTGGGGATGTTAAACAGATCGGTATGAACTATCGCCCGCGTGGCACCGACATGCACATCAGCATGGATCGAATGCTGGGTGAGGCATACGCCGATGCGTCTCTGATGGATCGGAAGAAGTCATTCTTCTCTGATCATGCTCATCTACTAATGCCGATTGTCAAGGGATTGATGAAGACAGCGGCACGGCCACTTGTCTATAAGGTTTGGAAGTCTACTCCCAAGGCCGTGATGGGGTTGGCCGCAATTATCAAATTACACCAGTCGGGTGATCCTCACCCGTTCATTACACTGACCCAACTTGTCGATATGGAAGTCCCTATGATTTTCATCAAGAGGTTAGCATGGGATTCGGGACTAAGAGACATACCGGGGTTGGGTAGACAGAGACCCGGCTTGATGCCACATATGATGACAGAAGCTCGGTTCATCCCCACTCAGGGTGATCAACGACACCATCACCACCGGGTGGGTGATGATGCCGTGATGGTTTGGATGGACCCCAGGGTATTTTTGAAGCAGGCTCCCGGTATGGGTCCGGGGTATGATCCCGAGCAAGATGAAATGGTTCAACATTGGGCTGAATGGCTTCGTGATGGTCGTCCACTAGATGGACTTGAACTTGGTGGCGATTCCGGGCATGATGGTCGGCATCGTGCCTGGGGAGCGATTCTCGCAGGTGTAGCAAAGGTCCCGGTTTACGTTGAACCGGACATGGCTGAGTTCTATGTGGAAAACGAGATGGCTGAACTTACGGAAAGTATCGATAACACAACCGTTTACCATGTCACAGAACGGTCTGCGGCCAAACAGATTTTGAAATCTGGGTTTCTACCTGGATGGGGCGATCTCGGATACGGGGTGTATTTTTTCGGAACTATCGAATCGGCGGAGGAATATGCGACGGATGGTGGATGGGATGGGCGATTGAAGTCCCCGACCATCCTGGCCGTTCGTGATGCTCGTATACAACAGGTTACTGCGGCTGATATGGACCCGTCATGGGACCCCAATTACTATGGTGATATGTGGTGGGTCCAACTAGAAGACACCGGCGATGACGACTACTGGGTTCCGCAATTCGTGGAGCCTGCATTCAAATGAAATTGACTGAACTCGTCCCTGCTACCAAAACCGTCTACCACGTTACCTTTGCTCGCAATCTTCGTGAGATCAAGGTTCAGGGCCTGGAGCCCCGGATCGGAAAGAACAGTAAGGCTATCGGTGAGAAGCAGCCTGGTGTTCATGTGTTCTTCGATTGGGAATCCATGGAGGATGCTGCCACCAACTGGGATATGGACTGGCATGAGGATGAAGATGAAGAGCTTGTCGTGCTGGCTCTAAAGGTTCCTGCCGATTGGGTTCGTTCCCATTGGGAGACCTTCAATACCGGCACCGGCATCATCATGCAGTCGGTGCCCCCAAGTATGATTCGCGTGGTCAAGAGAAACTTCTAACAATAGCTTGCATACTAACATCACTGGTGTTAGTATCATCCATCACTGTTAGGATCATCGCCATGCCGATTACATTCACCAAGGTATCCCTGCCGTTTGGATGGCTCGGAAACATGTCTCCCCATCCCGTGGTGGTTGATGGCCACCGGTGGCACACGGCTGAACATGCATTCCAGGCCCACCGGTTTCCATCCGATCACATGATCTGGGACGTGATCAAGAACACCAAGAGTCCTATGGCCGCAAAGATGCTGGTCAAGAACGTCGCTCAGGATATGCAGATCATACCTGGGTCCGATGAGGATTTCCATCTGATGGAGTATGTGGTTCATCAAAAAGCGATCCAGAACGATCTGATCAAGCCGCTGCTGGCTACCGGTGATGAGGTTCTGATCGAAGACGTCACCCGTCGTCCTCACGGTCGCAATATGATCTGGGGGATGGCTCTGATCGATGGTCAGTGGGTTGGTGAGAACCGGCTCGGAAATATCTGGATGGCCTTACGTTCGTCTTTTTCTTGACAAACATGATTCAGGCTGATATGGTGGTCTTCAACAGACGAGGAGACTGCCATGCGTATCATGTATCCCAGCTACTTCCTGCCACGTGATTCCAAGTCCTACAAGGCTATGGTTGTGGTTGTTCCGTCGGCGAATGATGTCTTTCGTGTGAAGACGTATCGGTTGGTGGCCACGTCCTGGCGCTTTCCCTTCGCATGGATGGCGACTGTTGTGGCACTCGCATTCATGATCGCCAACCCGCGTCGATATTCTATGGCCCATGAACTGGCCCAGAAGCATCTGATCGATGCCACATTTCAACCTGCAACCTAAAGGACCCCATCATGCTTGACGTGCAAGAATCCTATCGAGCCGCCTCTGTGGCCGCAGAACAAGAACGCCGCATCCGTCGTCTGTTTTCGGCGGTCGTGATGGAAGCTCTTGACGAGGCTATCGAGGATGACATCAAATTCTCCCCTGACAACGCTCCCACCAGTGGTCCCGACAAGCTGATACGCCGCTACAATGTCGGTCGTGATGATTTGCTTCGGTGGGCCGAAAGTGCGGATGGCCGTATGGTTCTGACGCTGGCCGGTATCGAGCCGGGGCCGCGAACTGCTGCAAATCTGGTGGCATTCGTCGAGCGGGGCGTTCGCACGGCAGTGGCTCTTTCCGCCGTGGCTCATGAAAAAGCCAGTTGACGCCCTACGGATTATCTGATACGCACGAACAAAAGGGAGATCGACATGCTCGAATGTATCGCAATTGCCGGGGCACTGTTTGTGCATGTGGCCCATGACCCGATGACCGGGGTCACAACCACAGGCACCACGGCGTGGGAATTTGTCATGCCGTTGGAAGAAACGGTGATAACGCTGCAATCTGATCCTGCGGATCGATCAGTTCCCATCAAGGTGTATTTCTCCAACAAGGACTATGGTTCGATCCCGGTGGAACTGACCCACATCAAGTTCCCGGGATGGAATTTGTCTGATTTCATCGCATCGTGTCCGGTGACAGAATGAGCAAGCATCCAGACGAGTTCGGGGATCGGATGAAGCAATTCGAGGGCGTCGAGGCTCAACGTCGTTTCATGCCGGGGTTGCCGATCTGTGCCAGGATCGACGGGCGGGGATTCAGCAAGTTCACCCGTGGGTTCGAGAAGCCATTTGATCAACATCTGGCCAATGCCATGCGAAAAACGACCTCATGGTTAGTCGAAGAGACGCATGCCGCCGTCGGCTATACCCAGTCGGATGAGATCAGTCTGGTTTTCACCCCCAACACGGATGATAGTCAGGGCTTCTTCGCCGGTCGCATTCAGAAGCTGGCCAGCGTGTTGGCGAGCATGGCCACGGTGAGTTTCAACCATGTCATGATGGAGACGCACGAAGAGATCGTTCGGAAGCGTATGCCGCTGTTCGATGCTCGTGTATGGCAGGTTCCGTCCATGGCTGAGGCTACCAACACCTTGTTGTGGCGAGCGATGGATGCCAAGAAAAACGGCATTTCGTCGGCCTGCCGCAGTATGTTCTCGGCCAAGGCCATGCACGGAAAATCACAGCGTGATATGCTGGAGATGATGGATCAGGCTGGGTGCTATTACCTGGATGTCTATCCGTGGCAGGATCGACTCGGGGTATTCTTCCGCCGTGAAACCTTCCAGGCGGAAATCGAACAGGCCGTGTGGGAACAGATTCCGGAGCGGTCTCATGCAACGATGGGCCGGATGGTTACTCGCAGTCGGGTGGTTCCACTGGAAATCACACGACCTCTCAGCGAAGTATATGATCGCCCGGGTGTCCTCTTCGGGAACACCAGGATCGAATATGCCGGTGAGGGACACATTACCCTGGACCCGCGACAGGACTGAAAATATTAACGTGGTTTTTGGACACCTCCACTGCCTAAATACGGCTGTGGGGGTGCTCTATGGCCGCTTTGAAACGCAAACCATTCTTCTATGACGCACAGATGAAGCGTATGCTGGTCCAGCTTATGGCTGGATTTTCCGGGTATCAGGTGATGACCGGTTTGCAGCGAGATGGATCGCCGAAGTTCATTGATGTCCCGATCATCTACGGAGACATGTCACGGGTTGCGGGATACGTTCTCGGACCTCGTGGTGATCAGGACAATTCCACCAACAGTCTACCGATCATGGCCCTGTATATGACATCCTTGCAGCAGGCACAGGATCGTCGTCAGGCACCGCAGCACGTCGAGCGATACAACTACATCGAGCGGGCGAAAGACCCGGATGGGAATATTCTGACGGGTGAGCCCGGGAAGAAGAAGACGGTTGAGCGGTTCATGCCGGTCCCGTATGAACTGGGGATCGAGGTTTCGATCTGGGCCAGTAATAACGACCAGGGTCTTCAACTGGTCGAACAGATCAGCACGGTATTCAATCCAGACATGGAAATCCAACTCAGCAATAGTCCTGCTGACTGGATTTTTCTGACGTCGTTGATTTTCGAAGGCACAGTCAATATGGAGAAGGTGGTTCCGTCCGGTGGTGACACCGATCCGGTCTACGTGTTCCGTCTGGGGTTCTCGACGATTGTCTGGATGAGCCCACCCGCGAAGGTCTATGACACCAAATACATCTACCGAATTCACGTTCCAATCCTGGAGCTTGAAGAGGATTTGGACTTCGACACTATGGGCCAGCTTGATGGTCTGGTGATCGAGGCGAATGAGGACGACATCAGCCTATTTGAAAGCTTGGGGCCAGGAATGACCCCAAGTAGCATTTAACCTATGAGTTTGATCTAAATACCTGAGCAATCTCGATGGCGAGAGGAAAAGAACAATGCCAACTTTGACATCCCCCGGCGTAGCGGTTTACGTGAATGACCAGTCGATCTACTCGGAGCCGAATCCGACAACGATCCCACTGGTCATCATTGCGACCCGTGCCAACAAAACGACCCCCGATGGGGCTGGAACTGCTCGTGGCACGACCGAGGCGAACAAGCTCCGCGTGGTTGGCTCGCAGCGTGAACTTCTCCAGAACTACGGAAACCCGGTGTTCGTATCCTCGTCCGGGGAGCCGGTTCCTGGAGAGGAAACCAACGAGGTTGGTCTTCTTGGCCTCCACACGTTCCTGGGACGCGGTTCCAGGGCCTTCATCATTCGTGCCGACATCGATCTGGCCGGATTGGTTCCCACCACTCAGGAGCCCGTTCTGCCGCCCCCGGATGGAACACATTGGGTGAAGAATACTGCTGTCGTCGGTGGTATCTTCCAACGTGTCGCCGGTCAGTGGGTTGCACAGCCTTTCAGCGTCTATACGACCACTCCTGGAAACGCCGATGGTGTTGATGGAGACTGGGCATTCGACTACTCCAACCTGGATGGAACTATCCGGTTCAAGTCCGGTGGTATCTGGAGAGCCGCAACCAACGCCAACCTGGCCGCACAGATTGCACCAACCAGCAACCTACATGTCCAGCCAACTTCACCGACTGGTGTTCAGAACAACGATTTCTGGTATAAGACGACCTCTTCTGCTGGCGGAACCAATTTGTTCCTGACTCGTTATCGTGCAGTCGATGGTGTCTTTGTGACGGTTCCGATCATTCGTCAAAACGTCGCTCCGACACCGAATCAGGGAACGGTATGGGAAGACCTGTCCACGATCAACTTCGATGGTCGTCGCCCGCTGTATATCGGAACGGGTTCAGCTTTCATCCCACTGCCGTTCGTGGTTCAACCGCTTGAGCCGGTAACCGAGCCGACCGCTGGTGTTCTGTGGTATGACGATACCTTTACGGATTTCGCTCTCTACGTCGAAGGAACTGACTTCGGTCGCGGCGATCAGTGGGTCCCGGTGACCACGACAAACGTCAGCAACCCGACCGCAAGCCAGAAGGTCATCTCGGCCAGCCCGCCTCAATTCCCCCAGGATGGTGCGATCTGGGTGGACATCTCCACTCCGCAAGCATTCGACTACTACCCCATCATCATGCGTTGGCAGTCTGGACAATGGGTGGACATCACCGATAGCGTTCAGATTGGTCCAGAAGACCCGATTGCTGGAGCCGTTCTGAACGGAACCTACTGGCTGAACACCGGCGAATCGATCACCCGCAACACGGTGAAGGTCTATGACCCGAACTTTACGGCTGTGACCGTTCAGTTGATCTCCAACGTCTATACCGTTGTGCCGCAGACTGGCAACTTCTGGTATCCGAACGCTGGCACCAAGTTTGGCCGTCGTGCTGTTCGCGATATCATCGTGGAGAAGATGCAGGAATCCATCATCATCAACCAGGAAATCCGTGCCGAAGCCAACTACTTCCAGTTGATCGCGGCTCCTGGATATCCGGAACTCTACTCCGAGATGATCTCTCTGAACATCGATAACGGCGAGACTGCGTTTGTTGTGGCTGATACTCCGAAGTTCATGATTTCCACCGGGGTCCCGGTTGGTCGTGAAATCACCGCAGCCGAATGGGCAACCAACACGAACAACGTGACTGAGACCGGCGAAGATGGATTCTCCTCTGGCCGCTCGCCTTATGCTGGCTTCTGGTATCCGTGGGGCAATGCCACCAACGTTACCGGGGAAACAGTGTTTGTTCCGCCGTCACACATGGCACTGCGAACCATTGCCTATTCCGACAGCGTTGCAGCCCCGTGGTTCCCACCGGCTGGCCTCAATCGTGGTCGAGTGGACAATGCCGAGTCTGTGGGCTATCTGAACAACAATGGTGAGTATACACCGGTTCAGCTTACCAACAGCATGCGGAACGTGCTCTACGAAAACGACATCAACCCGATCATGTTCAAGCCGAACACTGGCCTGGTTGTGTTTGGTCAGAAGTCCTGGGCAGCAACTGCATCGGCTCTTGACCGTGTGAACGTCGCTCGTTTGATCGCCAAGATGAAGTATGACCTCCAGCGGCTGTTGGAACCGTTCCTGTTCGAAATCAACGATCCGATCACTCGTCGGTCGGCTCAGGTTGCGACTGAACGGTATCTGGCCGGTCTGAAATCGCTTCGGGCTCTCTACGACTATGCCGCACGATGCGACGAGTCGAACAACACCCCGGACAAGATCGACCGCAATGAGATGTGGGTTGACGTGGCTATCCAACCGGCCAAGTCCATCGAATTCATCTACGTGCCGATCACTGTTCTGAACACCGGCGAAGACTTCCCGTTCTGATATGTTTAGTCCATCGGAACGGGCTACCATAGAGGAAGTCTACGATCAATACGACCTTGGCATACCTTTTGAACAAGCGTATGCCAGGGTCGTGAACTACGTGAGACAAAACCTCAAAGGTCGGCCTGCTCCTAAAGCCTATGATGCTGCCCATCATGTTTTCAGTTCCATCAAGAATAACCAGGATGAGTTGGCTGAAATACACGACATACAGCGACGGGCTGGTATCAAGTAGAACGACACCACATTTTGTGCAAGATAGAGGCCCCCAGACCCATTGGGGGCCTTTGTTCGTATTCGGGCCGACCATTCGATAAATATTCGTATGGGGGTTCCAATCATGACCGAATACGTCGGCGATTTTGACGAACTGATCGATGACCTCATTGATGATGGGGAGGTCATGGTTGTTGCCACAGAGCGGGGGATTGGTATATCTGCCAGACTTGGAGAACTAACCACGTTGGAGAGTCCGGATGGGACCATTGACCGGTTGTTCATCGAGTTCTTTGCAGAGAGCACCGTGCCTGGGATGCCTGCCGATCTCATCGCCGGTTACACCGAGGATGACGTAACCACCATCACCGGCGTTGTTGTTGCCGACGTAGAATCAGATGTCTACCCGCCATCATATGTTGGGGAAGCCCTGACTGTTGAGAAATTTTTGGAAGAATATGAAGTGGGACCTGGAGTGACCAGAACGATCAACAAACTGATGGAACAACTGGTGATCCAGTCTACCCCGAGTGAGGGGTGGTTGGACCAGGTTTCATCACTGTATCATGATCGTATTCCTGGGAGAACCAGCATTGAGAAGGTTAGACCGGTGAACTGATGCTAGTGTTGTTGGCGACAGGTGAAACACAGGCGGATGTGGATCGGGTGTATCTGGGTCAGAACGATTCTCCCATGACCACACTGGGTATCGAACAGGTGGAGGATGCCGCTGATACGCTGGCACCCTACAAGATCGATCATATCTATTGCAGTGATCTCTATCGAGCCCAGGAGACGCTTCGTAGGGTGCTTCGGAAGAACCACCATCAGCCACCGCATGAACTGGTAGAAGAACTCCGAGAGCGTTCTGGTGGGGCCTACGAGGGCCTTACCTATACGGATATCCGAAAGGGTATGAGCCCGAAGCAGTATAAGGCGTGGGAACGTGATCCATTCGAAGCCCCTCTGCACGGGGAATCACTGATCGATGTGCAGGATCGGATGACCGAGTGGTTTGCCATTGTCCAGCAGGATATAGAGCATCGACTGGATGTTTTGATCATCTCTCATCCGGATGTGATTCGAGTGCTGATAGCCATGGCTATGAATCTGGACTTGACCGAAGTAACCTCAATTGTGGTTGAACCCGGAATTCCATATTTTTACCATGGCCCTGTGCAAAACAAGTGACCCATGGTCCTAAATACCATGACATATCGGGTTGGGAACAACGAACCCCACCAATCGTAAGGATAGAGACATGAGCGTTAATTCTTTGGCCAACTTCGGGGTTCCCGGTCTCAATGGTGACCGGTCGGCGGTTCTTCAACCCATTCTGACCACACACTGGCGGCTCCAGACCTTCAACTTCGGTGCATCGTCTGAACCGGCACCGTATGATCTGACTCGTCAGGCCAAGAAGGTAACCCTGCCGAACGTCACGTTCGAACAGGCCACCCTCTACAGCTACGTCAGCGCCGTCTACATCATGACCCGTGGTGAATGGGGTGAGGGGTCGATGACCTTCGTCGATGACATCACCAACAGCGTCCGTCGGCGTGTTGAAAACCAGATCGCCAAGCAAAAGAACTTCTTCGATCAGACCATGAGCCGTGCCGGTGAAAACTACAAGTTCGAGATGGACGTGGACATCCTGGCCGGTGGTGCTACCGCTGGTGGATCGGCTGCTGACCCGAACATCATCCGCAAGTATTGCTACGCTGGTTGCCACCTGGTTGGCACCGAAGATGGTGAGATGACCTACGAAAGCGCAAACCCGAAAGAGATCACCGTCAAGTTCCGCTACGACAACTGCATCACATTCGACCAAAACGGTGCCCGTATGGGGACGTTCTCCCATACCGAAGAAATCCAATCGCAGGCTGGTTCGCTCTCGACCGGTGCTGGTGCTCCTGGTGGTCTCGGCATCTCGATCACCGGAAACTCCATCACGGTGACCTCATCTGGTGCCAGCCTGGGCGGGGCTACTCTGAACGGTGGCATCAGCTTCGGCTAATCTTCCACGACATTCAACAAAAAGGCCCGGATCGCTCCGGGCCTTTTTGTTTGTCAGGCATCCACGCCCAGACCGGAAAGCTCACGGAGAACTCGCAGCGTGTTGGGGGGCAACGGGGTCCAACCCATGCGATTGCAGAACCATGCTTCGTTCGTTGCCTGGTTCACCAGGATGTCACCGACGCTGACCGATTTCATCGGCACCACGCCGACCTTTTCGATCTGGCTGTTGGGACGATGATTGCCGATGGACCAGACCCCTTCCAGGCCGTTCGCCGTGATGAAGGCAACATGGTTGAACAGGAAATAGCTGATCGCACGGTTGACCATCTTCTCCACGGCCACAACGGGATCGTCGCCATCACGGAACGTGCCGGTCGTGACATCGGCGTATGCCGCGAATTCCGGCTTGGCACTCCAGCTACCGGCAGCGTTCAATTCCGCGACTTGGGCATCGGTCAGGGTCGGCTGGTAGACGGCAAACTTGATCATGGCTGGCTCCCGTTGCTGTTGAACCCTGTATAGCAGGATCGAGATGATTCGTCAAGAAAATTCGAGATCATCTCGGGAGTTCTGATACTGTCATCCAGTGTGAAAATGGTCCTATCACACATCTTTGGTTTGGACATGTCCAATAACCACCCTCCGGATTGTATTTTGAGGGGCTGGTTGTTACCCATTTGGTGGTTCTGACCAGTGTAGCACCATCGATGTTGACACCGCCTACTATGAGGCTTCCATCCCTGGGCGCAGTGGCGATATCAAGCCACGTGTGATCGATCATGACTTGCTCCGATCAGGTGCCCCAGGTGATTTCCACCACGCCTTTTTTCTCCGACACCTGCTCGATGTAGAAGAACCGCCCACTGGAATCTTGGGCATCCATGTGGTGGTGATACTGCGACAGCAGAACATGCAGCACGTGCTTGACTGTCGATGCTTTCGGGATGGTGATCTGGTAGTCGGTGGGTGCAGTAAGACAGACGTGGTGGAACCCCCAGAGGTGGTTGATTCGCACGGTCGTGCCTTCCGTCAGGATGAAGTCCGGACCCATATGGAACTCGTCGTAGGTGGCAATATCGGCATCCGGGTCATCGGTGCAGAACTTCCAGTGCTGATTGTCCAAGACATTCTCGACATCCAGGAGGGAAATCGGGAGAGTGGGATCGATCACGACAACAGTGTTCTTCGACATCTTCATCTCCTTGCTGCGTTGAACGTTGTATAGCAGGAGATGGATGATTCGTCAAGAACTTTTACATCTCTGCGAGACGTTTGGCCTGTTTCTTCTTGGCCCGGTAGACGGACTCACGACGCTTACGGCGTTTGATATCAGACGGCTTCTCGAAATATCGCCGATCAATGAGTTCTTGAACAACCCCCTCGTCGTGGAGCTTCTTCTTCAATTTGCGATAGGCTTTCATGACGTTGTTGTCACGAACCACAACTTGCATGTCTGATGGTCCTTTTGGCTGGATGCTCATATATTTAGTCTAGTCAACCATAACGACACTAGAACCGCGTGTTTCATTGAGCAACCCCCAGTTTTTAGGCTAAATACTTGGTATTGGACGGGACAACACCATGGCAGTTAATGACGGAACCCTACAGGGCTGGCCTTTTGTGAACTTCGGAATGGAAACCCGGGGAACGCAAACTGTTGCGGGTCCGGGACGAACCTCTATAGTCTATCCCCGTAGAAAGTTCACCTACCTGGTCGAGTTCTACATCAACCAGAACGTATTCACTTCCGGGCGACTTCAAACCGACATCAGTCAGCATATCCAAAATGGACGACTACTGGCAACACTCAAAAGCATCGATCATCCGAAAACCACTTTCAAGGTTGAAAAGCTTCGATCCTACAACAAGCATGTGCTTCTGCACACTGGCACGGAATATCAGCCTGCGACTATGGCGTTCCACGACGACAACACCTCTGTGGCCTCGGCCCTGTGGCGTGAATATCGGGCCTACTATCAGGGCGAGGGAACGATTGGCCAGACCGCCGTCAGAACTGGTAACGTAAACAACCTGAACTGGTCGGAATTCCGTTCTGGCAATACGTTGGTTGGTGGGGCTGTTCGAACAGAAATGGAAACCCGCCCCAGTCTGGGTGCCACCATCAAGGCCAACACCGGTCGGCACTTCTTCGATGCGATTCGCATTTATGATCTGGGGTCTGATCCGGATAGCGTCAACGTCTATACATTTCTGTATCCGGTATTGACCAGCTTCGATCATGACAACCTTGATTATGAGGATCGCAACGCCAATATGGGGTTGACGATGACTTTCGACTATGAGGCCCACTATCACCTGGTCGGTCTCAACAATGCACCATTCCACGATATCATCGAACAACAGTTGGGCTTCCGACCACTAACGGTTGCCGCAGGGGTTCCCGGACACGCTCGTATGCGGGGTGCATCCCCAACCCCGACGGTATCGGAGTTCTCTACGGATGACACGTTTACCCCTGGTATTGGTCCTGGCGTCATCTTTGAGCCTGATGCCACGCCGATTCCACCACTGGACCCCATTACGGTGACACCGCTACCACCACTCGGGGCTGGTCAAATGTCAACACAAGAAATTCTCGATCTGATAACACGGACGGCAGCACTGGCATAATGGCAAAGTATCGGCTCTATCAGTTCAACCCGATCAACCCGGATAAATTCCGGGGTGAAACGCTTCCGATTATCATGCGGTCATCGTGGGAAATAGAATTCGCCAAGACGTGTGATCTGCTACCAACAGTCGTGTCGTGGAACTATGAAGCTGTGCAGATACCATACCGTGATCCTATCACAGGAAAGCAGAAGATTTACATCCCTGACTTTTTTGTAGAGCGGGCAGAGGCCGGTGGGTTTACGAGGCACTTCGTGTATGAGATCAAACCCATGCACGAGCAGAAAGACGAATTCGCCCGAAATAGTGCTGACTCCATGCTGGTAGCACGAAACCATGCCAAATGGGGAGCGGTAATCCAATGGTGTGACCGACATTCGGCTGAATTCGTGATTCTCAACGAATCCGATCTGTTCTCCGGTCATGAAAATCGACAGCATACGAAGTTTTCGGCCAGTGGTATGTCCCATACCAACTCGATCAAAAAGGCCAAAGCCGCCGTATATAAGCCTAAGAAGGCCACCGCAGTAACAACAGCCAAGACTGCGATATCCAGGATGAAGACCCGTATCGAAAATTCTCGGGCCACCAAGGTATCAACGGTGCGAAAGGTGAAGAAGATATGATCAGCCCGGTAAACAGAAAGATCGCAGGCATCCTTGGTGCAGATGTTCCCCCAGATGATCTCCCCAGTGTGGAGGTCGTTGTAATCGAACCCCATGAGTTGGTTGGGACGAGTAATCCCGATCTCCCACCACTGCACGACATTCACCGAAAACAGCTTCAAGCAGACAAACAGCTTGAAGAAATCATCAACGCCTCACTGGGATATCAGAAAACTCTGTTTGACACAGTAGACTCGGTTGAACCAAAATACCGATCCCGGTTGGTTGAGGTGGCGAACGGCACTATGGGGCTGGCCCTGGAAGCGATCAAGACCAAGTATAAGGCCCAGGAACTCCGCTTCAAACAACGCCTATCCGAGGCTGGGTTCAAGACTCCCGGTGGGGCTTCTGATGATGCGCCCAACACGGTCAACAACTTCTTCTACGGATCACGGGAAGAACTGATCAGTGCTATGCGAGTCATGAACGAAGAACCGGAAGAGCCCAAGTCGTGATCGGCAGGCCGGTGGCCCGAAACGAGTAAATATTGTCGAGAGGACAACAACCATGAAACCATTCCACGTATTACTTGCCGAGCAAGACAGCGACTTCGAGTATAAGCTTTGCTCGATTGAGAATATCCATGATACCTATGTGTTGGATCGTATCCGACTGGCCCTGGGGCGGTATGGTCTCATTCGTCTCGAACCCATGGGTGTCAGTATGAAGATGTCGTCTTCGTCGAAGTCGATGTTCCCACTGTTCCCGTTGGCACCCGTATACATGATCAAGGTGATCATGGCCAATCCTCTGACATCCCGCAATGCCATTCAGAGCATCGCTGTGTTTTCCAACGTCGATCAGAAGTTGCTGCGGTTCTTTGACATGGATGACAAGCTTGTCATGGATGGTGCTGAAACCGAACAGCATGCACACCCAGTCGAAGTCGATTCCGCATTTGCTCAATCCGAGGTCGGAGATGCTCGGGCCAAATCGCTGGTATCCGACATGATGAAGCAGCTTTCGTCCAAGAACAGCGGCGTGGTTGAAGTTCCCGTCTATGAGACCCGCATGGTAACTCATCACGAGGTCAGAACCATGTTGGGGCAGCGGGTGAGCCGTGGGTTTTACCTGGTTGAACGAGATGATCGCGGGCGTGGGAAGATCACCGGGCCGTTTGCCAAATCAGCCGACAACCTGATGTTCATGGAGAATGTTGCTCCGGTCACCCTAGTGGAAACCCGCCAGGTCGGCACCATGATGGAGTTCTCAGTCTCGCATTTCCCACCCGATGCTCAGAAGGACCCACAAGATGCTGGTCGTCGCGTTGAGCACCAGCCGATGGAAGTTACGCTGATCGATCAGGACACCGGTAAGGAATACACAGTGGTGGTTCGTGCCTCTTCTGAGGAGACTGCCCGGGCCAGTGCGGTGGAGATTTTGTCCGCGAAAACCGGGATTAACAAGGAGCGGCTGTTACCAAAAGCTCCCAACCCTATGGAATAACTGGTGGGTGATGGTAAATACTCTGTGTAATACGGAGTAATTGCCCATGGCAACACTGGAAATTGACGGGGGGAAGGTCAAACCCTCCGGTTACAAACAGGAGTATACTCTGGAACAGGCCAAGGAATTGGCCCGCTGCACAGTAGACCCGGTTTACTTCATTGAAACGTATGTGAAGCTCAAGCACCCCAAGCATGGGGCGCTTCCATTCGTCATGTATGAATTCCAGAAACGTTTGATTCAAACATACATGGGTAACCGGAAGAACATCGCCATGCTCTCCCGTCAGTGTGGGAAGACCGCGACTGCCGCTGCCTATTTGCTGTGGTGGTGTATCTTCAAGGACAACCAGTTTGTGCTGGTGGCATCGAAGGATCAGGGTGGTGCCGACGAAATCATGGAGCGTCTGTGGTATGCCTATGAAGAACTCCCGTGGTTTCTCAAACCGGGTGTGAAGAAAAACGACGTCAAGACCAAGATGTTTGACAACGGATCGAAGATCATCACCAAAGCAACCACTCCGACTGCTGGTCGTGGTTTGTCCGTGTCCCTGCTGTATCTGGACGAGTTTGCATTCGTTCGTTCGAACTGGGCAGAGAAGTTCTGGACATCGATCAGCCCGACCCTGGCCACCGGTGGTAGCTGTATCATCACCAGCACTCCCAGCACGGACGAAGACAAGTTCGCCAAAATCTGGTTCAACGCTACACCATCACCACTGTCTGACAAATGGGAAGACAAGCTGGCCAAGCGATACAAAACTGGAAATGAAGAAGAGGAAGATGCGTATGAGACCATCTTCGAGACAACCGAGATTGCCGAAAAGATGGAGATGCTATCGGCTCTGATTCTGGATGACGATGAAGAAGAGGAAGAGGATGGGTTTGTCAGCTTCCACGCCCACTGGACGAGTGTTCCGGACCAACTCGATAAGAACGGCAACATTCTGTCCTATCGTGGCGAGAAGTTCAAGCGTAGTCAGATCAAGTCTGGTGTTACCAATGACGACTGGATGCGAGAATTCGAATGTTGCTTCATCTCGGGTGAAAACACACTGATCAGCGGTGCTAAGTTGGCAGTTTTCCGTGCCACGGTTCGTGAGCCACGGTTCGTCGATAAGTGGGGTTGCCGCTGGTATGAACCGATCCAGCCCAGCACTCCCTATGCGGTCATCCTGGACCCGTCTGGTGATGGCACCAACGGGGACGATGCGGCTATCCAGGTGTGGGAACTGCCTACGATGCGACAGGTTGCTGAATGGAACGATGCTGAGTCTGACCAGGATGAACAGGCCAGAATGCTCTATCGCGTGTTGAACCGCGTATACAAACTACAGAACAACCATCCTGAGCATGATGGGGTGAACAACATCTATTACAGTGTGGAACGAAACGCCATCGGGATCGGGATCATCCGGGCCATCGAACATATCGGTGAGGATAAATTCCCAGGCTGGCTGATCGATTCATCTGAGGTATCTCGAACCCCACGTGGTGAGACCATGCGAGCGGCTAACGTGAGTCGTTATCGTGGTCTGTTGACTACCCCATCGACGAAGAAGCGTTACGCACAGGACCTCAAGCAGTTCATTGAACGAAACCTGTTTACGGTTCGGTCCAAATTCCTCTCATCACAGTTGAAGAACTTCGTCAAGACTGGGCCCGGGTGGGCTGCGAAGAACGGCAAGGATGACGTGGTTATGTCGTGTGTGCTGATGTGCCATCTGATCGACGAACTCCGGTATCAGGAGCCCGAACTGGATGACTACGTTCGTCCGGTCTTCGAGGACTATGACGAGAACGACCCGGATCACCCGGACAACGTTCCCATGATCCCGATGATGTGATCGTTACAGCCCGAGGTGGACCTGGCAATACTCGACCATCTCTTCGCGATCCGGCACATCAGTAGCATCGAGCGATTCGAATGCATCGGACAACAGATCGACCATGTATCGAACCTGCTCGGTGTCTTCACAGGTTGCACATGCCTCGACCAGGAATTTCTCAACTTCGGTAGTCAGCGCCATGGGTCACTCCAGCGGTGGTAAGGTTTCCAGAAACTCGAACAGAGCATCCACCGAAGTGAACGTTCTGACTATGCGTGGGTTGGTCAGCATCGCGTGGATGCAGTTTGCGTTGTATGGGCGAATCACCCCTCGTCCCGGAAAACGCCCGTTTCCGAGCAGTCGGGTGTTCCATCGTGTTCGACGAGGAACGGGGTCGTGGTATTCGTGTGTCGTGCCCAGCAGTTCTGCGCACCGGTCATAAAATTCTTTGTTCATGCCATGGACATAGACGATTCTTTTTCGGATGACAAGAAGAAATCTGCAACAGCCCCTTGAACCCACGTTGGGTGTTGCTGATATATCTGGGGAAGAAGAGGATGACCGATGACTGACACCACTCATGCGACCCACCAAGCCTTCGTGGTCGAAACGGACGACACCATCGTGATTGATGGTTTACTTGCCGCGTTCACGGATGCAGAGCCCGCATTGACTGAGTCTGATATGCTGGCAGAGTTCGCCCAACCAGTGGTTCCCACCGATATGGACCTGTCTATAGCAGAATGGAGTGATGCTGTCAATACCGCATCGCATCCCGATGGTGGCATCACCATTCGCATGAGCCTGATGGAGCACTTCGAGGGTCTTGAAATCCCCAAGTATCAATCCCATCTGGCATCTGGGTTCGACGTTCCGGCAGCTATTTCGGAGCCGATTTCCCTAAATACAATTGGAGCTACAGCGATGATCCCGACCGGTATCAAGCTGGAAATTCCACCAGGTTTCGAAGCACAAGTCCGTCCACGGTCTGGCTTGGCAGCGAAGCACGGCATCACCGTGACCAACACTCCGGGAACGATTGATGCTGACTATCGGGGCGAGATCAAAGTCTCACTGACGAAGGTGAACATGTCCGGTGGACGGTTCAAAGTCGAACGTGGGATGCGAATTGCTCAGATAGTGATCTGCCCCGTGGTTCAGCCCAAGCTTGAGGTCGTGAGTGACCTGAGTGAGACTGAACGTGGGGAACGTGGTTTCGGTTCCACCGGAATCAAATAACCCGACTACCAAACCACAAATCAAAACCAAAAACAACAAACCAAAACCAGAAAGACAACATCATGGCAAGACTATCTCTCAAATCCCTCCGCACGAATGTCAAGGCAGCGACACCCGGGGGCGGCAGCAACGAAGTGTGGAGTCCGATGGGCAACATGCAGGTTGGCCAGACTGCCAAAGTCCGATTCGTTCCCGGCATCGACGAAATCTCCCAAGGCTTCTGGACCATTCAGAAGTCCATCAAGCCGACCTTTGTCAGCCCGGATGATGACTCCAAGCAGTGGTATTTCACCATCCCGTGCCTGGAGATGTATGAGGCTGCTGACAGCGGCGTCAAGTGCCCTGTTGCGAACGAGGTCCGCAAGCTGTTCGACGAAGCCAAAGCTTTGAAGGACTCCGGCACCGACAAGGACGCAGCCGAAGCTCTGAACAGCATCGCGTTGAACCACTGGATCAAATATTCCTACCTGTTCCAGGGCTTCATGCTTGAAGGTGGCGTCGAGGGCTTTGACCCGAACGTCAACATCCCGATGCGACTGCCGAAGTCGATGTTCACCCTGATCAGCAACTCGGTGCTGTCGTCGGATTCCGGCTTCGACACCCTGCCCACGGGTGAATACCAGATGGAGGATATCCAGGCCCTCATCGAAGGCACGATCCCCGAAGATATGTCGGAGGAGAAGTTTGCCGAACTGTTCCAGGGTCGGAACTACATCGTCCGGAAGACCAAGAAGGGCGAGCACAACAACTACGAAACCTCGTCCTGGGATATGAAGGAAACTTCGTTGACCGACGAACAGGTTGATCACCTGGCCAAAGAAGGCTTCATCGATCTTCGGAAGTTCTTGCCCAAGCGGCCTGCCGATGAACTGTATGAGGTCTACACCGACATGGTTCGTGTCAGCATCGCACACGCTCGTGGTGAGGGCGACGGACTGTGGAACCCCGAGTGGGAGGAATATGGGATCAAGCCGAACAAAGGCAAGGATTCCGAATCCGGTGACGACGATGAGCGTAAAGGCGGAAACAGCGGTGGCTCTTTGAAGTCCAGTCTGGCCAACCGTCTCAAGGGGGGAACCACAACCCCAGCCGCTTCTGGCCCTGATGGGGTTCGGAGCAAACTGATGGCGGCTCGTGGTGCTGCCAAGCAGGACAAGAGCCCAGAAGAAGCTCCGGCGACTTCGGAAGCTGCAAGCGAAACGCCTGCACATCCTGCGGCAAAACCAACCGGCGATGGACAAATCATGTCGCTGGCTGAGCGGTTGAAAGCCAAGAAGGCGGCGCAAGCCTCGGCCTAACGCCATGGTGGGGGGGAGCGTAACTTCTCCCCCCGCTTTTCAAACCTCATTGGAGAGCCAACATGGCAAAAAAATCATCATACGCGGCTAGATTGGGCAAGGCTCTTTCTACCATCAACACCCCGACATTCCGTAGCGGCTTTTCCAAAGTCGATACATGGATCGGATTGAGCAATTATGCAATGAACCGTCGCTGGTCTGGGCGTTTTGATCGGGCCCTGCTGTTCGGTCGTAACTACGTCTTCTACGGCGAATCCGGATCGGGTAAATCCCTGATCGCAGCTATCGCCGCAGGCAATGCTCAGAAAGAACAAAACGCCTATGTGATCTGGGTTGACGTCGAACACGCAACAGACGACGATGCCGGTCAGCAGTGGCTCCGGAATGCCGGTGTAGACCTGGACGAAGAGAAGTTCGCCTACGTCAGTGCGGCTACTCTGGAAGAGGTCAAGACCCTCATCGCCAAGACCACCGTGGATTACCGCGATCACATCAACGCCGGAGAGACTGATCTTCCACCGGTCATGATTGTGGTGGACTCGTGGGCCGCAACCATCACGGATTCCCAGTGGGAACGAACCGGTGGTAAGGATGCTGGTAAGCTCGTCGGCGATATGGGTCAGAAGGCCAAGCAGCTTGGTGATGTCATCCTGGCCACCACTCACCTGTGTGCGGGTATTCCCGTCATGGTGATCGGTGTGCAGCACATCATGGACAACCAGGATGGTCACGGACGCAAACACAAGACCACGGGCGGCAACAAGATGATCTACTACGCCAGCGGCTGTATGCTGCTGTCGAAGAAAGAGCTTCGTCTGGAAGACGTCGATTCATCTGACGTCAAGAGTCATTATGCAGAACTCGACAAGGGTATGCTTGCTGACGTGAAGAAGGCTGGTGGCGGTGAAAAGCGAGCCGTGGGTATCATCTCGACTATGGAGATGTTGAAGTCCCGCGTTAGCAAGCCGTTTGATCGGGTTGATATCCAGATTCCCTACATGACCGGTCTGGACCCATACTCGGGCCTGTTCGAACTGCTTATGCAAGAGGGTGTGATCGTCAAGGGATCACCCGGTTGGTTCGAATACAAGACGGCAGAGGGCGTCGTGAAGTTCCAACGGAGCAAATTCAACGACCATGCCCACAAGCTGATGGAAGTTGCTGATTCCGATATTGGCGGAACTGAGGAGCTTGAGACTGTTCCGGAAACCACCGAAGAGGAAACCGTCACTGAGGGGTGAAATTCCCCTCACCGTGATCTACATTACCGGGGGTGGCGTGTAGCCATCCCCATTTTTGTCAAAGTGCAAAGGACGCTATCATGACAACACCCAGTGCTACCGGAAAAGCTTCATCTCTCCTGGCGAAGATGCGAGAACGAAATGGCAAAAAGCCCGAGGATGCCGTGGAACCTCAGACATCTGCCGCAGGAACCGATTTCACGATCATTCGCTGGTTTGACCAAATCCGCGCCAACCCGACGGTCGAGATGGTTCAACAGGCCGGGGTCTACTATGATGCGGCTGTTCAGGACGGGGCCAAATACCTCGTCCCGGTCGGAAACCTCGAAACCCTGGTGACCCAACACCCAGGTCTCACCTTCTTCTACTCCGGCATCTTGGTGGATGTGCAGCAGGCCCGTCGATGGGTTGAAGAGCGGATCGAGCGTCTTGAATCCCAGAAGCATAACTACTACATGTATGACGATGAGGCCAAGGCCAAATATGGAGTGTTGAAGACCACCGAATCTTCCAAGCTGGCCAAGGCCGATCCGGAAGTTGTCGCCCTTTCTGATGTGGTTCGACTGTTGGCATTCCACGAGCACAACGTTGAACGACTGGTGGGGGCGTTGGACAATCTGAAATACTCCCTCAACAACGTCGTGACCATCCGTGAGCACAAGCTCGAAGAAGTATGGGTGGACCCGACCAAGGAAACGAACAACGCCTGATGCCGACCGGAATTATCGAGATACAGGATGAGGTCAACGTTAAGCTCCTGGGCATCCCCCAGGGGCTTATGGCTAATGCCCAACAGGCATTGACCTATCATGTTCCCGGGTTCCATCAGATGCCAAAATACCGCATGGGATGGTGGGACGGAACCATCTCCCTGCTGAGCCCCACTGGTAAGACCTATCTGAATCTCATCGACGCGGTTATGCCGATATTTGAGTCGGCTGGGTATGACTTCGTGATCGAAGATCACCGGGCTGATTGGTCGAACGTTCTTGAACAAATCGTTATTCCAGATGAGAACCTGTTTGCCGAATATACCTGGAAGGATGGGACACCGATCATCCTCCGAGATTACCAGTTGGCGGCAATCAAAGCCGCACTGACAACCGGACAGGGATTGCTGGAGCTTGCAACCGGGGCCGGTAAAACCCTGATCTGTGCGGCTCTGGCAAAGGTATACTCACAGTTCGGTAAGGTTATCATCATTGTCCCGGACGTCGGTCTGGTTCTGCAAACCCAATCGCTGTTCAAACGGGTTGGACTTGACGTTGGCATCTGGTATGCTGATGTGAAAGATGATCGGCAGATCACGATCAGCACCTGGCAGAGCCTTGAGCATGTCCCAGAGTTGTTTGCCGGGACTGTCTGTTGCATCGTAGACGAGGCACACAAGGCCAAGGCCAAGGTCATCAGTGAGATCATGGCTGGACCGGCATGCAACGTTCCGTTCCGCTTTGGATGCACCGGCACGGTGCCGAAGGAAGAGTTGTTCAAGAGCCAGATTGCTGGGACCATTGGGCGAGCGATCTTCGAGTTGAAGGCATGGGAGCTTCAAGACGCCGGGGTGTTGGCATCGTCCGACGTCTATCAGATATCGCTCAACGATAGGGGAAATCCCCAGTATGTCCGGGCCACGCCATTCGAGGATTGGAGTGATTATCTGAACTGGATTTTCGTCAATCCCGAACGAATGCGGTTGATCGCCGACATCATAATCGATGCTGCCGAGAACTACGGAAACACACTGGTGCTGGTTCCGCATCGGGCCCATGGAAAATTGCTCCACTCGCTGATCCCAGGATCGGTGAGTCTGGATGGTAAGGACAAGGCCACATTCCGCAGAGATCAATACGAAGAGTTCAACGAACGTGATGGGGCGGTGTTGATTTGCACCGATGCAATCGCATCGACCGGTTTGGACATTCCACGAATCAACGTTCTGTGTTTCATTGAGCCCGGGAAGAAATTTGAGAAGATCATCCAAACCGTTGGTCGTGGGTTGAGAAAAGCCGACGATAAGGATCATGTCAGAATCCTGGACATCCATGGAAATGCCGACATGGCAAAGAAGCATGCAGCCGCCAGGAAAAAGCTTTACCTTGAAGCAAAAATTCCCTGCTATACCGAGGACCTAAGCTATGCTGATACTTGACACTGACAACCAGGTTAGGGATACCGATCAACTGAGCGAATCCTGCTGGTATTCGGTTCTACGGTTCCGTGATTTGAAGAACCCCGATTTCTACTTCGAGGAACTGACCTACATTGAAGAGTTCTCATCCCATACGATGAAGATCGAGGTTGGGGGATACCCACTGTTTGTTCCATTCCATTGGTCCGTGCTATGCTCGGATCGCGAATACATTCAGACCATCCCGCTGTATGAGTTTGCTGGCAGACCATTCAATGCCTTCTGTATCAATCCGATTGATGGGTTCAGTCCATACTATCCAGAAATCCGCATCGTTGAGGTCTTCTCAAACTCGACATGGACGTGTCCCCCTATCCATGATAAGGACATGCTTGTTGTCCCCATCGGGCCGAACCCCAGTGGGGCCCACAAAGGTCCGTTGTGTGTGATTCTGAGTCCACACAAACTGGATGTAAATCGATCACTATCGGATATCATGTAGATGGACATTCAGACTGCACTTCAATACCTGGATCGTGGGGACATGCGTCTCTACGATGACGCCGGTCCTGATCAATCTGGGCTGGCCCGCGACCTGGCCTGGATCATCCCCCAGTGGATGACCGGTTCCACCAACAACACGGCACATCGTTTTCTGATCGAAGCTTTCGATGAACTGTGTAACCCGGGCTGGAACCAGTTGGCTGCGCATCCTGGGCTACGGGCCCGACTTCTTGCCAGTATTCGATCACCGGGAACCCGTCACAAATTCTACCCACCGGGCAAGAAGAAGCCTGTGCTTGGAAAGCTGTTTGAGGTGTTACAGGCCGAGTTGGAAGATATTCGACCGGAAGAGGTTGTATTGTGGTGCCAAAACGCTACATCTGATGAACTCAATGCTCTGATGGATCGGAGCGGGGTTCCCATGGATGAACGAGGTGATGTGTGCAAGCTTTACGAAATCGCGAGAAGCCAGAGGTAAAGACGTTGGAGCGGGTCAACCGGTGCCAATTCTGTGGTAAGACGTTTGTTCGAAAGAGTTGGGCATCCAGGCACACATGTGCGAAGAAACGCAAGTTCGAGCAGTCCGTCGATGTGACCATCCAATACGCATACCGGCTCTACACGTATTGGATGCAGCGACAGAAGTTGACCAAGCGTGGGAAAGACCCGGACTTTGACAAATTCCTCAAGAGCCCGGTGAAGGGTGCGTTCTGTAAGCTGGTCGTGTTTTGTTCGAGTCAGGACATCCGATCTGCATATTCCTACATCGACTGGCTAATCGCCAGTAATCGGGCCGAACGGGATTGGTATGATGATTCGTCCATCGCGTTGAATGAATACCGAACCTTCACCAAAGAGAACGAAGACCCCTTGGAACAGGCTATGCTGACGTTGAAGCATATCGAGCGGTGGTTGCTGGAAGATGAGACCCGCACCCCACAGGACTTCTTCGACCGGTTGACCCCGGGTATGGTTCTGACCCTGGTTCGTCAGAAGAAGATTCTCCCGTGGCCGTTGTTCACGTATGATCCGATTGTGTCAAAATGGCTCGACCGTGGCTCCTACAACGCCGATGTGTTCTTCCGGATTGACAGCATCGTGAATTGTGAGTATTGGGCTGACAAGATCGCAGAGAGTCCGGATACTGCCGTGGCGGTCAAACGGATCATGGATCAAATATGGCAATACCAGACGTAGACCTTGATGTGGGAGATAGAACCAGGGTTCTGGAGCTATTCCCCACTGCCATCCCAGCCTCTCAACTGGCCTCGGACGGATCGCGGCTGGTCAAGCACAACACCGGTGTCTATTTTCAGAATATACCGGTTGATCCTCTATCCGGCATCGCAACATTCCCGTATGCCATGGCCGAGGAACTGTGCTACTACAAGGTGGACTTCATCCCCTATGGCATCTACGATGACATTCAGAACGAACAGCATCTGATAGACCTGATCGCGGTGGCCGAGAGTGATGGGTTTCCATGGGAGTGGTTTCAGGATGATCGCTTTTTCGACAACCCCGACGCTGGTCTGCGACTGACCCAGTTGGGATCACACTTCGATCTCTGTAAGATGTATCCCCCAGCTTCCGTTATGGACATTGCCATACTCATCGCGTTGATTCGGCCCCGGAAGAAATATCTGATCGGTGAGCCGTGGGATATCATCGAGAACGTCATTTGGCAAAAGCTTCCGGAAGAAGATACGGGCGATCCCAAGAACTACTTCTTCAAGAAGTCACACGCCGTGGCGTTTGCTCTGGCAGTGCTGGTGCATATGCAGCTATTGCAGACCAAGTTCCCGAAGAAATGAATATGGCCGCAGGGACATCCCTGCGGCCATATTGTTTGTGGATAGCGATCAGCCGGATTAGGCCGACCGAACCATAACCTCGATCATCCCCTCGGCCTCACCGTCATACGACTGCATGGCGATGGCTACGACCGCACCAGGCTCGATAGGAGCCCCTTCCAGGCTGGTGTCGCAACCAGCCAGGTGGGAGGTGCCCAGACGATCACCCTTGGCGATCTTGCCCACCACACGGGCTGGAACACGTCCTGCCAGGGCGATGAACGGCCAGTCGGCTTTGTCTTCCCCATCGTTCATTCGAACAGCCGGGTTCATTGAGACCAAACCGGCAACGGCATGATGACCTTTGCGAGTTGTCGTGGTGACTTCTTTGTCTCCCCCGATAACCAGGATGGTGCCTTCCGGATAGTCTGCATCAGCTTCATAGCGTTCTGCAAGGTCAGCGTAGAGAGCCGAGGTGGCTTCACCGAACATGGTGTTCCACCGCAGGGCGTTTGATCCCAAGTTCTGGACGTTGGTAACTGCCGGAAGAAGGTTACCAGCGTTCAGAGACATTTGGGCAACGCCAGCCGTAGACCATCCGAGGACGTTCGCCCCGGCCCGATACATCCCCATATCGGTGTCGCCGGTGAACGTAAAGGTGGGGGCTGCTGCTGTTCCCAGAGTGCTGCCCTCGATTTGGTTGTTACGCAATACTGCCATAGTTCGCAGTGTTCCAGCAACCCGAGTTTGGAACGCGATGTTGGTAGTATCCAACCCGGCAGTGGGATCGTCCACCGAATAGAGGACGCGAATCGCGTTTGCAACGTTCGTGCCTGCACTATTTGGATACTCAAATTCATTGGTCGCGATGGTCCCGGCTGCAACCATGGCTGCACCTTCACGACGGTAACGATACAGATATGCTGCACTCTGGGAGAAGTTATACCAGGCTCCCGCAGAAATCTGTTGCTGACGGACACCACCCACTGCAACACCAATGGTGTTGGCAATGACTTCATACAATCCGGTGTCAGAATCTCCAATGAACGAATACGAGGGTGCGGCAACTGTCCCGGGTGGAATCTGTATCTGATTTGGGAATATCAGAACCTGGTTTACGAACCCTCCTCCAGGCTCTTGTAGGGCGATTTCGATATGTGATGATGAAAGTCCAACGCCCGCCGTGGGGTCATCAACAGTCGTGAGAATTCGACTGGCAATCGTGCTATTTCCGGCTGAGTTCGGGAAGTAGGTATCAAACGTTCCCACACTCCCTGCCACCGTCATGTTAGCTCCGGTCCGTTGTGTAATAATTTGGGTAATGTTGTTCGGGCGGATCACTGTGAATGCATCAGGTCTAGCCTGGGCGACAGCCCGTAGCGTTCCGGCATCCATTAGGTTGATATTCAATGCGCCCACTTCGGCAGCAGCAGTAATTGTGCTCGATATGACATCTATCGCCCCGTATACAACGTTGTTACCAATTACTCGGAATTGACCAACGCTGTTGGTAGCTACAGGTGTGCCACGGGACACATTTATGGTCGGGACGGCGGTCGTGCTAATGACGGTGGCTGTGTTAGCCTGAACGTTAAAGGCGCGAGCACCGTTTGCGGAAATATCAACGTTACCAGCACCGGTCGTATACATACCCGTGTCAGTGTCGCCCGAGAAGGCATAGCTCGGGAGAGCAGCCGTTCCAAACGTATTTTGGATTACCGCAGCACCAGACATGATCAGGTCCCCGGTCATGGTGTCTCCGGCCTTCAACACGAACGGGCCGGTTGCAGATACGTTGGTCAACACCTGCTGCCAGGAGCCGTTGGCATAGCCTTCGAACTGGTCCAACGTGCTGTTATACCGATACATGCCCTCTACCGGAGCGGTCGGGCGTTGTGCCGTGGTTCCCACGATCTGCTGAACTGCATCGGTTCCAGTAAAGACGACGGATGCTCCAGTTGCAGTCGAGATCAGCGTGAGCTTGTCGGATACAACTGTTCCGGCATCCACCAGTTGGAACTTCATGGAAGATCGTAGTGCTGCTGCCGTGCTCGATTGGATTTCCGATAGAATGCGGGTATACAGAACGTTGGCAGATGCAGAGTTGAGACCTTCCGAATCGAACACACTCAGCAATCCACTGGCTACAGTGGTTCCTGTTCGACGAGCAGCGATTACTACTGCGTTATCGGGAGTAAACTTGAAGAGACCCCCGGCAAGCAACAACATGGAAAGAGAACCATTATTGCTATAACCGATTTGTCCAGCGCCTGGCAAATACATACCGGTGTCGGTGTCAGAAAGGAATGCCAGTGACGGGGCGGTGACGCTACCAGATGTGATCTGAACCTGAGCATTGACCGTTCCGCCAGTAGCACGAAGAGCCTCCACAAATCCAAGAGCAGCACTGTCGATGATCATCGACATAGCAGTCTGTTCCAGACCCGCTGTGGAATCCACCACTTGTGTTCTCAGACGAGCACCGGTAGTATTGGTCCCGGCTGAGTTCGGATATTCAGTATCGTAGTAGCCAATATCCGTCAGGGTTGCCGGAGCAATTGCAGTTCCAGTTCTCCGAAGGGAATGTTGGGGGGTGTTGTTCAGTCGTTCCGTTACACTTTGGATATCGGAGAAATATCCGATACGGTTACCACCGGCAGCAAATCCAACAATGTTGGCTGCTGGACGATACATACCGGTATCCGTATCACCCGTGAAGGTGTAGCTCGGGAGTGCGGGAGTTCCTGATTGATGAGAAATGACGGCAGTGCCACTGATGGTGAGGTTACCAGTCATGGTATCGCCAGCTTTTTCAACCCAGATATCGTTGGTGCCACCGGGGTTCAGTCCGAGGTTGACGATGGCCGAGGTCACGTTGGTCAGATCAGACAGGTTGTTGGCGGCAAGCAGGAAGCCGGTTCCGGTGGTGGACACCTGTTCCCACGATCCGTTTTCATAGCCTTCAAATTGACCCAACGTCGTGTTGTAGCGAAGCATCCCGTTGACGGGTGTAGCGGGGCGTTGTGCAGTCGTTCCATCCGGAAGCTGAACGGCATCGGTGGTGTTAAAGATAAACGAAGCGTTGGTCAGACCACCGGCCTGGAACAGCATCGTTTGGGCACCAGAAATGGCCACGCCAATCTGGTTCACAGCAGGAGCATAAAGACCCGTGGTTGTGGCACCGGTGAAGTTGATGCTCGGGGTGGCAACCGCACCCAGTGGCATCGTCAGCGAGCCGGTCATCGTATCCCCGGCTTTTTCGACCCAGATATCACCGGCACCACCAGCCACGAGACCCAGGTTGGTCCGAGCAGTAGCGGCGTTGGCTACGTCAGACAGGTTGTTGGCTGCGACCAGGAAGCCGGAGCCCGTGGTTCCGATTTGCTGCCATGCACCGTTTTCATATCCTTCAAAGCGGTTCAATGTGCTGTTGTAGCGGAACATACCGTTGACAGGGGTGGTTGGGCGTTGAACAGTAGTTCCACGCGGCATCGTGATGGCATCGGTTGAACCGATGATGACCGATGCGTTGGCCAGACCGCCAGCCTGGAATGTAGCGACGGTTGTTCCGGTCGGAGACAGGGTGATTGTGGTTGTGTTGAACACTGCGGTGGAAACACCACCTGGGAGGACGTTTACCGCAGTTGTGGTTCCCGTCAGGGTTCCAACACCGGCCACCGACAGCCCAATCGAGTTTGCCGCAGGGCGGTATACCCCGGTTGCAACATCAGCCAGGAAAGATACACCTGGGATCGCCGCAGTTCCGCTTGGAACACGAACTTGCCCGCCCTGTAGGGTCATGTGGTTGACGTTTGCACCAGCCGAAAACAGGTTGAACTGTAGCGAACCTGTCGCTGTGGCCGTGGTGTTGTCGATGATGAGTTGGCGAATCTGTGCGTAATCGGTCGTGCCTGGAGTGGTGTTAATACCACGGAATGCAATCCGACCGGTCTCGTGGTTACCAGCAGTTCCTGTCCGCTCCAAGCGTAGAACGCCAATTGCCTCGTCGGCATTGGTGGACAACAGTGCGTTTCCAGCACGAAGAGCTTCTCGTGGGCCACCACCGGTTCCAACCGATAGGCTAATCAGGTTTGCACCCGGACGATAGAAGCCGGTATCCAGATCGGTATCGAACGTCAGTGGTGGTAGTCCAGGCGTCGTTACAGACCCATCCAACAGAACACGAGCAGCCGTATCCATGGTGAGGTCACCAATCATGGTATCCCCGGCCTTTTCGACCCAGATATCACCAGCACCACCGGCAACCAACCCAAGGTTGGTCCGGGCCGTGGCGACGTTGGCTACATCGGACAGGTTGTTGGCTGCGACCAAGAAGCCGGTTCCAACTGAGTCCAGAAGGACTGACCAGGAGCCGTTGATGTAGCCTTCCATACGGGCCAGGGTCGAGTTGTAGCGAAGCATCCCGTTGACGGGTGTCGTTGGGCGCTGGACCGTCGATCCGTTAGGAAGCTGAACAGCATCGGTGCTTGTGAAGATGGTGGATGCGTTTACTCCAGCCCCAAACTGGAAGCGAGCAGCTTCTGTTCCACCAGCAGATAGTCCGAGAATGTCGGCGGCGGGAGAGAACACACCGGTATTCGGATCGGTGATGAAAGACCAAGCCGGGAATGCTGCGGTTCCGATGGTTTCGACGCGGGCTACCCCACCGATAAGGGTCAACGCCGTGTTGTTTCCACCGTTGCGAACAACGTTGAAGTCCATCTGAGCGTCTTCGGTTGCAGCGACAGAATCAACCACTCGAACCGAAATGCGTCCATACAGGGTTCTGGTCAGTGTGCTGTTTGGGCCGTTGAAATCTACGGTGCCGAGTAGGGTTCCCAGAACCGGTGCGACAGTATCGGTGTATACCAGATCAACCTGGGGAGTAAGGGTGTTTGCACGTGTCACCTCAATACCAGTTGCCAAGAACCTAGCAGTTTCAACTCCACCAACGGTGGCGCTGATGGTGTTGGCTGCGGATCGATAGAAACCGGTATCCAGATCGTTGTCAAAAGTCAGAGCCGGGGCTGTCGGGAGAACTGCTGATCCATCCAGTTGAATCTGAGCAGCAGTATCCATGACCAGGTTGCCGGTCATCGTATCGCCAGCTTTTTCGACCCAGATATCGCCAGCACCACCAGCCACGAGACCCAGGTTGGTCCGTGCCGTGGCGACGTTGGTCAGATCAGACAGGTTGTTGACTGCGAGCAATGCACCGGAGAATCCTGCCAATTGCGTAGCCAAGCTGTTGCGGTCGATCTTGCGGTTGTTCGTGCCGTTCCAGTAGATGAATTCATCGGTAGCGGCCAGGGTCAGGTCAGCGGTCAGACCGGTGATGTTGATACCAATCGTGCTGTTACCAGCCACACCGTTACCGTTGGTGACCACGATACCTTCTTGACCAGCCACAGCACCAGTGATTGTGCGGAGTGCGAAGGTTGCATCACCGGTGCGGACCATGTATCCGGTGCCAACACCCAATGCATCGATTGCAGCCAATTCGGCCTGTTCCGATGCTGGGATATCAGCAGTGGTCAAGATGCTCAGGCTGGAGATCATGCTGGCGAAGGTTGCCTTGCGATCTGCGGTCGAAAGCACATCAAAGAACGGCAGAGTGTCGGTAGGATCGATAGTTCCGGTTGTCAGCGTGGTGGTGTTCAGACTGATGGTGCTACCAGCGATTCCGATACCAGGACCAGAGGTAACCAACGCTCCGAAGTTACCCTGTGTGACAAGTTGGAGATCGGCGATCAGACTGGTGAAGGTGCGAGCCCGGTGTGCCGTAGCAGTCGTGCTAAAGAACGGAACCGTGTCTGCTGCCACAACAGCGGTGGTCGTCAGCAAGCTAGGGATGTTCATCTGGAAGTCGGCACCAACCAACTGCACCCCGGTGGATGCGGTGTAGGCACCAGCCGACGAGAACTGAATCCACGGCATCGGATCGGTTCCCAGCACATCGTTGCTGTCAAACGTCGTGGTGTATCCACCCACGGTTGGCACGAACCGTGCCCTCTTCGATGAAGGTGAAGGCCGAACCCAGTTTCGTGTTGGTATCAGCGTCCAATGCACGTGATGCAGCACCAGCCGCAACGATCACATAGATACCGTTCTGGGCTGGAGCAGTCTGACCCAGAAGGAGGATACGATCCCCAGTGACCATGGTAACACCGTCATGGACCGATCCGTTGGTCAGACCGGTAGCGATGTTTACGTTCACGCTGGATGAGGCCCGCACGGACTCTTTCGGTGCCAGACCTTGAATCAGGGCATCGACATAGGACTTGGACGTTGCATCGTTGGGGTTCAGCGGAATGGCTGCAATCCGGACGTTGGCCGGAGTTGTTCCATCGGCGGCGAACATACGAAATACGGTCGCAGCGGTGTTCCAGTCTACGAAGCCACCGCGACGTCCATGTTGAACGGTTCCGCCGATGCCGATTTGACCGAAGTTATAGATAGTTGCCATGCTTTTGTGTCCTTAGGTCGCTAGGTAGTTGACGGTAATGCCCGCTATGCCGAGGGTTCCCCCGTTGGCTGCTGGACCCGTGTTGAATACTGCCCGGATGAGCCCGGAGATCGGGGTAGTCAAAGTCAGATGTTGTTCGATGTAGATACCGACCCGCTTGATATCGATGCTGATCGCTGGCATCAGGTTGATCGGACCCAATGCTGTTTCAATCAGCATCGTGTCTACAATCGGATCATTGAATGCGGTGGGAATTTCTACCACGATGCTGGTGACGGAAAATCCAGGTGGGACGGTTCCGATGTTGTAAGTCGCAAGACCGGTGTCTGGTGGAGTATTGAAGTTGATGATCCGACGGACTGCCAGATCACTCCCAGTGATGGTTCCGATGATCTGTCGAATGACGTCTTCACCACCGGTCTGATCCCAGATGCCGTTACCGGTGTAAACGAAGATCGCCGAATCACCAGGATCGATGTTGAAGATTTGCGGACCACCCTGAACGTTCACCTGAACGATCACATCGTTGGTGCTTGCACTCTGGTTGTTGATGTGGAATTTCTTACCAACGTAGGAGTTCGGAAGAACGTGGATCGGGCTTCCACCGGTCTGCAACACCGTCATACCTTCGTAGTAGTTGACAAATGTGTTCGTCAACAGCAACCCCGAAGGGTTGGTCACTGTGGTCCACTTATGGTTGATGCTCTTCATTGATCACATACCGGCTTCATTTGGTTCATAGTATTTAGCAATCCGTGATGCCCGTGTTCCTATGACGGATGTAAGAAAAGCTCTTGACAGGTCTTCGGGTCCAGTCTATAAATACGACTGTGACCGTTTGAGTTAATCGGACACACGTTCTGGACCCGGGGGCAGTTCCCGGCAGGTCCACCACGAGCACATCGAGTTTGGACTGTTCGCCTTCGGGGTCAATGGAAAGACGCTCAGACGCTCACGTTGGTTAGACGCATTCCCTTCGGCGGATGTGTGGTCGCGTGAGCTAGAAATCGATGTTCTCTTGATGGGCCTGACATAGGATCGACAGGCGTGGGAATGTGATGCGAGGGCACCGGGCGAAAGCGCCGTTACCGCAATAAAACACTAACTGCAAACGTCGCAAACGACAACTTTGCACCGATGGCAATGGCCGCTTGATCGCTTAGGCGATTCAGCTTCCAACCTGCCACTGGCTTGGGCTTTCCAGAGCCTCGAAACAGAATCTGGCCGGAACGGGCTCCTTCGGGGGCCCGTTTTGTTTGGAAATATGATCGCTCATATTTTCGTATCCCTAAATAGTTTGAACTATGGAGATACGAGATGGCCTACAGCTATGCAACACAAAGAAAAATCCGGATCATCGAGGAACGACTTGGTTCGGATTGGGCAGACCAACGCCCGGGTTTGAGCATCGACGCGATCTACAACCAGATCATCGGGGATGACCGCAAAAACCTGTTCTGCAAGATCAGTGGATCGGCCAAAGACAACCTCGACACGATGACCCAGTTCCACAAGACCGGGATGGCTGAGTTCATCGAAAGCCTTATCCACGCGGAATGGATGCGGTTCTCGGATCGGGCTCGGGAAGTCGAGCAAGTCATGTTGCGGGAATTCTCCGGTTCTTCTTGACAACCTGGTCCTAAAGGGGGTATCTTCTTCCATGTAAGAATGGAAGAGAATCATGAAGACGTATATCCCCAATGGACCATGCCTGGTGGTCCTGGTCGGCCCCTCCGGTGGGGGCAAGTCCACGTTCACGCAGAAGTATTTTGAACCTCGTGAGGTTGTGTCTTCGGACGACCTCCGCGAATGGTTCACTGGCGACTTCCAGCGACAGGACAAGAATCAGGAAGTGTTTGAAGAGTTTCGTCGTCGCATCGAAGTCCCGTTGAAAGCTGGACAGCGAGTTGTGGCCGATGCCACGCACATTCGTGATAGCGAACGTCGGCAGACCGCCGAGATCGGATACATGATGAATGTTCCGGTCTACTACGTGGTGATCAACCGCTCTGTTATCGGGAAGATGCAGACTGGTGGATGGTGTAACTCCGTTCGCATGAGCGGTGGCACGTCACTGATCGAATCGCACGAAGAAACCTTCATGGCCAATGAAGCCAAGATTCTGGCCGGTGACAATTGCAAGTGGGTTACGGTCATCGACACCCGTCGGGAAGACCTTGATCTGGTGGTGGCCAAAGCTCTGCCTCGTGATCCTCTGGAGGGACTTCGGTTCCTCTACAATCGGGGATTCCGGAAGATTCGAGTCATTCCGGATGTCCATGGCAATCTGGAAGGGTTGAAGTCGGTTCTGTCCACGGTGGACGATAAGACTTTCTGCCTGTTCCTGGGTGACATCGTTGACTACGGCACAGCTTCGTGGGAGTGCGTGGATATCGTCGAGCAGATGGTCTCGAACGGACTGGCCGTGATGGTTCGTGGTAACCATGATCGGAAGATCGCCCGGTATGTCCAGCAGACCATCAACGGCGGAGAATTCACCGGTCATATCGGGCTCGGAAACGATGTCACGATCAACCAGGTGAAAGCCATGCATCCGTCCTGGGCCATGAAAATCCAGACCCGGTTCCTGAGCCTCATGGAACAGACTCCGGATTGGATTGAACTCGGGGACTGGTTGTTCGTGCATGCCGCCGTAGATGCGAAGATGTTCGGTAACACTCTGTTCCGTGCCCATCGCAACTCCTATTTGGAAACCATGGCTCTCTACGGGGAAACTCAGGGAGACGAGGTAACCGAGAAGGGATACCCGGTTCGCACTTACGGCTGGATCGAGACGGTTCCGGATCGGAAGAATGCTGTTCTGGGTCATCAGATTCTGTCGGTGGTTGCCCCGGTCGAGAAGCGGACCCCCACGGGTGGTCGGCTGATCTTTCTGGATACCGGAAGCAGCAAGGAAGTGGATGATGTTTCCGGGTTCCTGTCCTATCTGGACATGGACATTGTGGACGAATCCACCGGTCGGCGACAGGATGGGATTCTCCGGAAGCTCAGGCTGATCCCGCAAGATGCCTATGGGCGTGAATGAAAAGGGGCCCCGAGGGGCCCCTTTTGGTTAGATGGCAGAGTTGTTGTAGTATTCCACGATGATCCGTCCTGCTCCCACCGTGGGCACACCGGTGACGACCTGAATACGAAGGTTTTCTGCGGCACCCGTGGTATTGCGGTAGTTGATGCTGGACTCGTAAGTTCCGACGACCTGGGCATCAATATCGACCTGATCCATGATATCACCACCGGTAACCATGTTGACCTGGATGTTAGCGAGGTTGTCATAGGCAGTATCGATGTAGACCCGGACCCGAAGAATACGACCATTGTTCGGGATCGACCCGATGATCGTGTTGTTTACCAGGGCAAAAGACCCTTCAAGAACTTGGACTCCATTACCGGCGACGGCAAGCTGGCTGGCTAGAGCCGTGACCCCGATTTTACGGTTGTTCGTGCCGTTGAAATACGGGAACGTGTCTGTTCCAACCAAGGTAGCATCGGTGGTCAGACCGTTGATGTCCAATCCAACAGTTGGGTTACCAGCGACACCGTTGCCGTTGGTGATGACCACGCCTTCTTGACCAGCCGTGGCCGAGGCCGTGATGGTGCGGCTGGCATAGGTGTTGGCTGCGGTGCGTGTCAGAATGCCGTTGGCCGCAGCCGTAACGATGTTGAGGTCAGCCAGGATGTTGGTCCATGACCGGAATTCAGCCTGGTTGGCAGCGGCGGATCGGAAATACGGAACCGTATCGGCGAGTAGCACGACGTTGGTGCCGACCATCAGGTTGTTGGTGAACGCGATGGTGGTTGGGCCCGTGCCGGTGATCGAAATACCACGACCGGCAGTCATGGACGCGGTGAAGTTTGCGACCGTAAGGATGCTCAGATCGCTGAGGATGTTTCCCCAAGACCGGAATTCCGGGGCGTTGGCGTTGGATGCATCGAAATAAGGAACGGTGTCAGCCGCCAGCACCGAACCGACGTCAGCCAAACCAGCACGGCTAAAGCTTACCGTGAGTGTATCAGTTGCAGCGACACCAGCAATGGTGATACCATCACCAGCAGTCAGGTTGAGGGTATCACCGGGGGTATCAGATACGATTGACGTATCACCGGTGGTGTTACCGGCTGTAGTGATGGTTCCGAATGAGTTCGATCCTGAAATGGATGCAGTAGTGATGAATTCAAATGTGTTGGATGTGTCATTCCACTGAATGATCTGGTTACCACCAGCATCGATAGCGGTCAACGTGGTCAGGGTGTTGGCGGCGTTTGCCACCAGGACGCTAAATGCCGGAATCGCGGTCAGACCGGTTCCGCCGTTCGCAACAGCAACCGTGCCAGTTCTGATGTTACGATCTGCGATGATGTTGGCAAACGATCTGAACTGAGGAGTTGTTCCACCCGAGAAGAACGGAACGGTGTCGGTCGCCAACGTCGCGGTGTCCACCATCAAGTTGTTGGTGAAGTTGATAGTTGAGCCGGTGATGCCAATACCACGACCAGCCGTTACAGCAGTCGCTAGGTTACCTGTCGTGATGATGCTGAGGTCAGCAATGATGTTGTTCCAGGTGCGGAATTCCGCCTGGTTACCGTTTGAGGCATCGAAGAATGGAACAGTATCAGTGCCCAGGACCGTAATTGTTCCAACCATCAGGTTGTTAGTGAAGCTGATGGTTGAACCGGTGATGTTGATACCACGACCAGCCGTGACCGCCGTCGAAAGGTTTGTTGTCGTGATGATGCTGAGATCGGTGAGGATGCCACTCCAGGTCTGAGACGCTGGGGCAAAAGCGTTGGATGCATCAAAGAACGGAACGGTGTCGGTTCCAACAATTGAGGTAGTTGGTGTCAGGCCGTTGTTCGAGAAGGCGATGGTGGGTCCGGAAATGGTGATACCATCGCCCGCGACATAGTTGGTTCCCAGTGTGGACCATGAACCAGCCTGATACCCTTCGAACGTGCTGAGGGTGCTGTTGTAACGGATCATACCGTTGACTGGGGTCGCGGGACGAGCCGTTGTGATACCGGACGGAAGTTGCAGGGCATCGGAAGTGGCAATAACGACTGATGCACCACCACCACCGGACGGACGAACCGTAACCGTATCTACGCCACTGTTGACCATGACCATGGTGCCGGAGCCGGAGCGACGGATACCCGTGGTTGGATCGGCGTCAAATTGAACGCCCGGGCTACCTACGGTGCCGTCAGCAAGACGAACCCGTGCAGTTCCGGTCATGACCAAGTTGCCGGTCATGGCATCGCCAGCCTTTTCGACCCAGATATCGCCAGCACCGCCAGCCACGAGACCCAGGTTGGTCCGGGCAGTAACAACGTTGGCTACGTCAGACAGGTTGTTGGCAACCTGGAGGAAGCCCGCAGCACTTACGCCGTCCAGAAGGTCTGCATCCAGACCGGAGCCTGCCCCATCGTTACCCTGGTGCCAGATTTGGAAGGTTGTGCCGATGATCCCGATTTCCCACCGGTCAAGAACTTCGTTCCAGATCAGAGTGGCATCGGTGAGCGATCCACGATCAACAACTAGACCAGCAGAACCAAGCGTGACACCGGCACCAACTTCGCCGTTGTTCAGGGTGATCGTGTTGTCGGTGATGGCCAGGTTGGCGGAGTTGATCGTCGAGGTGGTTCCGTTGACGTTCAGGTTACCCTGAATAGTCACGTCACTGGTGAACACGGCATCCTGACCACCATCGATGGTTAGGGCGGTAACACCGTTGGTGGCAAAACCAATCGTGTTGGCGGCGGCACGATAAAAGCCGGTATCGAGATCGCTGGTGAATGTGATAGATGGTGCCGCAGCCGAGCCGTTGGCAAATGTGCCTACGCCGGTGACGGTCAGGTTGGTAACCGTGAGGTTGCCGGTGTTAGCAACCAGTGATACCCAGTTGGTGCCGTTGTAGATATACGGCTCACCCAAACCACCTTGACGGAGATAGAAGTCACCGACACGAAGAATGTCGATGGGGGGTTGGTGGGGTTACTGTGGGGTCGGCTGTCCCCTGGTAAATCGTCGCACCCCGTAGCTGGATACGAAATTGTGCCTCGGTGGTTCCGCGAAGGTTACTAAAGGTTGTCATGATTTATCCAGTTACAAGAGACGGCTTCTTCCTATTTACCAGATCAATACGACGTTTCTTGACCCGCTTCAAATAGTGATCGGTGATCGAATAGACGGGCCCGATGGGATCGATCTCCAAACCCTTTCGCGGAATGACAGATAGTGATTCGTTGAACCGGTCGAACTGTCGGCCAATATAGCAGTCGATGGGAAGAGACATGCCAGACTCCCACCACCACCGGTCTGCATGTTCCATGAACACCACCTTGTCACGATCCTCGATCTTTGCGAGATCGTAGAACGAGATGAACCTGGCATTGCCGTTTTGCACGACGCCGCACCGCCACTCGTTGGTGTCCTTCATAATCATGAACGTCAAAAACTCGTGTTGCGCACGAGTTTTCTCAATCAAATCCAGCAAATCATCTTGTATCAAAGTTCATATCCCATGACGTAGGCCGACACAACCAATCCACCGAATGTTCCCAAAGCCGGGGAGTTCACTTGTAGGGTGATGGTGTTAACCGAGTTTGGCGTCTCTGCTCCCTGGTCGGGATCGATATACACGGCCTGATCGCCCGCACCGGCAGGACCCCAAGTCAGTGTGGCGTTGTTGACAATCTGATCAAAGATTGGTCCACCAGTTCCGACCGATACCACCGGGTCAATCGGGCTCACCCCCGGGCTGTAGGAGGACGTAACCAGAATGATCTTGGTGATGATGTGTTGCTTACCCAGCGGGAGCGTGTAGATCGGGAATGTCTGTCCAATCACTGCGGCAACCAAATTGATACCGGTGATCGACCCCAACACTCGCTGAACAGCTAGGCCGTTCAGGTAGTTCAGGGTTACTGCGTCCTGTGGATCGGTTGGATCGACGACGTTTTTGACCTGTTTGGTGTGTGCATCGATCTGGGTTGCCGTGACGGAAAGCTCGTTCACCCCGGCGAATGAGAACCGAAGTCCACCGCCATTGACCCACATACCTGCGTCAGGGTTGCCGACGAATGAATACGATGGGGTAGCTGCTGCTGGGGTGGCAGTTGTCCGAATCAGTGGGGCCCGTCCACCCAGGGTGGATTGGTAGTCAGCCGTAGTCCACGCATGGACGCCCACGGTGAGTGGTAGAGCGGTGTTGATGATCTGGTTACCGGCCATATCGAGATCGCCCAACATGGTTTGCGATCCATCCCGGGCCAGTTTCTCTGTGTCGAGTTCGGTGATCGCACCCTGAACGTTGATCGATGTGATGTTTCCGCCCGGGAGGTTTGTGATTTGAACAGCGGAATAGTCACCCGACGCCGAAATGACGTTGCCTGTGCGACCAAACACGCTGCGAACCGCTGCTGGAAGCAGGTTGTAAGCACCACCGGTGTTGTTCCAAGTCAACACGAATCCGTCTTCCGCCACACCCGGTGAACCCGTGATGACATCGCTGAGATCATTCAGAGCTATTGTCGATGATGGCAGGTTGATCAGGTCGTTGTAGTCGCCAGAGATGGCTACCAATGCCAGTCCGAGGTTACCCTGGGCGGCAGCGATGTTGGTTAGGTCGGCAAGGTTGCTTGAGGTTTGAAGGTAGCGGGTATCGTTATAGTTGCGATCACCCACATGAGTTCCGGCAGTCGGTGCAGCCGGGTTAGACAGGATGTTTCCACCCATGCTGAGGTCGCCCGTCATGGGATCGTTGGTGCCATCCAGTCGCAGATATACGGTGTTGGCAAATGTCGTGGTGATCGCCGATAGTGGGGTTCCGGGAACAGCCGGGAGGTTGGCCAGATCGGACCCACCGAAATCAACAGTGGTATTGGTGAACACATACGGCGTTCCATCAATATCCAGTGTCAGTTCGCCTGCTACGGAGTTATCCATAAAGGTCAGTCCACCCGCATCCAACACGATGGGGTTGCCGTCCATGTCGATGACCCCGGCCATAACACCACCGGACAGCGGTAGGAACTGGGTATCGACATAGTTCTTGGTAGCTGCATCTTGTGGGGCCAAAGGATCGAGCAGGCTGGTGATTGCTGCACCATCCATATCAAGACCGGTGATGGTCCATGTGTATTCGACACCAGATACGTTCAACACTACGGTGTCATCGACCAGAGCATTCAGACTGGTATCCCCGTCGATGTCGAGAACGATAGTGTTCCCGTTCATATCGATGGGGCCCAACATGGTTCCGCCGATCAACGGCAGGAATGAACCGGTTCCGAGGACTGCGGCGTCCACATAGTTCTTTGTGGCGACATCCTGGGGGTTGACCGGGTTCAGGGCGTTGATACCGCGTTGACCGTTGAAGCTGAGGCTTTGTGTCGGTGGTAGAAGATCAGCGAATTCGTATCCGGTGCCGATGGTTCCATTCAGCACGTCAGCAATGAGTTCGACCGATCCCACACCAACACCGGTGGAGACGATCATCTGACCGGCAGCAGTGAAATCGAGGTTGGAATATGCCGCATCGATTTGAACCTGAATCGGCCCGGTCACACCAATCAGGTGGTTGATTTCGACAGCCGTGGCGTTGACCTGTGACAGTTTTTGTAGATCGGCCTGGGTCAATCCGAATGCGTTCATACCGGCCAGCAAGTTCAGGTCGAGACCACTGACGAAGACGTTGGCGATACCAACAGGGCCAGCAGAGTCGTTCAGCTTGCCATCCAGGATGCCCTGGAGACCGATAACACTGGTGATCGGAATACTGCCACCGCCACCCATACCGGCCCCACAGGGGTGGTTCAGGATCAGTGGGGGTGTGGTAAGGCTGGTTTCGTAGCTGGCACTTGCGCATACCCCAGAATTGATTGTAACGGACATTGGCGATTACCTCAGCATTGCGATGTTTGTGATGGCACCGGCCCGGAAGGTCCCCGGAGTGATGCCGATGTCGTTCAGAGGAGTTCCAACCACGTTCGCCAGGATCAGCGGAGTTCCGTCCGTCCGATAGATGCGAAGAACCGTCGGGGTGGGGGTGTCAGCGAAGATGATACCGGTCAATTGGATGGCCGGGGTTCCATTGATGGCGTTGGCTACCAATGAGGCGGTATCGCCGAGGCTCACGTTCACCGTGATACCGTTGATCGTGAACGATCCGTTTGCAGATACCGACGAGCCACCCACACCGTGTGCGGCTGACCAGTAGTTACCAGTGCGACAGATCACTCGAATGGATGAGAACTCCCCTTCGGCCTCATAGGACCAGGTTCCGCCCTCGTTATCGATAATCATCTCGGCGATGTCGAACCACAGGGTTGTCTGATCGGTTTTTCCAGGATCACCAACACTGGCTTGAACATGAATGGTTCCGGTGAACGGGCGGGCAGGATCACACTGGAATGCCATCCGCTGGACAGCATTCTGATCGCGGCTACGCTTGGATGCCGGGACCTTTGGATTCTCGGTGACACCGCTGATCCCACCAAGATTTTCGTAAGTTAGTGCTACCATGACCTGTTTTCCTTATTCATCCGTATTTATGACCTGGGAAAGCGGATCAGTTCCGCAATCGGCATACTGGCAGCATGATCCATCTGAATAACCCCAAACCGGCCACCTTTGGAACTGATCTGCATCGGAAATACCTGGTCTTCATCATTCACAGCAAACAACGACCAGTAGAGACGATTGCCGAATATGTGATTCCCCAGGAGGAGCGTGTCGGCCTCTGACAACAGCATTTCGACCTCTGATGCATAGGGATCATCTATCAATAGTCGCTTGTTCAGCAGGATTTCGGATTGCCCTTGGCTGATTGTTGCCGATGCCGATGGGGTCGATTTCCAAACCACGAACTGTAGGGTGAAACGCCGTAGGTTCAACGGAACCCCATCCTGATTTCCAAATGAAAAAACAATGACTTCCGTCATACTTGGGGTAATTCGAAACTCCCCGTCGGCCAGTCGATTCTGACGCCCCGGAAGCTGCACCTGGACACGCGGAACGTTGTATTGGATGTTGTAGGTGGTGGACATTCGGGGTTTCTTCCTTGATGATCCTTGTATTTATCGGTAGATACCCTCACCGAGCAACTATATGAAAGTTACCTTATGAAGCGATTCCTCGCCACCATTTTGCTGTCTCTGACGCTGACTACCCCAACCCTAGCCAAGGATTGCTCCAAGCAAGATTCGGCTGTTCAATGCCTCGCCTGCAACATCTATCATGAGGCTCGTGGCGAAGACCTCCGTGGTATGATGGCCGTGGCCCTTGTGACCGTAAACCGGATGGAGTCGGGTGAGTTCCCCGATTCGATATGCCGAGTGGTGTGGCAGTCTGGGCCGCAATTCTCCTGGACCCAGGATGGAGAGAGTGACCAGATGAGTGAACCAGGACCAGCACGTCAATCCATGCAAGTGGCATTGATGGTTCTTGCGAATACCGATGCCCATTACGAAACAACCGGGTTGAATCCCAACGTCATGTGGTTCCACAACGGATCGGTGAAGCCCGACTGGATGAGACGTTTTGATCGTGTGGCACGGATTGGAGGGCATACCTTCTATGAAAAACCCTGATAGTTCCAGCAATGTGGTCCGAGTGGCTAAATATCAACGATACTTCTCGGCTGGAGGAAACCGCTATGCCCATTAACTTCACGACCAACATCGCTCCGTTGTATGCAACCAACGTGATCACCGATGCTGCTTATCTCGCCATCCCGACCACTCGTCGCAACAACACCTTTGAGCAAAACGTATTGACTCAGATCGAAGTCACTCGTGCTATGATGGAGTCGCTTCGTGATGAAGACCAGGCCCGGATGTTCCACTACGCCATGAGCCGCATGCTCGCTGGTGTTGCAATCGACCGCATCTATGATGATCTGACCGTCAAAGTGTCTGGCAATGTGGCACAGCCTCAACTGGCTGCTGTCAACGGCGATACCATTCGAGTGATCACCGCCACCGGCACCAACAACATCACGTTGGCTGGTGCTCCGTTCGCTTCGGCAGACGCTCTGGCAACCGCGATCAACTCTGGCTTCACCACGGTAACCCAAGTTCGTGCATTCGCCGTGAATGGTCGCATCGAGTTCCGCAACGTCACGCCGCACATTGGTGTCGAGTTCACTCTTGGTTATCACACCACCGGCACCCGTCTTCTGGACAAGCTCGGTATTGAAGCTGCAACCTATCGTAACCCGGTTGCTGCTCGTGCCAATGCTTCTCGTGATGATGCCCTGTCGCACTTCCAGCGTGTGGCTAACCCGCTGAACCCGTAATCCGGTTCAACCCGTTTTGAAAAAGCCGTCCTTCGGGGCGGCTTTTTTCTTGACATATGATCGCAATCCTGTTACCCAAGGGTATCATAAAGGGGGTTGAGAATGAGTCGCATCATCTTTGGTCTGATCGTAGTGGCATCGTTCTTGGTGGGCTTCATGCTTCACCGCTGGGCATGCGACACGTTTTTCCCCAATATTGGAACCGCATCCTGCATCATCATGCTTCAATAAGGGGATCACCATGAGCACGACCTATTACAGCCAGATCATCTATGGTTTACCGTTGGAACATCGCCGGGTGACCAAGCACATCACCCGATATGACGAAAAGACCGGCAAGCCCTACCAGAAGCAGGTATCGGAGCGGGCCTGGGTGATTCCCGACAGCAAGCCGATGATCGAGGTCCATGTCGATTACGACGAGACCCTCCACAGCGGTATTGAAGATTTCGATGAGCTTACGGAACAGCTTTTCCATGGCGACACAGACTACTACTGTGCCGTCGGCATCGCCGTGACCGCAGCCGTCGCTCACGATGATGACGCGGTTGAATTGAACCCCGTGGTCGATGTGGTCGCTCTTCGTGAGTTGCTCCAGGATTTGGCATCCCACCGGTTCAGCCCCGAAGCGGTCGATGAAATCATGAAGCGGGCCAAGCTGTTCTTGATCTCTTACGCAAACTGAGATACTTCTGCTGAATGGACAACTGGTTTCCCACATACGGAAGGGTCATTTATGACCCCGACCGGGGCCGCATGAAGAGCGGCACCGAATGGTGGTGCATTATCGAACTGGAAAATCCTGAGATTGCGGACTACTATCGGTGGATGATCGACCGATATTGGTGGGATGCCGATAGTAGCCCGGTCAAGCGATCCTATGTGAAATCTCCACACGATCCCCATGTCAGTTTGATTCGGGGGGAGCAGCCTATCAAGAACCAACATCTGTGGGGGGTCTATCGGGCCAACCAGCGGGTGCGGTTGTGGTATAACAACGACATTCGTCAGACCCTGTTGCGTGGGCCCGAGGCCACCGATAAGTTTTGGTTCGTCGAGGCCCGATGGAAGTTCTACCTCAGTATGAGACGGATGTTTGGTTTGGCCACAGAGTGGGAAGGAAGGAAATATCGCCCACACTTGACGGTTGCCCAGACTCACATCTTGACACCGACCCAGGCATAGATTAGGTTCCCTGAACCACAGGAACCAGCATGAGCAGAATTTTCGATGAGTTTCAGACATTGGTGATGTCGAGGCCCAACTACCGGGCACACGACTATACCAACATCAACTGTCCCGCCTGTGGGGACAGACGGAAGCGTGGTGGCTTCCGTCCGACTCCGACTGGTGGCTTTCGCTATAACTGCTTCAACGGTGGATGTGAGTTCACTACCCCAACTGGTTGGGAACCCGGCAACGGCCTGGGCGGCAGAGTTCGTCAACTGTTCGATCTTCTTGGTGGATCAATCGGTAACATCCCGTTGACAGAATTGGTTCCTACACGAGACTCCAAACTCCCAGGCGATACCAAGCAAGATCGATTGGAAGTCGCGACGAAATTTCCGGAAGTCAAGATGCCCCCGGGCACCATGATGCTTGAAGAAGCCCTTGCGGCTGATCCACGTGCAGAACCGGTGTTCGACTATCTGATGACACGAAGCCCCATGTTTGCAGAGGTAGACTTTCCATTCATGTGGTCTCCCACGCACCCAGACCACCTGCTAGTGCCGTATCTGCATTTCAGCAACACTATCGTCGGCTATATGGGCCGGAGCATCAAGGCCACCAAAGGGTCCGAACGGTTCATCCAGCGAGTCGCCACCAACTACATGTTCAATCAGCATACCCTAAAGGGTCGATCACAGAAGTTCGTCTATGTCATGGAATCTCCACTCGATGCCATTCTCATGCAAGGTGTCGCCACCCGCGAAAGCCGATTGACACAGAAACAGATCAACCTGTTGCGGTTGACATCGAGCCAGCCGGTGTTGATTCCGGATCACAAGCCTGTTGAGTCCGAGCCGTATCTGAAAGCCGCCGAAGCCAACGACTGGTTTGTGTCAGTTCCCGACTGGCCGCATAAGGATGTTGGTGAAGCAATTCAACGAATGGGGTTGCTAAATGCGGTCACAGCAATTACCTCTGCTATGACAAAGAACTACCACTATGCCCGAGCCCGGATCGGACTAGGAAACCCTTGATTCCATGACAGATGAGTTTGACTATCCAGAAGATGACGATGGACCGGTGATTGATTTCTCCGACGTCTACGTCAATACCAAACCAAAGAGTGAATTTGGATCGGCTGTCATCGAGGATGATGATGGTCCTGAGAGCGGTTATGGACAAGACGTCAACGCAACCGAACACATGCTGCTGTCGTATCTGGCAGCGAACCATGACCTATGGATCAGATGTGCCAGTGTCTTGAAGGCGGAGTATTTCTCCCCTGAAATGAAGCCTGTCGTCGATCTGTTGCGATCATACGAAACCAAAAACCAGACCATGCCCAGCACACTGGTTATTCGTGCTGATACTGGCATCTCCCTGGAAACCCCAGTGGACACCGACCACAGTCTGGTCATGGATGATGTAGCCAACCGGGTCGAAGAGTTCTGTCGATTCCGTGCCGCTGGAGACTTCCTGCTAGAGACGGCCACGATCATGCAGGAAGATCGGTCCAGGTCTACCATGCAATTTCTGGTGGCAGAGATGGCCAGGATCGCATCGATCAGTGTCCAGCAAGACCTGGGATATGAAGTCCACACCGATGCCGCCAAACTGCTCGAAGAAGCAAAGAACTCCGATGCTCTACCGATTGGCTATCACTTCTTGGATGAAGCCCTGAATGGCGGGGTGACCAAGCCCAGCTACAACATTGTGTCAGCAAGCTCTGGCCAGGGCAAATCGATCTTCCTGCAAAACACCGCTCTGAACTATGCCCGACAGGGGCACAACGTCGTCTACATCAGCCTGGAGCTTCCAGAATTTATGCTGGAAAAGCGGTTCGCCGCAATGATGACCGACACCAGCATCCACAAGATTTATCAGAATCTGGATGCAGTGCTGTTGAAGATGAAGCGGAGCCGTGCCCGAGAGGGGAAGATACAGATCAAGCGGATGCCTATGAATGGCACAAGCATGGCGGATATCCGGGCTTATGTGGCAGAACTGCGGTCTTCGACTGGTGAAGTCTGGGAACACATCATGCTGGACTATCCCGACCTGATGCAACCCGTCCAGCCTGGTATCCGCCTTGACAACATCCACCTGAGGGATCAGGCCGTATCCCAGGAAATCTATGACTGGGCCCACGAAAAGGGATCGACCAAGATCGTCTGGGGTGCCTCACAGCAAACCAAAGGTGCCAAGGAAGAGAAGGAAGCCCGTCAGTCAGGGGTTGCCGGGGGAACCGGTAAGGTCAACACCTGTGACAACCTGGTGATCTTCAAGCGTAGCCTGGAGGATCAGCGTGAAGGTCGAACCTGGGCATACGTTGAGAAGGGCCGTAATGGTGGCTCCGGCACTCGTATTCCGTTCAAATGGGACAAGGAAACCCAGAGGATGGATACCGATGAGTCGGATCGGGAACTGTTCGATAAGGCCAATCGCCCACCAGAGGATGGGGATGAAGCCCCCAAGAAGAAGGTTAGCAACGATCCGCTGGTTCGTGCTAAACAACAGGATGATGCAAGACAGGCCGCTGTGTCACCATCAACCAGTGACATCATACGAAATCGACTGCAACGGGGAGCCACTAAGTGAGTGAAAGACCAAAAGACGACGGTAGCATGTTCTTCGTGGGGATGAAATTCTTCCCTAACGAAAATCTCAAGCAATCCGAACTGAACCGGATCGTCATCCATCTGTTCCGTCGCTTCTTCATGAGAGATGGTGCCCCACTAGAAGTCAAAGAGCACGAAAGCAGTATGCTGTCGCTGGTCCAGTTTCTGGTCGATTTGGACATCCGGCTGACCGAAGAAGCGTTTGCGGAAATCCCGGAAGACCTGAGAAAGTATTTCAAGGTAATCCATCGAGATGGTGTAGAATACCGTTATGGGCAGAAAGCTCGACGGTTCTGACCAAATACAGTCATGCACACCCGTCGTAGCCTCTTCGAAGAACTATCCCGCTTCTCGGTCTCCACCCTGGATACCCGAGGTGAGAACGCATTCAACGTTGCTGTCAAGTTCATGGAACTGATGCAAGAAGAATGCGCCGACGAATATGCCTTCGATCTGATGATGAAAGCCTGGTTCCGAGCCGTCAAGGATAAAGACTACAGCCGGTTCACCAGGACCTACAACAAATACAAGAAGACCTCAGACTAGACATCTCGGGTCCATACCCACCTGATCTTCCCACAATCCCACACCCGATCATACTCCAGGTTCTCCATCATGACCCTCTCGGTCAATGATGGATCATACTGATCCGGATGCATCCGCTTGATACCACTCTTGCGAAACTTCGACTTGTGGTGTCGGATATTGTTCTTCACGTAGTAATAGTCTGGTGCAATCTCACCATCCTTGTGAAAGCCCAGTTGCTGATACGATCCACCCATGAACCACCGATTATCGCTGAAACTCACGATGCTCTCTGGACTATGATTCTTGATGAAGTGCTGGAACAGCTTGCTCATCATCCCGGGATACATCGCCCCATTCGTGGCGAACCGTTTCAATTCCCATTCATAGCTGGACGTCTGCCGGGTCGGTTCGCCAAATACCATCACCCCCACCAGATCACCATTATGGAATGCACCCAAGTGGATCGAACCGGTCGCCGATCCCTGAATGTGATAGGTGTTGAGGAATGCGGCTGAGTCGTGCGGTAGTATCTGTTCCACTGATAGATGTCGAGCACCGACACCAGTCGGAGCCTTGTCCAGTCTGGTTCTCAAGATCGACTTCACCACGTCAGGTCGGTCAAGCCATTCATCATCGAAGATCGTGATCAGATCGATGCCGCGATCCGCCAGGGTCTGCTGCTTGTCCTGGTGGTATTCCTTACCCTTCCCGAAACGTTCTCCATGCCAGTAAAGCCCACAATACTCGATTGCCAGGTTCTTGGCCGCAATATACAGGTCCACCTCTTTCGGCGGGATCAACGTCCTGGTATTCCGATCCACTTCATATCCAAGCGACTCGATGAAATCACCGATGTCGGTCTCACCCTTGGATATCATCCCAACGCACTTCGGACATCCACTACCTCTGCTATGGGCTTTGGGGGTTTGATGAAACACACCGTGCTGATGACATACGATGGCTACTGGTCGTTCTGTATGAACGTATTCGACTAGATCATAGCCATACCGCGACCCATGTGCATGTTGAAATCTATCCAGGATTTCATCCTGAGTAAAGGTCTTGCTCTCACTCGTTCGTTGAAAGCCACAGTCCGGGCATCCATGTCCATTTTTGTGTGTTCCGTAGGCTTGTTCAAACGGTCCATGATCGGGACAGATGATCGTGCCGGGAACGTTTGCCCCCTTGTAGACGAACTGGCTGTAGTCGTAGCGATCTCCATGAACGGATCGAAATTCTTCGGTCGGATCGAACCCGGCGAGTTGCCGATCACTGGACAGACCACAGATGCGACATCCCCGACCTTTCAGGTGGTTGTCCGGAAGCATATCAAATGCCCCGTGAATCCGACAGTTGATAGTGACCTTGGATCGATTCGTCGTATACACCGTGGGGGTGTAGTCGTAACGCAATCCGTGGACGGCACGGAACGCTTCGATGGCCTGCTCCGGACTCTTCCTGCGTTTCTGACCCTTCTCGATCTTCCCGCACTCGGGACAGCCACTCTTCCGGATATGGATCGCCGGGGTCTGTTCAAACGATCCATGTTGGGGGCAGTTGATCGTCACCTTGGTGTGCGATCCGTTAAATACAACGCTGGAGTAGTCATAGCGGTCGCCGTGCTTCTTTCGAAACCGAGCGATCACATCTATGGTGGATGAAGATTTTTGGCCTTTGGGCACGATTTTGAACTCCAGACGTAAATAGATGTGTAACCAACCACGGGGAATCAACTGCCCCGTCCACAACAAGGAATATAGACATGTCCCGTTATGACGTCAATACCGCGAACACGAATCGCATCGTTCGCTTCCGCATCGAACCGACCAACGCCGCCGACGCCAACGCTGCTCTGTTCGGCATGTTCAAGGGCCGCAACAACCAGTATCCGAGCTACGGCCAACTCGTGGGCACCCCGACGGGCGTTCAGGAAGTTGCTCAGCTTCGCACCAGCCTGGTCATTCGTGCCGTCACCGCCTATGCCATCCCCGTTGGTGTGCAACTGGCTGACGACAGCTTCGCCACCGGTGGTCTGACCGCCAACTTCGCTCCGGCACTGATCGTGAGCTACGAGCAGGACTCCACTGGTGAGTTCTACAACAACGCATGGGCTGGCAACACCACTCTGCCGAAGCACCAGGTTGGTCCCATCGTCGATACCATCGGTATCGGTGGTATGACCGCTCCGAAGACCAAGCCGGGTCTCCAGGGTCTCCTGGACAGCCTGTTCTCGGTCTCCTACGACGGCGGCGTGTCGGGTCCGTTCGGCAACTTGTCCAACGGTGGTAACGTGGTTCTCCCGAACGGCGTAAACGTGACCGGTGTTCCGGTTCTGGACAACGCTGGTGGTGGTGTTCCTGCATCGACTTCCGGCCTCTCGATCACCTACCTCGCCGACTTCTGATCGCGGCGAAAAAAGAAATGGACGGGCAGGGTCTTCCCTGCCCGTTTTCTTTTCCTAAATATCCATGAGGGATCATCATGGACACAATTGACTTCGATACAATAGCATCTGCATGGCGGCGAATGGTCTCCGATCCTGAGCGCGTGGATTCCATGCGAACAGAAGCCCCCGGCTTGCTTCATCCAACTGCAATCCGATTGAAGAACGTCTCACAGGCCGAAGATCACGTTGATATTCAATTCAGCGAGTTCGAAGCTGCTTCTGATGGCGTCACAGGTATCCCTATCATCAAACGGATGATCCTGAACTGGTTGAAGAAGATTTCCAGTATGGTTCAGGTTATGGGTTCTGGAACTTCTGAGATGACTCTTCGGTTGTCCACCAGGAGCAAATTTACAGAGGTTGCTATCCCGGTGCTTCGTCGAAATTCGAAGACCAACAAGATCACCCGTGTGTCCAAATGTATCAGTGGGGCGAAGGCGGGGCGTAAGGTATCTGACCCAAGTGAGTGCCTGACATTTCCGGATGTCATTAAGGGTATCGGACTTTCTATATCAAAACGAGCACACGCGGGCCAAATAAGCAACCGGAGAACAAAAACCAAGCTCACCAACATTGTGAGCCGTCGAGTTCGCCGAGCAAACCAACGGATGAAGAAGGCAAGAGGATTTTGACATGAGTGATGATGATCGTTTGATCGAGGAGTCGGCGGCATATGCGATGCGTATTGCCAAATCGGCCCAGCTTGACAAATCACAGCGTGACGCTACCGGTGCTGGGTTCCATGCCAATCAGATCACGGATGGGGTCATGAACCAGGGTCGTAGTTACTCTGGTGCTGCATCTGGTCCTGCTGATGTTTTGGCCCGAGAACAGGCAGCGAGCCGAGCCGCCGTCGAGTCCCGTCGAGTCATCGAATCAATGGGTGAACTGGATATCAACGATCTCTTTGCGCCCGATCTTGGTCAACAGAATGAGTATGGACAGACCGCCCGGGCGTTGAGCCGGATGACCCAACACATGGTTCAGACTGGTGCCCGTCGCATCATCAACGATGCTTACATGGACCCAAATGAGGCCACCATGCTGGTGGAGCAGGAAGCGTATCGTCCACAACAGGTCGATAGTGGGTGGCGTGTCAAGAAATCACAGGCCACTCTCCAGTCCGGGAAGAAGATTCCTGTATTCATGGTTGAGGACAGTCTATCCGGGATGACCACGGGAAAGCGGTATCGTTTGTCCCAGGTTGCGGAAAAGATCGTGAAGGTTATCAACGCGACTGGTAATCCGAATGATGCCCGGATCAAGATGATCGAAACCGCATATGACCGTCATGTTGAACTGATGCGGTCGATTGCGGGTGCAAAGACTGCTCTGGCAGAGGGTCGTGGGGACAAGCGCAGGCTCCAGCAAATGCAGTCTGAGCTTGAAGAAGTCAACGCAAGACTCGGATTGTGATAAATACCAATGAACGTTTGGAGATACCACAAATGCCGCTGATTTTCCTGCAAGAGTCTTCTGATGGAGTCTTGACCAAGATCAAGTCTGATCTTTCCTTCATTGATCCGACGGTTGATCTTGATCGATACGCCGGGATGACCACACGCAAACTCCAACAGAAGCTGCGGGAAACCCGCAAGTCCATTGATGGAATGCGGACTGGTCTCTATGGGTCGTGGCTCAAGTCGGAAAAGTATGTCAAGCACACCCTGGTGGCCGAAGCTCTCACTACGCTGATTGAGCAGAAGACCGCCAAGATGCGGACGGAACGACTGGTCCCCGGTGCCACCTACTACAACAGTGTTGCTCGGTTCGGGGACATTCTGGAAGGTCGTTACGCCATCTATCTGGGTGAGCAATTCACCGGTTGGATTCCGTTCCGCGAGACTGCTGCGATCTCCAAGGCAATGCAAGTTCTCCGTCACGGAACCGATGAGGACTTCCGTCAAATCTACGTCGGTATGGCTGATGGCCGTCCGGATGCACTGAGCACAGTGACCCTGGAGCACATCGCGGAATCCAGTCCTCGGGCTCTCAAACTGATCGAACGATATTGTGATTCTCGGTGGTCGGGGCCGTGGCCGTGGGAAGTGGACGCCCCGGAGCGCCTGAAACTGATGATCGAAACACGCAAGGAAAAGAACATGAACAGTATTACAGAAATGCAGCGTCGGTTTGCCCGCCTCCTTCGTGAATTTGATGAAGGCGGTATGGGCAAGTTCGAGATGGTCTCGGCCACCCAAGACATGATGACTCAGGTCGATGGCATGATCTCCAATCTGGGCAAGCTGTCCAGCACTGGTATCCAGGTGATGGCACAGGCAAAGTCTACGGGCGAAGACAATCTGGTTGAACCGATGCAGGCCGCTCTGGGTGAACCCCTGAACAACGCAGTGGCTGCATTGACCGACCTCAAGGCTGCACTGACCCAGGCTACTGAGCAGTTGACTGGTGGGGCTCCCGCTGGCGGTATGGACGCCGACATGGGTGATGACATGGGTGGAGACGATCTTGGTTCTCCGATGGATGCCATGGGTGACGATCCACTCGATGACATCGAGATCGGTGGCGACGAGGGCGAACGTCCTGTGAAAGGTATCTGATCGTGACCACGGTAGTTGAATATGATGGGTTCTATGGGGCGTCTCGGGCCCGTCTGATTGCTTTGGGGCAATCGGCTGGTGCCAACGACATCCTGGTGGAAATCAACCAGCTTCAACTGCTTGTTGATAACGCAGCAGTCACTGGTAACCTCGATGTGACCGTCTCAACGACCCCGATGACCACGAACACGTTGTTCTTTGACTCCTGGAACGATCCCTACAACAACGATACCGGTGCGGATAAACTGCGTCGGATCGCGATGAACCACGTGATCAACTACTTCACCCGACTGGGCTATTCAGTTCGCCGCACCCGGGTTGGAACGACCAATTTCTTCCAGTGGCTGATCGAGTGGTAACGTTTTTTCTTGACGAATCAACTCTAGTCTGATAGAACAGTCTCCTGACCAACGGGAGATCGATCATGGCTGGAAATACCTTCGCGTGTGTTACCGTTGGCACCCCTGATCGCACCCGTTATGCCATCAAGATACCCGGTCATTTCGACCGCGATGACAACTACATCCCCGATGCATGCGTTAAGGGTGGAACCCGTCGTCTTGAAATTGAATGCCTGGTTCTGGCCGAACATCTTGCAGCCGTCCATCGTGGTAAGGTCATGGTTGTGTGCCCGATGATCACGGAGATCAAGCGATGACCTTCTGGGCTGGATACGCAAAGCGTCCGATGGGCAAGGGAAACCCCTACTACTGCTGCGTCGGATGCGGGATCACCGATCCTTCCATCAACGGCGACATCAATCGGCATGGTCCGGGGTGCCCGGAGGTCCAGAAGTATCTGGCCGAACTGAATCCCAACGACTATACTCCGTTTGCAATTGAGGGGACGGTGTATCGTGGTGGAGATGAGATCGAGTATGAGATCGTGGTGGATCGTGAGGTCTACATCCGCCTGGTCACCAGAAATCTCTATGGCGTGTTCTATCCATTGCGCCAATCCGACATGGTGTTCCCGAATGCATTGGTTGCGACCGAGGCACTACGGGATGCGGTTGGGCTGTTGGTGGCCAAGGATATCCTGATCGATGGCGATGTGCCGCGTAGCCATGTCATGTGGAAGCTTGGATCAAAGGGTTGACATTGGCTGTCGAACCTGGTATACGGGATCGGCAACAGGGAGAACGCTCATGCAGTTTTTGAATGTCGAAGATCACGCTGCAATCGGTCGTTCTCCTGCGACCGACACTCGTTGTCTGGTGGTGAAACGTGATCCCGTGACTGGAACATCCTTTCACATAAACAGCGTGAACTGTGGCTCCCAGTATGACTTCCTGGTGTCATTCGTTTCTTCGCGTGACGGACTGGTCTGTATGATGAGCCATTCGTTCCGGTTCGAGCATCCTGCCGAGAAGTATCGTGCCGCCGTGTATGGCAAGTGCATGGAATGCTCCACGCTCGACTTGCCTGCCCGCGAAGCCTATGAACTCCTGTTCTCGTTGATCGACTTTGATCGCGGTGATGAAGTGGAACTGCGTGATCCCGATGCTGGTATGTTTGGATGGAAGCTTCTGTCCCAACAGGAAGCCACGGACCTGATTCAAACCCTGTAATCGAGGTTGCGTTCCATTCGGTCTCCGGTTACAATATCACAACTCAACATGGAGAATCATCGTGGGCGGATCGCTGGCAGTCACAATCGTGGACCCCGAGGGGACCTGGCACAAGATGGATCGGTGGACCAATCCCACCTCGTGGTATTTCACCGATACCCGTTTCCTGAACGGTGATCCTGTCCTGCTCCGGGAGTATCTGGATACCTGGTATGAGATGTGCCAGGAATATGACGACTTTCACGGGGGCGTCGGGGGGGCACCTGAGCCCAGGATGGCCACGTGCTATTGCAATCCAGACTATTCGTCCCGCGATCTGGTGGCCCCGAGCGAATACGGCCTGGTCTACCTGGATATGCCGAACAAGCGGTTCTGGCACATGCAGGGCTACTCGACCTACCATCAGATATCGGTGACCCGTATCATATTGGATGAGCGTGACTGGGACACCACGGACCCAGAAGAGGTGGCCGGGGAGCGAGCCCACTACGAATCACTTCTGCCCCGAATCACCATTCATCGGACACCGACAGATCGGGACACGGATGTCGATGTTCCTGTGTCGTTCGCGTCGGTCGAAGACCTGATCAACCACGCCTTTCAGATGAACAAGCGGCGTGATGCAAAGGGTATGAGCGATTGGTCCTATTACGTCTTGGATATGACCGGATGGGACTACCGGGTGTTTCCTGATGATCGAGATGGTGCTGTGCAGTTTCAGGCCGCACTGGTCGAGACCGGCTACGAATTCTCTGAAAAGGAACTCAAGCACTGGGACGACTTTCGCAAACTCGATGAAGATGACGAGGATTGACATTCACGTGCTTCGGGTTTAGCTTATTGGTATGGCTAGATTCCCGATCACACTGGACAAATTTCCCTACTATGACATTCATGCGGATACATCCGAGGGTGGCACCAGGGTCTATCATACTCCGGCTGGCGATGCGCCTTCCGTAACCACGATCCTATCGTCATTGCCAAATCCAGAACTGGATGCATGGCGTGAGCGGGTGGGACTGGAAGAGGCTGAGCGGATTTCCAAGGAAGCCACCACCATCGGCAGTTACATGCATGACATGCTGGAGGCACATCTACGTGGTCAGGAGTTCAAGAGGGATGGCTCTGATCTGGAAACGACGGCTGTGCAGATGCACAATGCCATCAAGATGTTTGGGTGGCGTAAGCTGAATGCCGTGTGGGGGGTTGAAGTGCCATTGCATTTCAACGATCTCTATGCCGGTCGAACTGATATGATCGGGGTATACTCGCAGGCCCCATCGATCCTCGACTACAAGACGTCGAAGTATCACAAGCCCCCACAGCACATCACCAAATACAAGCTCCAGACCGCAGCCTATGCTTTGGCTTTACAGCACATGTTCGGACAACGGATCGATCAATCCGTGTTGTTCTTCGCCATACGGCCATACCCGGAGCGTAAGCAGGCTGCACAGTCCAGTGTGATCGTGATTTCACCCCCGGAACTGCGAGAATACAAGATCAAGTGGATCGAGGTCCTGGTTGATTACTACGCCGAGCGTGATCAGAGTAAGCTGTCACAGATTGATTCTCTCATTGATCTCATAGATGACTAAATACCAGCATGAAACTGTTTGAACTCGACCCGAAGAACCCGATTGACAAAGAACTGGCCCGCACTGCCAAAGGTGCCGGGACTGCTGGTTCATTGGACCCCAACGATCAGGCCGCACAGCCCGATCCCGAAATGGGGGCTGCACCCGGTATGGGAGCAGGACCAGACATGAACCAGCCGGAGCCCGGTATGGGGTCTGCCCCTGGCGAGCAGCAGGATGCCGACGCGAACATTCCGACCAAGCCGGTTGATTCGTCCCTGATGGCACGGGCCAAAAACCACGATTATGTTCATAACTTCGATCATTCCGATCCAGATTCCCCATCCAATCCGGTGGTCATCATGGGTATGGAGATGAGCGATCTGAGTCAACTCCGGAACAAGATTCGGGTTCGTCTGGACCAGATCGGGATCGCAGATACCATCGGTAAGTATTCCGAACACACCACCCGGGCAACTCAATCGATGTTGGCATTCGTGGATATCGTGATGGCTTACAAGAAGGGTCAGGTTCGAGACCAGAACCAGAAGGCCGGTGGCCGACCGAAGGTCAAAGAGGTTCCGAAGTCTAGTGTTAAGGCCGGAAACTATAAGCCTAAGCGAAAATAACCGCTTGCAAAACCCTATGTCCTGACTTACATCAGTGGCATGAAGTTCATCCTTGTAGACATCAGCAACCTAGTTCACCGTGCCAAGCATGCCGTTGGTCAGCGGGTGATAACCGGATCGACGTTTGATCCGTTTGGAGTCATGACCTCTGACGAAGACGAGCTTCGCACCAGTATGATCATGGACGTGATTTTCGGTGGCATTACGACCGCCTACATGCGGTTCGGTGGAACTCATTGTGTGGCTGCATTCGACATGCGATCATGGCGTCGGGATGTATCCGAGTCCTACAAGGCAAACCGTCGTGACAAGGTGAAAACCCCCGAAGAAGAACACGATCAGGAATTGATCACCGCGATCATCGATGAGCTACAAAGCTTCTTGCAAGAATATACGAACGTGACTGTGCTGGGTGCCGACGGGGCTGAGGCGGATGACTTCATCGCCCGATGGGTGCAACTCCACCAGGACCCATCCGACCACAACATCATTGTATCCGCCGATGGGGACTTCAAGCAGTTGGTTGGATCGAATACCGATCTCTACAACCCGATGACCTCGACCCTGTATACCACGGATGGAGTGTTCTATCAGGATGGCCGTAAGCCCGCGAAAAGCGACACGGTGGTGACACTTCATGGTGGGTCTTGGAAGGTCAAGGTCAATGCCAAGACCGGTGAGAAAGAGACATTCGATCCGCAGTGGGAGTTGTTTGAGAAGTGCATCCGTGGGGACATCAGTGACAATATCCCTTCGGCATGGCCCCGGGTTCACACTACCAAAATGAAAGCCGCCTATGAGGGCTCCATTGTGGAATGGAACAACTTCATCAACTCTACCTGGGGCAAAGATGGTGAGAAGCATTCGGTTCGGGAACGATACGAACAGAACAAACGGCTGATCGACTTGACTTGTCAGCCCGATCATATCAAAGACCTGATGGATGAAACCATCATGGCCGCTGTCCAACGCCACCCCGCCCGAATGGTTGGGGCACACTTCGCCCGGTTCTGTAATCTCTACCGGTTGACGAAGATGCTCCAGCAGGCCGAAAAATACACCGCGATCCTGTCGCGTGGATACCAGTATGACCGAACAGTTTAAGAAGCTCACCGATTACCAGCATGCCCGTCAGCGGACTGAGATGTATCTGGGAAGCCGTGAGACGCATTCCCAGTCGGTTCTGACCTTTGATGGCAGTCAGGTAGCCCTGACCGAGCACACGTGGGTTCCTGCCCTCTATACGGGCTTCCGGGAGCTAATCGACAATGCTCTGGACGAGATGCTAGGGCACGGCCATGGTGGGGCTCTACAGGTCTCCTATGATGGGAGCACTGGCATCATCGAGGTTCAGGACGACGGACGCGGATTGCCACTGGATGAGAAGCCGGAACTGGGTAAAGGTCCTGCCGCATCGATCCTCTTGGGAGAGGCCCGGGCCGGTCGAAATTTTGATGAACGTGGTGCCGTGGCCGGGGTCAACGGACTGGGTGCGGCAGTTGTCAACTTCACTTCGGCGTGGTTTGAACTGGAAGTTCATCGTGATGGGCTGCGACTGTTCCAAACGTGGGAAGAGGGAACCTATCGGCAGCAGGATATTCACAAGACCATTGGCCCGACTCTGGTTGAGACTGACAAATCCCTGCATGGGACACGGGTTCGGTTCAAACCCAGTGCCAAGGTCTATCCGACCATGCAGTTGCCGGTAGAGTTCGTTGAGTCCCGCCTGTGGGACATTGCATTGGCCAATCCCGACCTACGAGTTACATTCAACGGCAAGCTGTTGAAGGTCGAAGGGAAGGACCCGGTTGGGGTTGCCTTGTCACCGACCAAAAAGGCATCGGTGATTCAGATCAAGACGGATAGAATCAACTCTCGTTTTTATGTTGTTCCGGGTGTGGTCCAGGACGAACACATTCACAGCCTGGTCAACAACATCCCGGTCTTCCAAGGTGGGCCACACGTCGAAGAATTCCGCAATCTGTTCTATACCAACCTGGCAGAACTGTTGGAGCCGCTGGCCCGGATTGCAACCGGCCACAAGGGGAAAGACCCCATCATGGCTCGAAGCGATCTTACCCCCGGGTTGTTGATCTACAACATCACGGTGATGAACGATCCTCACTTCGACTCGCAGACCAAGACCAGGTTGATTTCTGAGATCAAACCAGACATCCGTCGCGGGTTCATGGTCGCTGATGTCAAAGCGTTCATCAGGAACAATCAGGAATGGGTTAACGAGGCGGTGCAGCGGTGTGCCAATCGGGTTCGGACTGCATCGACCAGAACCATTCGGAAAGAGCAGAATAAGCTCAGCAAGACCAAGATCGCATCGCTCAAGGATGCGACCGGTGCCAACCGTAGGGATTGCATTCTGTTCATCGCTGAGGGTGAGTCTGCTATCTCCGGTATGATGTCGGTTCGTGATGCATCCATTCATGGTGGCATCGGTCTCCGTGGGAAGATCAAGAATGTGCATGGCACGACACCGAAGGAGGTGTTGGCCAGTAAAGCCCTAACCGATATCATGCACAGTATCGGTTTGAAACTGGGAGAGCGGGCCAATCCCCTGCATCTGCGTTATGGTCGCATCTACATTGCCACTGATGAAGATGAAGATGGAAAGAACATCACGGCGTTGATCGTGAATTTCCTCTACACGTTCTGGCCGGAACTGTTCGAGGATGCCGCAAACCCCGTGGTATTCAAATTCTCCACCCCGTTGATTATACTTGTCAAAGGTAATGATCGGAGGTATGTCTATGCTGACGCCTACGATCAGTTCGACGCCAGTGCCTGGAGTGGATGGCAAATCATCCGTGCCAAGGGGCTTGCCCGACTGACACAACCAGATTGGAAGATTGCCATTCACGAGCCCAATTTGATACCTATGGTCGATGATGGTCGAATGAAGGAAACGCTCGATCTTCTCTTCAACCCAACTCGTGCAGATGATAGAAAAGTCTGGCTATCCGAATGATGATATTCAATGCAAAGAACGTGGGACTTCATCTACCCGATGCGGTATACGTGGGTAGACCATCACCATTTGGGAATCCGTATGAGAGCGGGAAGGATGGCACCCGAGCCGATGTCATACGAATGTATGAAGACTGGCTCTTGCAACAACCAGAACTCCTTGCTAAGGTAAGGACTGAACTACGTGGGAAACATTTGATATGTTGGTGTTTTCCAAAACAGTGCCACGCTGAGGTGCTGATGCACTATGCAAATGAAGAGGACTATGACGATGCCCAACCCCGATGACATGACCCCACCAGTCCACCCTATGTCCAAGATCGACATATCCGATCATCCCGCGATCACCAGTCCGGTGGCCTATTCGGTCCTGAACTACGCACTGGCCAATCCTGTTCCAGCCACCCTGGAAGAGGAGGTTGCAATGCACCCGGAGTCGGATCGACAGCGGGCTGTGCTGGTTCTGACGGATTGCCTTGTTGAGCTTGCTCGGTGTGAAGCAGAGGATGCAGAGCCGCCCGAAATGATGTTCTTCTCCCCTCCCCAGGGCGGCAAGGTCGGCAAGAATGGATTCATGGCTTTGTTCCCGGATATGCCAAACTCCCCGGTCGGTCGTTTCCGTGGGAATGGGATGTCATGCGATCTGGTTGAAACTGTGACGTTCATCGCGAAGAATTTTCCCGATGTCATGGACCAGGTTTCACAGGCAATTGCCGATCTGTCAGTGGACGAGTAATGTCAACTTCCGACTACCTTGGCTTCACATCGCGTGAGTATGCCACATACGTGATGGAGCAGCGGGCTATCCCGATCCTCACGGATGGACTCAAGCTATCACAACGAATTGCATTGTGGTTGCTGAAAGATCAGTCCAAGGCCGACTCGACCATCGGATTGGTCGGGGACATGTCCAAGAGTAAGCTCTATGTCCATGGTAATGCGGCGGCGGAAGACATGATCGGTCGTCTCGCCGCCCCGTATCTGAACAACATCCCGTTGATCCATGGTGAGGGTGCATTCGGCACCAGAACCGCACCGTTCGAAGGGATTGGTGCAGCCCGTTATACGGCGGTCAAGCGGTCGAAGTTTGCCGAGAGCGAGCTTTACATCGATCTGGATATTTGTCCAACTCGGGAGAACTATGACGGCTCCAAATTGATGCCGCAGACGTTCCTACCACGACTTCCTTTGATTCTTCTCAACGGTATCAGTGGGGTGGCGATTGGTTTTGCCAACATCATCCTACCCCGGAAACTCGACGACATCCGTGCTGCCGTGATCGACGTGCTCAAGACCGGCACCACGAAACAGCCTCTGCACCCACACTTCGAACGATACGACTGTGAGGTCATCCAGGATCACTCCAATCGTCTCAAGTTCTACCTGCGGGGACGGGTGAAGATCGTCAACACCACAACGGTTGAAATCACCGAGCTACCTCCGGGTATGGCACTGGACACAATCCGGGAGACCTTGATCGCTCTTGAGGATGCTGGAACTATTGCGGGGTTTACCGACAACAGCACGGACCGAATCACCATCCAGGTCAAGTTCCCCCGGGTAGAGCTTGCAAAATACAACACCGAAAATCGACTGGTGACTTTGTTCAAGCTGATCGAGCCGGTGACGGAAAACCTGACGGTTTTGAACCCGGATGGGAAGTTTGTCCGCAAGTATGCGAACGTTCAGGATATGGTTGTGGATTTTGTTGAGTGGCGGCTGGGGTATTACCTGATCCGGTATCAGCGTCTTCTGACACAGGAACTGGATGTTGCTTTGTTCTGGAAATCCTTCCTATCCTGTTTTGAATCCCCGGGAGACCGGGTTCGATCTGTGGCGGCATCCATCAGTGGCATAGCATCCAAATCGGAACTGCAAGAGGCTGTATCTACAGCCATTCTGAATCAGGGTCTCGAACTACGATCCGACATCGTAGATCGTATCGTGGCAATGCCAGTCTATCGGTTCACCAAGGAGGGTCAGGCCGAGGCTAAAGCGAAACTAAAGGCTTCGGAGAAAGCCATCGAAGAATACGAGGGGATCATTTCCAGCCCTGAGCGGCGGAAGAGCATATACCTGAATGAAGTGGTGAAATCATGAAACTATCCGATGCGATCAACCAAGCCGAAGAAGCACTGCGTAAGATCAGGAACGACCTGGCAGACCGCAATACATGGGGTGGGCCTGACCCGGACCCAGAGGGGACCAGGGCGCTGATGATAAGCTCCGTTACATTGCGCCAAAGCATTGACATGTTCAAGAAGGTGACAGAGCTTTGATACTTGACAAACGAAGCCCAGTCTGGTAGGGTATGTTCAACCCAACCTGGAGGTCTTGAGATGATTACCGTCACCGTTGATTTCGCTGCCGATTTTCTCTCCCGTATGCAGGCCGAGCAAGCCGAATTGCGCGTGACCAAGGAAGACGTCTTTGGCAAGTTCGATGAGAACCACAAGCGGATCGACAACGGCATGATCGTTGCCCGCCATGATCAGGTCTGCCCGATCTGGGGTGATGTTCTGCCCTACAAGTCGGTGACCGTGGTGATCCCGGAACTCGGTGTCCACGATGGGATCGTCGGTGATGTCGAATACTGGTTGACTTTCGTTCACGGTGGTGACAACATTTCCAAGCGTCGGTCCATGCCGGATGGCACGGTCGCGATCCGCTCCAACTACACGGCCTGGTAAGGAAGCACGAGGATGATATGAACGGCGATTTTGCAGATACCCCACAACCCCCCTACTACGCGGTGATTTTCACCAGCCGGTTGAGCCACAATGATGATGGCTACGCGGCTATGGGTGATGTCGTGTCGAAGCTTGCGGAGGGTCAGCCCGGTTATCTGGGTATGGAGACCACAAGAGGTGTAGACCGCCTTGGTATCACTGTGTCCTACTGGAAAGACGAAGAGAGCATTCTGGCATGGAAGGGCAATATCAAGCACCTGATGGCACAGAAGAGCGGCATCGAGCGGTGGTATGATCACTACGAACTGCGGGTTGCAAAGGTCGAGCGGGCCTACAGTGGGCCACACGGGCGATCAGTCGGGTGACATTGCCCATGTCCGATCTCACAGAAGTCCAATTCGAGATTCTTCGTCACGCCGTGACAATGGCACGAACCGATCAGATTCGTCATTTAACGACGCTGCGGTCTCGTCTTGAGCGGTGTGGGTATGCCGAAGCCGACGTCAAAGCTGCCGTGGGGTTCTGGGTCAAATATGAACAGCAGAAAGCAATACCACCCATACGTGTCTAGATTGCCTAAATATTCTGACATCGAAAGGGTCAGAATGTGAAGCCTGCAAAACCTGTTAGTATGAAATCTTCTGGCACTGATAACCCATCCCGGTATGTTGGTGGATGGGAAGCTTACGACCGCCCACAAGGGATAAATGATCGCCGGGATCGCAAGGTTTTGGCGAAAGAGGATACCACCGAGTGGAATGGCAAATACGTCGTTTGGCAAGGTGGTGGATACCGTGTGGCCGTGGATACCCCACATGCAGCCACCTACGTCACCGTATGGACCGACGATGGTAAGCGGGTGGGTTCCCTATCGACACGGACCATCCCTCGATATCCGGAATGGCTATCCGTGCGTGATGCACAGGTGGATGCGAAACATCGAAACAACCGGCTGGGCTTCCGCATGTATCAGGTTCTGTTGCAGCACCTGGACCCCAAGTATCATGGACTAGCCGGATACCTACCAGATCAAGCCAACAAGCGACAGGTCCCGGCCATCTATCGCCGGTTGGGTGGTAAGCCCGACCCAAAGAATGCCGACGTCATCTTGGTTCCACGCCCGAGTCTCACCGAGGATAACCAAAACGGTGTTCTACCGTTGAACGATCAGACCATGGCGCAGGCTCGACTCTTCTTGAAGAAGAAATGGACTGAACGGTTTCAGGAGCGCAATGGTGCCGGTAAGGCTCCAGCCGACATGTCAGGTTCTTGCAAGTTCGTTTCCATGTTTGTGCAGCGTGTGTTCGGCGGTGAGATTCGCGGGAACAGACAGCATCAGTTCAATGTGATTGATGGCAAGGTTGTCGATTTCAACCATGATGCATCTGATGTGCGAGAGATTGCTGATCCACATCGACACGATCCCAAGTTTTGGGGGAACTCTGAGCATGTGAAGAGCATGCAGTCTTGCGAGCAGCGAGTTGCAGCCTGGGTGGAAGAATTCCTCAGCATGATGCGAACCGTCGAGAGCATATTCGGTGAGACCATGCAGTTTGTCCCTCCGGAGCCCGAAGAGGAAATCACGATCTCTGATGAGGATCAAAAGGTAATCAAGCAGTCGGCCAAGGCACCCAAGAAGGTAGTGTTGGCCAACGTTCGGGCGTTGAGTGCTCGTGGTAAGCGGCCTAGACTGAACCCCTACAAGCTGGATGAAACCATTCGCACCCCGATCTGTGGAACACTGACCAACGAATACGAAATCGTCGATGAGGCCGACCACACCATTGGGTATGCATCTGTGGTTGAAGGAGTGATCGAGGAGTTCCAATACCAGGATAGCTCCGATCAATCATTCCGTGGCCATGTAGCATCGACCATCCTGCATCAAATCGTATCAGAGGCTGATCGACATCAGGCTAACCTCTCTATCCAGATCGAGGAGATGGATGCCGAGATCAAACTGATGTTCGAACGATTTGGGTTCCGACTGGATAGGGGAACAGTGATGAAGCGACTGTCTGGTGCCGTTCGTCCCCCCTCAGTTCCATCAACACCTGGGATGTCTAATCGTGGTGTGATGGAATCGGCGGGTCGATCTGAGACTGATGTTAGTGCCGGTGAAATCTCCGAGTTCATTCAGTCGATGCAGAACCTGGTCAGTTCTTACCGACGATCACAACGGGCCGCTACCGATATCTATCATGATTACATGATGACTGGTAAATTCGTGGAATGGCTTGAGGCCAATGTGGTCCCGATCTGGCATGCCGCAGGATACCCTCCCATGGGATCGGAGGGATGGGGTGCCATGCAACGAACAGTCATTGATCGGTTCCTCATCGGTTCTTGACACGATGATAACAATCGAGTATGATCTCTTCAAAGAATGAGGAATCGTGTTCAATGATGCCGTTATGGGAATCCATGGAAAACTTTTGCTGCTCGGTCTGTCATCAGAAGACGGGTGGGTATCGCATCCATAATGGCACCGAGGGTGGTCGTCCTGGTATGCTCACCAGTGGTAATGGCCCGGTGTTTCCACGACTTCATGGCGGGTGCCCGGGTGAGAACATCCACGTGGCTCCTGCTCTCAAAGAATGGAGCCGGAAATGAATCCGTATGACATCCTTGGTGTATCCAAGACGGCCACCGCAGAAGAAATCAAGAAAGCCTATCGGGTCAAGGCCAAAGAACTGCATCCGGATCAGCAGGGTGGTGATGATACCAAGTTCAAAGAGCTTGGTGCGGCGTATGACATTTTGAAAGATGAGTCCAAGCGAGCGGCATACGATGCCGGTGGAAATGAAGCGCGACCCCGTAGTTCCAATCCAGGACAACGCCAGTGGCAGTGGAATCGTTACCATGGTGACGATCCGTTCAATGATCCTTACATGGCGGCTCGACGGGCTGGTATGTGGGATCGTGGTGGACCGACTGTCAACAACGTTCAGATCAACATCGGGGTTCCGATTGACATCATGATTCATGGTGGGGAAGTAACCATTCCGGTTCAGGTCCCCAGGGTCGGCACTGTCAACGGGGGGATTGCTCAGTTCCAGTTCGAGACTCATATGCTGCGGGTCAAGATCGACCCAATGACACCTGTTGGGCGTATGATTCACATCATGCCGGATGATCATTCCATTCCAGATGTTCACAAGATCATCGCTACGGTGTTTCCGGACAAGACGACCGGCAAGAACTATCGGGTGGAACAGATCGATATCCATGTGATGATTCAGGTCGATGCATTCGATGCCCTACTGGGCCATCAGATCGATGTCATGCTACCCACGGACGAGACCGTCCGGGTCACTCTACCGGCTGGAATCTCCACCGGTAAGAACATTAGGCTGGCAGGCAAAGGACTTATCGATCTTGGTGGAAATCGAGGCGATGTCTATCTAGTTGTGGGGTTGTCGCTCCCCATCCTGACAGCCGATCAGAAGGCAAAAATAGAAGCGATTCTTCGCTCCTGAAAGCCTTGAAACTACCTCAACAGGCTCCTATCATATAGTGTTCAGGCCAGCAGCCGAACGCAAAATGTGGTATTTGTGAAACACAAAACAACACTATATGGACAAACAGGGAACTACCATGACGAATACCCGTCGTGGGTAAATATCCCTGCGTCACCGGCAAAGCGGTGCCCCAGAAGGTCATTCGACCCTGGATCAATTCAACATTATGAGGTAGAACTATGAGTCTGGATATGAGTGGCGATTTTCGACCACTGCACCCCGGTATGGGGCAAGCTGTTGCCGAGCGAACCATCCTTCGAAAAAAGGAAAACGGTTCGTTTGAGACGTGGGGTGATGTTGCAGATCGGGTCGCGGTCGGGAACACATCACTGTGCCCGATGTCTGAAAGTATCCCAGGCGAACGAGCCCTGCTTCGGAAGCACATCGCCAAGGCATCCTTGTTGATGTCAGGTCGCCATCTCCAGCATGGGGATGCAACCCAATCCACCCGGAACATGGAAGTCTTTACGAACTGTTCCACCGCCCCGGCCAGCTTTCTGTTGTTCTACCTGCTACTGAATGGCTCCGGTGTAGGTCGCTCCTATGACGACGCAATGATCCTGATCGACTGGGACAACGCCCCGAATGTTCGGGTTGTTCTGGACGAGAATCATCCGGACTTCGATTTCTCGGCGCATGAATCCGTGCGTGATGCACTCCACAAGTATGGCCCTGACAGCAAGAAGGTCATGTGGTATCGAGTGCCTGATAGCCGCGAAGGTTGGGCCAAGGCTCTGGAAATGTATGAACTGGCTGCATTCGAGAAGGTTCACAAGGACAAGATGCTTGTTCTGGATTTCTCCGATGTTCGTGCCAAAGGGTTGCCCATCGGTGGTATGCAGAACCGACCGGCTTCCGGCCCGGTGCCGCTGATGAACGCATTCATGAAAGCCGCATCTCTCAAAGGCTCCGGACTGAACCCGTGGCATCAGGCGATGTATGTGGACCACTATTTTGCCGAGTGCGTCCTGGTTGGTGGTGCCCGTCGTGCCGCTCGCATGAGCACGAAGTTCTGGAAGGACCCATCTGTCGTAGACTTCATCGAGATCAAGCGTCCGATTGAGTATGCCGGTATGTCTGCCGAAGACGTGATGTCTTTCCGGAATTCATCTTCTCCCCAGTCCTTCCTGTGGTCTTCCAATAACTCCGTCACGGTTGATGCTGAGTTTTGGACACAGCTTGAAATCAAACGGGGCACGGATGAATACAACACCCCGCTGGCTCAACATGCTCGCAAGGTGTGGAAGCGTATCGTCGAATGCTCCTACGGCGACGGAACCGGTGAACCCGGCCTGATCAACGTGGACAAACTGGTTCACAACAACAAGGGTTGGGATAACCTCTCTCGGGGTGATTACGTCGGCTATGCCAAGTATCAACTCCAGGATGAAACCCAAATCCTGATGTCGAAGCTCGCCAAGAAGGCGAAGACGATGAAATACAACATGATCACCAACCCGTGCGGCGAGATCGCTCTGAACGTGCTTGGTGGCTATTGTGTGATCGCCGACGTGGTTCCCTACCACGCAGACACCCTGGAAGAGGCTCTGGAGGCGTTCCGTGTGGCTACCCGTGCCCTGATGAGGGTAAACCTCATGGACAGCCTCTACAAGCAAGAGGTGACCCGCACCAACCGGATTGGCGTCGGTATGACCGGTGTCCATGAATTCGCCTGGAAGTTCTTCAAGGTTGGGTTCAAGGACCTGGTGAATCCGGACTTTGACGGTTTTCAAGAATTGCGGAGCTTTGGTTTGGACGTGGATGCTATCCGCAACAACGAACATGCGCGTATTCGTGCGGCTGCATTCTGGCTGACCCTGGCCCGGTTCAACGCCGCAGTCAATGATGAGGCCGAATCGTATGCCGCTGTTCTGGGTGTATCGATGCCTCACACGACCATGACGATCAAACCTGCTGGCACCACCAGCAAGCTGTTTGGTCTGACCGAGGGTTGGCATTTGCCGTCGATGGCATTCCTGTTGCGCTGGGTGCAGTTCCGTTCCGACGATCCCCAACTCCAAAAGTATCGGAACGAAGGCTACCCGGTTCGTGATCTCAAGTCCTATCAGGGCACGACCATCGTGGGCTTCCCAACAGCACCTACCATCGCTACCCTGGGTATGGGTGACGAACTGGTTCTGGCTGGTGATGCATCCCCTGAGGATCAATACCGGTGGCTCCAACTGGGTGAGCAGTTCTTCATCCATGGTGTCGATCTGACCACGATGCAGCCTGTTTCCCGCAACACCGGTAACCAGATCAGCTACACGCTGAAATACAAGCCGACCGTAACTGGTCTGGACGAATTCAGATCGATGATGCGTAAGTATCAGCCGCTGATTCGTGCTTGCTCGGTGATGCCGCAGTCTGATACCTCTGCCTACGAGTATCAACCAGAAGAGGCCGTCTCCAAGGCCCGGTATGAAGAAATCTCACGGGCCATTCGCACGGAACTGGAAGAGGACATCGGGCGGGAGCATTTGAACTGTGACAACGGGGCATGTCCGGTGGACTTCTCGTCCGGATCGAAAGCCGCCTGATTGGAGATTGGCCCGGGGTAACTCCCGGGCCAAATTCATTCGGCTATGCCATTCTGAAACTCACACGAATGTCAGTCCGGTATGGGCTAAATACACCGTGGGAGAGTATCTAATGTCAACATATCCTAGCATCTATGCGACTGTGGTCTTTGACCTTCATCCGAAGGTCAAGGAGTTTATTGATCGACTGAACACCGATGGTCAGATCGATCTTGATCCGACTGGATATCCGTATCTGATCAGCGTGGATCGGAACGGCCCGAACTTCATTGCCAAGATCAGTCGTAACAATCGGATAGAAAACTTCGTTCTGAACCCCCGCAAGCACGTCGATCCGGTATGCTCGTGGAACTCGGCTGATGGGTTTGTGCGACCCCAGCAGAAACAGGTCTCGGTAGTGCAGACGGCAGAACCAGCCGGTCGTGAAAGGACCAAGGTTCCGCCCACCGCATTTGAGGCCATCGTCGAGTCTATTCTGAAAGGATGAGCTATGGACGACATCATCAATCGTGGCATCATCTACGGCACCCATCCACCCAAAGGGATATACTTCACCGTTACGGTTGAATACAACCCAACACACCCCATATTCGATGGTAAGATCAAACCCGGAGAGGGCCTGATGTCGTCTCCGATCAAAACTTTCCCTGATGCAATGACTGCATCGGAAACACTGGTGGAACAGCTACGGGACAAACAATTTGTGGGTTCGTCAGCAGTAGAGATCGATCCTTTCGAACATGGTGGTTTTCATACGTTGCTCAATGATGCATCGCAAAACCCGATTGCTCGCATCGGAATCATCACCCACGACTATCGCACCGTCACTGTCCACTGAAGGAAATTCAGATGCCAAAAAAGCCAACTCTCCGGAAGCGTAAGCCTGTTGCCGAAGGCGATTATGAAGTCATTGTCAAGGACACCAGTCCTGGTGCAAAGGTCAAGGCAACGGCTTCTGATGTCGATGCGATCAGCCCGGATGCTGCTATGAAAGCAGCAGTCCCACAGGGCACCGCACATGGGTCGGAAGAGGTCGTGGTTCGGAAAAAGGACCCACGGGCGGATAAGAGCAATCCATCCAACCATGGTGTATTGGGCGAAGCTGCTTTGGCGGCGATTTCCTATCCGTATCGGCTGGGTCTTCCTGCTACGTTCCGATCCATGATTGAGACAATAGATTTGCCGCATCGAATTGTTGGGGATGGGATCGTGATCAAGTTCACCACCCCAGAGGCCCTGACTGAGGGCATGAAGCGGTTGTTGGGTTCAACTGACCGTCGAGCGGCACTCGTTCTGGACGGGATCAAACGGAGTATCTGATGACAACTGCATTCACGCTCAGTGGTTGGAAGACCACTACCGCAACCGCCTTGATAGGTAGACTTCCACTACAGACGTTTGCCACTGTCCTCCCGATGATCGATTCCTATCTGGCATCGATTGGTGGATGGATTCCAAATAGTCCGTCTGATTCTACCGGCCCGGGATACCCTGCTAATGGTCTCACACCGGAGCAGGCCGCAGATGCAATCACCACCGAGCAGCTTACTCGGGTCCATCGTTTGTCTGCGAACGTCATCGTGAGTCTAAACCTGGAGTTCATCGCCAACCTGGCACCAGGACAACCCAGTGCTGACATCATCGCCCAGATGCAACCGCTTATCGAGGATTTCCTTGAGAAGCAATTTCAGAATGAGCCTATCGATCTGGTATCGATCAACACCGTAAGCGGAACCGTGGTGGCTGGCGGGTTGCTGACCGCATCCCAGCGGCAGGACATCCAGACCAAGATTGCGGCTGGTGAAATTCGTCAAGACCCCCGGCGTGTTGCGATAAACGCTGCTCGCACCCTCTACAACCTCGACACGACCTGGAATGCTCACGTCATGTATACGGAGCCAGATCAAGAGTTGGTGGTTGTGATTCGGAAATACGCAAATACCAACTATGGCACCCTTGACACGACCGCGACGAGTCAATACGTGTTCAGTATCGGTTTCGACGATTTTCGTGTGATCGGCGGGATCGTTATCCCAGTAAATCCATAAGGATAGGACATCCATCATGGCCACCTACACCAAAGTTGAAAACCGTGGGCACACCCTTCACCTGATCAAACTGAGCCGCGATTTGGACGGATCATCCGTTTATCTCGACATCACCCGTGTGGTGAAAGAGGCCATGAAACAGGACGCTCTTGCTGGGTATGAGTTTAACGGGCCACGAGCCGCAAACGAGATTATCCGTGCCTCGGACTACGCTGACTATGTGAGTCAGCACATCACCTGGGACACCCTCCCGAACTATCACACTCGCCAATACTCGGTGTTCACCGAGCGGGCCCAAACAGCCGATACAAGCAATGCTGGCACCCTCGTTTCTGTCTGACTCCGACCGGCAGAAGCTGGTCGCGATCAATCAACGCCTTCTCGGGAAAAATACTCCCGAGGAGGTTGCGGAGCTTCAAGAGGAACAACATGCTATCATGGCGAAGCGCAAAGAGCTTCCTGAATGCACGTTTGATGAACTTCAAGAACTTCGAGCCCAGCTATTCGATCAATACCAAAAGCATGCCGCGATTGGGTCTAAGCAGGCCCGGGTGATCGCCCAGTATCTTCGTCAAGTAGAATTCCGAGAGATGGCATTTGCCCAGAAGGCAGATGATATGATTGTGTCCGCACCAGAACGAGTCCTTGCCAATGTCCCAAAAAGCAGAAGTCGAGTATCATCCAAACCGTCTCAGTATAACTGGACCATCGATGTTGACTAGCCAACTCCGGCTCCTGGAGATGTCAGTCGGTTTGGATAAACAGGCCATCCTTGGTCAATACCATGTGCTGTGTGGAGTCACTGGTCAGCAAATCCCACTTTCTGAGCTAAAGTATTGGAATGTCGAGAGACAAATCCCATACCTTTCGCCAGAAATTATACCGGTTTCGCACTTTTATCCACACTTAGTGGGTGAACGGTCTTGATCTACCGGATGTAGGACCCACATATGTCGTATCAACTGTTAGGATAATCCATAATGGACAAACCGCTAAAGAACCAGATCATTCAAGCGTCCGAACTGATGCTGGCTACACCAGAATACACCAGGACGGACCTGATCCGGATGTTGCAGGAACAAGCAGAAGAGTCACCCACGATTCGGGTTACTCGGGATCGGTTCCGCGCTCTGACCGGGTTGAAGGATTCGGTGTGGGCTGCTCATTTCGGAACGTTCCCGGCCTTCATGGAGGCGGCTGGTATCAACACCAGTCCGATGACCCGGGCACTGACCAATCAGATCGCTCGCCATTCACGTAAGGACTACATCCGTGAAGTCTCCAACGCCCGCCTGACCTGGGGCGACACCTATCGGAAGCCCGACAATGGTGAACGCTTCAAGACGATGATCATCGCATCGGATTTCCACGATACCGAAACCGATGCTTTCTGCATGCGGATGTTCGTGGAAGCTCTGACCCAGATACAACCGGACATCGTGTGTGTCAACGGCGATCTGTTCGATCTTCCGGAATTCTCTCGTCACCCCAAAGACCCCCGTGACTGGGACCTGGTAGGACGAATCAATCGTGGTCTCTCCGTGTTGGAGACGATCCGGAACATCTGTCCGACGGCTCAGATCGATCTGGTCGAGGGTAATCACGAAGCCCGGGTCGTGAAATTCATGGTGGAAAACTCTCCCCAGTTGATGGAGATTCTTTCGGACCACCACGACATGGATATCCGGAAACTGTTGAAGCTGGACGAATACGGGGTGAACTACATCGCCACGGCTGACCTGGCTGCATTCTCGGATGCACAGTTGTCGCAGTCGATTCGCTCGTCCGAGAAAATCTACTACGGCTTCATTCGTGCCCGTCACCACCCGCCGTCAAAGAAGGACCCCGTGCTGATGCCCGGTTTCCATGGTCATCACCATGCTCACCTGGTTACCACCCATTGGGCTCACAACCTGGGATCGTTTGAGTGGCATCAGCTTGGTGGCATGCACAAGCGACTGGCGTCCTATACGGATGGTCGGAAGTGGAACTGTGGCTTCTTGTATGCGGTTGTGGACACCAAATACGAACGGGTGAACTTCCACTACACGAATGTCGGTGACACCGGATGCCAGCTTGGTGGACAATACTACGAACGTCTCAAGACCGAGTATTATCCCCAACTGATCGCCGAACTGGAGCGTAGCTATTGAGTATGGGTGACTCAATCACCACAGATCGGATCGTGAAGGTCCACCGCCCGAAGTGGTGGAAGGTGATCATCAATCATGATCCCCACGTGCCGGTTGAGTTCAATGTGAGCCTTCTACTGACCTACTTCAACATGGATGTGTTGACGGCTCATAAGCACGTGTCTGAGGTTTGGAGCAAGGGTAGCACGATTGCAGGTGTCTACACGTTCGAGGTGGCTGAGACCAAACTCGGACTATGTGGAATGATCGCACGGCAAAACAACTTACCCTTCCGTTTGATCCTCGAACCGGTTCACGAATAAATTTGCGTTTGAGGGCTTGACCATTACGGTTGGTGTGAGTATATTGACCTTCATGACGGGCCGAAGCACCGTGGGTTATCGTGAACTGGTGAACCCCACACTGCATCCACTTGCCCGTCTACGAAATTCTGGAAGACTGACGATGGAACTACGTGATAACACCGCAACGAAATCAGCCGCCCCCTCGGGGTGCGATTTCGCATCCATCAACACCGACTAACCGCATCCATTCGGGGGCGGTTCGGCCCTCGGAATAGATCGACGATCTCTCCTATGGGCACACCCACCGGCTACAGGCCAAAACAGGAGAGACCATCATGGCACAAGCATACGCACAAATGGCAGGCAAGGTTCGGGCTTCCAAGTCCACCGCATTGACCTCCCAATCCGCGCCCATTCCGGGCCGCGAAGTCGAGCAAGTCGTGAACGCCGCTGGAGGCTACAGCTTCAAGGCGGATAACTGGGCTCGCCTGGACCGGTTCCTGATTCTCGGTGTCACCGGCAACTCGATCTATGAAAAGCAGGCCGACATGGTGAAGTCCAACGCGGGCCTCATCGACGTTCTGCTCAAGGAAGATGGTGTTCGTGTGGTCAACCAGATCGCCGATGTCTTGACGAACTCTCGTTCGCTCAAGGTGGATGCTCCGCTGTTCGCTCTGGCGATGGCTGCTGCATCGGCTGACGAAGCAACCCGGGCTCGTGCCATGGCAGTTCTGTTCGAGGTTGTTCGCACCCCGACCCAACTGTTCACGTTCGTGAACTATGCCAACTCCATGCGTGGTTGGGGTCGTGCGCTTCGTCGAGGCGTTGCCCGCTACTACCTGGACACGGCAATGCCGAAGCTGGCCATGCATGCGTGGAAATACAAGTCCCGCGATGGCTGGTCGCACCGTGATGTTCTTCGTCTGGCTCACGCCAAGACGGACGACGCTGCCCGTAACGCTGTGCTGGCCTACATGACCCATGGCAAAGTGCCGACCGCAACCGATGACCGGGCTCTGGCTCAGATCGCGGCTGCGGAAGAACTTCTGCACACCAAGGACGTGAAGAAGGCCGTAAACCTGATTCGCGACCACCGCCTGACTCGTGAAGCCGTTCCGACGGAACTTCTGAACGATAAGGCGATCTGGGAAGCTCTGCTGGAAGACATGCCGGTGAACGCCCTCGTGCGTAACCTCGGCAAGATGTCCAGCATCGGTATGGTCGGTCAGATGTCGGCAACCGAACGGAAGATCGTGGAGGTTCTGGGCAACCAGGATCAGATCACGCGATCCCACATCCACCCGATGGCGATTTACATCGCCCTCAAGACGTATGAGCAGGGCAAGGGCTTCAAAGGCTCGCTGACCTGGAATGTGAACCGTGCCGTGGCCGATGCGCTTGACAGTGCATTCTACCTGGCCTTTGGCAACGTCGAGAAGACCGGCAAGCGTATCCTGCTGGCCATCGACGACTCCGGTTCCATGCGTGGTGGTTGGGGTGGTGGTTCTCTGATGGATGGCCTGATGTCGCCGAACGAGGCTGCATCGGCAATGGCGTTGGTCACCTATATGGTGGAACCGTCGTCCATGCTGATCGGTTACTCTGACCGATACCGGGCAATCGATCTGAGCCGCAAGTCCACGATCAAGCAGTTGATCGGCAAGATCGCCTCGGTCGGTGCTGGCACGGATACGTCCCTGCCGGTGAAGTTCGCGGCTGACCAGAAGATGGACTTCGATGCCATCGTCTCGTTCACCGACAACAACACGTGGTCCGGTTACGGCCATGTGACGGAGCACCTGCGGAACTACCAGAACAAGATCGGTCACCCGGTTCGGTTCTTGAACGCCGCAATGGAAGCCAATGGCAGCACGGACGTCGATCCGACGAACCCGAACATGCTGGAGCTTTCTGGTATGAGTGCCAACACGCCGCAGATCATCAGCGAGTTCATCGCTGGTCGTGTCTGATCGATAATCGCACCTAGCGATCCTGAAAAGGCCGGAGCCCCCGTGGTTCCGGCCTTTTTGCTTTGCCAAGCACGTGAAAATATGAGCATAGCCTCCAACCTATCCTCAAAATTTAGAAAATGAGAGAATTACCGCACATTCAAAGCTCCGATTGCTAAATACTCATGTGACAAAATGAGGCCGATGCCCAGGGCGTCACGAATCAGTTAGCAATGAGGAACGAACATGTTTGACGAAAAAGAACAGGCCACCGGACTTGGCGGCATCACCGTGCAAGACGCTTGGGTTGGTCTCCAGCTTTTGGACAAAGCCGCTGCCAGTGGCGTTATCCAACCGATTGAGTTCGAGGTCCTGTCGAAGTGGCGGGGCGCTCTGACCACTGCGATCCAGCGGGCCATCGGCAAGAACTTCGATGAAGAGGTCATGAAGCAGCGTCAGTTGCAGGCCGAAGCCGTTCGTCAGTCCCAGGAAGAAGCCCTGGCTGCACAGACTGCCGCCCGTGCCGCCGCCCAGACTGAGGCCGCACAAGCGGAGTAATCCGTGTCCTGGTGCCCCACTGGGGCACCATTCACCCTTTAGGAGGAATTTGCCATGGACGGCAATCGTCACTTCGCCACAGTAGCTGGCAACAATGAAGAGGTAGTCATTCTTGGCTACCGTAGCAAAACCGGCGAAGTTCTGGTCTGCTATCTCTCGGCCCTTCCCCAGTCGGAAGCACAGAATCTGAAATCAGTCGTGTTGAGCCATGAAGCCCAGCGCAAGGACTTCCTGATGGACGTCGTTAGCGGATCGGTTCTTGAAAAAGCACATCACCCGACTGCCGGTCGATCCTGGCAGGACCATCTGGTTCGTCTGCTCTCCAAGCGCAGTCAGATCGTCAGGACGCTTACCCTGAAAGACCTGAACTTCCACGATGCGAGCCAGAAGGCATATTTCAGCGGCTACGGCCCCAGCATCGAGCCCGAGATAGATCGTGTCCGCAAGGCTCGGATCATCGCTCAGGATGCGCAGGTTTCCGGTCGTGGTATCCCTGAGCCGACACAGGATCAGATCGATGCCGCTCTGGCAACGCTTCCACCGGTTCACACCGAAGACCGCCCTGCACCAGCAGCAAAGACCGCACCGGCACCCGATCAGAGCGATGCCATCGTTGGTGCTCTTGCAATGCTGGCCCAATCGCAACAGGCCATGATGACCATGATGGCCCAGATGGCGAACTCTCTGGCCCCGGCTGCTCCGGCTGCTCCCGCACCAGTGGCAAAGGCTGCACCAGTAGCAAAGGCTGAGCCGAAGGTCAAGCGGCCCTACACGAGACGGGCTCCGGCCAAAACTGCCTGATCGATCAGATAGATCAACATTCGGAGGGGGCAAGTGTTGATCTTGTCCCCTTTGATCATTATATGGCACAGGTAACACGAAAGAGGAGCTTTCATGCAGTCTTTAGATTTGAACCGATTCGTTGGACAGGTGCGGGTGTTCTCACTGGTCAACGGTCAAGAGGTTACCGCCAAGGTGACCTCGGTTGATGGAGAAACCATTCGGGTATCCAAACCCCGTTTGTTTTTGCCGTCACCGAATCCCCGCAACCCGAACGAACTCTCGGTGGCATGTTTGTCCATGGGTTATCCCCTGAACGAAGCTGACGAAGACCTTCGTCTTGATGTGGCCCACATCATCACCACCTATACGCCAAAGCCCGATCTGCTTGCCGCCTATACCCAGAAGACCTCTGGTATCGTATCGGCACCAGCCGGGGTGCTGGACCAACTCAAAGGTCTAGACTTCTCGAAGATCGGTCGATGATCAGACTGATTCGAAAATGGCTAGGGCTACCATGCCACGTGGCGTATGAGCGTGTCCCTGATCATCTACGTGACCAACTCACCCAGGGCTTCGCCATATGTTTGGAGTGCGGTAATATGCATCTGACGAAGCCCCGGATTTCCGATGGTGAACTCCGACGGATGTTCGGTAGTTGAAAACGAAGAAGGCCCGGATCGATCCGGGCCTTCTTCGTTTCGTCTTATGGTGATCAGACCTTCGAACGACCAGTCCAGTCCTTGATGCTTTTCGGCAGATACTTCTGGCCTTCGATGAAGATGTGGCGGATTTTTGCTCCAAATCCATATTCCTCGATGGCCTCAGTGCGGAAGTTCCGCAGTGCCATGTCGGTATCACGAGCCTGGGTGATCATGTCGAGATCGATGACTTCCCCATCAGCTTCGATTCGAACCATGCCTTCTACAACCTTGAGGGACTGACGATACTTGAGGTCAGCCTGTTCCAAGATACGCTCGAACGCAGCCTGGAGAGTCCGGGTGAACTGCTGACGGCTTTCATACATACCGTTGTAATCACCCTGGGTGACCTGGAAGAACCGGTTCATTGCAGCTTTGGTCAGACGCTTGGCGGTATCCGGGGCATTGTTGTATTGCGCATCCATGGCTTCGAAGATGGTCGAGAGCAATGCACGATCCTTCTTCCATGCCGCGTCGGGGCCACGTTTGACGGTGACTTCATAGCCGAAGTTGCGATAGCTCTCGATGAGCTTTGATGCCACATCACGGTGGATGATGCCGAAGCTGGCCTTGGGCTGACCATTGACCACAACCTGGACCGATTCCATGACGTTGTGACCCTGGACGTTCCGCTCCCACGACGGTGCCTTTCCAGCATCCGATGGGGTCTTCATGCTGCCGGTCGGGCCGGATATCTGAGCGACCTTCTTCTGGTCAACCGGGGTCTTCATGCTGGCAGCTTTACGTGCCGGTGCGGTAGTTCCATTGAGGGATGCAGCAGTCGGGGCTTTGACCTCTGGAGTCTTGCCGTTCTTGCTGCCCAGCGTGGCGTTGCCATGCGGAGTGCCCTTGACGTATTTGTCGGCGAAGTCAGCAGCCGGAATTCCACCCTTGGGGGACTTGCCTGCTTCGGTGCCCTTGATGGCCCCGGTGATCTCTTTCATCTTGGTCGTCTGGTTGGGTGATGTCTTCTTGGCCGCTGGGGTGGCAGGAGACTTCTCGTTCTTGGCCGAACTGAATTTCGGAACCGGCATCACGCCAGCCTTGTCACCGCGCTCTGCCTGGGGAATGCCAGGGGCAGCTTTGCTCGAAGACTTGCCATTGGATGGCGATTTGTGTTGCGAAGGCACCTCGATTTGTGATACCTTGTCCTTACGCCCAGATAGGTCCTTGGGTGTTCCGACAGCCTTAGACTTTCCGTCCGGGGCTTTCATGGTGTCGTATTTGGCCTTCACTTCTTCTGATTCACGCAGAAGGTGGTCCTGGACGAGTTGGATGCTGAGCTTGGTCACTTGTATTTTCCTCACCGGTGTCTTAGATAACCACATGGGCTACGGGTTATTTATGCGGAAACACGAATCAGGATCACAGATATGAGCACAGTCCTCATCGACATGCCTGATCGCATCATTACGGACACCGGTGCGATGGTGGCAAAGCATCCACTTTTGCTGGCGCTGGCCTTAAATGGTGAGAGAATTGACCACCTTCCTTACGTGGCCCATCCAGACATCGACCGGTTTCATAGAACCAACGGAACTATCAAAACGGCGAAACGGTGGTCCAGCGATACCCCGAGTGAGCCATCACTGGACACTTTCATTTGGTCCACACCGGAGCCATATTCCAGTATGGATGTGTCTGAATTGTGCTGGGACATGATGAAGACTCATGACCTGGATCAAAACCCTGCATATCGAGATCGTTTGATCCGTGAACTCGATGTGGCCACCACCCTGGGTATGTATGACTTCATTCGCTGCCTGATTTGGATCACCGACACGATGCGAATTCATCAGGTCCCGTGGGGTTTGGGTCGAGGATCGTCCTGTGCCAGCCTGATCATGTTTCTACTGGGTGTCAACAAGGTGGACCCAGTTCGCTATCACATCCCAATGGAGGAATTCTATAAATGACCGACACCATCGCCCCGGTGCATCTCTACAAATTGGTCACCGGTGAATCTGTGATCGGATTCTTTTTCGGTGAACATGAAGTGGGATCACTTTCAGCACGACATCACTTCGTGACCAAGCCGCGAGCGGTCAATGAATACTATGAACTGAACCCGTGGTTCATCGGATTGAAGGACGATCAGGAAAGCGTGATGATCCCACTGTCCGCGATCATCGCAATTGCAGAACAGGATGTGATTGATGAAGTTCTGCTAGAGGATTACCTACTGGACATGGGACTCTCGAACGAGTGAGGGGCCCGAAGGCCCCCCGTAGTCATGCACTCGGCTTGATCCAACCCTTTGCGGATTCCCAAACCCAGGTGGCCCAGAACGGTGCTGGGATGTTCCAGCCGATCAGGGCACCAACGCCGATCCAAAAAACTGTGTCTGTCATGTTTTTACTCTCCTGACCGAAACCCGGTCATTCGTATTTACGTCCATTGACGAGACCCGGAAACCTAAATATTAGCATGACCACATGAATGTGAGGAAACCATCATGGCAACTGGATTTGTAACAACCGCTCGGGGCGACAACCTGAACCTGGATGAACTGATTGCACGTGCAAAACGTCCAATCGGCCTCAAGGATGCAGCATCGACACGTGCGACCCCCAACTACACCCCATCGCAAACCAACACTCCCCGGATTCGCGGATTTGTTCCTGCGGCTGGTTCCCCCCGTGATGGGGACCCTCATTTTGATGAGACCTTCGTGCCATCGGTTCCCAAAGATGACCCCATTGTGTCCAGTTTTGCCACCGATGGTGTAGCTGGGTCGATGGCCGATCTGACCGGCGTTCGTGTCTCCAAGACGTCCCGAGTCGCAAAGATCAAAGCGCCCGAGAATGCTGCTGTGGAAGAGGATACGGACGAATCCCTCGGGGACCTTATGACCAAGCTGGAAGGCAATAAGGACTGATTTAGTTCTTGACGAATCGTCGGCTTCCGGGTATATTGTTCAAGTCAGATGCACCCGGAGCCGATCATGTCAAAACTTGCCGCCCTTCGTGCCGCCGCCGCTCACCAGGAAATCGATCCCACCATCGAAGTCCCGACCGCGACGAATGATCGTGTTGCCCTCGTGGGTCGCACTGGTCTGAAAACGGCCAACGAATTCCAAATCGACATCTTTTCGCATTTCAACGACCAACTCGTTGCTTATGCCGAAGGTCGTCCCACCAGTGGTGCCGCCGTTGAAGCCGTTGCTGGCTCCGGCAAGACCACCACCATCGTGGCTGCTGCCAACCTGATCCCCCGTCATTTCTCGGCCATCTTCCTGGCTTTCAACAAGTCGATTGCCGAAGAACTGGGCGAGCGTCTTCCCAAGCACGTCGAATCGAAGACCCTGAACAGCCTGGGCTTCCGTTATGTGCGTCCGTATCTGAACGGCCTGGGTCTTCCCAACGTGACCCTGAACAGCAACCGCACCCGTGCTCTGGCCCGCAAGGAACTGTCGTTCGAAGAGAACGACAAATTCGGCAAGGACGTGGTGTTCCTGGTCAACATGTGCAAATCCCTCGGTGTGGCTCCGCTCGGTGCCAAGGATGCCGCTGGCGTCAATGGTCTGACCTGCACCGACGACGTTCTGGACATGATCAGCATGCACCATGCCCGCATGGTTGACGTGGTGATCCGCCCCACCGTCTATGCCAAAGTCCGCAGCATCCTGTCGATGTCGTTCGACGATGCCACCATATACTCGACCAACATGATCGACTATGACGATCAGAAGTGGCTGACCGTTTGCAAGCGTCCCTTCGGTCGTCCGATGGCAAAGCCCACCTATGACGTGGTGATCATCGATGAGGTCCAGGACGTCAACTCGGTGGACATCGAGATGATCAAGATGGTTCTCAAGCCGAACGGCATCGTGATCGGCGTGGGCGACAGCAAGCAGGCCATCTATGGCTTCCGTGGTGCTGACACGCTGGCCTTCCAGGCGTTTGCGTCGGCCTTCAACGCCAAGACCCTGCCGCTGTCGATCACCTACCGCTGTGGCACGAAGATCGTTGCCCACGCTCAGGAACTGGTTCCCGCGATCCAGGCCGCTCCTGGTGCCCACGAGGGTGAGGTTGCCCAGTTCGACAGCTATGACGCTACCCTGTTCCAGGCCAAGGACATGGTTCTGTGCCGGAACAACTCTCCACTGATCAGCTTCGCCTACAAACTGATCCAGGCTGGTGTTCCGGTGTTCGTCAAGGGTCGCGATATCGGTGCCAACCTGGTGCGGATCATCGAGCAGTGTGTGGCTGAGAAAATCTGGGTTCCGAACCCGAAAATCCCGGGCAAGAAAATGCCGGAATTCTCCGTGGCCAACGCCTCGGTGGTCAACCTGATCCGTGAACTGAACAAGTGGAGAGCCGCCCAGGTCGAGATGATCCGTGCGGAAGACCCCGACAATGAGGCTGGCGTTCAGCGGGTCGAAGACCAATTCAACTCCGTGATGGTTTTCGCCCTGACCAACACCGATGGCCGCGTCTCCACCATGGTCACCGAGATCGAATCGATGTTCTCGGACGAGGCTCGTGAAGATGCTGTGGTTTGTGCCACCATCCACAAGTCCAAGGGTCTGGAAGCTGATCGTGTGTTCATGACCAATCCGGAATGCATGTATCCGTTCTTCGTTCAGCCCGGGACCTGGCAGTATGCCCAGGAGATCAACCTGGACTATGTGGCCCGCACCCGTGCCAAGCATCTGTTCGGCTACCTCAAGAAGGATGGGTGGAAGTAATAGCTCGATGGTGCGTCTGACAACCACATCGATCTAGGGCGGGGGAGAAATCCTCCGCCTTCTCCTTGATTAGTCCCGGTGGCATCCCTAACTATGCTGTGTAATAGGTCGTCACACGGAGATACCGCTTTGATCCAGATCACAGATTTTGAAGAACTGCGTAGAGTCCTGTATGCTCAAAATGCTGATACCAGCGTAGAAGAGTTGGTCACGGCCATCGCTCATCTGGTTCTGCTATCCCAGATGGATACCAGCATTGTTATGCAGGCTCAACAGGTCGTGGGTGGGAATTGATGGATCGCCCCCGTCCTGATACCGGTTCTGGTGAGAGGGTTGATCCTCTGGCAGATCGCCCCCGTCCTGATACTGGCTCCATCTCCACCCCAATAACATCTGGGTGGAGATGGGTGGCGATCTGCATCCTGGTCGGCCTATTGGTCACCATCCTGGGGGCCGAGCGGGTTGAGCCACAGACACTCCCAAGCTGCATGTCTCGGGCTGATATCGAAGATGCGGTAGAAACCGCAATCAAAAATGGGTCGTTCCGATACAACGGGATCACCTACATCATCACGAAAGGCAACTGAAATGGCTGAGACAATGATCGGGATTCGTCCCTTGCATTCCCGTATCCTCGTTGGTATCTATGATGACGGGGATACCGTCATGATGTTGGGTGGCAAGAAATTCTTCCTCCTGGATGACTCGTCGGCTGACAAGAAGCGAGACATCCACACGAAGCATCAGGGGGTTCGCCCGCGATGGGCTATTGTCCTGGCCGTGTCCGATGACGTTTTGAAAAACGATACATTGGTGAAGGTTGGCAGCAAGGTCCTGCTGGATCAACTGAAATGGTCTCGTGGTGTGTCTGTTGACATTCATGGTGACCGAACCAAAGTCTGGTCTATACCGGTGGAAGATGTTCTGTTGGTGGGCGACGGCGAAGCCTTTACGGATATGGAACGGGAACAGATCACGAGGCTTTACAAGGGATGGGAAGCGTGGGAACCACAGACGGTCTAACGGAGCGAGCCACGGTCGAGGATGAACGGGCATACAGCAAGCTGCTGGAGCTTCTTCTGGAACAGCGGCTCGAACCGATGCTGGACCATGCTCTGACACGAGTCGAACAACGACTGGACGGCAATTTCATACGACTGGATAGCCGGGTGATAGATGTGGAGTCCCGTCTTACACCTCTGGTGGCAAGGTTCAATGGTTGGAACACCCAGCACATCGATATGCTATTGGAAAGGCTTGTCAATAGGATCGAAACGCTGGAACGAGCCCTGGGCCCAGAGAAAATGGCCGAATTGGAAGCAGAAGGTAAACCGTTCTGATGAGTGATACAGACAGGATATCCGAGTTGGAGCAAAAAGTCGAGCAGCTACAGGCTATGCTCGATCTGTTCGAATTGGATCGCTCCTGGCAAATCGACCGAACAGTAGAAGCACGACTACACGATGAATATCAGCGTGGTAGGCGCGATGGTGGATCGTCCCGGCCCGGTATGATAGTCGATGATATGGTTCGTGATGTAAAGACCAGGCTTGAAGCAATGCTTCCGGAAGTGATTCAACAATCCATTCCAGATGCTATCCATGAGATTGTTGGCAACCCAGCCAAATACTTCCGGCCAACTGTTTCGGTTTATGTTGACCCTGAGGACAATTTCAATACACATCGGATTCAAACCGTGATAGACTTTCCCGCAACTCGCATCCAATCAACGATGGCGATAAATTCTGAGGTCCTATAATGCTGTGGGCTGATATAACCGGATACGAGAATAGGTATCAAGTCTCATCTACAGGTTTGGTTCGGAGTCTTCCCAGGGCTACTATGCGTGGAAATAGACCATGGCATTATGCGGGTAAGCTGTTAACCCCTGGGCTAACACCAAAGGGATATCTCACCGTATCGCTTTCAGCTAATAGTGATGCTCGATCCCACTTTGTCCATCGCCTTGTAGCTCAAGCATTTCTAGCGAATCCGGGGATGCTAGGAGCGGTGAACCACAAAAATGGAGATAAAATCGACAATCAGGTAGCCAATCTTGAATGGGTTTCTGAGGCTGGGAATAAGTTACATGCGGCCAGTATGGGATTGATGTCTCGGGGAGAAGATCATTTCCATACCACCTTGACGGAGGCAGACGTGATAGACATATATCATCGTGCTCATGCCGGAGAGCGCCAACAGGATGTTGCTGATGATTACGGTATTGTCGCAGCGACAGTATCACAAATCAAGACTGGTAAAAACTGGTCTTGGCTAACTAAGGGAGTATGACAGATTCTGTGGTATGAAAAATATCGGCCCAAAACACTGGATGATTATGTCTGGACCGATGATACAACCAAGGACCTCTTGGAGAAATGGATTGCTGATCCGGTTGCATATCCGCATTTGATTTTGGCTGGATCAACCGGAACCGGCAAGACAACCCTGGCCAAGATCATTCGTAGCCTTGTCGGCACGGACAATCGGTTCATCCCGGCCAGCCTGCGATCCGGGGTCGAAACGATTCGGAGTGAGATCGTCGGGTTCTGTGAATCCGGTGGCTTCGATGGGGTCAAGATCATCATCATGGATGAAGCAGATCGCCTGTCTCAGGATGCCCAAGAGATGTTGCGGAACGTCTTGGATATGTATTCCGAGGATGTCAGGTTCATCTTCACCTGCAACAAGCCCGAGAGGATCATCGATCCGATCCGGGGGCGGATGTGGGTGGTTCAGATCAATCAACTCGACCAGGATCAATTCACCAACCGGTTGTTGGACATTGCCGTGGCCGAGGGTGTGGATATGGAGCAGGAGGCCACACAGGACCGTCTGTTGGTCATTGTCGATCAATACTACCCCAACCTACGTGCAGCCATCAGTGAGCTTCAACGTTCGGTTCATGGGGCCACGCTGGTAACGGTCGAGGATACCGGTGTATCTTTCGACTGGGATCAGGAATTGATGGAACAGTTTGGCACAAAACCATCCGTGCATCAAATACGGACTTTGGTGGCTACGATGAAACCTGATGACCATGAACAGGTCTATCGAAGTCTGTATGAGAACTCCCAGATTTGGGGAGACAACGAAGGGGATGCAGTGGTGCTGATCGCGGAACATCTATATCGACATTCGCAGGCCGGGTTGACCGACATCACCCTGTGCTCGTGTTTGATCAAACTTCATGAATTGATTCCAGCATGACAGTTCAGAAAGGGACCAGGAATATCCGCAATCGCCTGACCGAAGAAGACGTAATGGCGATTTACAATTCCCAGGATGTCAGTCAGGCTGAATTGGGAAAACGGTATGGTGTGAGCCAAAGCACCATCAATCATATCATCAAAGGCCGCACCTGGCAGTGGCTGACCAAACATGGAGATTGACCATTATGAGTGACTCCCTACATCCTTCTCACAAGACCCGTATTTCCATGGATGCATCATCCTGGGATGAAATCTGTATCTTCTGTGGCTACACAGATCGCCTGGGAAGCTGGGGAAAGCTGGCCGAGCCATGCACGAATGTTCCGACTGGACCAAACCCTGATCTGAGCGATCCAAAAGTCGCTCCATGGGTGTGAAAAAAGTTCTATTCGTCACTTGAACTCGAAAAGACTATACCCATCTATCCCAACACATGTCAACACAGGAAACCAACATGACAACCAAATCCAAAACCAATACCGCCATCCCCCATGGTGAATTCGGACGATCTCTTCTGAGACATCGAGTCATGGCATCGTCAGCCCGTCCTGATGATCCGCAATTGGAAAAACTGGTTCATGACGGAAAAGGTGAAACTCTGTTGGAAATGGCCCCAGTTCTGGGCTTCGATCTGCCCTCCGGTCAGGAGCTTGGTTTCTATCGCATGGCCAAGGATGCCGGGGTCGATAAAGGTTCCGTCCTCAAAGTGGTCAATGATATGGCTCGGAAAAACGGTCTCGGTGGTCTGGGTATGAAAACGCTACCCGAACGAAGCTTTATGACTCTGGATAAGGCCATTTCCCGTGCAGCGGAAAACGTAAGAAAGGCCGCTGTCAAACGGGCAACTCTTGAAAAGGAAGAACGAGCCCGGGTGATGCAACTTTCCATGACGTTGGAAGCGCCCACGGCGGTTCAGGTGGATACCCAGGCGGAAGTCCAGATGCACCCCATCACACCGTTGGATCGGATTGACGAAGCCACACTGGTAGAACGTGTTCTTCGGGATACGGCAAACGTTGCCACCATGGGTCTCCGGACTCTACCAATGGGCAGCACAGTCCGGATTGTGGTCGAGACCAGTGGTATTTCCACATCGTTTGAACAGCGATTGGTGTAATACGAAATGGCCACACAATTCACCATCCGAGCAGTCCCCGAGTTTGACAGTGACGGATACTGCGTGAAGTGTGGCCATGTAGGCATTCTGGCACCCGGCATCGACATGTTCTGTGATCGATGTCCATCACCGCTTCTGATGGGGTTGAACAACTTCATCGATCCGGAGGCCACCAAGCTCAGTGATCTGGCAGATGCATTCTTCAAGACTGCCCACGACAAGATGCTCAAAGCTCTTCGAGAGAAGGGTCGTCGAGGTTGGGACAATCCGGACTGGACAATTGAAGACATCAAGCAGGCCATGATCGAGCATATGGAAAAAGGCGATCCGGTCGATCTGGCTGTGTATGCAGCCTTTTGGTGGCATCGGCTGAATCTCCCAGGGGAATGATCCATAGGGTGATTCCCTAACTACACTCGGTTGTGGGTGTTTTTCGTAAATATGGACAGGGAGATGTTCCATATGAGCGAATTTCGAAAACTTGTCAAAGAGGCGATGTCAGCCACCCCGGTGACACAACCTGTTGCGCCGACTTACCCTGAGTGGTCGTTGGCTCATGCGATGGTCAACCATGCCATCATCGAAACCGCAATTCCCATTGAACATCCCACATTAGGACGCGGTGTGGTTGTGGAGTCATCTCCAACATCAGCCACTGTTCGGTGGGATAGACTGGGCTCGTGGGTCAAAAGTCCAAAACAGATCGCTTTATCTGAGGCTTCATCGATCATTGTTCTGGGCTCTCCTAAATACTCACACAAGAACGGGTTGTCCGAGGGAACCAATATGAAAAAGATCGATATGACCGGTGCGGAATACCTGGCTCTCATGGAGTCCGATGGAGCATTCGCTGCTCCGGCTCCGAGCCAAACCATCCTGACCAAGCAAAGCAACTTCAAGAGCGATGCTGCGGCCAAACCGCTGAGCAGCCTGGATGGGGACGGCGGTGCCAATCCTGAACCTCGCGAAGAGGGTGGTTCGCCCTCCGACTCACCGAAGACCCCACCGGTAGCATCCATGGATGACCCATCGCGGAAGGCTCGTATTGGAAGCGGTGCTGCTGGTGCCCCCAATCGGAACTCCAACAGTTCCAGCAAGCCTTCGGGCGACAGCAAGTCTGCAAGTGGCGACAGCAAGCCTTCGGGCGATTCCAAGAAATCCAGCGGTAAGCCCTGGGAAAAGGCCGATAAAGGCGAAGACAAAGATACCGACAGTGAGGATTCGGAAATGAAAAAGAAGAATGAGTCGTTCACATTTGAGGACGCCGATATGGAAGGCATCATGGGTGGTGGAGACATGGGCGGGGATATGACCATGGAACACGATATGGGCGCTGGTGAGATTGCCGTGACCAAAGCATTCCTGGTGAAGCTCCTACAGGGCGTTGTTGCTGCCAGCCTTTCGGATGAGCACTTCGACACCATTGCAGACGCCATCGCGGATTGCTGTGCAGAAGATCGCACCCTCGATGTAGCCGACATTGGCGAAGTCATGTCCACCCTCAAGGGTATGGCCGGTGGTCAGCAGGGCGGTCAACAGGACGGCCAGCAGGGTGACCAGATGGACGGTGACCAGGATGACCAGTTCGATGATGGCCAGCAGGGTGATCAGGACGAAGAGCCGCTGTTCGGTGATGACGACCTGGACGAATGCGACGACGAGAAGACCATGGAAGGCAAACTCCCGGATGCTCTCAAGAAGCACATGAAGGGTAAGGCCAAGGTTGGCCAGCAGGATGACGACAAGGAAGAGGTCAAGGAATCTCGCCGTGCCGTTCGCAAGCCCGCTGGAAAAGCTGCACCGGCTCGCAAGAAGCTGGATGAGGCATGGATGGGAACTATCCCGGGTATGTCCAATGGCAGCAAGACCAAGCGTCTCGCCACGATGTCTGACGAAGACTTCGAGATCGCCGAACTCAAGCGTCTGTCCGGTATGCGCTAATGGATGAGGCCCGTCAACTTCTGGAGGATATCCTTCGGGCGCTTAACGCGATCCCGAATGCGGCTGTCCCCCGCCAGTATGCGGGCACCGTCCGATTTGCTGGAACCTATGAGATTGCGGCAGAGATCAGTCAGTTTCTGAAACGTCCGGTTGAGGAAGAGTTTGATCCCTATCGAGACCCCGATACGGTGAAGATGCTTGAGCGAGCAGGAATTGCAACCTACAAGCACCGCAGGTAACGAGTTTCATCACGTAACAATTTCAGCAGGGGGCCCTTTTTGGGCCCCCTCTTTTTTCACAAGTCCATCGCGGTATGCAGGGCTTTGAGCTTCTTCTTGGCATTCACACCCAGCCAGGACGAGGCCATGCGGTTGTCGGCGGATTGACCGATCACATGGTCCCATGCGTAGTTGGTGGTCTGCAACAGACCCCACGCGGTCCCCTTGCAGGACGGCAGGTTCGCACCCTGATATTCCTGCATCCAGCCTGGAGCCTTCTTGAGGTTCCGGTTGCCATGCTCCCATGTGGCCAGGTCTTCGAGCTTCTCCGGCAGCGTGATCTGACCGGATGCCAACTGCGGCAGAATGTCCGGATGGAATGCCTTGATCAGATACATCATGGCTTCTTTGTCAGAAACCATCGTGTCGGCCATACGCTTGGCATCATCGACGAACTCGGTCAGAACCGATTTGGCCAGCCCCATGACTTCCTTGATCTCAGCGATCCGCTTTTCGTTGAACACCCGTCCGTGGGACATCGTATAGGCCCGCTTGATCTTGCCTTTGCGGGAATACGGCTGCACCAGAGTGTGTCCACCCGGATAGCGAACCGGCGTGAAGATAGCTTTCAGGGCACTGCCGTAGACGTGGCTCTGCATCAAAAGGAAATACCCGGTGATGATCTCACCATCGCAGAGTTCGTAGTCGCCGTTGATCCGGGCAAGACCCCAGATGTGCTGACCGTCGTAGATCGATCCAGCCGTTTCCATCCGCATGTTGCCAGCCGAGCAGAAATCCTCGAACACCCGGAACGCATCGTGATTCTGGATCGGCTTGTAGCGGGGGCCGACGAACGGGCTGATCGGCTCCATCGTGTCATCACGCAACAGCACGTAGTTGCCCATGACGCGGCGGGGGACCATCGGACCTTTGGCTTCATCCCTGTTGTTCAGGATCGCCTCGCTGGCCAGCTTCTCGATGTCCTTGGAGTTCACCACGTCGATCCATGCTTGACGCTTCACCACGGCCCAATCCAGGCCCGCCAAGGCCAGGACCTGATCCACGGTAGCATCGGCAGGAAGGGCCGCTCCAATGCCCTCCCAGGGCGTCCCCTGCACGGGGTCGAACTGCTGGGCCATCGTGCTGATGTGTGATGCGAATGCCGGTTTGTTCATGACGTATCCTTACTGCTTCGGTTTGACTGAGAAATGGACCCAGGCTTTTGCGCCCAGCAGTCCATGTGATCCGTCTGCTGGTAGAGCGGGTCGAACGGTGACGGTCCACCCGGCTTGGTCCATTTCGTTGGTGATCCACCACTCGAAGTCTTCGCGGATCGCAGTGACCACGTTGGCCCCATGTTCGACTTGGCCAGAAACGCCGGTGCGGTAATAGTGAACCGTCCGTTCATCCAGGCAACACACGAATTGTTCGAGACCCTTCATCCCTTCCCGAGGGTAAATGAATTCCATCTTACGCTGGACTTCCATCCCGGCAGCAACATACAGTTGAAGCACCGACGGGCTGATGTAGGGGCCGATTTTGGCTTTGAGTTCGGCGGGGGTGATCATGGGTCTTACTCCATCTTGATGGTTTGCAGAGTCCCGTTGAACTCGAACACGGACTTGTATTCGGGATCATCGGGGATGCAGCGAATTGCCATGTCGGCGAAGACATACCCGGATACCCGAATCCGATCCTGCACGATTTGCCGGATATTCGAGTTCACCGTGCGATACTCGATGCCATCGACGACAGCGGAGCTATCCTCCAAGGCTTTCCATGTGTGGGGGAACCCCTGGAGCTTGAAGTCCAGCTTGCGAAACGGTTGGTCGGGATGGATGGCTCCCGCTACCAACCCCTTGCGGAGTTGGATATCAACGGTCTCGATGAGATACATCACCTCCCGATGCACTGGCAGTCCCAGGGCGAGTTCACGGGCTTCCTGTTGCGTAATCATGATCGTTCCCTTATCCTCTCACCGACCACATGTCGGCACCTTCCTGATAGCAGACCAGGGCGGTTGATTCCAACCGATCCCGATCCAGGCGAACATCCGAGAACCGAATCCGGCAACCATCGTCCCGGCGTTCCCGATCCAGTGAATTGATGATCCACCGGTTGTTGACGATCCAGGTATTGACGTTACCGCCACCTGGGCATGCGGTGAACCATTCGTGATAGACCTGTCCATCCTTGAACGTCACCTGTTCAAACCCTGTGCATCCACGAGGAACCCCGTCAATTTCCCCATAGACGTCGATCCGACCATAGTTGCCGGTCTGATAGCTTTCCCACACATACTGCTGACCAGGCCGGTTCATGGTCAGGGCGATGGAGATCGCCTGTAGGGCCAGGTGTGCATCGGTCATCGGTGCCGTCAGCACATAGGGTGCCGGGACGACTGGATCACTCGGAGCCGTATTGATGTTGAAACCTTCGATGCTTCCGTTCGCGTAAAACCCTTCGGTGGTCGGGTTCCAGCTAAACGTGATGTCGGCGTGGGCCGGAGCGGCGGCACAGCTTGCAACGAGGAACAGAAGCCAGATCGGTTTCATCACGGTCTCCGGATGGTAATGATGAGGGTGTGTGGGTCTTCCAGTTCGGTTTTGACCACGGCCAGCCCACAATCGATGAAGCGGTGATACAGGACGTTGGCGATACCGTCGATCAGGCCGTCACCGTCGATCAACAGCGGGACCGATTGAACCCGAATGGTCACACCGGGATGCTGCATCAGATCGCTCAGGCTGATCGCCCCGCCGAGCAAGCCGAACTTGAGGCGGTTCTCCATAACCTCGACCAGGTGGAGGTATTGGAGATACCGTGCTTCACCAAGGGCAAACTCTGCCAGGTCTTGCCGAGTCAGCGGCTGATTGGCGTGTTGGGGAATCATGCGAACCTCACGAAATGGGGGCCCTTGAAAGTCAGGAGCCGGTTGCCGCTGAACGACGTTCCGTCGATCCGAGTGAACATGAACAACACCCGCAGGTGATAGAGTTCGGTCGGTTCGACTGCGATCTTCTCGGGGTTGCTGGTGAACACTTCGGTGGTGACCTGAACCTGCACGTAGTCGGCGATCAGGCCGACCGGTCCACCCTGGACACGAATGGGTTTCGCGGTCCACACGTAGTTGGAAATTCCTTCTTTCCCTGAGGGCCCATCCGTCTCGGACGCTTGCTCCAGGGATAGGTTGGTGTAGCCCATGGTGATGGTCAGGGCATGTCCGATGGCATCTTTGACGTTCGTATACATGACGACTCCACAGTTGTTCTTGACGAACCAATACCAGGTTCAAAACCATTCGTCAAGAACAAAAACCGGTCTCTCGGTATTAGTCAGACCGGTCCCAAATACCTGTGAGAGCATGTCGGACCCCTCGCCGCCGCCCTCATTAACATCTAGGAGGTGGACTATATGGGAAGAAATCACGTATCCCGTAAACAAACAGCAGCACAGTATGAGGTCGTTCCTCAGACTCGCAAACCCGTCGATATTCAGGCCCGCACACCGAAGCAGCGAGACTATATCAGAGCCATCAGAGAAAATGACATCACATTCGGAATGGGGTCTGCCGGAACCGGCAAAACCTTCCTCGCCGCATTGATGGCCATGGATTATCTGACCAAGGGTCTGGTTGACAAGATCGTGATATGCCGACCAGCGGTCGAAGCAGGAGGGGAGAAACTCGGCTTCCTCCCCGGGGGCATCAACGACAAGATGGACCCTTTCATTCAGCCGATCTTCGATGCATTCCGAACTTACTGGAGTATGCAGACGATCAAGCAACATCTAGGTGATCGAGTGATCGAGATTGTTCCCCTTGCCTTCATGCGGGGACGCAGTTTCAATCGATCTTTCATCATCGCAGATGAGATGCAGAACGCCACACCCGAAAACTTGCTGATGTTGATGACCCGATTGGGGGACGAATCCAAGATCGTCATCACCGGCGACCCGCTGCAAAGCGATATCAACGGGAGTTCCTGCTTCTTGGTCGCGGAGCCGATTCTTCGGAAAGTCGATGTGATTGAGTTTGTTCACTTCTCCAACAAGGACGTCGTGAGACATCCGACCGTGAAGAAGATACTTGATGTTTGGCCCAACAATGGAATCAACCTTGAAGGAGGTGATCAGGATAATGATCTGCCCGCGTTTATCACACACGCGGCGTAGTCAATAGGTTTTTATCGAGGGGTAAAAAACCAGGGGCCGGATTGATTCCCCGGCCCCTTTTCATTCATCTCTACGGAATGGAAAACGCAGTGAGGTAATCCACGTATTCCCCGGTCATGGCAGTTCGCATCGGATATGGATACTCCTCTGGAGTTCTCGCCGGGTCTTGTAGCCAATCCCACAAATCCTCAAATACCCGATCCCCACCCCATGGTGGTGAAACCTGTTGATTGCCCAGGTCGAGCCATGCATAGAAGGCACTTCGATTTACCACCAGCGGAACCCTGGGGTCCTCTGGGTCATCCCATACCCGAATGCCATAATCGCGCTCAGCCTCTTCGGACCCAATTGAATTGTCACGAATGATTCGTTCGGCAAAACGAACCATCCATTGAATCCACAGTGTATAGACCTGACCACCACTCAGGGGGCAATTACGGCTTTGAAATGGACGTGATTCGGTCAGCACGTAACGTGCATTTTCTTCGGTGGCTTCCAATCCAATAGCGACCAGAAACATCGAAGTCTGCGGATTCAGAAGGCTAGGGGTAGCGGGCATATCGGGCATCCTTGTTGGAGTCCCTGATATTTATGCCTCTTCCCGATCTGACCGAAGGTGTTCGACCGACTCTCCGGAATCTTCCCAGACCCAGCATTTCAGGTCTTCGTCCCATTGCTGGACTCCACTGATCTGGGCCATGTCATCGAGCCAGTCGGAAATTTCATCAGGCGTGGGCACGGCGGTATACCTCCTGTGCCGACACGAACGGAATCGTGGTGGCCTTGAACGCCTCGTAGCGACGGGCCCATTCAGCCTTGCACTCCTCACGGGTGTGATTGGCATAGAAGTCGTCGGCTTGCAGGCTGGCTGTGGTTGCAGCGTAGCGACGTTCCGCATTGGCGTCGGCCAGTGGGTTGAACGGGGCCGGGGGGTTGCGGTGCTCGTTGTGGAGCGGGCCGCAGTGAAGTCCGTAATCTTGAATCTGCATGATCATTCCTCCTCGACCGTTTCAACCAGTTCGAGAACCCGCCACATCGGATAGGTGATCTGTTCCTTGATCTTGTAAGGACCCCCATCGGCATACCAGGTGAATTTCACGAACCCATCGGAAATCTTGGTGTCGTTGTATCCCCGGAGTTCTTCGTTCACCGAGATGACCTCGGTGCCAGGAATCCCCAAAAGTTCGATGTTCGCTACATTGATTCTCGGCATGTCAGGCGTCCCCTGGTTGGTGGATTTCTCCTACCTATACCAGGGGACGCCATGATTGTCAATACCGCTCGAAGTCGCTGTTCGGCTTGAACCCATCGATTTCGTTCCCGAACCGGTTGGAGCGAGCCCGAACCTCATCAAAGGTGGTCAGGTTGATTGCCATGCCGTTCAGGAAGCGTGGCACCAGAAGATCACTCCTGGGATTGATGTGCTCGATCCGTTTGGTCCGGTAAGAGATCGATCCCAGCCCACCTTCCAGAACCAATCCGAGCAGGCCCTTTTTCGAGGTCTTGCCGGGGTCGGTAATCGGGTCCTTGAACACATCACGCCATTCGTCACCAACCATGGCAGCAGATGCTTTCATGGCCCACTTCTGGGTGTCCCGGTTCGGCTGTTGCAGGAGAGCCCCGCCCATACCGAACGCGATGTTCTCAGCCGACCATCCTGCCGCGATGAGGCTGTCCAGGATGGCCTGAATGCTGTCCAGACCAACCCCGTCCCCTTGGATGACACGGACGCAATCGGCTAGGACCTTGTAGCCCTTGCTGTTGACGGTGTAGCCGAATTTCTCACCGAGGATTTCGATGATCTGCAACGGCACGACCGTCGGATCGCCGGAGTCGGGACGAACCACCAGAGTGCCGCCCATGTCCTGGACCTTCTTCCGGAGTAGTTCGCCCCAGAGTTCCGCTGCGGCCTTGAAGATGTCGTAGCTGTCCGAGACCACCGCGTAGATTTTGCCAGGACCGGCGAACTGATCGACCATGTTCGAGAAGGCATCGACCTCGCACTCACGACCCCACGAGGTGATCGTGCTGTGCTCCCCGGCAGGGATCGAGTATCCCGGCATGATACCGGCATCCGGGTCCATCGGGGCCCCGTAGTAGAACATCGCCCCCAGCATACCCACTGCGGTATCAGTGCCCATGAAGTTCACCAGGTGTGCAGCACCGCCCAGCATGGCCGTCTCGTAGCTGCTGGCCCCACGGGAGCCGAAGTCATGCAGACGGAACGGCATCAGACCGGCAATCTTTTCGTCGTCGGCTGTTTCGTTCAACGCTTTCAGGATGATCTGCTTGATCGTCCATGACAGGGTGCAGACCGTGGTGGGATACCAGATCGCACGGAGCAAACTGGTTTCCACCCAGGTCGGAAGCCACCAGCAGTTCGGATCAGTGTTGGTGATTCGCAGTAGGGCGTTGTGGATCGGCACGACCGTCCCCTCGTCCACCGCATCGATCTTGAGCGGGAGACGTCCGTCCAGCTTCTCGACGATATACATCCAACCGTCGTAGTTGAACGGCTCGCCGTGGGTGGTCCAAAACATCCGGGCGAATTCGACTTCCTGCCGAGTGACACGGCGGCTGAGCTTTTTCAGGAAAGCTTGCAGGCCGAAGAACGTGGTGTTCGGGAATCGCCCACCCCGGGCCTCGATGTAGCTGGACACGAATTTCGTCCCCGGGGGGTATTGCTTCCACATCGACACCTTGTAGCTGTCGGTGTCCAGAACGATGCTCCATTCCGGCATGATACCGGAGAACATGTCGAAGTCTTTCAGATTGATTGCAGTCATGATGTGATCCTCTCACAGTAGAACCAATGGGACATCCCCATCGGCGTTAGGGTTGTATTTCCTGCCAATCCTGGGATACCCAAACGATGGCAGAAAGTCTTGTGTATCCAAAGGATGGGTCGTCTGAATATCTCCATTCGACGTTGGTGACCATATAGATCACGTCTTTGTAAACGAACGTATCCCACTTCCTTGGAATCGCCGGGGATTTCCCACTGACCAGAGCATCCAGGATGGTTTTAGCACCCGGTAGTCTGACCTCGTAGTTGATCCCATCGCTCATGCGGCCACCAGGTCATCTTCTGATAGCATCATGCTGTCGGCCCGGAATTCGAAGTTGTCGAGTTTCCCGGCAAACCCCACCATGCGATCTGGGTCCAGATGCGGGTTGAAGATCGCCCGTCCCCGATACCGGAAGTGTTCATCCAGTTCGTGCATCTCTGCACTGACCACGGCCTTGTGGGCAGTTCTGACGATCTCGTTGCGGGTCATATGCTGGGACACCAGCATCTTGCCACCACGCCACCCCGATACCACCCCGGTCTTGATGTCCCGAGCCGCATCGGCGGTCTCATCAACGCAGACCTGGATGAAGTAGTGACCATTGCCGTCCAGCGGCTCCACCCGGAATGACCATCCGGGTTTGTAGCTGATCGCCTCAACGACCTCACGGATTTCATCGAACGTGTGCATGATCAGTCGCGCTCCACCACTGTGACGACGGGCCCTTCCATCATCGGAGCGATCCCTTCGATGGTCATGCCATAGCGGGACTTCATGTCATTCGCCATCCGTGCGATAATCCGTTCCTGGGCCCGAGCGAAAGTCCGCAGAATCTCCACGTATTCGAAGTGGGTCAGTTCCTGCATGATTTCGGGACCCATCTCCAGGGGTGTGGAGCTTCCGTGGGAACCATGCACGGTCAGCGAAGCCGACAGAGACCGTTGGGCATTCGATCCGCCCGTATTGGCGAACGAGCTAATGCGACTGGACTTCTCAATCGCTGCTGCAACCGTGGTCGAATCTTTGACCAACTGCTGCATATCGCCGATGGTGATTTTGCCGTTCATGTCACTTTCCTCCCGTATGAGCCAGCATCTGCTGGATGATGAAGTAGTGGTCTGCGAAGAACATCTCAGGCTTGAGACTGCCGATAGGATACCACGCGGCTTTGGAAACTTCAACCCCATCTGGTTGAACATCCCACAATTCTCCACCCGGGAAGACAAAGCGGAATGCCGTGGTCAGGTAATAGCCACGCGGATCACGACCGGGCTTGTCGAACCGACGTTCATAGCCGGTGTAACACCCACGCAGCCGTCCCATCGGAATGGCCTTGCCGCCATTCTTCTCGCCCCACTTGTCCATGGGCGCTGCTTCTTCCATCAGTTCGTGAAGAGCGTTTTCGAAGCTGTCACCCTTCCGGGTCTCGACATGCCCACCCGGTAATGCCAGCAGGCCGACACCCGGAACCTGATCGCGGGTCACCAGCAGAATGTGACCGGCCTGGGTGCAGACGGCATCGACCGTCACGGTCTGGAGCGGATACGGCAGTTTCGGCCACTTGGCGTGGTGCTTGGCCAGCCCCTCGACCTCGTTCAGAACATACCGGAATTCATCCGTCAGCATGAACCGCTTCATGTAGTCGATCACCGGCTCCGGGCACAGGTCGTGCGGCAGGATCGGGGCCTTCTGGAAGTAGTTGTGGCGAACCTGGGTTGCACTCAGCGTTCCCCACTGTTCCTTGAGCAGGAATTTCTCCCACTGCGGGAACAGGTTCAGGTAGTAGCTGGTCGGGTCTTTCTCAAACCCGATGACGCCGATCCGCATGTCCTGCACCCCATCAAGATGCACGGCGGAATGATTGTTGCCGTAGTCGTTGATGGTCTGGGTCAACGTTCGCTGCACATTGGCGAGCCATGCCGGGTCGTTGTATTCAACGTCATCCAGCGGCATCACGATCAATCGCTCGGGGGAAAGCTCCGGGTAAGCCGAGCGAATCATGGCAGCACGTTCTTGGAACGTCCATGGATTGCTGTCCGTGCGGGGGCGATTGGCCGAGCCCACCATGACGATCACACGCTTGGAGTTGTTCAAAGCGGTATCGACCACAAACTTGTGGCCCAGGTGGAACGGCTGAAACCGTCCGATGTAGATGAGAAAATCAAAGGGGTCAGAACCCCCCGAATGTGGGTGATCAACTGCCATCATCAGTCCTCCTGATGGTATATCCAGCACCGACCTCCGGTGCCTTCACATCTTACTTATGCGAATCAGGTTGGATTGTCAACCCCGACTGGATTCAATCATTGAACTTCCCCAGGTGTGTCCCTAAATATGCCTGTAGCAGGAGTATGTTGATGACCAATCCTTTCCACCAACTCGTTGAAATCATGCTTGGCGATGATGATGATGATGACGCCGTAGCAGAGTTCATCCTCCAGGAATCTGAGAAGGATGACGTCATGTTGGCGTTGGATGGTAACTCCACCTTGATCAACTATATGATGTTGTTTGAAGAATTCCTTGAGCAGCATGACATCTACTTGTTCAAGGGGTGGGAGAAGGCTGTGTTTGTGTCACAGCCGGTTGTGGAGAAGTTCTGGGTTGTTTTTCATCTGATGACCCCACCGAATACCGACCTTCGTGGTGCCAAGCGTGTCAACGACGCAATGAAGCAGGGTGAAGTGGTGTTCCAGGAACAGTCCGATGGCAGGGCGCTTTTCCGGTTTACCGTGTTGAAGCGGGCATTGGATCAGATCGAGAAAGATACCCAAGATCGGATTGAAAAGCTGTCAACAGATGCGTTGGAGGATGTCCAATGAAGTGGATGGTTCGTCATCGTGCCACGGGCGAGACACTAAAGCCGATCTTTGAGGATCGTGATGCCGCAGCAGTGCATCTGATTCGGATGGGACCCGCGTTTGCTCCTCTATATGAGACAATTCCGGACACGAGCGATCCGTGGACATTCCACATCCTCACCGAGGGTTTGGTTTCTGGAGATTTGCGTCGAATCGTTCTACCACAAATCAGCATCGACGAGTATGTTCCGGGTGATCCCAACACGGACAATATCGTGATCGCATTCTTCATTCGTGGGGTGCCAGAGGCGGTTATTCCGTTCCGGGATTTCATCATCAAATGCAAAGGTATCCTGGATGTTGCCTATGGCGACTCTGATACGATCCCCGACACATCCATTGTCTATGCCGAGATGAGCCGAGAAAAGTTCCGGTTCGAAGACCTCGAAACCATGATGGAACAGATCGGTATGCTTTGTCAGTTGGAACCCGAAGATTTCACTGTTGTGTTCCCGACCAGTAGCAAACGCCATCCATATGATCGAGTCGCTATCGAGACCTACTTCACATCCCGTTCTGCACAGAAAAACTGGGAAGAGCAACAACGTGCTTTGAAGCAGGCAAAGAATCAGGATGATCCTGATCAACAAAAAGATGAAACAGGGGAGCCACAAGAATGACCGCCTATACCATTTATGGAAAAGAGAACTGCACGTATTGTGATCAAGCTAAGGCCCTGCTGGAGTCCCGCGAACTGGCATATCAATACTTCGACATCATGACTGATCTGGACAAGCGAAATGAGATGTTCTCACGAGTGCGTCATCAAATCACCACGGTCCCCCAGATCATGCACGGAGACGCCTATGTAGGCGGATATACGGAACTGGCTGCATCACTGGCTGACTGATCATCCCTGCCCATAAATACTACCGAATGCTCTGAGGTAGTGTAATGGCCATCAATAACCCCGTTGATTTTGTTGAAAGTCGTCTGACCGCAGCCGATGCTGTAAAGGTGACCACCACCAGCGTCAAATTCGGACCTCTGACGGTATTTCGTGGGCCATTGGTCCCCCCGGATACATTCGGTCGCAACGGTGATATTTTCATTCATGATGATACGGCTGGGCCTGGAGAGGGAATCCAGATCAACCGTATCCCGGATACGGCATCTCTGTATCAGAAGCGTCCAGTTCAGGTCCCGGTTGGTCCCGTGGTGTATCGCACCGGTGGCGGTGGCCTTGTCGTAAACCCCGGAGATGGCATCACCATCAATGGTATCCCCATCGTATTCACCGGTGGCAATCTGGCTTCTGTCGCTGCTGACATTGGGGCCCAGATGAGTGGCACAGTCGGTGCCACAGTGGTTCCCACATCGCTTTCCGGTATCCCATTCGGATCGGCCATCCCTGGTGACATCTTGGGGATCGATCTGATATCGGCATTCTATATTGTTGTATTCTCTGGCATCCAATCCCAAGCGCAATCTTTGGTGGATATGCAGTTTGGTGTTGGCCCCGAGATCATTCTGAACGTGGTCAATGATGCAATCGTCATGACCTGTATGGGTGGTGAACCCATAGCCGTATTGGACTTTTTTGGCACCTCCACAACCGACATCGGTTTTGCTCTGAACCTGGTTCAGGGTGGTGCTTTGATTCTGACCGAACACTCCGGTGCCGTGGGCTTCACATTCACCTCGCCGGTTGGTGCTGGTGGACTCCAATTCTTGTCAATGGTTACAAACCAACCGCCGTCCGCATTGACCACTGGCGGTGAATGGCTAGAGCTTGGTGGGGGTGGTGGTAGCGCAAACGGCGGGCCGGTAAGAATTGCCTCTGGTAATGGTGGATCGACTGGAAACCAGGGTGGGGACATTATCCTGCAAACTGGGGATGGTTTGTCTGCCGCAGGAAGATTGCTTCTTTTGGGGGGAACATCGACGTCAGGCTCCGGAGGGGATATCCGTCTCTCCGCAGGAACGGGGGGCGCACCTGCCGGGAACGTAGAGATTACTGCCGGAGCCTCAACGCTTGTATCTGGTGGAAATATCACGGTGATGGCAGGGACCGGCTTCACCGATGGTGGTGCCGTCTTGATCTCCAGCGGGGGTGGAAACACTGGGTCTGGTGATGTCATCGTCACATCACTGACTGCTTTGGCACCTACTGGTGAAGTGTCAGTGGTGACTGGCGATTCTATTGGTGATGAATCCGGAAGACTAAACCTGAGAACCGGTAATGGTGTTACTATTGCGGGAGATATAACCATCGCCGGTGGTTCTGCATCCACTCAGGGCGGATCGATAAATCTGCGGGGTGGTGACTCTCAAGATAATGGTGGAAACATAGAATTCACCACCGGTGATGCAGCAGCGGCCACTGGTGTCAGTGGTGCGATTTTGGGACGAACCGGTAATGCCGGTGATGTCTCCGGGACCATTGTGTTTGTTGTCGGAGACTCCACCACCGCATCAGCCGGAAACATCGAATTGATCGGTGGGGATGGACCCAACGAAGGTTCAAACATTCGGATCGTTGCCGGTGGATCGATCAACCAGCCCGGTCGGATTGAAATCCATGCCCGTAACGAACTGACCCTGACATCCAGTTGGGGATACACCAACGGTAGCAACATCAACTTGAACCCGGGTCCAGGTCCAATTCCCTCCCTGAATGGTCGGGTGAAGATCAATGCTCCTGGTTCTGCCCCAACTCGGCTGGACCTGGTATCGGATACGTTGTTCTCACATGGGTTTGAAGCTCCGGTCGGTATGACCCAGGATGTGGTGATGATCATGCCACCCACTCCCGGGGCACCCGGTCAGATGCTGACCACTACGACCAATCTCGGTAATACTGAGTGGCAGTATCCCACCTATGCAGTCGTGTCCCAGGTCGTGAATACTGCACTACCGGTCATCACGGTGATCCTTCCGTTTCGAACCCTGTTGATGCTGACCGGTGCAGTAGCAGGACCCATCGCGGTTGCCGCCCCATCGATTCAACCTGGCGTGATCGTCGGTCAGGAGTTGGTATTGGTGAACGAACACAACGACACCATTGATCTGCTTGGTGGGGGCACCGTGAGACGGATGTCTGGTCCACTGGCCGCAAATGGTGGATCGATTACCATGGTGTGGACCGGTTCGAGGTGGATTGAGATCGCCAACAACGCTTGATTAAATTAGCCATCAAGTTTGAAACCATAGTAAAATTTAACCAATAGGGGTGGCATACATTCGTCTGCCACCCCTAAATATACCTGACATCCAGGGGTAGTAGGTATGCTTAAAACCGCCATAGAGTTCTTTACAAAGTATGCCAAGTCCGTTTCCCCGGGGCGTATGCTGTTTCATGTCATCCTGGCATCGATCTTCATCTCTTGGGCCAGTGTTGCAGTCCTGGTGACAACGAACTTTCCATTGATCGTCCAGATGTGGGATCGCTATCACAGCGATAACACGGTCCATGTTGAGGATGCATTGATCGTCACCAACCAGGTCAACGCCCTATTGGATGAACAACAGGTTCGGCTGGGGGTAGATCGCATCTATGTGAGCAAGTTTCACAACGGCAAAGTTGACCTATCCGGGGTTCACTTCATCTACTTCTCGCGGGTAGCCGAATCCACCGCCCCCGGCGTTAGCAACGAGATCGGCAATACCCAATCACTGCCATTGAGCATCTTCCCGGCCATGCTTACCGACCTGGCCAACGGCGAATGTCATTACGTGAATTCGGTGGATGACAGCACTGAGAGCTTTCAGTTCTTGCAGAACATGGGTGTCAACAGCATGCTGGTATGTCCTGTGTGGTCGGTGGATCGACGACTGGTGGGAATTCTGGGGGTCGAGGGCGTCCGGGTTCCTCTAAATACTCTTGATATAGAAGACGTCCAGGCCACAATGGAAACACTGGCGGGCGTCGTCGGTAGCCTGTTCACAACAAGACAGTGACGGAGACAAAAATGCTTGCTGTAGCTAAACTTGCAATGTCCGCTCTGGGGTTTCTAAAGGGACCAGTCGGCAAGTTTGTGTCCATCGTTCTGATCGCGATCACCCTGTGGGGTGGTTTCCAATGGTGGTTGGCTCGTCATGATGCTGGCATTCGTGATGCTGCTCTGACTGAATTCAATATCGCACAGGAAGAGATCGCTGAGAAAATGCGACTGGAATTTGAACAGCGTATGCGGGAGACGCTGGATGCCCAGGTTGAACTGATCGATGAGATCACCCGCGAACGTGAAGAACTACAACGGAAAGCAGACACCCTGATCCGAGTCATTCGATCCGGCAATCTCCAGGGTGGGGAAGCATCTGAGGTCCTTCGGGGAACCATACAGATGCTTCAAGAACGGGCCCACGGGGGTGCAGAATGAAATACTTGATGATGATCCTGGCAATGGCTGTGTTGGCTTCGTGTGGCGACAAAGAAAAGCCGCAGTTGATCGTGGAGCGACCGGTGGTGTTCGTTCCCAACGAAGCACTATTCCATTGTCCGACAGTTTCTGAGTTTCCCGATCCTACCACTCTTACAGACGAAGACGTGGCCGAACTATTGGTTCGACTAGACACATACAATCGCACATGTGCCAACTCATTGAGTGCGGTTCGTCGTCAACTCTTGGACGCAAAAGCTAGACTGGAACAGCAATGATCAATATTTTGGCCAAACTCACGGGGTATTCCGGACCCGATGCCATCAGTCGGCTACGTCGGCTGGCTGCACTGGCGGCTGCGGCGATGCTATTGCTGATCATCAGCACGTTTGTCGGTAGCGGGCTCCTTTATATGGAACTCATCTCCACCTATACGGAAAACTACAACGTCCTGGCTGGTGCCGGTCTATCCGATCTGGTGGCATCCCCAACAGTCGTGAGCGACCGTATCCTGCTGTGGATCAGTCTCATGCCGTTGTTGAACGCCGGTCTGGTGTTACCGACGTTCCTACTGGCGATCAAAGAGATCGTTGTCCTAAGCCGATCACACCAGCTTATAGACAAAGACGTTGCTGGGGAAGTTGATGTAGCCAAGGGGTGTGCTGATCAAGTGGCTCCGCAGCCCAGTGCTGTGGTCGATCAATCGATCCTGCTGACGAACCACTGCCAGGTATTCGTAGAACACACTGAGGCTGGCTCCGAACTGGTTCTCGTCCGTGTCCCCGCCTAGACCCTGGTTGACGAACGAAGTCTGAGACTTCGCCACCGGGTTCTGGTTCGCAAAGAAATCGTCGATGGCAACAATCGTAGGGGCTGTAATAGCTCCAGGAGTGAGCGTGGTGCGGATCGAGTATACGCAGACCAGTGCTTCCACCCCTGTCTCTTCCCAGGAGAGCCGCCACAGGCCCGTGTCGTTGTCTCGGGTCACCAGATAGCCCGCATTGACAAAGGCGTCCCTGTAGGCGATTTGGACCGGTGTGAGGGTGCTACTGGTCATGGGATCACCCGTTGGGTTACCAATGATCCGTGCATCATACAGGGTGTTGAACCGCAGTCGCCCAGCCGCATTACGGATGGTTCGTTCAGACAGATCAACTTCACGCTGTAGGTCCAGGTTTTCCTGGGTCGTGATGTTGTTGTTGGTGATCAGAAAGATCGTGGGTGCTGGCAATACCATGGGCGTTCTCCTGCCCGTATTTAGGCTACACCTTGCTGTAGAAGATCATCTCTTCCATGGGATTGGCAAACACTGATGGCCCCGGCGACAACCGGTTCCACTCGATCCGTTCTTTGAGGATAACCAAGCCGAGCCGTTCCTCAGTGATGTTGCTACCATCTGCGGGATGATTCCACATCAGCATGGTGCGAAGCTTCGAGAACAGTCTGTATCCGTTTGCAGGATTACCTGCGGCCTTGCCATTCATGAGCGTTACCATGCAGGGGCCACCGGATCGATATAGGTTGCCCTTGATATACCAGGATGCCTTCATGGTCTCGAATGCATAGCCAGTCACCACGCCATTATGGTGAAACAGTTCGAACTGCTCGAATTGTATCAGACTGGGAATATCCTCACGATCCTACCCCACCAGTTGCAGAACTGGATTGGGAACTTTGGAATTCGGATCGGGTATGGACTTCTTCCAGTTCAGGTCCAGTCGATCCGCTTTGAACGATGCTTCGCCAATCCGGAATGGACTTGAGTCGAGTGAATGAAGATCACCATCCTGATTCACCCGGAACGTGAAATTGGTGCATGAGATGGATGTGGGAAGTTCACCGGTGACAGTGTTGGAATCAGATACCATCTCCACGATCTCTGGATCGAAATCCTTGTGGAATACGGTTGTCACCGTGGGGCGTCGTGCAGCAGACGGATCAATGCCTCCCGTCAGAAACAGGAGAACGAACGCATCGGTCGATGCAAATTCCAAGAGAGAGCGATTCATAACATCCATGTGTGTAGCATACGGATGGATTGGTGATTTGTCAAGCAGTTTGAGCAGCCCAGATAAACTCGTCCTGGGGATCGGTGAAGTATCTCACTCCAAGTGGGGTGACTGGGCCAGCGATGTTGGTTGGAGCTTTCCTGGTGGACCAATGGCATTGGCAACTATCGTAGGCAACATGGACGAGTTGACCTTGGGCATGATACTCCCGGTAACCCCTAATGATCACCTGATCAGGACCATTGAACCGAATGGCCTCATTGTGTTGAAACCACCGAGCAATCACACATGATGCATATACCGATGGTTTCCCAGCGGGATGATCCAGTCTTCCATCACGATAGGATCGATGTAGCCCTGTAGCGATGATAGATGCCGGTCGATCATCACGATGAAATGTTGGATTGAAAGCCCAGAAATCCCCAGTCTCACCATTGTAACCCTCTTGTTTGGTGATTACGGCATGTGGTGGGGCTGGTTGTCCAACACTGTCATCATAGTGTAACAGGTCAAATTGATCGATGTCGCTGGCCCATACAGCCGCATACGTTGCAGGCTGGCGATAGCCCGACATATACGTCAATACGTGTTGATCGTCGAACATGTTCACCCGTAGCGTTGGGATATCGACCCGAATCGGGCCCATTACCTTTCCAGGCTCCTCTTCATTCATCTTGTGTAGAAACAGGTGGGTGTCGTGTAGCAGTCCGGTGCCCTCTTCTGTTGAAAACACAGCGGTATTTCGTAGCACATCCGTCCACAATTCAGTCACGGGAAACCTCGGAGAATGCAAACATCATTTCTTGTTCATTCGGGAACAATGGCCCTTCCCACACATTGAATTCAGAGAACAGGTTTGTGCGAATTCGTTCTCTTGTCTTCTCAGTGCTTTTGATGATGTCGCCGTTGATGATCCATTCCATTTCATCGATTTGCTCACATCGATGACGGCCAGCCAGACCATCATCGTATTCTCTGGAATATTTGGATGCAATGATCCACCGCAACCTGAATGGATCGGTGTTGTTGCTTGCACCTTCGCGATTCCAGTTTGCGAACATCCTCTCGGCATGAAATCCCGGCACATCCCGAAAATCCGACAATACGGGTGTTTCTGATGTCGTTCGGTATATCCGGAAACCGTTCTGACACAACATCGAATGGGGTGCTGGATACTTCGAGGGATCACCCAGGGTAAACCAATAGGCTTCCAGTTCGTCCCAGGTCTCTACCAGATAGTCTTCCCCCACATCTTCACCGGTGGTCGGGATAGTGCTCTGATAGCGACTGTTACGCAGCACAATACTCGCGGGCCCGGTAGCAGCATGACGCAGCCCGTTCTGATAGTGGGTCATCTGGGTGGTGAAGGCTTTGTTGTCCCGCACTATCAGGGCTGGCCAGTCATTCCGATGAAGGCGATCCCCCATGACCCAATACTGGGCCATCCTGGTGTCACCTTCAATGACCTGGAATGAGATCGGAGAATCCTGGTATTCGGGATAGGCCAGATAGAAACACTGATCGTTGGCTCGGAGACCCTGTATCTTTTGAACGTCAGCCAGAGTAAAGCGAATGACGGGACAATCTCGACCCTGGTAGACACCGGCCCAATTCAATGCATGGGCTAGTTCGTCCAATTCCATCATAGCTGAAACCACCACTCAATGGTGTGTTCTTTTGGGGGAACCAGAACCCATAGATCATCAATCTGAGGATGAATCCACACAGACATATTGTTCTCGGCAGCATACCGATCCACTGCTGCTTTGACACCATCCCATGTATAGTCATCACCCATCACTAGACCACCCGGACGCAACACACGAAAGCCGTTGGTTACATCCCGATACACATAAGGCTCATCATGATTGCCATCGACAAAGATAATGTCAAATGTGCGAGCCCCGTTGTTCTCTGCAAAGAATTCATCGCTGGTCTGGAGCCGGTGTTCGACGTTCGGGTAGATTGCAGTCGTGGCCTTTCGGGTATCCTCGATCAGGCTGGTCCACATGTTCCATGCATCAGGATCACCTTTCATCCACTGGAACACCTTGAGATTTCGCTCTTTCAATTCAGTCAGGGTGTATCCCCTACTGGAATCTACGCTGACCACAGTGCCGTTTGGACAATTCGCAGCCCATGCCACGAGGGATCGACCGGCCCATGATCCAATCTCCAGGATCATTGGATGAGCCGATGTTTCAGATGCCCATTGTGACAATGTGCCAAACAATGTCAGCTTGCTGATGTTTGTCCAACCTGGGACACTTAGATCGTAATGAATCATGCTGCCTCAATCGAGATTTTGTTGCTCACGTGGCTTCCGAAATACGTCATGGCATCCGGTTCACCAACACGAGGAGTGGATAGCCTATCTATGGCTTTGATTGATTCGACAGCCAGTTTGGCATGTAGGGGATCAACCAGCATGGTGGACATCCACCATTCAGATACGATCAACGGCTTGTGCCACTTCTCAGGACCAGACATCTCGGTGGGGCTTCCAAATTTGCCCTTCTTCACCAACCGCGAATGCGGCCACACCGCCTGTCGGTTCAGATAGACCATCGTGGTCTTGATGTTCCGGAGCTTTTCCAAATCGGATTCTGCACCTGATTTGGCGTTCCGGATGATGCTGGTGATTTCTCGCTCGGTGAATCCGACAAAGCTCAGATCACCTTCGGGGCGTTCGAAATCAGCGGGTCGAGCCCCGTCTGAATACTTGGCGATGGATTCCAATTCATGCACGGTGTTGCTGCATCTCACAGCATCATCAGATCGATAGTCCGCACCACCCGCTTCGGTCATGATGTAGAGGGTTGTGCGATCAAACAGCTTGACGGTTCTGCCACCGGCCAGGTGCTTCTCGAATTCTTCAATGATTTCGTATTCATCGGACCGAGAATCACAGCGAACGTTCTCATGCAAATTCTCAGCAATCTCATCCGGAACCGTGATGGTCAAATCCATCAACCATTGCGAAAGACCAGCAATGATCGCCAGCCGCTGAACGGTTTCAAGCCGATTGGTGCGGTAGAACTGGAACTTGGCTTCTGGTGTCATCATGGGTCTCCGTGGGGGTGGCCAGCATCATTGCGATCTGGGCACGAACTATGGCTCTGAAACCAACATAGTGCGGATGGAAATTCATCGCAACCCCATTCTTGCGCATCTCTTTTTCAAATGCCATCATCGCCGAATTGGTGAGGGAATCAAGGTCGCGGGTCATGGTCATTGCAGGTGCTCCCTTACGGATGACCCGGGTATACCAGCCCGCGAATGATTTGTCAAGAACTATGCGAACATATCATCGAATGGCAGTTTCAAATATCTTGCCCGCACGATCTCTCGTGGGATGTGGAACGTTATCTGGTTGTTCGCGTTTCTCCACTCGGAGTATATCAGATCGACATGAGCCATCAACGACCGCCTGGTCTTTTCGATGATTTGATCCAGATGATACCGCAGCACAGCCTGATCTGGATTGGTCACAGCTTCGTTCGCAGCCTGGTAATCCTCAAGCGTAGATTCGACGGTCAGGACATTTCCTGGATATCCCAGGGAACTGGCCATTTTCCACTTCCACTCGTTGCACTGATGTTGAATGAACCACGGCATGTAGTAGTTGGAATTCGACATCAACGATGCACTGACCCAGGTTGGGTGTGAGGGCTCGCGATCTATACCACTCATCCACCAGCACGAGTTGCCGGTCCCCCCAGAGTCCAACCAGGTAAAGTCGATTCGATTGAGGTATTTTGGCATTGGCTAGAACGTCGCTGGTTTGGGCACTCCCGTCCAATTCTGCATCGTGTAGTTGTCCTCGATGGTTTCGTCAGCTTCGCTGTCAGGGACGACGATATTGGAGTAGGCCGGTTGTGGATTTGGTCTCACTTCCACAATGTAGGTATTATCCTCGTCCGTGTCAAACACGAAAATTCGACGAACATCTGCATTTTCGTCCCGACCGAAGATGCCGTAGCTGTCGCCGATCTCTTCCATGTAGTTGCGGGCCGCATCATCCGGATCGTTGCACCAGCTATCGGCCTCCCACCAATCGGATGCAGGATCGTCGGCGTAGTCGGTGATGGGAAGGCAATAGAAGGTCATGTCCGGGTCTCCCAGGCGGTGCCATCCCCAGCGATGATCTTCGCCCACACATCGTCGGATACTTCGACCTCGGGAGCTTCTTGTGGAGTCTGATCGGGTCTGCTGTATTCGTCAGGAACGATGCCGTTGTCGAGATTTTCCCGAACTGGTTGGTCCCACACCCGGTTGATGAATGCCGCAGCATGCTCTCGGGTTTGGTGCAGGCTGGCCCCATCGGGACGAGTGCCCCATCCACGTTCAAATTCGGTCCAGGTGATTCGGATGGCTTTCGGCATGTGTTAACTCCAGGGGTTGTTGAACCTTTCTTCGAGGACTTTGATGAAGTTGTCAAGCCCGAAAAGGCACACGAATTGCCCCCACCGGGGTCCGCTCGGAGAACGAACCACCAATTCATACAGATACAGAAAGAACTCTCTGATTGCTGCTTTGTCTTCTCCGAACGTAGCCTTGGCAGCTTCGTAGAACTCGAACTGCACAGCCTCTTCATCCAGTGGTGCTGGTAGGGCCAGGAGGCGATCCAGGAGCCCTCCCAGGCCCACCAGAAGCTGCTGCACCCGCTGGTGGCTCACGACCTGTTCCTGAGCCCCACGAGGGGCATACCAGGCTTCCATCACAGCATCGTATTCCGCCATGTCTTTCTGGTATTGCTGCATGACCCCATCCGAGGCGTTATCCCCGGGCTTACGGGGCTCCTGCATGGGTGGCCGCTCGGCCATCTGCCAATACAGAAAAGCCGTGATCGTGCCCAGACGAGCCTGTAGTGGGCCGACATCGATGATTCGGTCAGCATCGGTCATCGTCTGGTTTCCCAAAAGCTGAAAGCGAGCATAGCCAGACCACCGACGACTGCCAGGATCAGGAATACCAGGAAAAACTTGAAGGCCAGAAAGAATGGCCACAGGATGATCCAGCCATACGTCCACAGATTGGCCCATTCGGTAGCGGCCAGGTTCATGCTGATGTGCTCGGAAAATGCGGCACCAACGAATAGGCCGATCACAAGATAGGCGATGACGGGGATGATGCGAATGCTGATCATGGTTGACCTCTTATGCTCTTTGATCTTCTGTGTGGGCGGTGCCGCCGAAATTCATCCGGTTGTAGTATTCCCGGATATAGGCTTCATCGTGGCTGTCGCTTTCGAAACTGGTCCACTTGATCATCAGAAACATACGGCGTTCCAGCACGTTCAGTTCCGAATAGAGCAGACCAAACACCGGGAAGGCATCTTCCAGATACTGCTGGAGAGCCCACATCCGCTGCTGGCCATCGACCAGGATATTCCGGGTCCGGGGATTACCTTTGCCATAGGTGGGATCGATGTTGATCGTGTATGTGCCAACCGGCATTCCCATCCACAACGATTCGATGAACCGGATCATCTGGGTCTGCGACCATACCAGAGGACGTTGCCACTCCGGGATCACATAGCCCATGATGGTGCGTAGCCTGAGCGGGTTCATGTAGTCGAGTTCGTCGGTGTTGGCGTCATCCACCGCCGCCTTATAGGCGGTCCAATTGCAGATGGGAGCACTGAGCATGCTGGCATACTCTTTACCCATGTTGAACCCACGGGGCATACGGCTGATCATCTGTTCGGTCATGCTGCTACCGGCTGCTCCACGACCAGGCCCGGATACCGGTCGGTCAGATCGTTCTGATACTGATCACAGTCCACCGGCTGGCCCAGTTGGTTCCGAACCACCCACCGACCATTCGGTTCAATCGGGTAGCTGCGGCCATGCAGGACCAGTTCGCCCCGCTCGCGTTGAGCCGTGAACGTGTAGACCCCACCCTGCTTGGTGTAGAACGTGGGCAGGTATTCGGCAACACCGAACAGGTTGTCGCTGAACGTTGCCATCCGCTTCATGTTCCAGAACACAGCCTCGATCACACCGGTGTCGGGATCGACAATAGCCACCAGCTTGGTCGGCTTGCCGGAGTCGAACATCCGCTCGGATGCGACACAGCCGGAGCGGAATGCCGCACGAGCGTTGTCTTCGGTGCGCCAGAACGACGGCTTGTAGGCGAACACCGCCACGTTGGCCTTGCCCACCGGGGTGTCCACGATCTTTGCGGTCACACGATAGATATACTCGCCCATGTCGATCTCCTGGTTGCGTTGAACCTTCATATATCAGGCGTTACACGATTCGTCAAGAAATATTCGATTCAAGAAAGAAGTGTTCCGCCGAAACCCACCCGGCCAGCCGACCCGCTGCAACCCAATCGCGTTCCAGTGTTCCCATTCCAACCAGAACTACCCGGTCGGCGGGTGTTACCCCCAGAGCCGCCCGTAAATCCTGTGCGGTTTGACGGAACGATGCCAGCGCATAGGGAGCAGGGTAAGCGGCATCCAAACCGTCGTTCATCACCAGAATCGACGGCGATAGGGGTGCTGATGCCAGCCCGATCCTTCCAGCTTGCACCATCTCCAGCTTTTCTACCACCTCGGTCACCAAAGTGGGCATCGAGGCCGTCACTCCTAGTCCATTGGAGGAAAATAGAAACGCGGACACATCATGACCGGTCTGTGCTCGAATTCCGGCATAGGTCTTGTAGGGTAGACCCAGCGTCTTGGCTCTGGCTACACGCTGGCGTAGAACCTCAATCGGTAGGCTCGGCATCAGTTCTTTGCGGGCGACACGCCAACAATGGGTATTCCACCCATTACCACTCGAAATTGACGGCCCCTGATTATGACCGATACCCGCCATGGCTACGCGATCCCATCTGGATCGAACACCAGATCGGGATCATTGCGGGCGAAATACCGTTGAACGGTTTCCGGGCCCGGGTTGTCGATCCGACCATTGGGTTGTTGGACTTCCCACCGGTTGATCACGGTGTTCTGCGGCAGTGTCAGAAGGCGGGCCCGAATCTCATCCAGGGTGCCGGTGAAGAACTCATCATCGAGTTCGATGAATGCTGGTGCGCTCATGATTTGTGATCATCCCATCCTTCGCCACCGGCATAGAAAAGCTCGCCCTCACGCTCGCCCCACCCATTGTATAGGGGTTCGATGATCCGTGGATTCGACAGCAAATCTTGGCGGTCCTCGTCGGTTCTGCATCGGTCAAGCCGTTGCCACGGAGCACCACGAGATGGCGTTCGGCCACCAACTGTGGTCTGCTTCGTCGCTTTGCAGCTTTTGGAGCAGAACCGGGCCCATCCCCGATTCCGATCAGCGGTTCGAGCAGTAAAGCTCTTCCCGCAGCACTTGCATTTGTATTGACCGGTCGATGTCATGCTGCCCGCCGTGCATGCAGGGTCACGTAGAGACCGGTCTGAGCCTCGAACAGGTCCTTGAGCATGTCGCAGTAGATGCCTTCGTGCTTGCTGCATTCGGCGAACTCATAGGTCTTGCGGTTGAACCGCAGGAACTCGACCGTGTAGGTATCCGAAGGGTCCAGTGTGATCCGGACGTGGGTGCAGCGGTTCTTCAACGGAATCTGGGCCGACGCCGACACCTGCATGGACAGCATATTGTCACCACCAACCAGGTTGCGGGCCCCGGTCAGGGCCAGGAATTGACGGCCACCCAGTTGACGAAGAATTTCGGTTGCGACTTCCATTGCCATGATCGTCTCCATTTGCTGTTGACCCTGTATAGCAGGATGCAACGGAGAAGTCAATCATCAATCGTAGTAGGTCTCTCGTTCGGATGGACTCAGGTCGGCCAGGGTGAGATAGTCGTGCTCGGTCCACCCGGCTCGATCTATACCATTACCGCAACCAACATAATTCCCGTCGGCATCAAAGCCGGAATACCCATACCAGTCGTATCCATCTTCGTCATAGTCACCGAACATGGTTTTTTCATCATAGACGATACCGGCGTCATGAAGCTCTTGCGTCCATGGTTCCGGCTCTTGTCCATAACAGTTGAATCGGTATTCATACCCATCCGGTCTGTGCTGATAGGCAAGGCTGTATTTTCCACGACTCATGATGACCTCATTGTGTTGGCACGACAGGCGGGATTCGAACCCCCGGAAACGCCTCTAGGAAGGCTTGGCCGGTCTTTACGCTACCTTCCACCCAACTACTTGCTCAGACCCCTAGTAGGTCTACACGTCAAGCCCTGGCCCTCACGAGTCCCAGAAGTGGCTGCTCTATCCAACGAGCTACTGTCGAACTTGGTAGTCCCACCAGGAATCGAACCTGAGTAAAACGCTCATCAGGCGCTTGCTCTACCACTGAGCTATGGGACCGAAATCCATCACGGATTGTTTCTGCCGAACATGCTGGTCTTCTTGAACTCGTCCATTCCCACCTGCCGGATTGCCTGTAGAAATGCCTGATACAGAGCGTCTTTCATGTTCGTCCTCGCTTTGGAGAACCGGTGGGGAGTCGAACCCCTTGACCATGGATTAAAAGCCCATTGCCAGTCCACACCGACTTTCGTCTACCGGTCCAATTTTGGTAGTCCCAGATGGTCTCGAACCATCGACCCCAGTCTTATCAGGACTGTGCTCTACCCCTGAGCTATGGGACTATAAAGTGCTTGGTGAACCGGGAGAATTTTGAAATCTCGACCTTGGGTTTAAGAGACCCCTGCTCTGCCTCTGAGCTACCGGTCCACGAAGCACTCTACTTGTATATCACCTCGGCGTAGATGCGTTGGTAATACTCATCTTCTTCACGCTCCCCGAGTTTTCGGATCAATCCCTGGTGGGTTTTCAACCACTTTGGGAAATCCTCATTCCGAGGGTCTTCATACATTCGCCGATACAGATCGACGATGTGGTTCAGGCGTTATGCGTGGTCAATTCGTTATCCTCCAGAAGTTTGGTGTCCCCAGCAGGATTCGAACCTGCGACCTTCGGTTTCGTAGACCGACGCTCTATCCGCTGAGCTATGGGGACAATTTGATTTTGGAGCCCCTGGCAGGAATCGAACCCGCGACCTGATCGTTCGAAGCGACCCGCTCTATCCACTGAGCTACAGAGGCATGTTGGTTTGGAACTGTGTTGAGGGTGTATCACACACGGGTTCCGGAGGCTTGTGGCTCTCCGGATAAGAGAGCAGCATCAAGCCTTGGATGTAATCCGGCGCTTTCGTTTGTGCTGCATAGCCATGGTGATGGTCCTTCGGTTGACGGGTGATTCCGTCCTTGCAACTGTATTTAGCGTAGACTGCTCGATCTGTCAACACCCAATCGGAAAAAACTTTCAGCCCTACCTCTCGGTGCTCATAACCAGGCTGGATCACACTATGGCACCGTGGAACACCTCGTCGTAGGTTTGCACCATGGCATCCAACAGCATCCTCGCGGCAGCAGCCTCGTCCCACTCTGGGTAGAACTGTGAGAGAGGTATCAGATCGGGTATCATTCCTATATGCCGGAAGAAGCTATCAAGCTGATTGTAGTGCAGATCGTGACGATCACTAGATGGGAAGTAGGACCGAAGCAGCAGAAGCTGATGATGTGTCCGAGCCACATACATAGTGCGTTCCATATTCGGGACCAGGTGGGTAGGCCATTCGATTTCATCCCGGGGTTGATCCGGTGGTGTATACGACGGCATCTGGTGTTTCCTGGTCTCTGCAAACACCATCACGCTTTTGAGTGTGTCCAACGGATTACGATGAACAAATATGGGTTGGTATTTTTTGCTTTGAATGAATGCAGCCAGATACGGGTATAGCCACGTCTGGTTTGTTTGACGAACTGTGATTTTATGGGGGTGCCTCAGACCATCCTCGTTGGTCTTGTTCCACTTTGCCTCGGTCCACTCCAGAAATGCAGCCGGAGAACTATCATCAGCTTCTGCAAACAATTCACCCTGATACAACCCACCAATAGCCCGAGCTATGGTGGTGACTAGAACTGTAGTTCCAGATCGACCCGTGCCAATTATGATGTAGTCCTGAGATGGATCATACCACGAAAAGTTATCGGAAAACATAATTCACCATCACCCGCATGCGCCCCTCAGGTCCACAAAGACTTGCGAAGCTTTACAATCTCCAATATAGCCGCATCGCGGCGGAGATCAATCTCTGCACTGATAGCCATGGCCTGCTCATACAGGGGTTTCTGATGTGGTGGGCGAACAATCTGATGCACCACCGCGTTGTTCGGTCCAACCTCAACCTTGCGGGTTCTCGGAACATCCTTATTGGCGTCCCGCCATTGGTTCAGCAGATCAGCCTTTCGAGCCTCCATCTCAGGTTCACCCCGAGTGAACCATTCATAAAGCTCGATGACCTTTTCGGTAGTTTCGATCTGCGGTCGAACATCCGTCAGGTCTTCTTCCCACGAAGCACGGATGCCCACCAGATACGCATGGAGTTGAATCAATCCGCCCATTTCGTCTTCTACGTATCGACGGAGAAGCTTGATCAATGCGGCTTCCATGATCGCATCGATGTCGTAGTATGCGGGTTTCAGATCGGTCCGGATGATGTGGTATTGATGTCGTGGCATCAGGCGATACACCACCGACCATGAGAGGTCGTTGGCTCGACGAACAGCTTTGCGAAGCCACTTAGGCCCCCGCTGTGGCCATTCCAAATACCGCTGGAGCCACGAAAGAATCACTGCGTGTCACCACCCATTGGGGCAACCGGGCGGTCCTCGACGCTGAGAAGGGTGCGAGTCCCATCCACAAGGTTGACCACCCACACCTGACCATAGCCGTTGATGAAGCCTTTCATGCAATCATCGATGCTGCTGGTCTGCTCCTGTTGGCAAATGGTGGTTGCGGCCTGCATCATCTCGTTGTCTGGGGCTGTATCTCGGACGGTCACCAACTGGTATTGAACCTCGTTGGTGGCTCGGAGGATTTCCCCGTCGAGAACATCGCCGTGACCCCACCATTTGCCAAGCTCGAACGTGCCTATGATGGCGATGATCCCGACAATCGTGATCACTCCCGGTTTGAAGAAGTCCTCAAAGGACCAGGGTGCTTTGTATTCAGCCATTTGCGATTTCCGTTCCTACGGCGGCATCCCGCCATTGCGTTGTGAATGGTGTTAGGCGTTTATGGTTGCTCGGCCAGTCATTTTGGTCGAGGTCGGTAACCACCCCACACACCGGGCATTTGAACCCCACGGCGGGATCGCTGTCACCCCAGGAACCAGTATCGCTACCCTCCCAGAAACGCAGATCATCCCGGGATACCCGCAGGAGAGAACCGCATCCTTTTCCGCCGTTTCCCTTGCCAGTGCAAGAGACGTCCATAGTTGGATATTTACGTTCCAGAACTTCCATAGTCGATCCTCAATACCAGGTCTTGGTGCAGGTGATATCCACCGGTGATACACAAGTTTCGGCACCACATGTGATGGGTTCTATCGGAAACCGGACGATCTGGTCCCTGACGTTTCCGAGCCGCCCACCCTCACGACACCACCCACGAGATATATCCCCGTTCGTGCGGATGACTATCATCTCCAGACCAATATTACAAGTCCAATCTCTCCAATGGTTGAGATTTTCTGCAATGATTCTATCAGGTGTCATGGTGATCTGTTGGTCTGGATAGATCACGGACATTGCACCGCGATAGGATTGATGCATGCGGGTGCGACTCTTGACGATTAGGTCTTGGATCAAAATGTTACCGGCATCAATGTCAGTCCGTTGCTGCTCAGTCGGAACTTCTCCGGGAATCAGGTTCAACCCCATCGTGATGTTCCGACACTTCGCTGCAATCTCTTTGGAGATGCGAAGCGCATTGGTGATGTCAGTCAAGGCGAACTCTATGTTGACATGTATGTCAACACGATCCGAGGACGTGGATAGCCCTTCGATGAGATGTTCCGGATCATGTTGGTCTACTCGGAACGCCACCACCGCACGGTTGAGAACATCCCGAACACCAATCCAGAAATCAGCGGTGGGCTCGTGTTGGATATAAACTCCGGTGTAGACTCCGATGGATCGAAGATACGTCAACACCGGGATAACACGGTGGGATCGAATCAGATTTGACCCGGAGAATTCCACGAATGGAGTCTTCCCCAGGGTATGCCGGTAGTGATGCACCATATCGGAGCAGAACCGAATCAGGTCTGGTTCTGGTGCAATTGGATCATCCTGGTCGTCGGAATAATCCCCCAACGACCAGTTGACCACAAAAATGCTGGCATGATCCGGTGACGCATGCCGGATAGCTTCTGCTTCTTCCATCAAGCACTCTTCTTGGCGCTACGTCCACCCGGGACCGGTCCGGTTCCGGCAATCCACTGATCCAGTTCCTCGACCGTGAACCAGCCAAAGTTCACATTGTCCTGGTCCTGTGGGTTCAGCCAGTAGATCACCGGGTGGATGGTCCCCCGAGCGGTTTGCTGTTCCTGATCGATTGCCCGGGGTGACAGGGCATAGTAGCTGAACGGGCGGGTCCAGCGATAGCTCTGCACTTCGCCATCCTTGGGCTCACCAGCCGCTTCCAACCGCTTCTTGATGCCGGTGGCTTCATCCATGGCTTCCAGGTCAAGTCGTTCTTGGTCGGCCTTGGCGAAACCCTCGATGATTTCGGCGGGCATGCGGGAGACGATGCCCAGGACCAGACCAGCGTTCTCGAACGGGTTATCCGGCATGGTCTTGCCCAGCCAGATGGCCACGTCGTTGTTCTGGAATGCCTCATAGAGGTCCTTGAGGAATTCGATCTCTTCCGGCTTGCGGGCGAAGACGGCGAAGTCCCCATCGGACCAGGCCGTGCTGAGCGGCATGCTGTCGATTTCATCAGTCCGACGGACACGACCCTTCTCGTCCATCTTGCGAACGTAGCCGGAGTAATCAGCCAGTTCCCGCAGCGATGTGGGATCGAGTTCACGATCTTGATCCCATGTATACTTGTTCAGGACCAGCAACGTGCCGACAAAGCCGATACGGTCGTGGCTGGTTTTGGCCTTCTTCGCCGGTTTCATGGTGAAGTCGCCGATCATCAGTCGGGTATTGGTTTTCTGCACCGTGCGACCGACGATCCCGATGGGGTCCCGCCCGATCTTGTTGGTGTCGATGCCAAAGGCACGGTAGGTATCCTTGATACCCCATTCATGCTCGGCCACGTGATCGGCTCCGAAGTTCAGAGCCACCGGAACCCCATTCAGGGAAAGAATCAGACCATCGTTCGAACGACGCATGTGCTGGCCTCCAAGCCAAAGTTGATGTAGTTCAGCGTTACCAGAGTTACACCGGGCTGTCAATCACCTTTTCTACGAGATATCCAGGTGGTCGCACGATCACTGATACCACCATAGGGTTCAATCGTATACGATCCTTGTCCGAGCCCTTTCATGAGACGGTCGGCCACATCGAACGCCATTTGGGTCAGTCTCTCAAACGATGAGGGGAACCGTGGGTAGTTTATGATCGTCGCAACAAATCCGGCTTCTTCTCCACCGGAGTAGATGTAATCGGTTCGGTGGAGACTGATGCAGGCACCGTTCTCGGAACAGTAGTCCCGGCACAGGCGACGAGCCGTATCATAGTCACCGGCCATGTGGATGTGGTATCCAAATGTCTGTGCCGTCTTGATGGTGGGGGTTTCCGCGAATGGACCGGTCATGCCGCCATCTCCAGTTGATCCAGACTTTCGTATGCTTCCAGGAAGCGTTCTTCGGCGTATTCCGGAGACCAGCTAGGCATGCTGTCCCAGTTCAGCCTGGGGGGAAGTCCAGTCATGACCGCCTGATCGCCGGTGTAGATGTATTCCCCATCGACCCATACATAAGCACCGTGCGTCTGAAACAGCAAGGGCATTTCCGTGGCCAGCATGGTTTCGTCGATGAATTTCACAGCCGGAGATTTCTTCTGCGGGATGTTCAGGATCGGATGCAATTGCCGTTCGATCATGTGCTCGAACTCCGAGAGAGCCGGAATCAGCATCTTGTAGGGTCGAGGAAAATCCACTCCCAGGTAAGCTTCGACCGCATCATGCAGGAGAGCTTCCCGCTTATCTTCGGGGCGAGCCATCTCCCAGCAGTAGACGGAGTGTTGTCCGACCGAATATCGGAAATCCGCTTGTCCACCATACCGGCAAATCATCGACAGCCCATGGGCGATGTCGCGAATATCCACATCTTCCGGACGGATGTCCTGGGGGTAGAATGCTTTGCCGGTCCATGTATGGATCGCATACCCTCGTTGTGGATCATAAATGCAGCCTGATGCTTCGGCCATGTAATACCTCATGAACCCGAACTGTTCGGGAAACCCCTACATGGGTGTTGTCCATAAAGGTTTCAAGGGGTTTTTACAGTGATGGCCTGCGGGGGTGATTCGGAGGGAGGTTGCTCGGATTGTTCCGGCTGAGCCATGGCTTGCTGTTGCTGTAGATCACTGGCCTGCATCATGTTCAGGAACATCGGGCTGAGTAGTGTCCGATACTGTATGTCATCCAGTCGTTCGCGAAGGATGTTCAATGCCATCCACACGTCCGGTGGAACGTCGGTGGCCTCGTCGAGGCCCTCAACAATCTGATCAAGGCAGTCGTTAATGTCGAACAGGTCCAACGAAGACGCCTGGGATATGATAGTCGCCATGGTGTGTGTATTGCTCATACCGGTATTTAACGGACTGCTGACTCATAAATACGAGTATGAAACTAAATGGTATCACCGAGGGTTTGTCCCCGATCCTGTATCACTTCACCAGCCTCTATGGAGCCGCTCGTATCGCTTCGGAGGATCGCTTTCGATTGTCTGCAAGCTTTGCCAACCCCAGCGAGCGAGAAATGGGCCAGGACAAGCTGTTCTTCCTCAGCACCACCCGATCCGCCAGTGGGGGTTATACCCGAAGAAGCACCTACCAGCGTAACGTGGTGTTGAAACTGGATGGTCGTAAACTGGCACAGCGGTATTCGGGACGTCCGGTTCAGTATTTCAGTCGATCCATGATTCGGGTAGACCCCAACTATGACGAAACCGAAGACCGCATATTCGCGGATACTCCGTTCATCAAAGATGCGGTATCCTACATCCTGGAAGCCCACGTGTTGGTTGCGGATCAGCAGCTTGAAGATCGAGATCGACAAGCGTTGCTTCGGTTGAAGCTGCGGAAGATACCGACGTATCTGTATCAGGATGAGAACGCATTCCTCCTTCAAGATACCCGCAAGGCAGTATCGCTGGATGCCTATCAGATGAAGCCTGCGGACAAGCAACCGAACTACTCTCGGTATGACAGTCGTGCATCTCGAAAGCAGGAATATCGGCGATCTGGTAGTGACAAACTCCAATATGGGATTCAGCGTTGGATCGAGTTCATGACCAGACCGGTCGAACAGTTCGAGACCATGCATTATAGCAAGAAGCAACTCATTCGAGAATTGGTTCGTGGCTATACTAGGGATGCCAAAGAGACGTTGGGTGCTGATCTACACAATGCCAAGAACGATGCATCATGGACATCCAGGCTGGCACCGCTGTTCAAGCGGTATGGATTGCGGACGCCAGAGGATGTCATTCAGTTCATCGCGAACCGTTGGAAGACTGTGGCGGCAGATTGAAAACGACCGGTGGGGACTGGCCCGACCGGTCGTTCTGGGAGTGCTGATGGTGCTTCTACGAGTGGGACCGATCAACTAATTCTTGGTGCTTCCTAGCCGACTACGAATTGTATCTATGTCGATCTCATGTTTTGCAATGACATGAACGATTACCCCATTTTGTTCACATACTCGTGATATCTTATCTTCATCTTTTTTGATCAGATAATCATTCTTGGTATCGAAAAATACTGATCCGATTTGAAAATCCGGGTAATATCGATGATCATTTCCGTCGCCGTCGCACCAGATGAGCGGAGGTGGCCGACGCCATTCAATGTCATGGTCTTCCAATATCGTAGCAAACATCACCTCATACGAGGATTGAAGGAATACGATATTACCGTCTTTTCTTTGAAACCGAACCGACCGTTTAGAGGTGTGACCACCCAGACCCCTAGCCTTTGCTACCTCAGATAGTCGCTGTCTGGATGCCGATGACCACTGCTGATTCGGAGTTACGGCAGCAATTTTAGCTCTGGTTTCATCCGACATACTATATCCGGGATTAGACCATTGGTTTGCTTTAGTTTTGTAGGTAAGGGTAATCTTTGCCGGGTTGTCTGCACAATGTCGGGTGTGATTCGAAGCTGAAATTTTACTCTCAAAGCTCCGACCACAGAACCTACAATCTATCATGAGACCACGCAGAAAATTTTGGTGCCCCAGGAGGGATTCGAACCCCCGACCTTCCGCTTACAAGACGGCTGCTCTGACCGGACTGAGCTACTAGGGCGATGCAAGGGTATTTAGGCTTCTTCGGTGCCTTTGTCAACACCAATGTATTCGGGCCAGTCCGAAAAGTCCCCGACATCCCAATCGCGGATGAAATACACCACCGTGTGATCATCTTCCAGTGGATCATCCGCCAGCTTGAGGGCAAACCGAAATGCCCGCAGTGGATCGCAAGGATCGGTCTCCATGGCCGCGATATCCACCACCCCAACGAGTTCATCGGTCGAACCGGGTTCCAGCCATTGGGTGTAGCCATTCTCAATGGCCTTGTCCATGGACGCAGCATGGATGTAGGTATGATCGATCTTGCCGTTTTTCCGGATCGATACCCGATATTGCTTGAACTCACCAGCCATCTACAGCCTCCGCAGGGTTATCCGGCCACTCTTGCTCTAGTGCCGGTATGGGTGGATAATACCAGGGTTCTGGTGGTCGTTTCGGTCTGAACCGATCTAGCCATTTCTGTTGACGGGCATCTGGATGATCATGGAACCACCAAGGATCGACCAGCTTGGTCAACTTCCGCTGGAATGGCTCCGTCAGGGCTGGAAGTGTCAGAACCAACCTTTCTCGCTTCATCGGAATGGGATCGACTCCTGGCCCACAGTTTGCGTAAAACTGATCAACCTCAATATCCAGGCAGGTGACGATATCTCGACTGGTGATCATCCATGGGGTCAGGTCGATCAACTGCACTGAAAGTAGCGTGGTGGGATCGATCTCGATCTCGGCCACCGGCTTTTCCGAATCCTGATACGGCTCTGACAGATACCGGCACTTGGTCAGTGCGGCAGCTTCATCATCGGTCAGTTTGGCCATGGTGGTATAGTCGGGACGATCATATCCGGACCACTCCCGCCGTATGATCCGGAATGATCCAGGAACGCCCTTGAGTTCGAACGTATCCATGATCAGCCCCCGTTGGTAAAGCGTTGATAGACGATCCTGTCCACACCCACGGCGAGTTCGAACACCTTGAGGTTCTTCTCGACCGCACCCTTGTTGGTCTTGAACGAATAGGTGCCGGGGAAGTCCGTCCGGATACTGGCGGATGCGATTTCCATCCACCGTTGTGCCATTTCGTCATACACCTCGATGTCCAGGGTGGACTCGGCATAGGCCGGAATGCGATCCGATTCGATGACACGCACCTGGATGGCCGCACAAAGATTTTGGATCACCGGAGCCACACGTTCCAACACCACTGACCGATAGTCGTTCTTGGTATCCTCAGTGTAGATGCACTGGAATTCCTGTTGATAGAATTCCTTGAGCCGCATGAACTTCGTGGGCTGTTCCTGTTCACGCCGGAACGACTTGCCGACTTGCCAGAAACAGACGGGTGGTCTCCATGCGGATTGGACGTCAAATACGGCCCGTGCGTAGGCGTAGGTGCTCGGAGTGGTCTCCGGTCGCAGAACCAGCGGAACAGCCGTCTCCGAGCCGCTCTGTGCGTATACGTCGGCATCAGTGTATTCCTGGTTGATGATCGAACGCGGCACCAGAACGGTGCCCTCAATCTGCTCGAATGCCCAGGCTTGGTTCTGGCTCCATAGCGTGTTCTGAACACGGCGAGCAATCTGTTCCACAGCATGTTGCCGGAACTGAATGTGGGCACCGGTCCAGAAGACCAGGCCATTGATGTTGTGAATGTTATGCATCGAGTTTCTCGACCTCATAGAAAGCGGGGGTTTCACCATAGGTCTGGAAGAATTCCATCCTGGCAACACGATAGATATCGTTGGGGTCCTTGTTCGGGTAGGGGGTCCCCAGAAAATCCCCCTCTTCCAGGATCATATCTTCCCCCCATGGAGCTTCGAATTTCACAGTGGGGCCCGTGTAGAAGCCACCGATGATCTGGCCCTTGGCAGAGACCTTGAACCAGGTCTGACCTTCTACCATAAGAACTTCATCAGAGCGATCATACCGATTCACGAACTTTTCGCCACTGATCGGGTAGCGTTCAGCCGAACTGTTGATCATGATGTTCTGGATCACCCAGTCCCCGGCGAACGTAGGCTTGAGCGTTTCGATGCGACCGGCAACGACTGTGATGACGGTCTCACCTGGCTGGGCGGGGCGGGCCAACATCACCCCCTGCTTCTGATAGACCCCACCCGCGTTGATGCGGTTGAACAGTTCGATGATCTTGTCTTTCGGCAGATAGTCCATGAAAAAGGCCCCAGGTTGAGTCACCCAGGGCCTACATGATTCTCTCGATCAGTGCAAGAGGGATTTACGGGCCAGTCTGACCGGCCATCAACGCTTCATACTGGGCCACGACATCTGCCAGTGGTGCCAGGTTGGATGCGATCACTGCGATGGCCTCATCCGCCATCATGTAGCTGAACACGTTGTCCGGGCTATCCGGAAAATACGCATCACGGATGAGATTCTTGAGAGCTTGCTTACGAGATGCAGCCTCGGCCAACTCTTGAGAGGCCCAAAGTGTGCCGTCTTCGGCACGATACATGGTTACGGTTTCGGTCATGATTATAGGGCTCCCAGGTATGCTGCCACGGTAGAGGCATTCAGTTTGATTCGATCCATGATTTCAGATGCGGATAGTAAACGCAATTCACCCACGTCGGTCAGACCTTCCCCAATCATTTCGAACATATCGTTGTGATATGTGGATTGTTCATCACCGGCTTCGGCGTCGGGCTGCGAAGAGTAGATACGACCTTCCGTATCGGTCCAGTATGTGATAGATGTGGCCATAACCCAGTCTCCTTGGTGGTTCGTTGTATTTAGTCTGGGTAGTTATCCCAAAAGGATTTCACGCTTCTGAATCTCATGGGCTTCTTTCAGCACGGCAATTCCGGATACCTGAACCTTCCAACGACCCCCTTCATAGGCGATGATCGTTCCGACCTGTTTGGTGGCGGATACCATCACGGTGTCCCCGATACGGAAGGCGCTGTTGGTGGTTTCTTTAAGCATGATGGTTTCTCCTCACGAATATTTATCGCTTTCGGGTTTTCCTACCGGGTAGAATCATCTCCGGAGCATATCTCGATGTGGTATCGAACCAGTAGGGGATGGCGTTGGGGATGTTGACGTGCCCGTGAATGTCCAGTGGGGAGTAATCAGATGCTACGCCGGTATGAATGGCGATCTCATCGAACAGCCCTTCCATCGTGTAGTAGTGACTGACGATCAAGAGTGTCTGATCGGTATCCCAGATCGGAAGTAGTTGTTCTGTGAAGAACGAATGAATGCGGACACGGAAGTCACCCTCGGTCTCGTATTCATACCAATTCATAGTCCCCGGGGCGTCCCAGCACCACTCGTTCAGTCGTGCATCCTGTCGATACGTCCGTTGCCAGTCGTTGATCCCCTGCATGACAATCGAGGCTGTATGGCGGGATCGGGTGAGGTCTGACGTCCACACGGTATTAACCCCATCGGGTGCCAGATCGAGGACCTGGTATGATGCCAGGTCGGCCTGTTTGGCTCCACGAAGCGACAAGAAGTTCATCTTGTCGTCTTCATACATACCACCCCAGACGTTGGCTTTTGATTCGCCATGGCGAAGGAAAATGACTTTCATGATTGTCCTGTTGTTTGCATGATCTGGCCTGGATGTATGCGACCCAGATCGACTTGTTGACGGTTACCGGACCCCATTATCGGGATATCAGCCATGGGATCGATCATGGCTCCCTCTTCGCCCTCCGGCAATAGAGGTTCAGCCAGTTGGAAGATAGCTTCATACGCGAACAGCAAAAGCTGATCCTGCACATCCTGCACCAGGGCCGCACTGACCTTGCCGATCCAGTCGGGGATGATCGGAAGGAATTCCTGATTGTGGCTTTCGTCAACCACGATGGTTCCAGCTTCGGGATCGTATTGCAGCACGAACCGGAAGTATGGTTGCCCCTGTAGGCTGGCCCAGACACGCCGCAGGAAACTGATGTCATATACGGGTTGATCCAAGATCACTTTTGGTTTGACACCAGTTTGCAACTCGACGGATGCGAAGATAGTTTCCATATCGGATCGACTGATCAGTCCGTTGGTGAACCCCAACATGCGGGCCTTTTCAGTCACAAGCTCGTCATCCGTGAATGGCTTGACGGAGGTGAACTTGAACGATTGAGCCTGAGTTTTGCCTTCGGCCATAACTTCCCCGTAAACCCGCAGTTGGTTCTCCGGAGTTTGCTCGATCTGAATGACGTTCTCCAGCCGATCCAGTCGGATGATCTGACCCCATTTGGGTCCAAGGTCAATGAGGATACCTGCGGTCATCAGATTTCTCCCTTCATGATACGATCCATCATTTCGAGTGCATCGGTGTGGTTCTGCATGGTGATACCGTTGTAAGCATCAGTGTGGATGAACCGTGGCTTCTGCTCTTCCATCATGTCAGAGTCATCATCCAGTATCATCCATCGGGTTTCTTCGGGATGTTCCAGCAACCAGTCGCGGATTTGGAACCCACGGATGTCAGTGATCCCGTTGATGGTCATCCCCGTATACCGGGTGGTCCAATCCTTATGTAGGGTTGGATACAATCCGATGGCACCCAGCAGTTGAGAGATACCCACGTAGTTCTGTCCGATTCGCCAGGTCGATGAGAACACAATGTAGGTATCCTCTTGCCATGCATCGGCAAGGTATCGAACCCACTTGTTGACCAACCCGACCCCGACGGGATCGATGGCCGCGAATGGACTGGACTGCACACCACGGGTGATAGCAGACATAGCACGGCCCGTGCAGAGCACCCCATCCATGTCAAGGAAGATGATCATTCTTTGACATCCACCGAATCGGCATACATCAGTAGCCAGTAAGCCAAGGTTCGTGCTTCTTCCTTGGTATGAACGGATACACGGTTCTCATCGGAGTCACCATTGCTCATTTCCAAGGTGATGGGGGCGGTATCTCCAGACACCGCGTATACCGTGACCGTCTCATCGCCCCCATCAATCGAGATCGATTTCGGTAGCTGAAATGAGACTGTCGGCTGTGGTGGCAGGGGTTCTGCCAGGATGGTTGGCGTGGTCATTCTCGGGTCTTCCTATGCACAATGGTTAGCTCATGGCGGGCGAATGCGGTATCCACACATAGCTGAATGGCTTTTTCAGCCAGTCGTGCTTCTACCGTCTTCTCTTCATCCTGGGACTGCGAAATCCCACGGAGAAGCTGATCGGAGTTTACCGCTACGTTGAATGCCACGGATGGATCATCCATGACCACGGGGATGTTCAGGACCATGCTGGTGCTGTGTGAGGATACGTTCCCACCAAACTCCATCGACACGGACTCATGACGGGCGGAGATCGTGACGATATCTTCACGACCAGAGCTTGGGGCCGCAGCGTGAATCCGCTTGATCTCGGAAAACTCTTTGATCGCATCGATGTCCCACATGAACATGACCGGCCATTTTTCGATGGTGACCGACTTGGGTTTGGTGATGCTGGCCCGGAACGGATCGGTCGTCACATAGACCATTTCGGTTCGGGCATTTGGACGGAATACCAGAGAGCCCGCGATCACCCGCTCGTTTTGCTCCCTCACCATGACATCGACCGTCCCGGCACCGGCCTTGGCGATGGATGATCCCAGGAGTTGGTTCAGATACCCCAGGTTGCCCAGACATGCACGGCTACCCTTGATACTGATGGGGTTCTTGGATACCGAATTGAAGTGGATCGATCCATCGGTGGCCGAAGCCTTTGCCAGCAACGTTCCATCCGGTTGTTCTTTCAGGTGGACGAACTGGATGATGGAACCGAACGCGGTTACCCGGCTGACCACTTCACGAAGGAATGGCACAAGATTGTCAGTCATAGAAGTCATCTACCTCTTCTGTTACTTCGGCGGCACAGTTTGTGGGTGGAGTAAAGTTCCAACCCAACACGTCCCCGATTACGTTGAACAGCTTTTTGTCCAACAGCTTCTCTTCCATTCGGGCTACATCAAACGGCAACCGACTGAACCAGTCTGGGATATAGAGTTCCCCAGTGCGAATTGCAACAGCATCCATCTGTTCTGGATTCGGTAACAGGTAGATAACCCCAACCTTGTCCCCATCGTGGATGCTATCCCATCGGGTTTCTCCATAGTGTTCGATCAACCGATTCGTGTTCAACGCGGCCTTGACCGTGAAGTGCATCTGATCGACCTTATCGCCGTATTCACCAGCTTCGACCTGTTCTTCGAACACCCGGTAGGCTTTGGTATGAACGCTCAGGTTTTTCACCCGACCTGGACTAACCTGTTGCCACGGCGGCATGGCCCGGAACGTCTTGCGGAATTCATCCACCCGGGCCCGAACCTCATCATACGTCTTGTCCTGTTTGATCACCAGTTCGATGCACTCGGACAAGAAGTCCTGAATGAACGCGGGGGTATCGGAACGCTTGGTTTCCATACCCATGACTTTGATCTTGTCCGCAGATCGACCTTCGGAGTTGACCACGTGGATAGCGTATCGCTTCTTCTTATCCTTGAACAAGGCTTTGCGACCGACGTTTTCCCGACCTGGCTTCAAGATGGCCAGGTCCTTCGGAGAACTTAGGAATTTCCTTGATAGAATGTCGGGTAGCTCTGACTCAAGACGGGCCTGCAACCGGTCAGCCAGTGCCACCATGTTGTCAACCGTCTGTTCAATCCCATGCTTCTCCGCGTGTAGGTCTAGCCGCACGTAACTTGAGTCGGTGTCCCCCATGAGGACGTGTGTGAATCCGGAACTAGACAATTTCATCCTCCAGCAGATGTTCTGCATGATCAGCCATGGCCGATAGGCAGATACGACCGCTCATCGTAACGCTGGCACCCATACGAGGATCATAGAACAGACAGAAGGCGTTGAGAAGGGCTCCATAGGTGGAGTTCAGGAAAATCTTCTGAACCTGTTGACGCATGTCAAAATAGGCGACTTCAACCTTGATCGTTTCGAGATCGTTCGCCCTGTTTTTCTCAGCCTGCTCCAGCTTGTCCTTGGCGGCTTTCATCTTGCCCTGGAAATCTTTCCGTTGCAGATACCACTTCTCCAAGCAATACGGGATGATACCTTGTTTGCTACGATCCAAGATCAATCCGAATGCGGTGATGGCCCAGCCATTGGCGACGATTTCCTCGTAGAGGTCGGCACCAGTAGTCTCAATCCGTTTGTCCGGATCATCATCCGCCAGATGCTCTTGCACGAACACGACCGGTTCATTCGACTGCTCGATCACCCGGTTGTATTCGATGGTGCCGGGGAAGTGTGACCAGGCTTCGGCTGAGTCCATGCCGTTGGCAATCATTGCCATCAGTTTGGCGATGGTTTCGATAGGATCGATGAACCCGATGATGCACTCCGGGCTGATGTTCAGCATCCGGATCACAGTCGGATACAGGGAGTTGAAGTCAAAGCTGGCCAGCCAGTTATACAACCCCTTTTGTGGATCAAGAACGAATGCCCCCGGGATCGGGTAGGCCCGCTCTATGGACTTTCTGTCAAAGCACACCAGACCCTGCTTGTGCAGTTCCTTGAGGATTGCCTGTTCGATAATCGCCACCGAGCCCAGGACCTTATCCAAGGTCACTCCGGCCATGTGTGCCATGGAGTTGGCAAGCCCAATCATCTTACGCTTGTCATCAATCGCACTCAACCCCATGACGTCTTGGCGGTTGTATGCGGTGAACCGACGGATGTCCCACCGGTATAGCTGATCCAGCGATCCCTCATAGGGGATTTTCTTCTGCTTCACTTCATGACGAAGAATAGCATCCAGCGAGTAGCTGTGCAGTTCTTCATACGTAAACTTCCGATACAGATCGAGGTAGTCCAGGTGAACCCTACCATGCAGGTTGTAGGTCTTTTCCATGTTGCCGTAGTGTTCGACCATCCGCATTGACGGCGGGCAGTCGAAAAGGCAAAGCTGGTTGATCCACAGTTTGGATTCATCAGTCGGTTGGTATGGGTATTCCTCTGATCCATCTTCCCGAGAGATCACATCGATGGGCTCTCCCCCCAACACGATACGAATACGCTGAATCAGATAGGGAAGGTCGAAGAACATACTGTTCCAGCCCGAGATGACATCTGCGGCCTGCATGAGGGCGATGGTCATGATCAACAGTTGGGCTTCATCCTCAACCACAAAGTAGTTGTGGCCTTCCGTCATGGGCCCCCAGTCATCATCCGGCTGTGGGATATCTGTGAAATCACCACGAACGTCCTGATAGTATTTGCCTTCCAGCAAATCCCTGGTCTGCTCTATGGTGAGATTTTCCGGGGGGACAATGATCGTGTCGGCAATGCCGGTGGTCTTGTCCAAAATGGTAATGGCGTTGATCGGGGCGTATGGATAGTCAACCCGAGAGAACCCCTTCTTGGGGTCCTTATCGACCTCGAGGTCGATCAGTTGAATGGTGAGCGGTGGACCATCTTCACCTGGATACAACTTCTCCAGCAACCGGTTTACCGGATCGATGTCAGTTTCAAAGACCTGGGTTCCAGAGTCCTGGAACGCCCTGACAGTCTCTTTCAGTTCTTTGCGGGTAGTGGCAACATACTTCCGGAGTTTGTGGCCGTCGATGCTGGTGTGAGACCCATCCGGGGCCTCAAAATACATCTCATACCGAACAGGATGGGTCTTGATCTGACGCTTCCCCTGAGCATCACGCTCGGAGATGTAGATTCTACCCCCTATCTGTTTGGCATCGATATACAATTCAGTCTGCCTCTTTCATCCATTTCGGCTCTGGTTCATTCGGATCATGCATACGTCGCCAGAAATACGCAGGCTCGTTGATCGCAGGATATGGATTTCCCATGAGCCAGTCTTCTGCCCCGCAGGTATCACAGGTTCGTTTGGCCGTATTACCGGAGTTTTTGGACCATCGACATTTTTTCCGGTTACCTGGGCATACATTATTGCTTGTCCAATCGGATGGAGGTCCATCATCGTTGGATCGTCCAGATTGTTCGGTCAATGTAACGTAGGTTGCTACGTCAGAGTTTGTAATCCTGATAAACCATTTGGCGAGTGCCCGTATGGCTCGTTGGAGTATGCTCATTCAGTAGGTTCTCCATCTGCCGCTGGGGCTTTGAAACGATCCCAGGCACTTCCAACCCGATCCACCACGGTGGCAGCACCATCACCGATAGCAGCACCGGCTTCGCCCGCATTCTCTTGCAGAGCTTGACCGACTTCGGCAATCCCCTCGGGACCAACCTCGACCAATGCCAGGATACCCTGAACCGACTCACTCACCGACTTGGACAGTTCGGTAAGACGCTCGATCTGGTTACCAATGTAGATAGTGGCGACACCGGCGATGATCAAGGTGAAGATCGATCCAGACCAATGGATCAGCATCTGTTGCCAGAAGCGTTTTCCGAAGAATGATTCGTTATCGGTGCTCATGCTGCATACTCCAGGATGGGGAGCCCCTTGCGTTGGGCTCGGGTTTTCATGTCGTTGGTTCCGGCACCCCCGGGGAATGCCACGAGGATGTCGGGGTTTTGATCCAGCATCGTTTGGTTCCTACGATGGCCAGCCATTCGTCCGTATCTGGTCCAGTCGGATTTTGCAATAGGGAACGCCTTGGTGGGTATCCCTCGGGACTCGGCCCATTTGGCACAGATCGTGTCGGCACCGGTAGCGTCTCCGTGGATCAACATCGTGATGGGTTCCTCTGCGTGGATAGCATCCATCCAGGCAAAGGTCTCATCTCTCTGTGCCCACCATCGGCCACCGGTAACCAGAACGATCATGCTGCACCCGCCTGCACCAGAGCATGAGCGACTTTGAATAACACTTCATCACCCCAATCGGATCGAGCTAGATTGACCGCAAAACACACTATTCTTACATTGTCTTTCGTATACCCGACACTGGGGATGATACGGTCGAGTGATGGTGTGAGTGGGTGTGTTTTATATTCACTGGATGATTCGCGAACAAACGGAATTCCAGTCATTTCGCAAACACCCGATTCTAGTTTTTTGGCTACCCATTCAATGTCTAGGTCGAACGGTAAGCCCATTCTCTTCGCTCGATATTTCGCCCCGCCAAACAGCATCGTTATAGTCCCCGCTGTGGTATTGGAATATTTCGTCCACTGCTGACGAACTCGATCTGGGTGTTTGTGAAAAAACCGTCTCGTTCTAACGGCACCACTACACTTTCTACTACAATACACCGCATCAGACCTTCGCCCGATAACAGGGTTTTCACAACGGGGGCATATCTTAGCCATTTGTAATAGACTTAACTCCCCACATGACGGTTTCTTCAATGGCAATTCGCATGTCACGAGTCGTTGTCATCGACACCATCTCGGTCTCGAAGTCAATGTCCATGCCAAACCCACTGGTAATCCGGTCCAGTGCAATGGCACCTTCGCGGTTGTTCGGGTCAAGATTCGACAGCATGGCTTGCAACAGCGCAATTGCATCCTCTTGAGATCGAGTGATGGAGTCGATCAGAACCTGTCCACGATCCTTGATCAGATCGACGGCCTGTTTCTCTGCATCCGTCAACGTCCGGTAAGTGTGACGGACAGCCGACGCTTTGACGCGATCATCCCCGGTGCTGGTGACGGTCTCGGTAGTCTCTTCCGGGCCAGGATATGCATCGGCTCCGCTTCGTCCATAGTTCATCGAATCAGTCCTTCTTTCTGATGTTCTTTCTTACCCATTCTGGGCGAATGGTTGGTTTGTCCAGATACAATGCTTTGTCCAGCATTAGCTGTTCCGCATACACTGGATCATCGGTCTGATCCAACCACGGGCTCCCGATGCACACGGTGATTTTTTCCACAGACGATGGATCAATGCAGTGTGGATGACCTCCATCCAGCACATAGCATCGCTGTGTGGGATCGACGTGGACATGCTCCATCTTTTCGTTGATGAAGTATAGGCCGTCTATTTCGCCGTGTAGAACCAGTCGCCACTTGTGTTGAATTGTCCCGACCTCTTTGGGGGAACAATCGATGTGTTCCGCCATCATGGTCTGTGGTGGGGTTCGGAGAACCGTCACTCGTCCATGGGGCTTCATCCAGGACATAACGTGCTTCCTGATGTAAGCGATGAGATTGGGGCAATACTGGATTGCTGCCGATGAAAATTCCTTATCACCGACAAACTCCAGCTTGTATTCCCCAATCCCATCCTGCTGGTTATAGAATGCCAGCATTTGGCAATTTCTGAACTCATCGAAGTGCCAGTGTTCGTCTGGGACTGACCGAACTTCGGCGAGGAATTGTTCAACCTCCGCTTCGGTGATTCCAGAATGAACGGGGCAATACGTAAAGTTCATCATCGTGGGTTACTCCATGCCGAGAGCGGCCAGGTAGATTTCCAGGATGGCGGCTTCTTCTGCCCGCTGATCCGGCGATTTCTTGCGTTCCGCGATGATCTTCTTGATGATCTTCGTGTCGTATCTGCGCCCCTTGGCTTCGGCCATCACTTCCTTCTGGGTTTCGGTGATGTCGGTCTTTTCGGACTCAAGCTGTTCGTAACGTTCGATGAACTGGCGAAGCTCGTCGGCGGTGACCGAGGTGTTGGTATCGTTCATGGGTAGTCCCTTCTAGGTTGGTTGAACCGAATACATGTGGATGGCGTAGGGTTGGTTCAAGCCCCTATGCTGGAAGAAGTGGCACCAATAGTGTAGAATTTTCATAGGGGCGATCATCAATCACAAACAGACCGGCTGTGATCGTTGCACCAGGGTATGCATCCTGGAAATGCTTCACAGCGGCATCCACCTTGGATGTGCTATCCAGGGGATATCCGTCGGCCAGACAGAACCGGCTATTGTCGGCAAAGAACCGGTCGAACATCTCCAACAGGATGGTGTAACGAAATGCCCCTGGCCATTGCTTCTGCTTGCTCTGCGGAACCATGTCTACAAGCTCTATAAAGCTGTTTGCAGAGCCACCATAAACGACCGCATCGATCAGTATGGGATACTCCAGATCAGACTGTCCAAGCATCTGAGCGAAGTGTGGAGCTATCTGTGCGGTGAAGTGTCCGAGGATGTCGGAGTAGTCCATCGCATATACGGTGATCGAGTCTGCCCACACCACGATCACCACGTGATCGGAGTCTTCTGCAATCGGATAAAGCACTCCGGGGACTTCGGTCAATCCCATCCCGATTCGATCTTTCCGTGTCGCCGGTCGCATCATGCTCAGACCAACACAGTCAGTGAGCCATTCACAGAACATGTTCGTGGTGACCCCGGGAAAGGGCTTTCGTTGCAACACGGGTTGGTAACGCTGCTCCCATACCTCCCTGGTGCAATTGGTAGTGAACTTCACAACCAGATTGGTTAGGGCACTATCGGTGATTGTAGGCCCCGTCACGACCAAGTAATCCAACAACCTGAGGAATATCTCATCGGTTGCCCGGTTCTCAGTTGCAAACTTCGGGGGGCTATCAAAGGCGAACTTTACCCGATCCGGTATCCAATGACGATAAATCCGCGACCCCACCTTGGCAACAAATTCATTCGTCTCCCGTGGCGGGATGGTGATGGCTTCTAGATCGTCGGCAATCATAGCCCCAATGTCGTCGTGATTCATACTGCCCACACAAACGTATCAACCGCCCGAGTCATAGCCGTGTATAGCCACCGCTTTCGCGACTGTCTATTGAAGCTGCAAAACTGATCGTCTACCAACACAACGCTATCCCATTGGGAACCTTGTGACTTATGAACGGTAACTGCATATCCGAGATCGAACTGGAACAAGAACAGGTTGTCGTCGGTTCGATGTTCCTGGTAAGATCGATCCAGTATCTCCAGGTCCATCCGTTTCTCGTCATCTGTTCGTGGACTCCAGTTGTCCTGGAATGCCCCCATGTGGAGACGCTTGGGCCCGAATTGCTGCCGCCACCGGATACCTTCCTCCACCTGGACGCCCTGGGTGATGTATCGCTCTTTGACATCGATCATGCTGGCATCCACCACATGCGTGGTTCGCCCTATCATACCATTGAACAGTCCGTTGCGCTGGTTGTTCTTCAAGCAGATCACCTTGATCCCCGGCAACATGGGGTAACCAACCTCGAAGCCTTCGGCTTTCATCATCAGTTGGTTCAGTCCCCACCGGGTTTCGTTCTTGCCGGTCAGCACCTGGTCCGCAGCAATCAGATCGAGGTCACTCAGTTCATCGAACCGCATCTTGATGACCCCACCATGATCACCCATTGGGATCGGGACATCATTCCGAATATCCTGCGACAGGCGGATGATGCTGTTCTCCAGAGCTTGGCGGTGAATCTCAGACAGAAAATAGTCTGGTGTGCCTCGGGTGAAGTATCCGGACTTGGCACCTTTGATCGGCTCTAGCTGACCAGGATCGCCCAGAACCAGAATTTTCACATTGAACCGCAGAAGGTCTTCGGCGATGTCGTCACCAATCATCGAGCATTCATCAAGAACCAGCAGTTTGGCATCTCGGAGTTCGGAATCCCAGTTCAGGCCGAAAATCAACTCACCCAGCTTGTCTTCTTTGAGCGTATAGATCAGGCTGTGGACCGTGTTAGCGTCCATTCCCTTGCGGGTCATCACCATCGACGCTTTGCCCGTGTAGGCAGCGTATTTTACCTCACTACCCTCTGGGTCCAGGCCACATGCCTCGACTGCCAGGGTGGCTATCGATGACTTTCCACTACCTGCGTAACCCGCCAGATAGAAGAATGGTTTTGGGCTGTTTTTGAACCAGTCGCCGATCTCATAGATGGCTTCGGCTTGCTGGAAAGATGGGGTAATCGACATGCATCAACGATCAATCTGGGTGGCGACAATTTCCTGCCGTGAACCGGCTGACGCGCCCTCATCATCATATACTTGGACGTTTCCGATCAACACATCAAAACGCATCTCTTCTGGGACGCCATAACGTTGGCGGAGGAAATCCGTAATTATTGCATTGATGTCGGCCTTGTCGAAGCGGTATACGTGGGTCTGTTTGACCATCAGGAATCTCCGGGTTGTTCTCCATCATAGATGGTCGGAGTAGCCTGAATTTGCAAGGGGGAAGTTACGACGCGGGCAAGTTTTTGGACTGGACGTTTTACGCGCTCTACCACTAAGCTACCCCGGCCATACTTAACGTTTTGGTGGCGGGGAGAGGATTCGAACCATCTGCCTCGGTCTTCATGCAGGACAATAACCCATTCCGGTCGGCCCGCGTCGTTCTTCATACATATGCGATTCGAATTGGGTTGTCAACCCCTGGGCCAAGAAGTATGTTCCAGGACGATTTCACGTGTCTGTGGGGGGAACATGAAATTCCAGTTGAGTTGGAGCCACTCACGAGGACGATCAAACTCGTAGATCACTCGTGAATAACCACCACCCAGGTCCACCCGGGATACCTCGGTGCGAATCGGTTGCTCGTAATGTGCATACCATCCTCTGGATTTCGGATCGAACGACATCTTGATGACTGCGATTTCTTGTTTCATCACACGTCGAAGGTGATATTGTGGGAACGGACCCCGACCTGTGTCAGAACCTCCAACAAAGCTTCCCTGGTCGGAAATCCCACGGTGCTCACCATCCGGGTCTCCCACTCCTCATCATCCGGATCGTCGGAAGTCTGGACATCATCACAAAACTCGGCGTTCCACCCGGCGAATGGGGGTGCATCATCTGGATCGTGGGTGATCACGACCGATGCGACGTGTGGCGAGATGCCCACCTCGTCCAGAGCTTGCCGAAGCTGTTCCAGATTTGCGGGTTTCGGATCACCGAATGCCGACCGGAACATGCCAGTGCCATCGGTTCCGGGCGGGGGGAGGTGGAAGTCATCCATGGATCAGTCCTTCTGATGATGTTGGACGAATTCTCCCAGATGTGAGAAGAAGTCGTCGGTGTTGCGGTCCATTCCCCGAACTGCCGCAGCAAGCTCTGGGTCACGGGGGCTCTTAGCGGAATTCTTCATCATCGTCAAGAGACCAAAGCACAGTGGGGCCTCTTGTGCCCGTTCCTGGCTGGTATCGGATTCCCAATTCACGGTGAGATGACAGGGAAGGGGACGATCAGCCTGCCAATGCGGGCCGATGAACTCCATGGGTTTCCCCGAAGACTCACCCAGCCATCCTGGTAGGGAAGCCCGCCGAAACGGACATTCCCGACAGGCTTGCTTGACACATCGACGTTCGCTCATGCTGTCACCTTGGATTTCTTGATGTCCGTGATGTGGTCCGGGCTCATGGTGAAATACACCACGGGTTTGACCTCATACTGCCATCCACGACGAGCAGACCACGACCGCACCACCACCATATCTTCGTCCACAATGGCACGGATATGGTAGCGGCGGGTGTTGGGGCTCTTGGGGCCGTAGTTTTGCAGGAACGAGACGCCCACCACGACCCATGCAGGCATGATCCAGAGGGCGTCATCCATGATCAGGCCCGGACGGTGATCTTGCCGTGGGCGGGCTTGCCATTGGCGGGAACGATCAGGTAGACGCGGCCACCCTCGGCGTTCTTGTTGGTGGTCAGCACGAAGCGGATCGGACCCTCGCCACCAGCAGCCTCGACGGAAGCAGCGGTCAACGACACACGGAAGGACTTCTCGGCATCACGCTTGGCCACGCCCGCACCCTTCACGCCGGAGATGGCATTGCCATCCAGGACGAAGCGGTCAGCAGCGGTCAGGTTCAGGGTATTCGCGGATTTCGAAACGGTCAGGTCGCCACGCATGTCGGTCACTCCAGGTTGGGTTGCATCTCGATGAACCCTGTATACCCGGATCAAAACGATTCGTCAAGAAAAAAGTGAACCTTCACCAAAACGGAGCATCACCGTTCAGTTTGTCCTGGGCGAGTTTTATGGTAAGATCGATACCACCCAAAATGGATGTCCACCAGTAGGCAGCATCAGATGGTGTAGTGGTGCGGTTCTGCTCTACACGAACGCGGAGCCCTTCCATGAACCTAACTGATCCGGACGCAAACGCATCAGGTGACATACCATAAAGGTAGAAGGATTCCTGTTGCAGGAGTCCGTAGTTGATTCGGGTCTGTTCCGGATTCATTAGATCAGCTAAGTCCAGCAAGATCATCCGGGGATCACCGAAGTCATTCAGGTGATGTTCGGTGTCCATGATGAGTTCATACGCCTTGATGGGATCAACACGCGGGATCGGACCCATCGCGGCATAGACGACCTCGAACAGCTTGGCGGATCGAAGTTCTTTCAACGGCTGGCTGTCATAGACGGCATCGTGGAACATGATGGCAAGGTCCAGGTTGGGATCATACGGGAACCTGAATGTGTGCTTGGCATGCCAATAGAGCCGACAGATATGGGGGTTCCACCCATGGTAGACCCGCCTCCCATCAGTGTCATGGAATGCTCGGGCGATCTTCCCTATGGGCTGATCGATCAGTTGCGACCAGGATGTATCAATTGTCATCGGTTGTATCCCCCTACGTATGTTATCTCTGGCACCACAGCGGCGAAGTAGTTGATCTTCATGCTTTCGGCCAGTCGATATCGGTCGGCGTAGAATTCCGGAGTCAAGAGCACGGCCATGGAATGTTGGACGAAATAATCTGGGTCTGGGTGAAGCGATTGCACCATGGGTAGGGCAAACCCGGCCAAATACCGATTTTCCAGGTGCTCTGCATTCATCTTATTGGCAACCCGCGATGCGATCTTGGAATTCATGAACTCATTTTCCCACCAACTGGCATGTGTCTCACTGGTGGTGTATCCGTATTGCTCGGGGGATTGATTGAATTCCGACACATGGTGTTTGTTTTGGTTCTTGCTGTGCATTGCCAGACCATACCAAACCCAGTCATGCAGTAGATGACCCTGACCGATCAGTGCATTGGTTTCTGCCACCGATCTCAGGTCTTCGTAGGGCAATCCAACGATGAATGATCCAAACAACCGCATGTGTGGATAATTCTGCCGGATGTGCAATATGGTCTCTTCGATCTTCTCCCACGGCATACTCTTACCAATGGCTTTCAAAGCCTCTGGGTGACGTGATTCGATACCGAGGTGCATGGTGATCAGTCCGATATCATCCATGAGTTCCAGCATACGCGGAAAACGGGCTATGAGGTCAACACGGACAAATGAATTGAACTTGGGACGAAATGGTAGCCGGTCGGTAACGGACTTCAACATCTCTAATTTCTGGATAGTATCGTTCAGCGTGTCATCGATCAAAATGAACCTGGTGACTCCAAATCGTTCGTAAAGACCCATGATTTCCTGATAGATGTCATCAGGATCGCGTAGATAGTCCAGCTTCTTCTTACCACGGAGAACGTGAGAACAAAACTTGCAATTGAAGATACATCCACGACTGACTTCAATGGGTATCCATTCGTGAGACATGATGTGATGCTCAGGCCCCCAATCGACTGACAGTCTCGACAAGTCGGTGACCGGCCACATGACGTCGGGTCTGATAATTTTGGGATTTTCTGGACCGATATCGTCGTAACCACCATCGCGAATAGCAGCGGCAATACCGACAATAGCACGATCTGCATGGCCCATCACGAACATATCAGCGAAATATTGATCACGTCCATATACGTCCAAAGCACCCACGAGCACTTTGGCTTTGGGCGATCTGGCTTTGATCGCGTAATATATCTGCTTCTGTTCTTCCCGTGTGAACCTGGTGGTTTTGGCGTTATCTTTGACGAGTTTACCAGTATCATCCATACTCACATCGCTGAGAAATGTGGCCGACCATCCCACGATCAGCGTGTTTTCGTCACAACGGGTATTGATGATAGTGATGATCTGATCCAGCGATAGGACCGATATGAAATCTATCACATCACATGTATACCCCGCACGACGAAGCTCGGTTTGAATGCGATATGTGCCCAGTCCCCGCGACCAGGATTGAACAGTCATCCCAGAGTGATCGGTGAATAATACAGCCTCAACCATGAATTCTCATCCTCATTAAATCGAGTCTATCATCCGGTGTTGTGCATGGCGATTCCGATACAGTGCGTCGAACGCATTTTTGATTTCGATGGGATCACCGGGAACCCATACGAAGTAGTCTCGGAAATTATCAACTGCTACATACTGATCATCGTGGAGCAACATGGCTGCACGATCTCCGGCATTGGTCCCTACATAGGTAAGCCAGAATCCGTCTGCATTTGCAGCAGGTATGAGAGTGTTACCCATGGCCCGCCTGGTAGATTTTGCGATTTTTGATTGGGCTCGAACAAGCTGGACCTTGACCTCATGCTCTACCTCCAGCATGGGGCCGGATTGACGTTCCACGGTCGGTGCGTCTGCCAACTGGGATAGAAGCTGATCCGCAGTTTGAATGGGAAAGTCTTTCAGACTGGTGGCTTTGATAGTGGTGCTACCCACCGTGGGGGTCACCGTGTGTTTAACACCAGCAAACTCGACATCGTATGGGGTTGGGTCGTCTACCCGGCCCATGTGGATCAGATATTCTGCAACTCGACCTTGCACGTCGATCCAGTCGATTACGTTGTGACCAAAATGGGGATTCCGGTCGGGGAGGGTGTTGGTGTCCAACGGCATGGGTTGATCTCGATCTCGTTCAGGATTTCCAGCTTTCGCTCATCGCTGAATTTAGTCCATCCTGCGATCTCTTCAAGGGTCCGACGACATCCTTGACATACACCGGTGAGTTTTGAGGGTTTGGTTGATTTCTGACAGGATCGTTTTTCGATCTTGCAGTTCTTTACACATGGAGATGCAACAGCCATCAACGATTCTCCCAGACGATGCATCGTATTTAGTGGGAGATTGGTCAAGGTGACAGGGATGTTGGTCAGCCATACAGGACTTGAACCTGCGAACCTCCTGGTTCCCGACCAGGCGCTCTACCAAACTGAGCTAATGGCTGCTCATGTTGTATTTAGAGCAACCCTTCTTGACTGTCAACCCCACATAGCTATGTATGAAGCATGTATATTGGCTCAGATCATCACAAGCGAAACCTGGATCGTGCTCGTGCCGCACAGAAGCGTGACAAACCCTGTCTGCACTGTGGTGCTATGTATTTTCAGAGTGGTATAATCAAGCATGAACGGTCATGCCGGTCAAACCCAGAAAATCAACGAGTCTGCGAGGTGTGTGGGAAATCCTTCACCGGTAAAGGTGTCACTTGCTCCCATGGATGTGCCAACACAAAATTCCGCACCGGACCCGATCATGGGAACTGGAAAGATGACAGCTATCGATCAACGTGCTTTCATTATCACGAGAAGAAGTGTGTGGTGTGTCCAGAGACGGTCATAGTCGAGGTCCATCACCTGGATGAGGATAATACCAACAATAGTCCGGAAAATCTCATACCGCTATGCCCCACACACCATCAATACTGGCATTCGCGGCACCGACACCTGATTGAAGATCAAGTGATCAGCTATCTGAATTTATGGAAGGAATTGGTCAGTGTGAGAGGACTCGAACCTCCGGCCTGTAGTTCCCGAAACTACCGCTCTACCGCCTGAGCTACACACTGATGGAAGAGAGCTTGGCAAGGGTGACAGGATTCGAACCTGCTTAACCTCACGGTCCCAGTTTTGGAGACTGGCCCAACCCTCCCGCGTTGGCGCACCCCTGCAAAACTCTCTTCGAAGATGGCTCGGTCAGGGCGGTCGGATTCGAACCGACGATACTCCTGTTTCCAAAACAGGCGGATTAACCAGACTTTCCCACGCCCTGACGGAACCATCTTACGGCTGTATTTAGAGGATCACGCCGATCCTGTCAATAGACGATTGCAATCTTTTCCAAATCATCTACATTGACCTCAACAAAGGAGTTTACCATGACAGCTACCACCCCACCCGATACCCAGTTGATCTATGATGAGGGCGGGACCGTGATCGCATCCATTCCATACGAGGTGGAACGCATCCCGGTCTTAGCCAAATCCCGGGCACTGTCCGCAACATGGACATGCGAACGACCACAGGTCCTCACAGCGGTCTTCGGTGGCATCCCTATCCGTGAAGCCTGGGCTATGCCGGTGCCACCCGGACTGACGCTGTGGCAGCGTATCAAGCGGCGTGTGCGTATCCTGATGGGTCGGTTCGGGATTGAAGACGTGCTGGCCGAAACGTTGGCGGCTGAAATCACCGCAGAGATCGACCGTGAACTGATCAATCGGCTACGCTGAAACGACGAAGGCCCAGGATCGCTCCTGGGCCTCAACATCTATTGGCGGTCTGCACGGGACTCGAACCCGTTTTCTCAGCGTGACAGGCTGATGTAATAACCCGTATACCAGCAAACCGTGTTGGCGGAAACGACGGGGATTGAACCCGCGACCTTCGGATCGACAATCCGCTGCTCTACCACTGAGCTACGCTTCCAAACATGTTCATCAAGACCATCCCATTGTCAGAGGGAGGTAGGTGACGGGCAAGTGAATGGCGTTGGGGTTTCACTGTGTGCAATACAATAACCCAGTGCCTTCGGCCCGTCTCGAATGTATTTAGGGCATCGTTTGTGATTCGTCAATAGGGTTGTAGTAGATTTCTGGGATAATCACTCCGACAAGGAGAATGAACCCTAAAACCAACGATACGATCAACCCCACTGGGGGTTCAGGTTTGCGATGTCTAGACATGGTGGAGTATTTATCAGCGGGCGGTCCCGAACGTGGCCAGCCGGTGCGTCAGGCTGTCCAACTGCCGCTTGAGGTCATCGTCTTCTGAGGAGTCCGAATCGACCGGCTCTGCAACACCATACCTGGCTCGAAACGCGGCTTCATCGGCACGAGCTTTTTCTTTCCGCTCCATCTCGCTTCGGGCACTGGAGATTGCACGTTTCACGATACGCTCACACAGGGTGGTTGCGGCTTTTGTGACGTGCTGCTCCAGGTCGGGGGAGTGCATCTTCCAATCGAAAGTCCCATCCGTGAATGTCAAAATATGCCGACCTTCCACCCACACCGCAATGTGCTTCTCATCGATATCGTCATATGTGAAACTGAACTTCACATTGTCGATGTGAGGGCGGAACAGACTGCCAGATCGGGTGCTGTGACGATATTCATCATCCATGTCACCAGCGGCATCCGCATCGTAACCGGCTTGAATGATTTCCAGCAGCATGGTAGCGAGAGTGGTCATTGATTTGTTCCTGATTTGACGATGGAGCAGAAGGTGCAGAACCGAGTGGTTCTCATTTGAACCAACTGGGCTTCCAGTTCTTTGATTTCGATGGTGCGGGCGTCCCAGTCGGCCTTGGCCCGAGTGTGCCACTCAAGAGCCCGCTCATACGATGGGAATACCGCAAGCACCTGTTCTGGGGCCACCAGATCGCGTCCATGATATGGGGTAACCAGTGACAGGACTTTCTTCCCGACGGTCTTTACCTGGCGGGGGCGGGGATAGATACCCTTCCGATCATCCGTATCATAGCCCATGAATCCCACACCACAGTTACCGGTGGCATAGACGATCCAATCGTCGGGTTTGATCTGATCGAGAGTGTAGGTCAATATTCAATCTCCCATCTTCCCACTTCCAGCCTGCCGAGATACTCGTGGCGATCCATCCACCGCGATCCCGACACATAGCCGAATTGCGACGACCGAATGTGAACCTCGTCTGTGAACGGGTCGTATCCGATGTGGGCCCATCCCACACCGGAGTCAAGGTTGTAGCTGAAATCCGGATGGTTCAACCAGAACCGAATGCGTTCGAGAATGGTGCGGAACATCACAAGGGCCCTCGTATTACTCGTTCATAGAAACACCGGGTGCAGACTTCGATGTCCGACCGATAGCTCATGCTGGCCATTACGTTCTCATGGACGAACCGATGGAACCCAATCCAACATTTGATGCGGGACCACAACCGATGCATCACGATTTCCTCGGAACATACGGGACGCCCGCCCGGGTTTTCGGTCGAGGAATCAGGCCCGCCTCGATCAGCTTGTTCCAACGAATCCGCTCGATGACAATACCGATGACGATGCCAGCCAGGAGACCGATAAGTCCTACCAGAAACATATCCATGATGATCCTCCAGATCAAGCGTTGTAGGCCGCACCATGCGGGCCCATACGGGCGATGCCGTTGTTGGCGTCGAAGATATTGCCACGGGCACCACGGGCAGGCGAAGCCCAGCCATCGGCCTTGAACACGTCACCGGCTTTCCACGAACCCATCTTCTTGTTCGATCCGTCAGCAACCGCCACGAAGCAGTGGGCGGAGTCGCCCTGGCCACGATCCGTGCGAATCACGCGGATGAACGTCTTGCCGCCGACCGAAGTCGAAATCTGGGGCTTCGGCAGGGTGGAGAAGTTACGCTCCATATACATGTCCGAGATGGTCTGGCATCCGGAGACGAACGAATTCAGAGCGGCGGTGAAGTCCATCGATGCGTAGTTCATGATCATCTCCATGTTTCGTTGCACCTGGTATACCAGGATTACGTTGATTCGTCAAGAACTACTTTCAAGACGCCTCAATAAGGCTGGTTAGGGCGTCGATTTCGGCTTGATAACCCGCCCTGATCCGTTCCGACTTGAACTTGTTCAGTTGCCGCATTGCAAGGGTAATCTCCCGTGACAGATCGCACCCGGTGTCTTTGCAACGTTGCGCGAATTGGGCTGCGTCTTTGAGTTGCTTGGGGGTCGGATATTCCATGGAACATCTCCTCACTTCGTTGAACCCTATATGCCACGGGCACCGTGATTTGTCAAGAAAAATATGCGATCTGACTGATCTCATCTCGAACAAACTGGTAGTTCGAGTGTAATGCATTGGTCCCGAGGTTCCAGGAATATCCCCATGCGATGTTCCAGATGGCATCCAGCACATTCTGGGGTGCTCCAGGAAGGCCATACTCGGCCTCACACGTGGCACGAAGCGAAGCCTCTCGATCCCGTATTGCGGTGGTGATATCGCTCATACTGGGTCATCCGGGTTCGTGTGAATCGGCATCGGTTGGAACGGTTGGAGCCGCACCGGTTTCAGGTTACCAGGGTGGGATACCCAGGGAGAATCCGGAGCCCCATAGACGTCTTCCCAACTCTGGTGAACCCAGTTTGGCTTGTCATCGATCCAGATGTCAATCGAGCGTCCCAGTTCGAGGCTGGTGTGGTGTTTTGCGGTTCCTGCCGTATAGATGATTTCGTCACACACCGCATGGTAGTGTTCACAGGTGATCTCCTGTTCCCGGTTTCGGAACGTCACACCAATGATGGTGAACCCGGCCTGTTTGAGCAACCGCAGAGCAGCCGCCCAAACCTCGGGGTTGACCGAGAAGGTGTCATCGTAGTCAACCCCGATGGTTCTCATGCTGCCACCAGGTCCAGGTTCTGGGCCCGCTCGGTGTCGTATTGCTCGACGATCCATCCGTTCTGGACCCGATATTCGGCCACGAATGCTTGCACCCATTCATCGATCCCAATCAGGATTTTTGCCCGAGCCACTTCCCGGTCATATTCCGACGTGATGGTGCCATCGACGCGGCGGGTTGCAGCGATACGAATCTCACCCTTGGTGTAGGGAACCAGCCGATAGGTGGCGGCGTTTCCCCACTCCGCAAATAGCCGGTCGATGGATCGAATCAGAAGATGCGGATACTGGTAGGCCCAGAGTGCGCTGATTCCCAGGGTGCTGCTGCTGGTGGAGGGATGAATGCTCATGCTGCTTTCCTTTGGTTCTGTTCCTGCCGCAAGCTTTTCAGCATGGCCGACAATTCGGTGCTGGTGCGGGGAAGCTTTTGTTTCTCATCACGGCCCAGGTCAAGCAGGGCCAGACGGATGTGGATGCAGAGGTCACGGTTTGTCATGCTGTCACCTTTTCGGTAATGATACCGGCTTCGATCAGATCACGTGCGGTGCGACCGAACCAGCCTTGGAGTTGCCATGCCAGCCCGGTATCGACCAGGAACTGCCATGCCTCGATCACCTCTTGCTCATCCTCGGCGTCGATGAAACCTTCGGCCAGTCCGACGGCCCGGTAGTTGGTCATCACTTCACGGGGTGCGGGGGTATCCAGAATATCGCTCATTACTTGCCTCCGGTTCAGGTGAGCCAGATATACCGGAATGATCATTGTTTGTCAAGAACTAAATGTGTCGCATTTTTGTAACACTAACCATGATGGGATTGATCCGATCTTGCAACCCCATGATGTGTGACCTAAATCCATCCGTAGCGGCAATGACCGCACAACCCTGTTTGGAGTTCCCATGAAGAAAATTCTACTCGTATCGGCTCTGGCCGCACTGACCTCGACTTCTGCGTTTGCTGGCGGTTTGACCTATGGCCTGGATGACCCGGAAGTTCTGGCTCCTGCTGCTGATCTGTCCTGGACCGGTCTGTATGCTGGTGTGAGCCTTGGCTCGGAAGTCGAAGGTGGCGCAAATGACGCCTCGGTCGGTGTCCATCTCGGCTACCGCTATGATCTCGGCAACGTCGTCCTGGGCGCAGAAGGCAGCTATGCCACCGAGTTCAACAATGGCAGTGATGACCGGTCGGCTCTCGAAGCATCGGCTGGCTATGACTTCGGCGATATCCTGACCTACGGAAGCGTCGGCTATGCCTGGGACAATGGCGAAGGTGCCGTGTATGGCGTCGGTGCGGACTATCGTCTGGACGCGAACAACGTGATCGGCGTCAAGGCGACCTATGACGACTTCGGCACGAACGAAGTCAACGTATCGGCTCGCTATTCGTTCCAGTTCTGATCTTCGGATCAATGATGCCAAAAGGGGCCCGGGAAATCCTGGGCCCCTTTCATTATGCTGATACATTTTTATCACACCAACTGGTTCATTCAATTGGTAGTCAATCTATTGGTTGCATAGTTGAATGAAACCGTGTAGGTAGTGGGAAGCGGCGAATGGGCCGTGGATAACAACCCTATGGAGCTTTCCACATGAAGAAACTTCTGATCCTCTCCACCCTGATCGGCTCGTTCGCCACCGCATCGTTCGCCGAAGACGTTGATCTCGGCCTCGACTTCTTCCCGTCCTGGAACGGCGTCTATGGTGGCGTTTCGCTGGGCGGTGATGTCGCTGGCGGCAACGATCTGGACTTCGGTGCCCACCTGACCTATCGCCACGAAGTCACCAACGAATTCCTCGTGGGCGTCGAAGGCAGCTATGCAACGTCGCTTGGCGGCAATGGCGATGACCGTGCGGCCCTGGAAGCGATGGCTGGCTACAACTTCGGCCCCCTGGTGACCTACGTCAGCGCCGGGTATGCCTGGGACAACGGTGAGGGCGGCGTCTATGGCGTGGGCGTGGACTACCGCACGGTCTCGAAAGACGTGATCGGCGTCAAGGTCACCTACGACGACTTCGGCTCGAACGAAACGAACCTGTCGGTTCGCTATTCCTTCGACTTCTGATCGACGCATACCATCGATGAAAAGGGCCTGGGAATTTCCCAGGCCCTTTTTCATTTGCTCCAGTCGATCAGGGGAAGGTGGTGATCAGCAAAGAACCGATTGGTTTTGGAGAATATCCGGGAGCCAATGAATCCGCCACCGGTGCCGATCCGAGTCGGTCCATTACAGGATATCACCAGGTGATTGCGGGATAGCACGGTGGGGGCGATCAGCCGTGGTAAATCCCCAAGCTTCACTATGACCAGATGCTCCACCAGGGCCACAGCAGCCTCGATTGCTTCCTGTATTAAGCCGTGCCACCCATGATCCACTGGAACGCTCAGGGAGCAGTTCAGCAGCAACACGCCCTGTTGGGCCCATCCCGTTAGCGATCCATTATGGTGATGATCTACACCGGTGTCCAATAGAAGCTCATCGAACAGGCTGATCAGTCCACCAGGAAGCGGGGATACAGATGGAGCAACTGAAAACGCCAAACCATCGGATACCCCCGGGGTATCATATGGGGCTTCGCCCAGGATGATCACACGGGTTTGGTCTGGGCTGAAATACCGAAATGGCTCCAACAGGTAATCGACCTGTGGAACCGGTGGTCTATTGGAAAGCTCTTGCTGGGAAAGTCGGTGCATCACCCCATCGTAGTTCGAAGACTCAAACCATGGGAGAAGACTTACCCACTCATTCAGGTGATCGGTCAATCTGTAGGTCCATCACGCCGATCTGAACAGCGATATGCTGAGCGATCTCTGCATTATCGTAGTCACCATCGCTGGAAAAGAAATCGGCCTGCTCCAGAAGCCAGGACTGCATCTCTTCCACCGTTTGAGGCAACACAACCGGGGTCACGTCATCCATTGTATCATCCTCCAGATCAGGCTCGATACCCCTGCCGTGAAACACGGCGGCACACAGATCGATAAAGAAATCGATAATCACGACGACACCCGGTTTACAGCATACCGAGCCAGGTCTTCCGTAACCATCTCGGTAACCCTGGACAAGATCGCCGGATCAAGATCGCCTCGGGGAATATACCCGGGTGACGACATGCGGACGTATTCGGCCAGTGCTGCAAGCTCTGTGGTATCTATTCCGGGATTTGTGGTTTTCATCTTGGAGACGAACCGGGCACCGTTTTCTGCGATCACCCGCCACATCATATCCCGGTTCACCGACTGCCCCACCCGTAGGCCGAGCCGAGCCATCACCTCGGGAAAAGATTCCACGGATGATCCGTTGTGCATGACATATGCCATTATGCCACCTCTGCGGCTTTCGGAAACAACGTGGCCTGCCCCTGCTCGACCTGACGAATCGCTTCCACGATGTTTGCCAGTGCCCGCAGGGTGCCTTGATCGGCAAGTGCCCGCATCGGATTGGTCGAGGCCGATGTTGACGTGGCCTTGTTCATCAATTGCTGGGTGGCATGATCCCGCAGTCCATCGATCAGATCATTCTGGGACAGCGGCGGTGCAGTCTCCATACGCTTCACCAGGCTCTCGTATTCCATCCCCTCGGCTGCGAGGCGGGAGATGTCAGCGGCGTCCCAGTTGAACCGGGATTCGAAGCCAACAATGGAGGTTTCCGCCACCAGCTTTTGGGTGAACCCATGCAGCGTTGCCCGAACGTCCATCAACGAGGTCTTGGCCCAGTCCAGCAGATTGTCACGAACGAAGATCATCTTGTTGCTCCCGAGTTGCGTTACACATGCATCTATCAGGATTGGGGCAATTCGTCAAGTCTTATATTTGGCTGGAGACCCCGGCTTCGAACCAGGCCCTTCCTGCTTCAAAGGCAGGTGCTCTACCAACTAAGCTAGTCTCCAACAGGTAGATTGGCTGGGGCGGTAGGATTCGAACCCACGTATGTCGGAATCAAAGTCCGATGCCTTACCACTTGGCGACACCCCAACGGTGTTGTTTTGGCTGGAAGTCCAGGCATCGAACCTGGGCCCTCGACATTCAGAGTGTCGCGCTCTACCAACTAAGCTAACTTCCAAGAAACGAAAAAGCCGCCCCGGGGGACGGCTGTGAGGGATCGATCAGATAAGCCTTTGCTTAACCGCCGTATCCCTCACGATGTTGTTGCTGCTTGCGCATGATCGAATTCCCTATGAGCGTGATTCGCTCTGTCACAACCTATTTAGTCCAAGTCCTCTGATTTGTCAACCTCTATCGAGAAGAGTTTTTTGAACGTCGCCGCAAACAGGCCGAGACCGATAACATGGCTGACGAATGACACTCCGTATCCAACCATCGTGGTTGAATACCCCAGCACAAATGTCGGGACACCCAGTCCCAGTAATGCTGCAAGTGCATAAGATATAGTCGAGATCATGTGTTTTTTCCTCACTGACATGTCTTTTTGTATAAGTATTTGGGGGATATCAGTATGACACATGCATCCTACTAGATGATGTGTTGAGCAAATTTTCATTATTTTTCAGGGTCTTGACGAATCAATACCTTATCGGAGTTGATTCGCCCGTTAGTGCTGCGATACCCATTCCCGCAGGGCCGAATCCAGGCTATCCTGGTGGTGCTGCTGAGCCTGCTCCAGTGTATCGAACGGAGGCACACCCGCTTCCCAGGCGATATACTTCCCATCCTTGGACAGGTGGACCTCGTAATCCCAGAACGGACCTTCGGCTACCCAGATAAAGGGGGCAAAGTCAACAGTGGACAGGCTTTTGACCTTCCAGTCCAGCTTCTGAAATTCAATCGGTGCGGTAGGTGTTTTCGCCGCACACTGCTTGCTATAGGCAGCAGCAAATGCACTGGCCATCGCCAACCGGTGAGCCCGAACTGCTCGCTCGTTCATCTTGAGCATCGCGGTTAGTTCGATCCATTCAACCCTCTGGATCAGGTCACTCACCGTATTTGGAATCACCATTCTGATAAACCGCCATACCCCCCGATTCCAGGAGTTCTTGTATTTCCGAACTGCCAGGTCATAGCAGTCCGCATGAACTTGCTGGTGCCGCCGTATGATGGCATCAGGTCCTGCGGTGCGAAGTGCGTATTCGCCAAAATAGTCACCCGTCAACAGGGCTCGGGCAAGGGTGGGCCAACTGAAATCATCGACCATGTGGAGGGCCACCTCTTCGGTGATCGATACCCCGGTCGGAAAGATGTCAAGAAACTCTTCGGTCGTGTATGTCATTTCTGTGCTCTCCTGGCTTTCTCTTCTTCCCACCACACCATGAGCTTGGTCACCCGGTCGGCCTGTTCAGCCATGAATTGGGCTTTCCAGGCTTGCCATTCTGGTGTTGCTCGTATTGCGGCCCGCCCTGGCTCCCCATCGATCCATTCTTGACGACGACGCTCGGCCTCTACGATGGAAGCCAAACCAGGATTGTCCTTGTCACCGGTTAGAATGTGTCTGATCTCTGAGATACGAGCCCGATGGACTCGTATCTCAGCCTCAAGCTGTTTCTGTTCAGCTTGCAGTTCGATCAGGCGCTGCTGGTCAGGCTGCACGGGCCTTACCCTTGCTCTTGGCTGGCTTCGCCTCCACCTCGGGCTCCACCGGCTTGGCAGCAGCCTTCTCGGCAGCTTTGGAAGCGGCCTGGGCCGTAGCCCGTTGAGCCTTCCATGCGGACTTCGGCGAAAACTTCGCCCGACCGGCGTTCACATCGACCTGGGCCTTTTCGTCCGATACCCGGGTGATCTTGCCATTGACTTCGATACACTTCATTGCGATTCGCTCCATGTGGGTTGGCGAAAATGCCAACGCCCCCAGCGTATCTCTACGAGGGGGCGTTGTCAACCATCAATAGCCGGGATTTTGTCTAGGATCACGATTCGTCTATTGGCACCAACCCACCTTCATCCCCTGGAACTTCGGGTCCGGTTGTTTGGCTTGCAGGCCCCCTTGCGGTATCAGTGGTAAAACGGCTTTCGCCTCCCACAGGTTCCGGGCCTGTCCCGAGCTTCCTCTCCGTGGAGCCGTGACCTCGATGGATTTCTGTGCCCTGTCGAACCCCTTCCAGCCCCTCACCATACGAGGTCATCTGTCGGGTTGTTCGCAGGATAGTCTCAAGCGTGAGCATCAGATGTCGTTCCAGTCCAGGATGCCCTGGCCGACGTTTCGACAGATGCTGTTGGCGGTCTCAGCCGACATCCCCTCGGGCCGTGCAATCGACCGATCCCACTCCACGAGTTCATGCGTGTAGAGTTGGCACACGATGGTGCCCTTGGGGGTTTCCACCACCACGGGGTCAGATTCGAAATCCTGTGGAGAACACGCCGTGATGGTTGCCACGACCAGAAGTGCAAGTGCGATACGTGTCATGGTGATCCTCATACGACCAATGCGGTCTCTTTGGGTTTCAGCAGCATTCGTGCTGCTACCGTGCTGTCCGGTCGGTCAATCAGTTCCGGAAACAGTTCGAGTAGTTCGGTTCGGGTCTGAATATCCAACGTGCTGAGTGAACTCTTCCCGGGAAGGAAGCTCTCAGTCATCACATCATCTGCAACCACCACTTCATGGCGACCGGTCATCAGATGAATATACGTGGTATTCCGGGGAATGTCCATGACGATTCGTTCACCATCGATCAGTCCCTTGGCGGATGCAAGGACTTCACGTTCTCCAAAGTGGAGTGCGGCTTTGTCACTGATCAACAGGAACCGATGCTGCTGGGATACCGTCATGTCCCGACTGGGCATACCAGGTCCGAACGCATCCTTGCGAACGATCACCCCGAGCAGGGCCGGGTTCGTGTTCATCGAGTAGCGGCTCACCCGCTTCTTGCCGATCCACTCAACCTGTTGATATCCATTGTCGCGAGTGAACACCTGATCGCCAACGACAATCTGATCGACATCGATCAGGCCGTGTTTGGTCATCACTTGGCTACCCGGGGTGAAACAGATGCATCCACCCCCACCACCGCCCCCGTGACTGGAACCGTGGCTTCCGTGGCTTCCGTGGCTTCCTTTTCCACCACGTCCACGACCATCATCGTCATCTTTCAGGAAGTTGACGATACCTGTTTGTTGTTCATCATTCTGATCGCTGCTCATTTTGTTCTCCAAGTTCAGCCCCCACCACGGGTCTTAGTTGGATTTACTCGATTCCCGATGCACCATCGCGTTCAATACGAAATGGGTATACCAGGATAGTCTCACATATCCAATCGGTCTTGCCACCGTCCACCGGTTCGTGACTATCGGCTTTACAAGCTCTAGCCCATCCTCGTGTAAGATGAAACGACCGTGATCTCCCACAGCCCAACGTTCCGGTTCCAACCATAGCGACTCACGTATGGCTTTGTCCAGACTTTTATAGTGCCCAATTGCTGACAATCTGTTTCTCCAAATGCCAGTAATCAGGCGATGTCAGTCTTGTGCAACTTGTGATCGCGGTTGGACCGCTGTTCGTTTCGCTCATCGAGTTTCTTCCGGACCTGATCACCCTGATCGACAATCCACAAAACCCCCACGATGATAAACAACAATCCGATCATTCCAAAGTCCATATCAGGTTCCCATCCATACTGTGTCATGACCCGGGTTCGAGTCATACCAGCAATACTCGATCATCTTTCGACCAATGTCAAGTCCTTGAGATGACAACCACAAAGTCTTTTGATGGACGGAGGTCAGAAATTCCGCACGATCCATATCATACCCGCGTTGGGTCAACATGAACCCAACATGGGTTGGAGTTTGTTTGGCCGAATTGCGAGACAGATACTGGGATGGGATCGTGTAGATATACCTGCGGAATTCATCGACCGATTTCACCGGCACCGAGAGTTCCAGGTGGGCTTCCCAATATCCACCCGGGTGGTCAGCACGAGCGATATCAGACGGCGATGTCTCGATCTTTGCGCGAACCGGACTGACCCGGGCCAGGATCATCCTACACATGATCCGCTCGGCTTCATCCCGGGCCTCATCATAAGTTCCACGAAATTTGTGCGAGGTCATTGCTTCATCATGAACCAATCCATCGCGGCGGTCGGTGTGGACGAGAATCGGTTTGATCCCCAACTTCCGACAGACCTCCGGGAACGCCTGGTTGTCTTCCGGTCGCACCGTGATGTGAATTTCATGGTGATCCAGTGGCACGTCCTGGTGCTGGAATGTGCAATCAATGCATCCAGCACAGGTCATTCGGTTTTACCCGGTTGGTTGTGCATCCAGTCGGCGGATTCCGAATTGGTAACCCCGTCGATGACAATCGGATATATGGTCGGATATACGTCAATGATGTCATAGACCGGGCCGTCGATCAGCACGAAGTTCGGTTTGTCCGGTGCCGCATCACGCCATGCCGCGAGTTCTTTCGGGGCCATGCAAATCCGACGTTCGACCTGGCCCAGACCATCCAACAACCATTGGGGTAGATAGCCGACCGACTCGGCCCGACCAATTAGGTCGTCGAGTTCCGCAATTGCGCCAACAGATGCAGCATGCACCAGGTTTCGTCTCATGTATTCGTTCGACACGTCTATCTCCTGGTATCTGCCGCTACAGCCGAAGCATAGCTCGATCCGATCAGCTTGTAAAGATCATTCGGATGCATCCCGGGTTCCCAGATGGTGCCGCCACTGATGTGGAACTGTTCGGCTTGCATGTGATGGGTCGGGCATAGACTGATGCCGTTCTGGAGCACATAGCCGCCGTTCGGCATCAGATGGCGATCCGTGATATGATGGGCGTCCAGATCGGTCTTGGAATCACAAAACCGGCACGTATGCCGGTCTCTGGAGAACACCGCGTCCCGAAACGCCTGTCGGACTTTTTTCTTGTTGGAGACTGCGATCTTGGTCACGGTAAAGCCTCGGTAAATGGTGGGCCCGGGAGGACTTGAACCCCCAACCAAGGCGTTATGAGCGCCCCGCTCTAACCAATTGAGCTACAGGCCCGGAAGTTACTTCGCGGCTATCGCGGCATCAAGCTCGGCCAGCACAGCAGCCAGCGGGCGAACCACGACGATCTTGGTGTCTTTGCGAGCCATGATGGTGTTCCTTTGCGCTTCGTTCACTTGACCTATGTATCAGCTTCAAACTGATTCGTCAACTTATATCTGATCGTGGGTGCAAAGATTCAGCAGTTCCAACTTTCGATCCTGGTAGTCGGCTCGGAACACCAGGCCGATGTGCTGGCTCTTCAAGTGAGCCCACAACGTGCCTTTGGGATACGACTTGAGCGGGTGGACGTAATGCTCGTGTGGATACTCATCCAGCTTCGGCTGTCGGGGTTGGTTCGTGATGAATCCAAGCAAGTCACGGAGGGCCGTCATTACCCGTTTATCGGTCTGGTATTTGCCCATACCCTTGCGATAGGATTTGGTTTCACCGACCGACCAGCCGGAATCCTCCAACAAGGTCCACTCGATGATCTCCAGTGGGCCCAGTTGATGATATTCGAGAAGTGATTCTACCAGCGATGTCATGCTGATATTTAGGCCCGTGATTGCTCAACCATGTTGTTGATCGCATCGACCACATTGGCGATGTTACAGGCATACAGACCAGCGGAGTTGAATCCGTTGTATTCGATCACCTTGAGTTCCCCATCGACCTGGCCGATGTCGATGACATATGCCGGGGCCGGGTTGTGCAGCGCAATTGCTTTTGCTGCACACTCCAGGACTTCATCATAGATTTCCCGCGACGGCATGACACGACGCCACTGCCGGTAGATGGAATAATCCACCACACGACCGTCCACCACCGGAAGACGCCATTCGATGCCGATCTGCTTGATTGAACTCACACAGACGTTGAACTCGTGTTTGTCCCACATGTTGGCGATCAGGGCTTCCATGAAGAACGGATACTTCTGTGGATCGAACACCGTGCCGGGGAATTCCTTGTCGTCGGTGTCGGGTTTGGCAAAGAAGTATTCCCAGCCTCGCTCCAGGGCCACCTGGGTGGCTTCCATGGCTGGAACCACCTGGAGGTCAGCATTCATGTAGAGAGGCCCCAGGGCGGCTGCTACGCGGCTCTCACGCACATCCTCGACATCCCATATCCCAGGGGTCCATCCGTTGCGGTCCACCACGGTGCGGATCGCGGTGCTACCAAAGGCCACGACCGGACCTTCGATGATGGGATCACCACCGACTACAGACCGTTCAAATGGAACGATCTGAATCTCCACCCACTTGTGGCCGGTCTGTTCGACCCGCTCGATGATCTTCTGGTTGACGTCGATGCGATGCTCTTGTGAAGATCGCTCAAGAACCCACGTGATCATTCGTGGCCCCCTTCATCTTTTGGCAGGATGCGGCCATACCGAAGTTCCAGCTTGGGTGTTCGATTCTGTATCTCTTCAATCGAGAGGACGGTGTGGGCCTCATCGATAAGTCTCCAGGTGTTTCGATCCATCGGAATGGTTGCCCAGTCCGCAAAACCAGCAATGGCTTCACCGACGATCTCTATCAGATCACAGAAAAACCCTATGATCCGGTGAATCAATCCCAACACCAAAAGCACCGCGATGCAGGGTGCCGAGACAATCCAATACAGTGTTCTCCAGAGATAGACTCGGATGATATGGGATCGAATTTCGGGGCAGGTTTTGAACACCTGGTAGTCGTTTCTTGGTCGAACAAGCATGTCAGTTTCCCCCAATAGGCCATGGGTCTCCGTCTGATGGTTTCCAGTATTCCCACGGATCGCTGACCGAGGTGCAACCGATGCATATCCCCAGTAGACGATAATCCGGTTTTATAGCTGCGGAACGATAGTCTTCCGCGATGGCCCGCCAGTGGTTGGCCCGATCTGGAGCCCAGGGTTCGGATAGTTGTGCGAACTCTTCCAGTAGCACCGCCCCATCCATGAGTCTATCGACCGGGCAATATGACCAGTCGAAGGTTGCCAGCAACGCAAATCGCTCACAGGCTCGAAGCCGTGTGTCCCGTTGTAGAGCCCATACATCCTTCATCTGTCCGGTGATGGCCCGGGAATACGGCATCGGTGGCAGGTAGTGATGCTCTAGGTAATCCCACACGACCGGTGCAGAGCCCCAGGAATTGCGGTGCTCCCGAATGGTGGTGACCTTGGTCTTGAACAACCGGTAGGTGGTGGTATAGCTCATGGTCAACCTTTCATACGTTCTTCAAACTCAATGGCTGTTTCGCAGTTGTGTGGAATTTCACCATCAACTAGAATTTCAATACCTTTGGTCCGAAGCGCAATTACCAACAGTTGCTCCCAACCGTAATTCATGTTATCCCAGCAACCTGCAATTGGGGAGTAAGAAAACACTTCTTCCCCATCTATCAAAACGGAACCACCGGAATCATAGTTCGTTCCACAGGTTTCACAATCAGAGGAGACATCCTCTGTATGGATTTCAATTTTCATACTCATTTGCCAATCCACAGACTGTAGGGTTGGACCGCGATGAACGACTGCCACCCGTGATCCTTGATGCGACCATTCCAGGTATCAACGTAGACCCGCCATCCGTAGCCGAGCCAGATTTCGGGATCGTCGGTCGGGGTCCATGCATCCTTGGGCAGAGCCCGTAGCCAGTCCCATGCATACTCTGCCATTCGGTTCGTGTCGATGGGTGTCGGAAATGGATTGAACCCTGGATTCATGACAGTCCCATCTTTGTTGGGATTGGTCCAGAAGAACACCATACGGTGGGGATTGGTATCAATCGCCCATCCAACAGCCGGAGATTTCAACGCCAGTGACATGGCGGTGATCAGCCGATCCTTGGATTCGCCATTCACCGAAATGACAGGGTTGTCATAGATTTCACTCAGATTCATTCGTCACTTCTCCAATCACATTCGGTGCATTCCATCCAACCATGCTCGCAATTGCTACATGGGGGCATACGACATGCCGAACAATAGCAGGGTTCCTGGTTTATCACAAGATGTCCGGTGCAAAAATCACGCCGACACAAATCACCCTCGTCTTCACCAACCGGATCGGTCGTGAAAGACATACCTTTCCCGAAAACGTAATTGTAGTTGATTTCCGGAATCTGTTCGGACATGCCTCACCACTCGTCGATGTGATCCATGATGTAGTTGACAGCCTCGAACAGCGATGAGACTTGTTTGATACCGTAACGATCACAGACGATATCGACGTTCCCCTTGCGCCAGAACCCATCCGGGCAGATCACGATGAGCTTCTCCGGGAACAGACCCGCACACAGACCAAGCTCCAACAGACTGATGGGGGATTTGGTGCCAGACTGGAAATACAGAATGACGACATCTGCTTCCTCGATTTCATCGAGTTCCCAGGTGACCTGGGTGACAAAGTTCTCGTCATCAATCGACTGCTTCCAGGATGAGTCCCAGTCTTTGCGACGTGGGTTCATCATGCTGATCGGTCTGATCTGCGGCTTCTCGGCGTTCCGAAGAAGTTTGGCCAAGTGTGGTTGCCATTCCTCGGCGGTGTCCATCTCGATAGAACCACCGGCGAAGACACGTAGGTCAACGCGGTCAGTTTTGGGCGGGTGGGGTGGATTGAACTCTTTCATGATTCTCGTCTACAGGGTTACGTGAGTGTCTGTCAATAGGATAGACCCAATGCCGTCGCAAGTGTTGCAGCATACGATTGATCGGACAGCTTTCGGCTGGTGTATCGGGAGGATTCACGACGTGGCACGGCGTATGCCAGGTGATCACCAACCGGGGGAATGAGCACATCAGGGACCTTCATCCCGGGTGTCATCTCCGCCTCAGCCATAATCCAGTAGATGGTGTTTTCTTTGGTTCGGAAGAAATCGATGTCCCAGGTGATGTCCCGGTCTATGATCGTGTAACGATCCTTGATCAGGACTTCATCGCACAACGGAAACATGCGTTCGAAACATGCCTGATCGATGATCTACTCGAATTCTTCCACCTCGCCCGTGGGCAAGGGTAGCTTGTAGGTGAACGTATAGGATGTGGTTTCCCCAAACCCGATGGCCCGGAACCGAGCATCTCGTTTGTAGTAGCATTGTGTGATGCTACACCTGTTGGCGGGCCCCAGCACGGTTGGATAGTCGGCAAAGCTTTGAAGTAGTGTTGGGTTCAGCACAAACTTCAATTCATTCTCGATCACGGCGATCTCCTACATTCATACCCCTGATGTAGGTCTCTTGATCAGCAGATTCAACTCCTCGGCAGCAGAAATAGCCGCGTCGAATTGCTCCGGAGTATCCGCCATCATGGTGGCCCACCATAGCTGATCATAACTGACCCCGCTATGGTAGGCATTACCTATGCTGGAGCGAATCCAGTGGAACGGATTGACCTCACCGTAGATATGGTGAGATCGATCTGGCTCGTCTTCGTCATGCATCTTCTTGCTTGCGTCCGAGAGCCCCTGCCACGACCGCACCAAATTTGTTCACAATTGATGCCAATCGCGACTGCCGAGCTTTCTCGGCGAGTCGGTGTTCTTCGCGCTTTCCGGCCCAACCGGATACAACCGCCACCGGCAACCGGAAGATCGACCCATGTGCGGCCAGGGCACCGTAGGGGATTTCCTGACGAATCAGCAACAGCGTGGCGATATTGCCTTCGATATCCAGCAGGCGGGCCGAGCAGTGTTCATCGGCGGAACCCGGACTGGTGACATCTTTGCGATCCAGGCCATGGCCATGCACAGCATCATTGGAATAGCCGATGCCATCGGTGATCCAGAAGAACTCGCCAACCTGATAGGTTTCGCCGATGATCAGGCCGGTGTAGGGGACGGGAAGCATATTCATGATTTCCTCATGCGTTGGGGTTTTGACGAACAATCTGGATGATCAACGGATCATCAGGGTCTTCGGTATTCGGCCCATACTGGAGGGCCGAGGTATCTTTCGGTAGTTCATCCGGCTTCGGGGCGATGAGCGACAGGAAATAGTCAAGCTTACCCGGGATCAACCATATTGGCTTCTTGTTCAGGTTGACATAGCTGCGGGCTTCCCGAAACTTCGCCGCAAACAGTTCGGTGGTCAGGGGGCTCTTGGGCATCAATTGCTCCTGTCGGCTTGGAGAGCATCGAAGTGGGCTTTCCGCTCCGCATCTTGTTTCAACCATCCAGCTTCGGTGGCAGCTTCTCGATCCCGATCTGAGACCACGAAGTCACATGAGATTGCAGTCCGGTTGTAGGCCCGCTGATACAGCCACGGCTTACCACGGGCCAGTGCCTCGTCATAGGCAGCATCAGCCTCAGCATGGGCCGGGGCCCGTGGGTTGTTGGCGGCGAAGGCGGAGAGCCAGATTTGCATCTCGGCTGTTTCCACGAATTCGTCATCCGATTTGGATGCCCAATCGATTGGTGTGTGATCCATGCCCATCCTCACATATTGAAGCCGACGATCAGCATGTATTTGGACCATGCTGCACCAACCGGGTAGAACCGATGATTCGGGTCGTTTTTCGCCATCGAGGCCCGGGTCTGACCGGACCACCGGAACATCGTTCCGTTCACCTTGTCGCAGAACCGGTTCATGTCTTCGATCTGGTGGGCATCCAGATCACTGTTGGGTTGGGTTGTCCGGATGTCATCCATCCATTTGGGGCTGTAAAAGGCGACAGCGTAATGGGTGAAGGTTTCGCCCTGGACAAACGGTTCGACTGAGGGGTCCATGCGGGAGATATGCATCTCAGTTGCTCCTGTTGCTGGTGACGAATTCAAGCTCTTCCGGATTGTCCGGATCATCCGGGTTGGGACCATATTTGATCGCTCGGGTTCCATACGGAAGTGCGGCTTCGGTCGGTGCGATCACTGAGAGGGCATATCCATTCACTTCCGGAACCAGCCATACCGGCTTCTTGTGGAAGCCCATCCACCAGATAAGGCTCTTCCACACGTTGGCAAATTTCTGATCCGTGCGACCAGGACGAAGTTTGTCCTGTATCAGGCGAAGCTCCAGGAGGGCTCCAAGCTGGGCGTCCAGTTGCAGCCGACGCTCGGTCAGAAGGGCATCAGCCTCGTCGAACTTTCCTTCGGCGTTCAGGGCGTCCACTTGATCGAGAATCATGTCAACCGACATTGTTGTCTCCTATTTTGTTACAGATGGTTTATCACAAATCAACCTGGTAGTCAACAGCAAAAAGGGGGCACCCCGAAGGATGCCCCCTGACCGGGCTTACACCGGCTTAGCTTGATACTCGAACACGAACCACGGGTAGTAGTCATCGGAATTGTCCGTGCCGAAGCGCAGCCAATTGTGACCATCAAGGACATCCCGAAGGTAATAGCCCTTGAAATACCCGTCATCATACTGATCCACCACGACGGTCGCGAACGAACGCCGATGGAAGATCAGGTTGAAGGACTCGGGGTTGACGATCTCTACGCTACCGAGATAGCTGCGATACCCGTCATCCTCATCCTCAACTGCTTCATACACCTGGTTGTCCAGTTTGAAGCAATGATTATCCACACCGAAAAACTTGAACTCTTTACCAACAAGTTCCGCGAACGGAACCAGCTTCACTTTCTGTGCCATAATAGTCCTCCTTTGCATCACAGCAATGGATCATCAGGATTACTATCATAGCGGCAGTATCAACACGACGATACGTGTTGTAGTGGAGCCCGAGGGTGGATTCGAACCACCGTCATCACTAGCAGGGAATGACCCCGCATTATCGCAAAGGATGCTACCACTGGGTCTTGTAGACCACGGGGCTGAGAAACCGCTCCCCCTCTTAGGCATCACACACGGGCATTCTATTGACTGAGAACCGATGACCGGACGGCCCCTATATCCGTCCCATTCTACGATCACTAGGTGGCCACTCGATGAGGTGCGGCATATACTTGGCTACCAGGCTGGTGGATTATGAGTCCCCCCACACCTGACCCCGGGTAGGTTTCATCCCCCCGGAGCTTACCACATTGGGGCCGCTAAACCCCGTGGCAGTTCGCCATCTCAGCCAATCATCGGATCACAATCAATATCCGGGTTACCACCTTCCCGGGATGCTGTTACGCCGCATCGGACCCAAAAGACGGCCTGTGAAATAGCAGCCGAAGCTGTATCCCCGGGATCGCACAGACACGATCAGTTCCAGGGTGGGTAGGTTATGCCCGATAGTGTGCTGTTACGCCAAACTCTCTACCGGTCCCAAGCTGCTTTGCTTCACCAACACTGGATGATGTGGGATCGGCTTAGTTTGGCCCGGATCAAGGACCTCTTATGGTTCCCCCAATCATGGCCTGGCTCTCCAGCCTGCACTTGGTTCTCCCGACCTGGGTCACGACCTTCCCCGCATCCACGGAGGTCTCTCTTCCAGGTTTGAGACTCATTATAGGATGGCTGCTTTTAGGCCGACCTCCTAACGGGCAATTGAATACGTCCGAGCAAGTGAGCGACCAGGATGTTTGGACGGTTGCCTTACCACTTGGCTACACATGCCTTGCGACATATGGTGGGATTCGAACCCACGATCCACTGTTTTGCGATAACCCTAATCATCGGCTCGGACGTAACTGGTTTGATGCGAACAAGGGGATGCCCTCGATAAAGTGCTCTACCGCTGAGCTATACGACCCTCACGGATCGCAGTGGGATTCGAACCCACGACCACTCGTTTCACAGACGATAACCGAGAAGCTTCGGCTCGCATCAAATTTCACCACGATGTTGATACACCGTGGTAAGTCTCGTATGTGCATCCTTGCGGGTAACACCTACCGCTTTTCAGCGCCAGATTGGATACGAGACTTCTAAAAGGTTCATCTGGGCAAGGGATGCCGTGGGTATTTTACGCCGTGCTACCATTACACCAATCCCCCATAGTTTAGATGGCGGGGAACTCAGGAGTCGAACCTGAACCGTCGGCTTGACATGCGATAACCCACATGCTTCGGCCCAGATGAATTCATCAGCGGGGGGCACCGTCATGACCGAAGTCACGCTGCCGTGCTTATCCCCCGCCCGCCACCTCGGGCGAACCCGTGTGGCAATAACATGGTATTTCCGACCGGTGCCTCACCACGATCCATCACGTCCTGGACCGCAACCCTATACGTGATTGACGGGTTTGTAGGTATCGAACCTACCTAGTCGAAACTGGATTGCTACCGGCAGGTCGGCATGACCCGCACTGTTTTCCCCGCAGGGGAACAGTGGAACTTTCGTCCGTCTGGTCCCGAGCCCGTAGGCCCGCCGTATTTGACATTGCTGTCTCCACGGGGTAGCAATTTTGAAACCTGTAGAGTGATCGGTCATTACCCGATGATCGCCGTTACCCGCATCTCGTTTCCATGGTGACCTCCCAGCCGTCGCCGGGGTCGTTCCAAGGCGTTGTTAGGGCACACGCCGCGATTACTAGCACGAGATGACGCCACTAGCACGATTTCGCACACTCTATCCCCGAAGGGATTCTTGAAGTTGGAGCCCGGGGGTGGATTCGCACCACCTGTGACGGTAAAGGATCACCCGCCGTCTATATAAGGATTCTAAAGCTACTCACGCTTACTCTCCGGGCATATGAATTAGGAGCGACCGCTTCGGACTCTTACCGCAGCTTTTACCAGGCCCCGTAGTCGCTTGTCCGGGCCAGTTATCCTGTCTACTATGCACCAGCACCGTCTCCGGGCATACCGGTCCATTGGTGTGGGGTCAAGCCCCTAGCTGGTGGTCAATTTCGGAGAGGCTTACAGAGTCATCCTCTTGCTCCCGTATCAGTCCAGGTCCACGTAGAACGGTTGAGCCCGTTCACGCATCGCTGCCTCAGTCTCGGACAGTTTGTTCGGGTCCCAATAGGGCGCGGTCAACATGTTGACGGCTTCCGGTGTGTGTTTGCCATCAGCGGCAAGCAGGAAGATGTCACGATGCACCGACATGGGCAGGCCATCGAACGTATCCTCACCACGGGGGTCTTCCAGTTGATACGCCACGATGTATTCGAGGATCGCAGCAGCGCGTCCCAGAAGGCGTCGGTTCAGCTTGTCTGCATCAGTCAACTCGGTCATACCGCGTCCTTCTCTGGTTGTGAATGGCTACCCCATGTGGGGATCGAACCCACATCAGCCCCGTGCGGCAGGGCCGATAACCTCTTGATGGGGCGGGCCCAGTTCCCGCCGTGGTTGCTGGGCTTTCTTGGTGCATCGGGGTGGATTCGAACCACCGCTAGGCACTTCGCTGGGTTTATCCGGATTATTGACCAGCGTCGTGTTGTTCCTGTGACAGCCCTTTTCGGACCCGCTCTACCGCTTGAGCTACCTCTGCGTAAATATTTCCTGGCACTCCCGGTTATGGAGCTATCGAACTGGTTCCAGGCTACCATCCCCAAGGTCATACCCGTCACCGGGCTAAGCTTACGTCAGGGTTTTTGGTCAGTTACCACCCGACCTCACCCGACCTCGGGAATATCCATCGTAGTAGACGCAGGGGAGACCGGCCAGCCGCCCCATTGTATTTCGATGGCATTCAAATTTGGTGCGGACCCCTGCGACTGGGCACAGGTAACAGCAGTGATCATTCCCTGCCGCTCCCACTGATAGTCCTACCAGGTGATCAACCCCCAGCGGTGTCTACCGATCCGCATTATTGGTCCCCTCAACAAGTGGTTTACAGCCACCCTGACGGGGTATGGGTGGCCTAGCAGTAGATCGCGACGAAACGATCAATGCCATTACCCATATTGGTTTTGCAGCCGTGAGTGTTGCTCTCACATGGTATCCGGAAACCCATCGGCCCCTGTCACCAAGACTTGTCGAGAATTGAACTCAGCCATCCCCCTGGGGGACTGCAAATCTAAACCCACCATGCGGACATATCGGAGCATCCAACACCGCATGGTGGGCTATGGGCCCGGGCAAGCCGAGGCGGTTCGGCGTTGCTTATACCCATATGAATGGTGGAGAAGGATGGATTCGAACCATCGACAGACCGTTGCTCCCGGCTGCTCTACCTGATCGCCTGCCTTCCCGATCCGGGACTCATTGCGACTCTCTGAGCTACTTCCCCATATCGATATCTTGCGTGAACAGACACATGCTCACATCTCTCGGTTCCGTTGGGGTGGCCACCCCGTGGGTTCTTCCTGACGTGTGGGATCGGGCATGCCTGCCCTGTAGGCGATCCAACCAACCGTCCTGGGATTTGCACCCCGGTCCTGCATTTTTCAAAGAAATGCAATGCACTATACAACATCGGTTGAGCCTCAAGGGCTCTGTAGGTCAGTCTGTTCGCGAAAGATATCGTAATCACCAGCCATAGTGAGGACTCGAACCTCACATGCGCCGATCACCGCTTATGGCTGGTGATTAGATGCAGATGTTCGACAAAGCAAACACTACACGGGGAGCTACCCCGGGTTGGGCACACGTTTCGAATCGCGTGTTGATCCATCAGCCAAGTCAAGGACACGATCCTTGTCACGGGCCCTGTTTCGCAGACGTTTGAAGTCTGCTACTCGGGGCCCTGTGCTCCATACACCACGTATGGCCGACAGTTTGCTTTGTGGAACATCTGCTGCGGTCATCGGGTTACCCCTACCGCTGTTCCAGTGTGGATTTCAAAGAGCGTGGTCTTTCGACCGTTTCCGTAAGACCCTATCTACTGGGGTCGCACCGATTCGTCAAGAGAATTCTTCGATAGCTCGTGCAAAAACTTTCGAACGATCAGATCGAAGTCGGTCATCGACATCACCCCCAGGGGTGGGCCCATGCGGTTCTTGATAACCTGGACGCGATTGCCACCACGGTGGATCGCGATCAGTTCGTATTCCCGTTGTATGTCAGCACTGGGTAGCTCTGCACCCTGCTTGAGTAGTAACATCATAGTCTTGTCTTTCGTTGTTGGTAGAAGTGCCAGGTATCGCGCCTGGTCCAGAACAGTCATCTACTGCTAAAGGGTGTATAAATCCCTCCTGCGTCTTACGCCCACTTCCATATTGGTTACACAAGCTTGTAGGCTTGATTTGTGTGAAAACAAGTCTGTGAGCTTGCTTTCGGGAATGCAACCCTATAGCCTTGCTTTTGTCAAAAGCAACCTTCTGAGCTTGCATTGGTGGGCGTGGTGGGGATCGAACCCACGTCGTGATCACTAATCAGTAGGAGATTTTAAGTTTCCCGCGTTTCACCGCTTCGCCACACGCCCATATCACTTGGATATTCGGGCCCGTAACTCGACCGGCTTCTTCGGGTCATCCTCATGAGGATCGATGCGAGCACCAGTATCACTTCGGTAAAGCTGGGCCACTTTGGTATAGTTCACGCCACCAGATTTCATCCGTGATGTATCCGAGTTCCACTTGTTCATCTTGTCACGTTCAGCCTGAAATTGTGCAATGGCATCCTGATCCGATGCTGCACGGAACGTATACAGCGTGGGATGGTTGAACGAGCCATTACGGGCAAGCTCTGGAGCACGAACCGCGTAGGTATGCTGAATACCGGCTCGGGATTGCATCTCATGCAGTTCCTGAGCCTCGGCCTGACAACCATACCGTCCACATGCTTCATGGGACCAGCATTTGCCACATTCTCTGCGACCACCAGTTCCCATGCCACTCATGTTGCGATCCTTGTTTGTTGGTGCCGGTATGAGGAATCGAACCCCAGACATTCTGATTACGAAACAGACGTTCTGCCACTGAACTATACCGGCGTTATCCTGGTAGTATCTCTACCTATATCTTGGTGGGGCTGGAGAGAATCGAACTCTCACACCTTGCGGTGGTTGGACCTAAACCAACTGCGTCTACCGTTTCGCCACAGCCCCGTTTTTTCGTGTCATCCCTCTCCAGTATCCATCAGGTGGAGGGAGGTCTTTGTGTTGCTTGATGTTATTTACACCATTCGTGAAGCATGTCAACTGTGATATTGCGTTGAAGATACGCTTTTTGTGATCATCGGCTTTTGGTTTCCCAGTATTCCCCCTACCGTTCAGACCAGCGTATTTTTCAGCGGTATGCCGCTGTATCTCTCTGGCTCTATCTTCTCCGTATTTGTCTACCATGTGTTGCCAAACAGATTTCCTACTCCCATTCGAAGTAGCATCTGCCACATTCTCTTTTGGCGTTCCCCAATACAGATGGGATGGATTAGAACACAACTCGTTGTGACACGCATGACATACGTGAATGAATCGACCAGATGGGATGGTTGTTCCCATAACATGAGCCAACAGCCCCTTGAGATACATAGATTGACCGCCCCGCATCCAGCAATCTTCATCTAACCGTAGATGGGCTTGACGGGTAGACTGTGGCAGGTTAATATATTCTTCGATGGGGGTAAACACGGTAGCACCTCATTTGCTACTCGTATTTAGTAATCACGTTGTGTGAACGCATAAGGTGTGTCTGCCAATTCCACCACACCCCCATTGTAGAACCGGGAGGACCGTAGTCCCACCCGGGGGCTGCTGGGCATACCATACAGCGTTGCTCTTGTATTTATCTCACTCGTCGGTATTCCGCAAGGGCTTCGTTCGACGATTTCTCCACTTTCGGCATCGATCCTGGAGTTTGAACACCCGAAGGTCATCCCAATGACCAGCTTTCAATCGAGACCGATGTTTGGCGATGTATCGCTTGAGTTCACGTGGCCCCTTCATATTGTCTCTTTCATACTAGCATACGACCGAACGGGATTCGAACCCGTGGTTCCCAGATCATCGGGTCTTTGGGCCCTACGAGGAATCTACCCCAATCTCACACATAAGCCACTCGTGCATCAGTCATACGTTCCCGGGCATTTTCGGCCCCGAGCTTGCCTATTCCGGTGTTACAACCGGTCACCAGCGGCCTCTGTGATTTTAGGGGTTTGCTACCAACCGGGCACCACCCCGATCAACCCCCTATATTAACCCTTGCGGGAGGACCATGGGCAGTCCATTCCTGGTGTGGATAGGGGGACTCGAACCCCCACGCCCGAAGGCACCAGACTCTCAATCTGGCAAGTCTACCATTTCATCATATCCACGTATTTTCACATCACCTCGTATACCTGCTCGATATGATCGGCAGCACAGGCGAATTTTTCTTTATCCGTCATCCCGGGACCAGAGTTGTGACCGAACAACCCCAGCACTTGATCATACAGTTCGACGCCATCGATCTGCAAATCCCGGGACTTAGCCTTTACCTTCTTCTGGATCGATTCAGGAAGATAGAAGGCTTGGCCATCCCAGGTAATGAACCCCAGCGAATTGATCACCATGCCGGTGGGATCGATGAACTCGCACAAGACACCCACCGGGCTCATGCAGACTCCACCATCACCATCGATCCACCCGAGTTGATCGGACTGAAATCGATAATCACATTCCCGAAGCCGCTCGATCCATTTGAGCGCACTTCCCCGGTTCATCCAAAGACATCCCTGATGTCAACCTCGACGGCTTCACGAACGGCCACGGCCAGTTCCTGATCCATCTGCTCGTCGATCACAACCTCATCAACCCCGGGCTCCAGGGAGAACCGAATGTCGATGACCTTGCTGCCGGGATGCTTGGCTTCCAGAGCCTCAATCAGGTTCTTCATGATGCTCTCCGAATGAACTCGGCCACATGATGGGGCTCGACACGAAGAGCCAGATCATCCGGTCGTAGCTGCATCTGACAGCACTTGCAGTGAACCGGCTGGAGTTCCCCAACCTGGTCCTTCGGCACCGCCTGCATACCACGGACTTTCACATGGGTCCGTCCCACAGTGTATTGGTGCTCGACACCATCCACGTTGATTGTTCTGTAGCCCATGATACCCTCTTGCGTTGGTGGAAGAGGCTGGGATTGAACCAGCATGAGTTTCCTCTCGGGGTTTAGCCCCCTAGCGTCTACCGGCCTTTCGGCACTATTCCGCCACTCTTCCATAGAAGCCTATTTGACTGATTCCTGATACGAAGTCAATAGGTAGTTGTAACGATAACCTGCCGCTTCCAGGTAACCCGATACTCCCCCCCTTACGGGCGTAACCTCGGTGACACGGTGTTCGCACGGACCCACGCAGGTTTCCCCACGCCCCATCTTTAACGACCACTGGGGCTGATACAGGGTCGATCCATGGGTTACCCCAGGATGATTGGTGCGGCTGGTGGGAGTCGAACCCACACGCCCGAAGGCACCAGATTCTGAGTCTGGCGAGTCTACCGTTTCAACACAGCCGCAAACTGTGAATTCCTAAATACCAGCATGATTTACCTATACGCGATTGGCACCACTGGTAGACGCCAGAAGGTCGGTTACTCCGGTGATCCGGAGACCAGGTTGAAGAAGCTCCAGACCGGTAACCCGGAGCCGCTTCTGGTCCATTATGCATTCCCGGTCGATCCGACCAAGGCCCGCAAGCTGGAGAGTTACTTCCACCGTCAATACAACCACCGTCGTGTTCAGGGGGAATGGTTCGACATGTCAGTGGATGAGGTCGTGGGGCTTATGCAGCACCATGAGATCATGTTGGAGACGATCCAGGCGTCTCTTTGATCAGTTCCCCGACACCGAAATCCAATACATGTCGGACAGCGGTATGAAGTGGCTTTCCTGATCCGATATCACGTTCAGTGGGTCATCAGCCTGGTTCTCGCCATGGGTGACGTAGACCGCTCGCGAACATACGATGGCATCAACCACAGCACCATCGACCGCTCTGGTAGCAGTGAACCGAATGCCCCAGCCTTCGTCATACTTGTTGCTGTAGCACGGCACCTCATCACCCAGCGTATAGGTGACGAAATAGGTATCGGCGTTCAGAAATTCCCGAGCCTCAGCATGGGTGACGTTTTGTGCGTCCGATTTTCCCATACACATGGTCAGGCCGACCAGCCCCATGATCCCGAAGAACGTAATCATTCCTTTTGCGTAGCCATCATCCATGATGCACCCCATGCTTGTTTGGGCCATCATATCCGTTTATGCCGCGTTCGTCAAGAAGAATTGGTAGGGGCGGTGGGACTCGAACCCACATAACTCCGGAGTTTGAAACCGGCGACTTTCACCATTTTGCCCACGCCCCCGTGGTATGCTCTGGGTTCTACCGCACCGAGTCCAGTGGAGTGGACCACGCAGCGGCGACTTAGCTGATCCTCGACCGGGCGGATCAGTGCCATGTTTGTTCGGATGAAGAGTGGGAGCGAACCCCACTAAACCTAGCCGACAGTTCCCACTTTGCGATCATACGTTACGTCTTTGTGCGGCCAGCAACGGACCCTAACGCTCGTGGCTTCATCTCGTAGATACGCCAGCAGTGCTGGCTTGTCAAGGCTCTGATGATGGGCTTCGAACCCCATACCTCTCCCTTAAATCGCAAATGCCGTGGGAGTGTTCTTCCAGCTACTCGCTCCTACGTCCATCATCCTGGTTCATACTCATCTGCCTTATCTCACCTATCCCCATGTTGGCCTGTCAGGCGTTTAACCCGCTCAACGTTTCTTTAGCCTTTGCGATTGATACCTTCATGGTCGTCAGTGCCTTATCTCAGCCTTTCTGTTCCCACCCGATATGGCGGTCTGCTTTCGATTACAACTACATCAAACTTTGGTCCTGAGTAGTGGAATTGAACCACATCCCCCTCACTCACAATGAGGTGTGCAACCGTTACACCTTACCCAGGATATTTTGGAACCGGCAGGGGGATTTGAACCCTCCGCTATCTGATCCACAATCAGACGTGCTAACCGCTAACACTATACCGGCAAAGTGTGCTTGGCTCCCCTGGATGGATTCGAACCACCGACCAAGTGATTAACAGTCACCTGCTCTGCCGCTGAGCTACAGAGGAACAAAACACACTTTTTGAGAGAGCTTGGCTCGGGTAGCAGGGATCGAACCTGCGATGCTTTCGCATACCTCCGGTTAACAGCCGGGTCCCGTGCCACTTGGGTATACCCGAGCAAAACTCTCTCATCGATCATCATCGGCGACCAGGCAGGTATGACCCTACCTGGCCACCTAGATCATGTTCCTAACCTCTCCCATTGGAGAGTATGTCAAAGAGCGTGGGACTATCAACCTCCGGGTTCTTAGGCCCTCGGGGTCATCCCGTCTCCCATACCGGACGCACCGTCATGGGTAGTTTGGTGGGAGCTTGCAGAGTCGAACTGCGCCCGGTTTAACCGGAATGGGGTTACAACCCATCTGTCGTGGCCCACGACTGAAAACTCCCAAGTTTGGTGGGGGATGTAGGGTTCGAACCTACCGTGCTTTGCAGCGCCTGTTTTACAGACAGGTGGCCCTCCTCTGTGCCATATCCCCCAAACTCGTCACTCCTGGCCGTGTCCGACCAGTTCGCGTTTCGTGATCCCCGCACCCCAACCATGACGGTTGAGACGGCGACCTGAGACTTTCATCGGGCCATCCAGGGTTCTGTTCAGAGCCCGACGAACCTTCCGAACGATGAGATGTCTGCTTTGCTTCTTCGTCATCTTCGTCTCCATATTCTTTGGTCGGTCTCTCCCTGATGTCACGACATTGCAAAGCGGTCTTTGAACCGTGGAGGGCACTGCCGTTGTGGAGCCTCCGAATTTTGGTGGGTGGTAAGGGACTCGAACCCTTGATCTCCGGTTTTTCAGACCGGCGCTATCACCCGATCAGCTAACCACCCATTTTCGCAACAAAAAACCTGCCTTCGATCTCTCGGGGCGGGCTGCGGATGCACTTGCATCTCTCTGTGTGATCGTTCAGATCATACAGCAGCCCTTTCGGTCAGATTGAGATAAAAGTGATGCAACATCGTCGTTTCTTTCATGTTGGGCGATTCGCCCGTTCCAGTCTCGTTGTGAATGTATTTAGCAGACTAGCCCAGAATGTCAACACCCAATCTGAACTTTTCTGCATCAACATACCTGGATTATCTGATAATCCAACCAATCTCTTGATTTATATACTGAAATTCCACACACTCACGATCTGTCGAGATGACGTGATCGGATGACATGCCGTGGAAGTTCCCACCATGTGCCGTGAATAGGACATAGATGTTGTTGTCCGATGCCCGTCCGTAGCTGTCCGAGACCGCAAACCGGGCCCCTGCGAATGCAAAAGCTGGTGGAACTATCGTTTGTGTGAACTGCCGGGTATCAATCAGCAGCAGAACCCCATCGTTGGCTTGATGTATCTCATCCAGTCCTGGTATGATCTCTGGGCGCAAACCGGCTGGTTCAGTGAGTATCTGCCCGGTGTTGACGTCCACAACCAGGTTCATCACGTCGTAAGTTTGACGTGATGCAGGAATCCGGGGGATGCCACTGTAGCCGAAGAAATATGCCTGGTCGTCAGAAATCAGGTGAACTTCACCGGTGTATGTTTCCAACAGTGCCTGAGTTGATCCATCACGGCTTCCAAACGTCGCCGTAGGTCCGTTGATGGACCAGAATGATTCTCGATCATCGTTCACCGATCTCATATTTGCATTGACGTTGGTTTGGTGATAGGATGTGTAGTTCGGCAACCCGTCCTGTTCCATCTCGATCTCGAACTCAGTCTCCTCATTAGATGAACTTGAGAACCGGAAACTGTAATCATCAAACCGAATTCGTCTATTTTCTTCTATCCAGTCCCCTGCCTCCAATACAGCATCGATCCCAGTCGATCCACCTGACCCAAAGCCGCCCCATTCACCCTCACTGAAAATTTCCAGGCGTCCGGTCGAGAGGTTCCAGATCAGCAGTCCATCCGTCGGCGACTCGATCCGATCTCGTTGTTCCATGGTTATTCGAGATGTAAGGAACCCACCATTGGTATCATCGATCTGGATCACAGCACTAGGCTCGCTGGGTGTTCGTTCCGATGCAGATGAATTTCCAACCAGAATTGGTTTCAGCCGGTGTTTTCTGTTCATGTCCACCATGGTGGTCCCTCCTGGTCACGTATGCCAGTATTTATGAAGACCTACCGAAGTGTTTTGATCCCGGTCTGTTCCAATCCCGGTAAATCCTCGACCGGAAACAACACTGGACTGTAGACCTCCCCCATCTGGGCTGCTGCTACCATGCGGTGCCGACCATCACCCCAATCGAAGCTACCATGGCCGTTCATCGAACAGACCGACGGATTCATGTATCCACCATCCGCCCAGTGCTGCTTCGCTCTGGCGACACGATCCCCAATGGAGTTCTCACCACCGGTAGGATCGTCCGGATCGAGCACCGCGTGGCGGAACCCGTGTTGGAATGCATCCCGGATGTTCACCCAGATCAGGGTATACTCGGGATCATCCTGCAACGTCTTGCCATACCCACGGGCGTGAGATCGATTCGATCCAACGGCCCAGCGGAGTTTTGGCACATACGTGTTGAGTTCTACCAGCTTCATGCTGATATTTAGAACCAATCAGGATCATTCATCCCAGGGAAACGGTTTCAGTGGTCGAAGTCCACCGTTGTTGCGTTTGTCACCCATGACGTCCGCATTATGATAACGCCGAAGTTCGTCACCCAGGGTATAGGCAGCATCCGTCCACTTGCCGTTTTCCCACACCACCAACTCTTTACGTTCCAGCCGAGGCTGCTCGTCAAACCCGGTTGTTCCCTGGAGCCACCAGCTTCCTGGAACATGCGACATCCGAACTGCACCGTGGTAAAACGGCTTGTCATTGGACTGGAATACCGCCCGCTCTTGGATGACGACGACCACCTGAGCCTTGATGGTGGTTCCTGAGATATCACCCATGTCTTCCAGGAACTGCTCGGCCTGTTCCACCGGATCGGTCACCGATGTGCCGGGTCCATAGTAGTCGTTGTATTCCGATCCGGTCTTCATAACCTTGCCACTGGCGGTGGTCCGGAAGAACGCAGATTCGTCATAGGTGGTGAACACCTCAAGCTCAAACTCGTATTTCCGACGGTCCCCGATTCCCAGGGGATCGTGATACAGAAACATCTTCTGCAACACCGGGTTGAATACCGGGGCAGAGTTGTCGAAGCTGGTCAGTTGGTTGGTCATGAAAATACCTCATCTGCATGAGCAATTCGCTTCTTGAACTTCGGAGCATTCGGATAAACCTGCTCATACATTCTGGCATAGTAGGGCCGGTAGTTGTTGTTCAACTTGTATCCGTCCCCACCAGATATATCAGATTCCCATCGCATCCGTTCAAAGATGCGGTTGGCCGACAACGTGGTGACGCCCGCAGCAACCAGTTGATTGGCGAAGGTCTCAAACATCTTCCAGATGTCGGGATTGTTGGTATGATAGGCATCGAATCTTTCGTTCAGATCAGACATCGCGTTTCCCCTCGAACACCGCATGGGTCACTGGCAGATAGGGGATACCGTATTCGGTATACTTGAAGAACCGAACCGTGCCCTCACCCTTGCCGATATACTTCTCACGGGTGTTCCACAGTTCTTTGTAGAAGGCTTCGCCACCCTTGATGCCCGATCCAAACGATTTGCCATCATCGGTGACATACGTCACGTTGCCAGCCATACCGGAGCGGTTACCTTCTCCCTCGATGATGCCGGTGATCGGGAATTCACGCTCGATGAAGTTCTTCCACTTGATCAGGTTCTTGGTCCGCTTGTTCTCATAGGCTACACCAGCACGTCGAACGATGGTGCCCTCGTATTCCCGGAGAAGGTCATCGACCGAATGGGCTTCCAGTTCTTCCCGAGTCCTGGGCTGACGGGTCTCTACCAGTTGCAGACATTCATGTCCACCACCCTGGGCCCAGATCGATGCGATCACTGGATGATGCCACAGACGAGCGAATCGATCAAAGAACTCCGCATCATGCGGGAAGTTCCAGTCGTTCGAGTGGCCGTCCAATTCGGATGGATCGCTGCCTGCACAGTCGTAGCAGTGGAATTGCAGAACCGATCCCTCTTCGATCTCTTCATCCGTGAGTTTGGTCTTCCGGACCAGACCGCTGATTCGGTTCAGCAGATGTCGATACTTGTGGTTGTAGAGTTCACCATCCAGAACCAGATCGGGTTTCTCGACGAACACCGGCTTGATGGCTTCCCAGATGTGCGGCATTGCCACGATAGGTTTTCCCTTGCGGGTCCACATACCAGTGCTTCGGATAATACAGCGGATACCGTCAAGCTTTGGCTGATCAAAGATCAGGCCCGCCGCAAGCTCTTCATCCGTGATCGGATAATCCTCGTAGGGATAGGCCAGCATGGGACTGAAATACGTTTCCTGATCGATGTCATCCAGGCTTTCCGCATACTTGCCCTGAGCGAGCTTCTTGCGGTATTCTGCCGCGACTTCCGCCGATGCTTGTGCTTCCGGACTGGTCTCGTTGGCCCTGCCGATGTTCTTGCCAGCACAGGTCGTCCACCTGGAAGTCGTCACCACACCTTCAAGCTGTCCGCTGTTGGTCCGGTATTGGTTCCCCTCTTGATCGATCCACCACTTTTGGATGGCTCCGGTCGAGGTTCGCTTGTAGATGGTGGGATGTGTGGTCATCAGGTTCTCCAACTGTATGGACCCGATGTAGTAAATTTCCTGGATAGTTGCAACCCCAATGTGCGTGAGAAATTTTCCATTCGTGATACAACCAGTCATAAATACGAATGCTGAGGATCAAAGGAGATGCATCATGAATCCTAACGTGTTGAAAGTTCAAACCAGACTCAAGGAACTGGGATTTGACCCAGGACCGCTTGATGGCATCCGTGGTCGATCCACAATCACTGCGGTTCGTCAATTCCAGGCTGCACGTGGTCTGACCGTGGATGGACTGGTGGGCCCGCAGACCTATCAGGTCATGTTTGGAGAAGCTACTCCGGCGTTTCCAACCCGCCCCGCCGCACCCCCTGCGGTTGCCATAGATGCAACGCCATGGATGGCAGAAGCACGTCGCGTCATGGGACTACATGAAACTCATCACAAGAAATCCCTGTGGGACTGGATGAAATCCGACGGCGGCACTGTTGGTGATCCGTCCAAAGTTCCGTGGTGTGGAGATTTCGTCCAGACTGCCATTGCCCTGAGCATGCCGGAAGAACCGCTACCGGAGAACCCCTACCTGGCCGCAAACTGGGTCAAGTTTGGTATTCCATGCTCACCGCAGTTTGGTGCCGTGCTGTCGTTCTGGCGTGGTTCGCCAACGTCATGGCAAGGCCACGTGGGATTCTATTCAGGCGAGACGGCTACGCACTTCCGCGTTCTTGGCGGAAACCAGTCAGATCGCGTGAGCGAAGTGTTGATCGCAAAGAACCGAGTTCGTGAGAATGGAGTTCGCTGGCCGTCTACAGCACTGTCGCCAACAGGTGGCCGAGTCACGGTAGACGGCAAGGGTCTGATCACGACTACCAATGAGGCGTGATAGGCCGTTCTAGATTGGGGCCGAAGGCATCGGTCATCAGTCGATCATACCACTCTGATATTTCCTGGGGGGTGAATTTCCCCCCAGACTGCTTCATGATAGCTCCGACGAATTGACCACGTGACATGTTCAGGTAGCTGTCATCCTTGATCACAGTGGCCAATGCCAGGATCATCGGGGACAGGTATCGGCATGCAAACGGTAGACGGGGTTCATCCACGAGAATTCACTCCTACCCAGAGAATCGTAATATGGCCCCCGGGCTGTTGGTCATCGAACGCACCAATGCACAGCCGACCACTGGCATAGGCTCTGGCATCCAGATTGGTTCGATTCGTATAGAACGCGGGACCATTGCTGGCATCATGCCCATGGACAACGTGTCGTCCATGGTAGCCAACATCAGCACCTTTGGGATACTTATACCACTGGGTCATTTGCTCTGGCTGATCAGCTAGTTCATAATGCTCGCCCACACCGGCATGAACGTATACTCGATGAGCATCTGCATAAACGGTTAGGCACGATTTGAACCACTCGATGTGGGATGGGTCGATCTGGCCACCATAGGATTGTAGGGTAGTCTCACCACCATTGCGGGCCCACCAATGGCGCAAGTGGTCATCATCCGTGTCGTGGCATTCCAGAAGCATGTCTTCGTGGTTGCCCCGCAGGCATACCCATTTCCAGCCCGGAGGCGGGCCCTGGATAAGCCTATCGATGATTTGCTTGCTCTGGGGTCCACGATCCACATAGTCGCCCAGGAACACCACTGTGCCCTCTATGGCGAGGCCCTGTATCGTAGCCAAGGCATCACGAAGGAGATCATATCTGCCGTGTAGATCGGGGATGACGAATGTTTTCACGTTGATCTCAGTTGATATTTGATATGGTGAATTGACACCCGCAGGAACTTCCTGACAGTGTTCCAGAACCCCAATCCATCAACATGGACCAGACCTCCGAACCACGTGGTGCTGATGACATAGTGATCGGGTCCGAGTTTATGATACCGCATCAGTCGTCATCATAATCGGCGTTATCGGGATCGAAATCACCATCGGTGATGTCATCATCGTCTTCGACCTCTGCGTAACCGGCAGCTTCGGCCAGTTCCTCGATAAAGTCGTAGGCATTGACGATGACATGATCGTTTTGTGATACGGCTTCGGCACAGGTGATTCGGTTCTTCTCAATGAAGTCGCGAACCAGGGTCAAAACTTTTTCAGGATGGAGAATTTCGTCATAAATGTCACGTGCCATTCTTGGGTCCTTATGCCAAATGGGATTACAGTGCATTGCACCGTAAGGCCAAAGCTAGGCATGCGTGACTGAATTTCAAGGGATGATTTGGTGGTGCCGGTGGGGATCGAACCCACCTACTCCCATTTATGAGACGGGCGCTTGAACCAACTCAGCTACGGCACCATTAAGACGATTTGGTTGCGGGGGGTGGATTCGCACCACCGATCTTCGAGTTATGAGCCCGACGAGATAGTCTTCTTCTCCACCCCGCAACAAAATCGTCTTGAACCCTTATATAGCGATTCTGTTCATTCTGTCAAGTGCAACTGCACAGTTGTTTTCACAGAAAGTGGTCTTGCGAAGATCACCCGGGCCCGCGACCTATCCCGGTCGGACATCCGTTGCAGATGTGCGATGAGATCGTCCTCTTTCAAGAACGTCTGATAGGAGATGGTTTCCACCGTGTGTTCGGGGTATCCATGACCAGGATTGGTGCGGGATCGTTCATCACCAGGGATCGTCACCGAATCGGTAGTGATCAATGCGTAATGTGGCTCGGCAGGAATCTTCATGATGGCACCCAATAGGTTCTGATTTTCACACCGTTGTGGGATTCAACCACATACTGACCGCGAACCATCGTGATACCATCACGAATTCGAACAGTCGGCCCATAATCCCATGTCGGGTTGAGATCAGGGGAGATTGTGCTGGCATGGGCCGACAACTTCTCGTGTGTCGTCTCCACCAGTTCCTCGGAAGGATTGAACACGAAATCCAACGGGCCATGTTCATCAACTGGTGAAGTCCGGTTTTGAAGTGCTGTCAGTTTATCTTTTAGTTCCCGACGACGGGTAGACGCATCTGTGCGTTCAAGGTCCTTGATGCGGACGCGGGGACGCTCCAGCGTAGCCAGCGGGAAGTGGGTTCCACCCACAATCTTCGGTGTCCAGGGTGTAGCAGGCATTTTCGTTCCCTCAGAAATCTGGTTGTCCGTGTTCATCAAAGATCGGTTTCCGGAACTCAACGATTCTGGGAACCACGGGCTGCTCGGGCTTCTTGACGGGAACCGGAATCACGCCCATTTGGCGCAATTCGAATTCGATGTTCCCGGGCAGCGTTTCCATCACTCATCCTTTAGCTTTGGAAGTCCCAACCGATCAGACTGGTCAAATTCTTCCAATGCAATTTTGACCTTCTCGAACCAGGCGGCTTCGACAGCTTCATCGGCACCAACATACCCGATGTCATGGCGTTCGTCAATGATGATTCGCCGCCCAATGACTTCGACCTCAACGATCCCACAGGTCCCGGCACACATAGCCTGGGTCGCGTTTGGCCGGATCACGGCAGAGGTGCCACCGAGTTCACACTCGAAATCGATCTTGCACATGTAGCCGATGATCCCATGGCGGGGCGTCGTCGTATACATCGGTCGTGGTGCATCCTCAGGGATCACATCCTCCGGGACCATGTAGCGAATAGACCCATCGGATTCAACCTGTGCGAGTCCACCGTAGCCGTTGGTCATGATTGCAGGACCACCAATGGGGAGGTCTCCCGGATCGGCACGTCCCCATACTTCCACATTGGTCCATCCGTCGCCCAGCAACCGAGCAATCGTTTGTATCTGAATCAGAGTGGCCATCAGGATTGTTCCTTTGTCATAAACGGGTAATATCCGGTGCTGGCCGGAATATCCTCATCGGCTTCCCACATAAGGACTTGGCCATCATACCACCATTCCGAATCAGCACAGTGTTTCATGGCATCCTCTAGGGATTCAAACCCGACTGTGTGATGCCCTATGGATTTGTGCCGACACACCTGGCCGGGAACGAGGTCCTCGGATGGACGGGGGGATGGACGAAATACCATCGGGTGAAATCGACCGGTCCCCGAGTGATGCAGGATAGTGCAATGATAGCTCATTCTGGTGGTGCTCCAATTCCCATTTTGACTTCGACCAGAGTGACGATCACCGAATCACCAATCGTATCACCCGATCCCACGAGCTTGTCGATTTGGAATTTCGTGAAACCCACGGCGGCGAGCAGTCGTTTTGCATCAGCAGTAGTCATGATGTGACCTCTTCGGCATTCTTCTTCAACGTTCGCACGATCAGATCATATGCGATCCGCAGATTCTGATCAGTTGCATCTCGGTGCAGAACAGCGTGATTTGGACAGATTTTGCGAAACCGATCCTGCTGCTCTTCCGTGCATTGCTCCAACAGGCGGTTGATCTCCGCCTGTAGAGCATTGTGCATGATGCTGGTTGCTGATGGATAGTCCATCAGATGTGGCAATCCACAATCGTCAGCCGCATGGTCGGGGTCTTCATGGCGTCATCCAGGATGGCCTGGAATTCGGTCTCCCATGCACCCGCGTCCTTCTCGTCCGACACCATACCGAACCAGCCCATCTTGCCAGATTCGTTCCAGGTGCCGTTGTAGATGGCAGCGAATGCCGTGAGCGGCTTGACCGTGCCGACGTAATCATCCTCGGTCTTCATGGTTTCGGCATTCCAGCCCCACATGAAGTTGGCCGATCCGTTGACCTTCTTGATCTCATCCTCATCCTGGCCAGCTTTGGCAAGCTCCACCAGATACTTCGGGTATTCTTGACGGAACCAACGGCGGCGTTCCGCGATCTTGTCAGCCTTCATGCGGTCCCAGTTGATATCCACCAGGAGTGCAGTGTCCAGCCCACCCGTGTCGGGCTTGTCTTCCATGCCCCAGGACCGCTTGCCGCGATCACCCCCAGCACCATCCTTGACGAACAGCCGTTCGCTGTAGCGGCCACCGATGACCCACCAGTCCCACTGTGCGTTCGGGTTCGTCCGGTCGATGATGCGGGCGATATCGCCATTCTCGTCCAGTTCGATCCAGCCGTATTTGGTTTCGTCGGCGGGCACCGATCCGAGCACCTTGTAGCTGTGCCAGTAATCGACGAACTCCGCGAACGTCATGCATTCGGCCACTGAGATTTCGACCTCTTCCGATCCTTCCGGATAGTTCGGGGTGCGGGCATGATAGACGTCGGTGCCCCAGTTGTCCCTGGTCACCCGGCGTCCATCGGAAAGTTCACGGTCGTTGAAGAAGCCCTTCGACTTGAGATCGGCCTCTTCGACATCGGTCAGTTCCCGCCACAGCGAGTTGTCCCAGGCAGAAATCAACGTGCCATCGGCCAGTCGGAGCATCGACCGGGTGCGTTCCGGGTTGTTGTATTCTGCACGGGACCGCTCGGTGATGTCGATGTTCTGAACGAACTCGTTGTCCAATCCAGTGCATTCGAATTCGTGATACGGGGCCAGGGCCCGCTCCACGGTATCATCGGGGTCGGCGTCATTGGTGAAGACTGCAAGTGCAAAGTGGCTCATTTGATGTGTCCCATGGTTTGATAGGCGAGGTTGATCAGATATTCGCGGGAGGCCGAAAACTCAACACCTGCCCAAACGTCACGCAGTTGTCTCAGAATTTTACCCATTTCCGGGCCAGGTGTAAAGCCCAAATCGATCAGGTCTTGACCGGTAATGGGAAATTCCGGAACGGCCATACCTTCGATATCCCGATACAGCGTGTTGAACCCGGTAGAACTCGGCCCTGTAGTGACTGGCTCCTTTCGGTTCATGATCGCAATCCACGCCAGAACATCCGACTTCTGATGAGTTGCCAGCATCTGCGTGGATGTGATTCGCGTGGGTGGAGTATCAAAGAACCGCTTAGCAAACAGCACCGGGTTCAGTTCTTCGCGGGAAACCTTGTAGCGATCTCGCAGCAGTGCCACGGCTTCTCCAATACCTGCTTGGGTTTTGGGAAAGCTTGCCGTCAGCATCACTGCGGGTCGGGTATCCGGTATGGGGATCAACAGGTTGCTGTCAACCGATGACAGTCCGATATGATCCAGCACTCCGGCACGTTTCATGCGGTTGAACTGACCCCAAGCTGGAGTTGTGCCCATTTGCAGGATTTTTCCGATTTCCGCCCAGATGCGCTCACCACTGATTTGCTCCAGACCCTTTGCGGTTTCCCGGAAGATTGGATAGAGCAGATCATCATCCCTGAATTTGGCATTACCTGCCATCTTGGCACAGAACCGAAAATACCGCAGAATTCGCAGATAGTCTTCGCGAATGCGATCCTCGGGGGCCCCGACGAACCGAATCGTGCCTTCATGCAGATCGGCCATGCCGTTGTGATAATCATGAACCACCAGGTTCACGTCCAGATACATCGCGTTCATGGTGAAGTCTCGACGCAGAGAATCAGTCATCCAATCCTCAGTGAACGCAACCTCGGCATGACGACCATCCGTGGCCACATCCACACGCAGGGTGGTGACTTCGATGTTTTCATTGCCCACAACAACCGTCACGGTGCCGTGCTTGAGCCCGGTCGGCACAACTTGCAGACCAGCCTTTTCCATGATGGTGATGACGGCTTCTGGACGGGCTGTGGTGGCGATATCCCAGTCCTTGGGATCGCGGGCCATGATCAGGTCACGAACGGCACCACCGCAGATGCGACCTTCATGGCCAGCACCATCCAGCACCCACATCACATGCAGAGCAGCAGGGTTGATATCGCTCAGATTAAACTGCATTTTCGATCTTCCGTTCCACAACCACACAATCTCGGGGGCACGTGTTGTAGGCCAGCATACGCTGGTCTTCACCATGAAATTCCGCAACCACTTCTGGGCAAACCGGATATTTTCCGGACCAGAGCAGTTCGTTGTCGAAGCGGCGGTGTTCGAAAATCATGACGGGCTCCTATTGGAACCCACCTATACCCGTATTATCCTGGAATGTCAATCGGAAATCCACTCCGACCGAACTTGTGGACTTCGTTCCCTGCCGAGTCCCAGCCGTATCTTTCCTGTCGTGCGTATAGCTCCAGGTATGGGCCATCAAACAGACCCTCGATCATCCCGTATTGCTCATCTGGTTTACGGGAGTTCTCACGCTTACCGGCAACCAACAGATCACGGGTGGATCGGTTCTTGAGGCTTGCAAGGGTCTGGAAATTCTTGGTGGTTGCGACCAGACAGGGCTCCAGGTTCTTCCTGGTGATGTAGCCTCCGCCGAATGCACGTTTGCCGGTTTCGGGATTGACCTTGTTCCATTCCCAGGCCAACCCGGAGTATTTGAATCCCCATGCCTCAATTACATCTCGGGCTTGGAAGATCGTCGGCCAGGTGGCCCACAGGAAGAGAACTGCACCATCAGGATGGATCATATCCCGGACGGGTTGCTCCATGATATGCTCGACTGGGGAGACGGGAGTCAGGTAGTGTCGCCCTGGACTCTTACCCTGACCTTTTGCCGAATAGGTTTTGAACTGCCAATCGGGATCGGCAAGGATTACCCGATAGGTGTGCTTTGGAACGTCGTGGAAATTCAGATATGCTGTCATAGGGGGGATATGGTGTTCCCCCCTATGATGTTCAAGGTCACGCGGCTTCGTTTTCGCGTTCTGCCAGCTTCCGGGCGATGCCCATGGCCTTGGTCGCAGCACGAACCTGCATCAGCATGTCAGCCTCTTCCCGAAGGTAACGACGTGCAGCAGCGGCATCCGGGCTGTAGGTCGGGTTCGGGCCGATCTGGGTGCGCTTCGGCTGGGTGACGATGCGATTGGTCTCGCCACGACCACGGTAAGCATAGAGGAACGGCTTGCGATTGGCTTTGGCCGACCGGATTTGCACGATCAGGGCCTTGTAGATGGCCTTCCATTGTGCCACCCAGGCCATATAGTCCTGGCGATCCTTGATGGAATCGGCCACCGCAATGAAGTCGTCGGTCGAGAGAGTTGCGTATTTCGTCATGATTTTGATCCTTCCTGATCAGTTGCGTCCACTGTGGACAGATGTGCTTTGGATTCCGCGAAAAGGTCATACGATGCCCATCCCGTGGTTGATTCGTTTACGGGACCACCGGCAGCAGCTTCCTGCTGTTTACGGTGTTCCGTGAAGATATGCAAGGCTTTCCAACCCGCAGACTTTCCTTCGTATGGAGTCTTCATTCCGTAGAAGGTCTCGGCATGGCACTTACCACAAGATGCGGCAACCGCCGTGCAATCCCCACAGTGCCATCCGTGGAGGTGTTCGGATTTCCAATAGTCCCAGTTGTGATCTTTTGCAAATGCATCGATCTCTTCCTGATCGGTTCCATCCGGCATGCGAGCATCACCCTCGGGCGTATACAGCATATCGTGAATTTGCTGACACACCTGGTCCACTGTGAGATGATCGGTCTCGTCTCGCCAGTATTTCCGGTTGGACCGAAAGTGCAGTGTTGCCAGTCTTTCGGTGATCTCGTTCAGTATGAAGCGGAGCTTTGCGATCTCATGATCCTTCGCATCATACTCGGGTAGATCGGGCTGGATCAGCCCTTTCGCCCATTTCAGTTCTTCTTCGGTATAAGCCATGGTTATCCTCCAAATTTGGCTTGCAGGCGGGCATACTGCTCCCGCTCTGCGGCTTCTTGTTTTGCTTTCCGATCTTCTTCTTCACGAACTTTTTTGGCCTCGGCGGCAGCTTTGAGCCGTGCCGCTTCCGCCTGTTTCCGACCCAGGTATTCGGGATCGAAGAAGTCCACAAAGTTCACGTTATACTCCGTGGTCTCGTTGCCGTCACACCGACTGTAGTAGGAACCGTTGAGTTGAACCATACCATCGATGATCCGGAAATCATCATAGCTGTAGCTGGACCGATGCCAGGTAGCATTGGTTTGTGCCAGCGCCTCCAATGCGTTGAACAATTGGTTTGCCCGGAGATTGATCCGTTCGAACAGATCGGAAATCGCATAGAGGGTTTCCGGCGTTTCGGTCAATTGGGTCTCTTCCGGATATTCCGGGTTGGGTTGAGTCAGTTCACACATCAGATTGTTCCTTCCACAGTTTGATGATGGCTTTGCCACGACGATCCAGGTTCTTCCACTTCGATTTGAACCCAATGCTTTCCAGGCCCCCGAACATCACCGCGTTCGAAGTCAGTTCGGCCAAACCGGCAAGGAGTTGGGTTGCGGCTTCCGGTCGTGCAGCAAATTCCGCGACACCCTCGTCCTTCAACAGGTGGACGTCCATGTCTTCGCCGATCAGGCGAGAGACAAGCTGGTCGTCGTCAGAAAAACGTATGCCTTTTTCTGACACGAGATGATCGAAAATCTCCTGGGAGACTTTGGCATGATTGGGAAAATGTTGCTTGCCATCGGCATCCACCGTGCGGCAATAGGGCTTGCCGCAATCATGATAGATCAGATATGTGATGGTGGTTTGGAACGGCAGCAGGCGGTTCAACAGAATGGGAGAGCGAGCCCACTCGGGGAGCTTCCATTCGAACCGCAAGGGCTTCTGATCGCGAAGGTGCTGGATCAGATCGAGGTAATGGAAAGCAACGGATCGACCATGTTCGGCCACTGATTGCTTTTCAAATTGGTAGCAGGCTTCCATAGCCTGGTTGAGTTCAGCGAGGGTGTTGGGCTTGTCAATCTACAACATGATGGTGGTCCTTATGAGGGTTGAGATGATCCGGTTATGCAGCCGGATCATCGTGGGGTTGGCAGGAGAGTTCCGTGATGACGCCGGTTTGAACACCGTCATCAGAAAGCATTTCGTTCAGCCCGGTAACGACGGGGCTGGTAGGGGTGAGTTCCATCTCACACACATCAGCGGTCTCGAACGTAACACCGTCGTATACGAGTGTTTGACACGTATCGGTGACCACACCGGAGGACAACATACAAACCGTGGCAAGAATCTCAAACATGACAGACTCCCTGGTTGATTCGTTTTCGATGTGTGTAATATACAAGAAACCGACCGGTGAGTCAACACCAATCGGTTTCATGCAGAAATTTTGTGTTGGCCGACGAATCTACAACCGAGCATCCTCTAGGATCGCGACACGCAGTTCTTCGATCTGGGCACCCGTCAGGGTGAGATCACCGAAGTCCAGCGGCTTACTGTGACCAGCCTGAATGGCAGCTTCCATCGCCAGGACTTCACCAGCCACATCCTCCAGGGACGCAGCCTTACCAGCATCGGTCAGATCAAAGCGCACATCCACAAGACCGGCAGCGGCCTTGAGCTTGTAGAGGGCTTGAAGTTGTTCGACATTCGACACGATGGCATTCCCTAGTTCGATCTATTTAGAGCGTGAACCTTCCATTCACCAGGAGTATACGAACTCTCTATCATCGGGCGGATGACTGTCAGCCACGGCAGGCCACGATGGTGAGGGTAAGACCCGGGTCGGCCTCCACTCGTCACCCAGAAGGGTTAAGGGCCGCAGAGCCCCCATCATCACTATCCGGTCTGATCATTGCCGTAGATCATTCCTTGGTCCTTACCTTTCGGTTTAGTGGCGTAGGATACACCATATCGCGGGCTGTTCAGCACACATGCTGCGTTCAACTGTCGGAAGCATTCCTGCAACGGACGTTCTATGCCGCCAGGGGATTACTCCCTCGGGCCAACCCTCACCACACAATCTATGGTATGGAGATTATGATGTCAAGACCCGGGCGTCCTAAATAGTTGGTCAACCCGTAGGAACTCATGTGCGATGAAACTTCTTGATCTCTTTGAAAAAACCCGGGTTAACATTGAGGTGTTGGACCTCATCGCATCCAGCATAATCGCCCATGCCAAGTATGAAATAGCCCATGGGGAAACCTTCATGGTCAAGTTGGACTCCAAGGTGGTCGAGCAACTGAGATCGCGATTCGGTGAAGAACAAGCGATCCTCGCAGAATACATCAGCAAGTATGTGCCGGTGGTTTTCCAAAACAAGAGCGGTGGTGCGCTTGGTGCATTCTACCAGCATGCAGCACAACACAATGATAGCAGGGATGACGTGATCAGCGTATTCATCCCACAGGACCCATCAAATCCCGGTGCCGCAATATCACCCAGACAGCTACAGCAGAACCGTGCTGTGAAATCATCCCTCATGCATGAACTTCGACATGTGGCCCAGAGAACCCAATTCGGAGCGTATTACCAGAAACAAGTCACCGACATGTCAAGCTTTGACACCAGTGGATCGGATGGAAAGCTGGCCAAATACCGGGTCGATCCCATGGAGATTGATGCTGCATTCACGCACATCATAAACAACAACTCCGACATCGACGATCCTCGGGAATTCGCCAAGAAAGTCGTTGCCGATCTCTCCGCTTACAAAACCCTCACCGATCAGCAGCGTCAGCACTACTACCGAAAAGCCGCTACCTATGCGGTTGATCGGGGCACCCAGGATGGACATCGTGATGATCTCCAAGGTCGATTGACAAAGAAGAAGAAACTCCGGGCTGATGAGATCGGAGCGGTTCTGAAAGATGCAATCAAACCGCTGTCACAGTTGTCCAGTATCGGCATGGGCATGAATTACAACACGACATTCCCCGGTCCAGTGATAGTCAATGGACATCTCAAAATGACCAGGGGAGACATGCCTGTAGATCGCCCCGACCTGTTCATATTCGGTGCATCACTGATCTACAAGTGGATGAAAGACAACACAATCGATCTCTCAATCGATGATCTATTCGGAAAGATCAGATCAGTCCCCGATGAGTGGTGGAATTCTGCAATCGAACTCGTCAATACCCATGGTATGTTCGAGCGACTGGACAGAAAATTCCTGGCTGGCTTGGTCAAAACCCTCCAGCAGGATTATCAAGATCGAACGATGCGGGATATTTGACGACCCATCTCCAGCAGAACTTGATCTTCTCGTGCTGCCTCGGCCAATAGCCGTGCTTCACGACCGGCCTGCTTCCCGGCCTCGTAGCAATAGCTCGCACAGGCATCTCCCGGCAAGCAGTGTCCACCAGTCCACCCACAGCGATAGCCACTGCTGCTGGTGCCCAGGGGGTGTGCAGTGACGATCTCCTGCAACGGGCAATCTGCTCCGTATCCGGGGTGGGTGGGATAGTTGGTCATTGGAACCCCGTCTCCAGGCTTTGCTTGGCATTCGCTTCTGCCTGCTCTGGTGTGTGCCCCTCAGCGATATCCGCCAGGAACCACAACCGTGCAGTCTCATGCAGATGGTGGACTTCGTATACCTTCATGGGCGGTTTGGTTGCCGATGCCTTGGCATAGACAGCTTCCGACACGCTCTTCCAATGGGCTTGAGCTTGTGCCATCAGATCATGATCCTTGGCCAACATAAGCTGGGCCTTCTTGACCAGTTCCTGGATGTGAGCCCGAGTAGCCGGAACTTGGGTCGGGGAGTATTTCTCTCCAGTCATCGAATCGATAGGATTGATGGTGCGATCACTCATGCCGAGTCTCCATACAGATGGTTCAGATGTCGTTTCAACCGCTGGACCTCAGCTTCCGCCTCGGACTTCAACTGATGCGGGGTCTTACCATTCTGTCGTTGCAAAGTCAATACCAGTGGCCCAGCAACATGATGGGTGAACATGATTTCCGCGTAGTTGTTGAGTTCTTCTGGATGCCCCAGCACCTCGGCCATGTATTCGGCCATATACTGGATCGGACCACCCGAGAGGTTCATGGTGAGTTTTCCATCCACCATGTGCATCTCGACCAACCTGGTGTTCTCGAAGTCGGCCATAGCGATTGCATGAAGACGCATAACCTCGTCTTTGAGTTGGTCTACCGACAATACGTCCAGGTCTTCACGGGTCAGTCGGGTCATGAGATGGGTCTCTGAATGATGATGGCGGCTCCGGTGGGACTCGAACCCACGACCAACAGTTTTAGAGACCGCTGCTCTAACCAACTGAGCTACGGAGCCATTGCATAAATACATACGTGTTTCTGATAGAAGAGTCAACCCCATAATGCGCCTGTTACAACTCATTGAAGGGACTTCCGACTACATTGACAGGGCAAAGGATGCTCGTCGAAACATAAGTCTGGATTCCGTTGTTCAAAAAGCCTTGGATATGGCACAGACCGGTCAGTTTACAGAAGAGAGAACTAGGGCCATCAATTTTGCTGCCGAAGTAATCCGATCCGGTAAACCCGCCGCTGTGGTGGGTAGAGAATGGGGCTATAAACCGCACAAATCGTTTAACCACAAACATATTGGATTGCGACTGTTGATGCGGGCATATACGGTGCTTGGGGGCACACGATCTGGTGTTGATTTCCAATCCCTGATCGAAGCCCCTATTGGAGACTTTGGCACCATCGGAGATTTCTCCGATCCCAACGCCTCGATCCCAAACGCTGCGGATCGTCGTGCTGTTACTGCTGAACCGATGATTCGTCGTATCAAGCTGGCTTGGGAAAAGACGCCATTTCTGTTCAACCTGTTTTTTGCCAACGTTCCCGGAGCCCAAAAGTGGGTAGAGCAGGGATATGTGAGTGCCGGAACTGTTCGATCCGAGTTTCCGGACATGGCCAGTCGTATCATGGCTGGAAAAGCAGACAAAGCAATCACTGTGGTATTCACCAACAACCTGGGGGATGCCGGGATCAGCTTTACCCCGTGGATCATGGCACACCGTATCAGCCACGCAATGGTGGTTCCCAACAATACGAATGATCCTCGGCAGGGTGTTCAGAACCGGGCATTCTACACGGGATCGGAGAAACTATACACGTTCACCAACAGTCTGATCTATCAGATGTTCTCAAGGTCAACGGTTAGAGTGGGGTCTGATACCCATGAGCAGATATATCGGCACATCTACGAATATATCGGCACCATGAAGTCTGCCAGATCGAAACTGCTGGCCCGACCAAATGAATTCTATCACGAACTGTTTGCCCAATACCTACTGAATGGAGACATTACGTTCAATGCCTTCACTCCGGAATTTCTGCTGAACTTTGCGGAAGACTCGGGCACCGGGGAACAGCCCCATATCGAGCACCTCGATACCATGCTGGGTGAAATGAATGAGACCCTTGCGGGTCTCAAACAGGAACTCCTGAACAGCTTTACGGCTGGGCTATCCCACGCTCAGGGCAAAGTCATCTTCATGTGATCTGTTCCCATGGGTAGTCGTCATAGCCGAAATGCCCACGTGCAGCGGTCTGACGATAAAGGGGACGACGGAGATCGAACCGCTTGATGATGCCGGAGGGCGACAAGTCGATGGCGTAGTCTTCCAGGATTTCCCGGACCTCTTCCTCGTTCATACCATCCACATGCACCGAAACAGGCTTGGCAACACCGATGGCATACCCAACTTGCACTTCGATGTCTCGCATACCATAGACGGCCTTGCAGAGCGTCTTTGCCACATGGCGGGCTGCATAGGCGGCAGATCGGTCAACCTTGGTCGGGTCTTTGCCAGAGAAAGCGCCACCACCGTGGCGAGCCATACCACCGTAGGTATCGATAATGATCTTCCGACCGGTCAAACCGGAGTCTGCAATTGGTCCACCAATCGTCCACGGCCCAGCCGGGTTGAGGAAGTATTTCGTATTCGGGGTGACCAGGTTCTGGTATGGCTCAAGCCCACGACGAACCACATCTTCCAGGTTCGAACGAATCAGACCATACATGCGTTCGGTAACATCGGTATGCACCGATGACAGAACCACGGTGTCGATCTCGATGGGCTCACCCGTATCGTTGTCATACCGTATCGTGACTTGTGACTTCGCATCCGGTCCCAGCGGGCCCTGACGACGATCCATCTTATGGGCATTGGTGATCGAGCGGGCCACCATCAACGGCAACGGCATCATCTCGGGCGTATCGTTGCAGGCATACCCGAACATCAGGCCCTGATCACCGGCACCCAGGTTCTCACCATCAGCGGTAACACTGTCACCGATCTCCCGGGACTGCTCCGTGATGTTGTGAATCTGCTTGACCTTCCACGGATCAAACCCCCATTGAGGATCATCATATCCAATGGCCGTCAGCGTATCTCGGACGATCTTGCTGATGTCGAGTTCTGCATTGGTGGTCAGTTCCCCGAACACCATAACAGTATCGCCTTTGACAGCAGATTCGATGGCAACACGGCTCATCGGGTCCTGACGAAGGCATTCATCAAGAACGGCATCGCTGATCTGGTCACAGACCTTATCAGGGTGGCCATCAGCCACACTCTCCGACGTGAATAGGTAGGAACCTTTCATAGATACTCCTGATAGTGATATTGCAGATGAACCAGAGATATGGGGACTGATCCAAGATTTTCAACCACCCGGGACGTCATTCGATCCAGAAATTTGATGAACCGTGGGCACCCCAGCAGCCCAGGTCCGGTGAGATGGTTGAACCGGAATGGATCGGCTGGATCGATGGTCTTAGCCTGCTCGATTCGTCGTATCCATCGAGCACCATAGGTCTTACGAACATACTGCCGAACCACGGCAAGCTTGTTAAGGCTCAACCGATTCAAACCAATGCTATCGTTTCCGACTAGCATGAGTTCCGCTCTGGTTGGATGTAAGGCTGGGTATTGAAGTGCTTCTAGATTCATACGAATCAGTTAGTATACCTGAATATGGATGTCAAGTCGATTTTGTTGCAGGTCGTGGACGAGATGCGTTTTTACCAATCGTGCTGGAATCATCCGGATCAGATGGAGAAAACACGTAAGGCTTTTTATGCAGCCGTGAGTTGCCACCGGCATCCGCCATCTTCTTGGAGTTGAATGACACAGAGTCCAGACCCCAATCGTCAACGCTACCATCCTGGTTGATCATGGTGATTTTTTCACCATCACTGAACACGATGGCTTTCTGATCATACGCCTTCATCAGCTTGATGCCCATCTCACGAAACCGGTCAAGAGCATCCGGGGGTAGATGTTTGGCTCGGGGGAAGATCAGCAGCGATTGTTCCGGAATGCCATCCCATTCCCCCGTTTGGCGAATGTATCCGACCGGTAGCTTAGACAGGTCGGTCTTCATGCACTGCAAGGCCAGTTTGTTCTGGGAGGTGCTACGGTATTCACGCTCCGGGCTAATCGCAATGAAGGGGGTTCCATCAACGACATGGGTGACGATTCGGGACAATCCTGCCCGCTCTTCAATCCCTGCCAGTCGTTTGATTTCAGCAATGTAATCCATAGTGGTTCTCCTATGGATATTTATGGAAAAGGGGCCCCAGTGGGGCCCCTTCTGATTATCACTGGTGGGAGGATTACTTCCCGGTCTTGCGGTCACCCATCGGTGCGCCACGCGGGTCTTGGGCCGGGGCGGGCTTTGCGGTGTTCAGTTTGCGCAGGAAGTCACTGTCGGCCAGGTCGATGGCCGTATCCAGCGGATCACGTGCGGTCTTCGGCGTCGAGATGCCGTCGAGAACCCCATTCAGCCCCTCGCTGATGTTGACCCCGGCCTGTTGACCAAGAGCTTGAACCAGCGGGAGTTGCAGGCCCATGCTGAGGATCGCGTCTGCGACTTGACCAGCAGCACCACCACCGTTGCCAGTGGATTCGCCACCACCGATGTTTCCGCCGCCCATGCCGGTAACGTTGGTCAGGGTGATGCGGTCGATGTTCTGGGCAGGAGCCACCATTTCGGCGATGATCGCGGGCAGAGCTTCGAGGCGAGCCAGTTGCAGCTTCATCTCGATGATTTCCCCGGTCAGGGCGTTTTCGGCGGCGACCAGTGCGGTCTTACCTTCGGCTTCGGCCAGGGAGATGGCCAGGGAGCCTTCGGCTTCGGCCTTCTGGGCATCAGCTTTCGCCTTTGCACCGATCAGCACTGCATCAGCGTCGGCCTGGGCTTTGGTCAGCACCGCAGCAGCCGTATCTTCGGCAGCAGCACGTTGGGTTGCAGCAGCCACACGGGTAGCAGTTGCGGTCTTCTCGGCTTCCTGTTCGGCCTGGATGATCGCGATCTTCTTGTTACGGTCGGCCACGGCGACTTCACCAGCAGTCTTGACGGCTTCTGAGGCGGAGACCGCTTCGGCACGAGCAAGGTCGGCTTTGGCACGAGCTTCGGATTCCGCCATGGACTTCTCGTTGACCGCGATCTTACGATCTTGTTCAGCGATTTCCAGGGCCTGCTCTTGGGCGATACGTGCAGCCTCTTCGCGGCGAGTTGCTTCGGATTGGGCAACAGCGATTGCGGCCTTCGATTCAGCCGTCGCAGTGGACACGGCTTGCTCTTGGGCGATCTTCGCTTCTTCCGTCTTCTTCTTGATGGCCAGTTCTTCAAGAACCGCAGTCTGCTCGGTCGTGGCAACCTGCACACGAGCTTCCGATGCGATCTGGGCGCGTTTCTTTTCGGAGTCAGCCACGACCTGGGCCAGCTTCTGCATACCAACGGCGTTGAAGGCGTTGTTGGCATCCATCTTGTTGAACGGGGTCTGGTCCAGCATGGTCAGCGATACCGATTCCAGTTCCAGGCCGTTCTGCACGAGGTCTTTGTCCACGGCATCCTGCACCTTTTGGACGAATTCCGCCCGCTTCTCGTGCAGTTCATCCATGGTCATCTGGGCACCGACCGAACGCAGGGCGTCAACCAGCTTGTCTTCGACCAGCGAACGCAGAGCCTGCGGATCGGACGTCGAGTTGCCAAGGGTCTTTGCAGCCTGGGTGATGCCTTCTTCATCCGGTTTGACACGGACGTAGAACTTGGTGCCCACATCGACACGCATACGGTCGGCGGTGATCAGGGCTTCGGCACCAGAGCGAATGATCTCCAGACCGAGGGTCTTCATGTTGACCCAGGTCAGTTCGTGCATCATCGGGATGATGAGTGCGCCACCGTTCTGGATGACTTTCTTGCCACCAGCACCGGTGCGGATCATGGCCCGCTCGGGGGTGGTGCGCTTGTAGAGCCGAGCGATGATGAAACCGAAGATGACGATGGTCACCAGGGCAATCACTGCCGGAACTCCGAGGGTTAGAAGCGTGTTCATGTGAGTTGTAGCTCCACTAGAAGGTTACGATTGAAGGCGAGATTGGGCGGTATCAAGGCGAAGAGCCTCATAGACCGGCCCCGGTCCACGAAGAACCAGAACGTCGGTTCCTTGTGGTAGTTCAGGCTCCCCAGCATACGGGATCACCCGGATGTTGTGGAGGTTTCCATGCCGGTCGCGGACATCGGCACGAGCAGGAAGATCAACACGGGCAGTGCCAATGGCAATCTTTCCGACCGAGCCACCGAGCGAGCGGCGTGATATGATATCGGTGGTGGTCTTGGGGATCAGACTGGCGAATGCACGACTGATCCACTTGGTGCCGATCAGGGCCGGGACAAACGCCGCAGCCGATGCGATCCATCCGAACAGCATGAACCCGAGCAGGCTTTGCAGAACGAACTGACCCAGGAAGCCGACGATGGAAAAGCTTGCAGCAAATCCGATCAGCCACACCATCAGCGGGACCGAACCGATTTCAAACCATTTGAGAACAGATTCGAGGGCTGACACATCGCCAACATCTGCGACATTCGCATCTGCATCAGCACCACCCATGTCGAAGGCAATACGAATGTCCCCTTCGACATCGGCCACGTTGACATCGATTTCCGGGTCCAGGTCGATGTCAGCATCACTGTCACCACCGAGAATAGAGAACCCCGTGGTGATCGACATGATCACTTCCAACACCAGCACAGCCAGCAGGAGAGCCGCCGCAATGCCGAATGGATAGAGCGGGCCACCAGAGGTAAAGAGCAGTTCCATAGAGAGTTGTCCCATCGTTGTCCCTCGTTTCGAATCAGGTTGGGTTGCTTATCGCATGTGGTTCAGCATTCGTCAATGGCAAGTCGTAGACCACTACATGACGATCTTTCATTGCGAACTCAATGATCTGGGAGATAGTTTTCCAATCACCCCCACCCAGGGACGATCCGATCCGAGGAATCGCCACAACCGGGATGTCATGATAGTCGTCATCGATATTCTCTGTGATCCAGTCGTAGACTTGAACAAAGATCGATTCGATTCCCTGGTAGCTCACATACTGTTTGCCATCACGACCGAACCACTCCTGGGACACCGCATTGGCGATGAACTTCCCCTTGGTTGGCACCCAGACGATCTGCCCGACACGGAGACCGGATAGCTCGTATGCGGCCCGATATCCGGCATATGCTTCGGGGTAGACTTCACGAATGGCCTTCGCCACCCCCGAGCCCATCACGCCCTGAGCGTTGCAGCCGTGAAGGATGATGGGTTCATCAGCGACCATGAGATCGCCCGTTTTGTAGATCAACACTGTGGGAGTTCCTGAAATGGTAAGGGCCTACGCTTTCACGTAAGCCCCCTGTTGTGTCTGGTATTCTGTAACAGACAATTTAGGCAGGGGAGCCCGAATTGTCAAGGGTCAGAGACCCAATTTTCGCAAGGCCACCGGTGTCAGAGCAGAAATCATGTCGGCACCCAGTTGTTCCGCCGTGGGGGTCTTCCCTTCGGATATCAGCTTGGCTGATTTGCTGGTTGCGGCCACGTAGATGCCCTCGATTGGTCCACCCACGTAGGACATAGCGTCCATCACGTAATCTTCTCGGGACGGCATTGCACCCCGCAGCACGGCCTGTGCGGTCTTCGGGATCAGGATCGCATACAGCATGTTGGCCGCAGCAATGCTGTCGATCTCAATCTGAACACCCTGAACAGTGATCGTGGCACCATTCACAAATCGTGCAGCCAGGTTGAACCCACCATCGATGATGTTGTTGGCTGTTTGGATCGGGCTGGTGACAGCCGACACCCCGGCCCGAGCAACCATACCGGCACCCCCAACAGCCGCACCCACGGCGGTGTCCACGGTATCAGCGGCAAACCCGGTCAATCCAGTCGGGTCAAGATCAGTGATCGATTTGAATAGGCTTCCAAACATGATGTATCCTTCGGTCAGATTGCGGGTTCAAGGCGTTGTGCGCCACAGGTCAGTGCGAAATACGCTTCCGCACCAGTGGTGTCGTGGACAACATCGACCCGGTTCGTTCCGTTGCAGGTTTTCACCGTCACAGTTTCTCCAAGTTTGGCAAAACCCGGGGCTCCCATTCCGGTAATCCGTAGTTTGTCACCAACCTTGGTCTCAGAAAACTTGATCATCCATGGACCCCTTCGTCATGATCGTGTCCACAATGCTCGCAATTATGCGTTTCTTTTTCGAAAGCGTCAAGCGCAATCTGATTGAGATTACCAATAATCTCAGCCAGATTCAACACGAGGATGCGAATGCGATCCAATTGCAGGCGAAGCTGCGTCTCAGCGACCTCGCCATACAAGGTTTCCAGGAGGTCTGTTGCTTCTTTGGCCAGTGGGTGTGATGCCATGCTAGATGCCCTTTTTGATAAGCCGCTCGAACTCTCGAAGCCGCTTGTAAACGGAGATCAATTCGACAATCGTCGGCCACGATTTCACCAGAAACTGCAAGCTGGTTTCGACCCGACCGAATGCACGAACGATCTGTTGAACCACACCCAGTGTAACCAGTCCACCGGCGATGGTAGGTGCCAGAGCCAGATATGGGACGATCACCATACCTTGGAAGTATGACCAACGAAACATGTTGAAATACATGTAGTGGAAGTAGGATCGGTAGTGAACCTTGCGGACACGATCATATAGGTCCGTTAGCACGGGTTTGTCGATCATGATGGGATCATTCTCGGCCAACACCAGCCGCTTTCGATATGCAGCCTCTTCCTTTTGAATGTCATACTCGATGCCAGGGAGCTTATAGCCCACGATGGCCAGCGCAATGGTGCCACCCAGTGCTGCAATGATCGCCACCCACACCAGACCGTGGGATACCTCTCCCACCCATGGAAGCATGGTAACGCTCTTGGACAATTCCCATAGAATCGGGACGAAGGCCACAAGGGTCAGGATGGCATCCAACAGACCAACACCCAGGCTTTCCATGATCCTGGCAAACTTCAAGGTGTCTTCCTGAACTCGCTGCGATGCCCCCTCGATGGTTCGAGCTTTCCCGTAGTGTTCGTGGTAGTATTCGGTCATACTGGTGCGCCACCGGAAAATCCAGTGGGACGTGAAGAAGTCTTTGGCAACCGAGATGACCACCCATAGCCCAGCTATACCAGCGAATGTGAACAGCAAACTGATGAACTCGGCTTCGGTAACCGATCCAGGTTCAGTCAGAGCCTTCTGTAGGACGTCGTAGAAGGAACCAAACCACTCGTTGATCTGGACGTCAAGCTGAACCATCCACCAGGATGCGATGATGATCACCCCAGTCCCCATGATACTCCAGGGTAGCCACTTACGGGTATAGAAAAATCTGAACATGGTGAAGCTCCAATGAGGATACTGTCACATATAATCATGGGGGGATCGGATGTAAAGGGTCAGGTGTTCCGGTCGTAGTGACTGGCCCTGACTTGCTCAGGTCGAATGACTATCGCCGCTTTTGGGAGATGAATCAGGACCTCATGTTCTACAATCCCAGACATGATATCACCCTCGCTGTCGTCATGATACTCAGCGGGTAGGTCTGGGAAGTAGAACAACACGTTCGCGGCTGGAAAATGCGATTCTATGATGATCGTTGGTAGACCATCACCTATGGTGTCGCCATAGAAATACTCCACCATGTCTTCATTGGTAGACCACGATGACACCAACCCGGTTTCATACCGGATTGGGCGTTTCTGTTCGATCAGTGTCACCCAATCCTGCTCGGGTATCGCAGTAGAACGGTATACCGTTCCTATTGAGGTCCGGACCATGCTTTTCAGTTCAGGGGCATGCTGTAGTAGAAAGTCTGTCAGAAACTTTTTGGTTCCGTCCACCCTAGCAGATGGTCGCATGGTGGACCACCTATGCAGCATATTGAGAAGATCACTTTGTGATTCCCAATCTACCCGCTCTACCAGATCACGAAGTTTCATTCCACAACTCGTCCATGAAGCCTTTCATGTATTTACTGGCCGTCATGGTGCGGTTCGTGCCATGATGCTGAACTCGATCATCTTGGAATCGAATCGTCACAGTCTTATCACCACGCATTCCCGAGCCGACCTGAGCCTTGCGATCCGCAGCCATGTCCGCGTGTTGTGCGCCCTCTGCCATGCCATCCAGGCGGGCTTCCAGGGCCTCACGAGCCTCACGATAGCTGGTATCACGGGAACGGGTCTGACGGGCCTCCAGGAGCCCCGTGGGGACGTGTGTGAGCCTACAACTGTTCTGGTGCTTGTTCCGGTGTTGTCCACCAGCACCGGAGCCGCTGAACCATTCAACCTGGAAGTCAGAATCTTCGCGACAAAGATATGCGGGGTCAACCTGGCGATCTGGGTCAAGAACAGCAACGATGACCGTGCTGGTATGGACGCGACCGCGACGTTCGGTTGGGGGAACTCGTTGGATGCGATGGCCACCGGCAGCATACTCCAACCCAGATAGATCATCACCGATTACGGTAATCCGGATTCCGTGCTGGCCGTTATCCTCGGTTAGGTGTAGTCACCCATAGCGCACCGCCATGCGGCGATAGGCTTGTGCAAGGTCCTGCACAAACAGTTGGCTGTCTTTTCCACCTTCGGCGGATTTGATCTCAATGATCTTTTTCATGATCTTTTCTCCAAGGGGCTCGAAGGTGGGGCATATCCCAAATCGAGCGAATGCGTTGAACCCGGCCCCCACGTCGCACCAGCAACAGGGGACCTAGTATTTCGTCACGAGTGATGATTGGCATCCAGGATATGATACGAATCAGGTGTTCATCATCCTGGAGGAACCATCGACGAAATCGCATGGTCAACCCTCGGTTTGGGTGTCACTGATGGATGCGTTCTTGGCCTCTTCCAGAACCTTGGCGGTCTGTTCAACCACCTGCGTAGCCCAACCCGGCTGACGAAGCAACATGACAAGGCCCAGCATCAACAGATGTCCGTCCGTCAGTGGGGCATCATCGGGTAGGATCGGGGTCACAATCTGAACCTGATTGTCGTCTTTGATGACCAACGCATAGGCATTGGACAAATCGACCAATCCTGGGTTCATGGCCTCCGGTTCGGCGGAGTCGTAATTGTCATTCATGATGGTGTTCCTTTCAGAACATGAGTTAGGAGATGGGGTAATAAATGTCAACCGTAGTCAGAACAAATCTGGTAGTTCTCGGCTACTACTATCGGGACGGTATGGATCGGTGAATACAACAGTGTTGCCCCGAAGCATATAGTTGCCACCATGGAGGTCCAGACGGATATCCCCACCACGGATTGGATACCGGATAATCCGATACATGATGGATACCAGATCAGCCGGGGCAATCCCTCGGAACCGTTCCTGGAAGTAATCCTCGTCGGCACCCCACACATCCTGGATGGCCATCTGAACTTCCCATACAGCGTCATTGGCGGCATCGTTCCCAAATGCAGGTTTGAGTCGTTCCATCCGAACTGCCATGGCAGGAATACCGGTCTTCGGTTCCAGGTCCACCGGGCGTCCAACAAACCGTGGTAGATACTTGTTCGGACCCTGACGATCACAGAAATCCAGGAAGGTGCGATATCCGATGTCGTCTTTAGCAAACACCTTGAGCACATAATCCATCTTCGGATGGGCAAACACCTTGGCGTATTGTCCTTCACGGCCAAGCCGTTGAAAACCTAGCTGGTTCAAATAGGTGGTGATCGGCTGGGATTGAGAATCATTGCGGAACCCATCACCAACGTGGGTCAGAGCAGACTTTGCACCGGTGAGTTCATTCAGTTTCATGATCGTATTTAGGATCGTCATCCGGCAGTGGGATATCTGGCACCGGACGTAACTCCATGATGTCGTGGTAGAAGACGGACCGACGGATAAGCTTGTCCTCATACGTCTGCAACATGGCCAAAACGCGATTGAGAGCATGCCACTGCCCTCGTTCAAAGTCAGTCATGGAAGCTCGATGGTGTCTCGGATGGCAGCAAAATCCATATCCATCCATTTGTCCATGAACTCCTGCGGTGCAGGCGGCACATCATCCAGGCTTGCTACAGGGGTGAACTCCCAGCCGAATGAACCGTTGTAGTATTCGATCTGGAGCTTCATACGGCGGCGAACATCGTCCGGAGTGGCACCCTGCACACACAGATCGTGCTCCAGGGCCTGACCGATCCACACCGGGATGTCATTGTCCCGGAAAATCAAAACTCGCATCATCGTATCCTGATTATTGGCGGAAGCGGTGGGATTCGAACCCACGGACCCCGAAGGGCCGACAGTTTTCAAGACTGTAGGCATAAGCCACTCGCCCACGCTTCCATTCGATGTCCTCGGGGGGTGTGCAGATGCAGTGACCGTTTCCCGAGGCTCACATGATCTATTTAGTCGAGGTGGTCTGTTACGTCAAGAGGGATTTGGCGGAAGCGGGGAGATTCGAACTCCCGGAACCCGAAGGCTCGTCTGTTTTCGAAACAGGTGCAATCGTCCACTCTGCCACGCTTCCATAACGACTATTTAGCGCAACCCTATAGGTATGTCAATCGTATGTCATACCAAGAAACTGAAAAATCTGGGTCAAATCCCCACGATAGTTTTCCAGGTCACCGGTTTGACCGGATCGGTTGTCCATGATGTAGGTGGTGTTTCCGGGCTCGGTAATGATGGATTTGAACATCTCACTGGGAACACACACAGAATCGCCAATCAGTGTCGGGTTTTTGTTGAGGATAGCACCGGTCACAATGTAGGTCGGAGCTTCTTCGCGATCCGCCACTATCGACCGGGCCAGAAACTCTAACCGACGCCATATGCCCCGGTTGAACCCTGGGTTCTGTGGGACCACGTTGCTGAGATAGAATGTCTGGAGCATGCTTACGCTATCCTCCATCATGTCCCCGGCTGGAACCATATGTCCGCGATCATATCCAGAACCACGGTAGTCGGATGGAGTTGATGCATGATCCTGGAGCAATCCCGGATCGACCCGGAATACGTCGGTGCGTGGCTCTATTCCATCGACCTCACTGGCCACCAGGTTTTCAAACGTCAAGATCGGTATTTTGCAGCGAGTGTCATAGATGATCGCGTAGTTGATACGACAGATCGTGATCAACCCCTCTCGATCAGACATCAGTTCAAACGGGAAGAACTGCGGACACCGACTCTGCTGTAGCCCATCGTAGTAGTTGGGGATGTCCGTGTAAACGGGGTTCTCAATGTATTCGGCCCTGACACCGATGGGTGTCAGGGCCAACAACAAGGCAAGGATCGCTCTGATGATCACAGATCAGGCTCGTCGATCAGGTTCAGGACATACCGCAGGGCCATGGCACCAAGCTGGATCGCCTCCTTGCGGGCTTCCGGCGACGTGCCGGTATCGGCCTTCACGTGTTCCCAAAGCTCCTCGAACTCCTCGCGGATCACCGAGCTTGCCTCATGGGGGGAGTTCAACGGCGCATGAATCGATGCTGCACGGCGGGCCTCGTTGGCGATGTCCAGGGCGATTCGCAGAATGGCGTCACCATCATCGTCATCACTTCCATCTTCGAAGCCAGCATCATTCGGATCGAAGTAGTCCATGCTGGACATAGCTTCCTGGATCGCCCGATGGAGTCCGTCCATGTCGCTGCTGTCGGAGACGATCAGGACAACCCCTCCATTGCCGTTCATGAGGTCATACTCATTGAACTGTGGTTCAACCGCAGGGGCAACCGGCGATGATGGATTCATACGACCCTCGATCAGATCGGCGAGATCGGGAGCCCCCTGTTGAAGTTTGGCGATGATGTCTTCGAGTAGGCTACGTGCAGTTGTTCCCATCGGGGGTCTCCAGGTTCGGGTTACAAGATGGCATATAAAGGTCATCATCGGTGAGTTCAACCCCGGTTACGACTTTTAGTATCGTCCGTGGGGGAACTTCGGTAGCAACCAGCTTCACACGTTGGATGTCTCGTTTGGGAATGTCATAGTGGGGCCTTCTGCCACCATGATACCAATGTCGAGCAATACCAAGTTGCTCAGCCATCGCATGCAGGTTCTCGACCGAATACGGAACACACACGAGGTGTCGCATCCGATCAAACAGATAGATCATGGAAGTTTGATCTTGTCGAGGATCGCAAAGGGGATCATGTCGGTCAGATCATCCATTCGCCGCCATGCCACGATCTTGGTGGAAACATCAAAGTGAAACAGACCATTGATGACCACCATGTATCCGTTGGAGATTTTCCGGCTGCTGTGGATCGCATAGAGCGAACCATGGACGGGTTTCTCGAAAAGAATCAGAACGGCCTCTCCATCCGGTGGAGGTGTCTCATCATAATCGACCCAGCCGTGGTTGCTCATCCCAATCTCCCATCATAATCGGCCTCTGTTGTGGCACTACTATCAGGTTATAGACTGGATGTCAACGCCTTCCCCAAGGATCACCCCAAGATGCGTAGTCGGCGTGTTCTGATTTGGCCGATTGAAGAGCTTCGATGAGGTTTCCGATATCCCCGACTGGGATCGTGACGGATGTGGTATCGGGCTCGTTGTCCCAAGCTTGTGGGTTCTTGACGGTGATCGTTACACTGTTGTTGTGATACGACACCCGGGTGTTACCGATGTAGTGGGTCATTCAACACCCCGTGCCATTTCCAGAGGTTCCACCGTGAGTCGAAATGATGGTAGAATCGCCGACTTCGATCTTTGTTCCACGAGGGGGCTGGGTAAGTCGATAGATCACCACCGCGTCGTCAAGAAGGTCTTGTGGTGTTTTAGGCGGCACCGGAACATACCATTCACCGGTCACGATCCACTGCTCATCGCGGGGCTGATAGCCACTATCGCTGACCTGGATGATACGACGCTTGCCAGTTCTGGAGTGAACCTGGTATCGATGGATACCGGTATCCCGGACTGTATTCCAATGACCGAAACCAAACATGATCACACCACCTGCTATTCTGATAGTTGATAGATTCTGGCACCGGTGGAGACTGACATTGCCGGATACAACGAGGTGACGAGCTTTTCCATATCCGGATCGGGCACATCAACCATCAAGACTGTGGAAAGGGTGCGACCGCGTAGACCCTCGGAACGACTGGAACAGATGACCAGCGTCGGCCCACCAGCTTCCCAAACTTTGAACATCTTATTGTCGGTGGTTCGTTTGCCAAAGAACAGATCGTTGATCGCACATATACGGTCTACCAATGCTTTGGGGTATTTGCCGGGACCGTGAACAAGCGCGAGTGTCGAATAGTTGACCAACTTGTCCTCTTTGATCAGTAATAGAAAGAGGAGTCCTAGATCAGATATCTTGATTGGCGTAGTCATCAGAACCTCATGTGGTGTTGGCGGATGGTGAGGGATTCGAACCCTCGGAACCTTTCGGTTCTCTCCCTTAGCAGGGGAGTGCGATAGACCGCTCTGCCAACCATCCAAATGTAACCTGCATGTTCCCCAGCTAAGGGATCAGGGTGCTACCCAATCTGCGTCCGGTTACCCGACTCCAATTCGAAATCTGGCGGAGTCGGGGGGATTCGAACCCCCGGAACCTTTCGGTTCGCTCGCTTTCCAAGCGAGTGCCATCAGCCTCTCGACCACGACTCCATACGATCTATTTAGTGTAGTTCGGTTTCCCTGTCAATAGGGTTCATCGTTTTGATCTCAACAATCTCCAGATCATCGAGCAGTTCGACCGCACGACCATGCTTGGTTTGCAGATTCCACTCAAAATCCTTGATGGTCAACTTGTCGGCTTTTTCTGTGGCATGCTCCAGATCACGAGCCCATATCTCGGCCCACCCATCAGTGGGATCGGCATACTCTTGATCCTCATCCTCATCCCACTCTTCGGCGATGGCCAAAATCTCAAACGGGTGGAAATTCGGGTCCAACGAATCATCCCAGAAACCACGGCTTCGGACGATCTGTTCTACCACCCCATATCCCGGGGCATTTGCAAGATCAGAAAGTTCTGCTGCGGAGAATGACTGACGCATTATTCCAGGTCCACACACCTTTGAAGATTCGCCTCGATGTCACCGACAATGCGAAGACCGTCAACACCATCGGTAACCAGGGTGATGGACCTATCCGGACCGGGTTCGCCCTCAAGCTGGCAACCGGTCAGATCGACTTGGAATGCCTCGTCGCCCATCTTGTCGGATATCCACGCGATGTCACAGGTTCCTTCACCGAAACTCACCCGGTCATGAAAAATCTGATATACCTCAATCGTTCCCTGGCAGATTTCGGTTTTGCCATAGGAACCCATGATGGTGTCGCGGAAGAGGGGGTCGAGGGGGTCGGCTAGAGCCGGAGTAGAAATCAACATCAGCATTACGGCCAGAGACTTCATACGATCCTCGTGTTTTGGTAGGTCCTAAGGGGATCGAACCCTTGGCCTTCTCGATGTCAACGAGACGCTCTACCACTGAGCTAAGGACCTATGATTGGTAGCCAGTGAGGGAATCGAACCCCCGTTCTCTGCGTGTAAAACAGTTGCCCTACCATTGGACGAACCGGCCATGCCCCGAACCTCTCATTCGGACGGACCATCAAGTGGTCTCAAAACTTGGTGGAGCTTAGGGGACTCGAACCCCTCGCCTCCTGCTTGCAAGGCAGGCGCTCTCCCAGATGAGCTAAAGCCCCAAGATGACGGACAAAGGAGTTGGCATTGGGGTTGGTTTGATTGGATGTCAAGAACCCACTGCCTATCGGCCCGTCATGAACGTATTTAGAGAAGGTCTTCTGATTCGTCAATAGGCAATTCGAAAAATCTTCATCTACTCGTTCAGAAGAAGTCGAGCCATGTCATCGGTCATGATTCCGAAAAACCTTGGGTAGCATCCCACCATCAGTGGAACCCCATTGGGAAACTGGGTCATATCGATGCCCATGTCTTGCATGATCTGGAGAAATTCTTGGGCCGCAGTCGTCCGGGATGCATAGCACCCCATCTCACTCTCGAACACATGTTGGTTCACCACAGGCTCATATGTATCGCCTACCTGCAAACCAATGATCAACGCATATGAGGTGAGTGATAACATGGCGAATCACCTAAACCGGTGTGTTGGTGGAGCCTACGGGACTCGAACCCGTCACCTTCTGAATGCCATTCAGACGCTCTCCCAGATGAGCTAAGGCCCCATTACACGGGGACCCCGTAAGGACCCCCGTGTGTAGTATATGCATATTTAGCAGCAATTGGCTAAATGTCAACCCCCACGAACAAGGGGTTTTTGTTTCGGAATAACCGCAGGCACGAGGGGGGACGGCCCTGCCAGATCGCCGACAACGCTCAGCATCCGCCCCAGACGACCTTCGATCAGTTCCTGGGTCACAGGAACACCCATAGACGCAGCCAGAGACAGGCTGATCCGGATGGCGTTCTTGATCTGCCGCCCGTTGACCGGGTAGGTCTTGGCCATGTAGGGCAGATCGACCTTGATCCCATCGAGACCCGCAGCCGACAGGATGTTGGTCCATACGGTGTGACGGATGTCATCGGTGAAGTCCGGGTATTTCAGGATCACGCTGATACGGGACAGCACAGCCGTGTCGAAGTCAGCGACTCGGTTGGTGGTCAGGAACAGCACACCGTTGTGGTATTCCAGCAGACAGAGGAAAACCCCGACCATGGCGTTCCGCACGATGTCGTCCTTGCTGCGGGCTTCCAGGAAGATGTCCGCTTCGTCCAGCAGCAGCACCGCGTTCCAGGCCGTGACCATCTCCAGGACCTCCTGGAGGGTTTCCTCGACCTCTTTCGGGGTGACACCGAGTTCTCCCACACTGATCGAGTAGAGCGGGCGATGCAGGATTTCTGCCACCGACTCAGCCGTCAGAGTTTTGCCCAGGCCCGGGGTGCCGTGGAGCAGGAAGATCGCACCACCACCCTTGCCGGAGATGATGTCAGAGAACATATCTTCGGACTGCTCGACCAGAGACCGAACCTCAGCCTTGACATCGGGGTCAAGAACCAGAAGATCATAGGCGTCATCACGGAATGCAATCGGCGACAAGCCGGAGTAGCGGAACGTGCCCCACTTCTTCTTGGACATGCTGAACCCCTTCACATACCCAGGGGTCGTGAACAGGTAATCGCCGGGAACTTCTTCCAGGTCTTCTTCGGACTCAAAGCTGGTCCGATCCCACCGATCCTGGTCCACAATCTGTTCGTGCATGGCCAGGTCGATCATGCAGCGACCATTGGCGGTCATCTGAACGCTGCTCCAGCCCGCTTTGACCTCGATCTTGCCGGTATAGGACAGATACTGCGGGGCGTGGACATGAGCCTGCCACACCTGACCGCGACGGCTCAGCTTTGTCAGTTCGTCTTCGGTTGCCACATGAACGGGAAGATCGGAAAGAACGGCATCACCACGGAAACCACTGATGGACACCGATTCGAACGACTTCCCGAAGTATTTCCCGTTGCTGGTGTAGCGAACCATCTTGACCGCGAAGTAGGGACCAGCAAAGCCGAAGCCATATTCGGTATCCGTAACCACGGCACCTTCCAGTTCGTCGTCGCCCGATCCGCCAAAGGCGATCTTGACCCCCTTCTTGAAATGCATGCTCAGCAGATCATAGGAAATCTTCCCCATCTCGACCATGCGCTGGTAGATATCCCGGGTCTCCTGAATCTGACCTTGCAGGAATGCGATGAATTCCGCCACCTGTTCGGCTTCACGTTCGGACTCATCAGCACCCTCAAACCCGTCGAGTTCATCGATCAGCTTGGATACCTCCACCAGTGTATCATTGGACCGGTGGAACTCACGAATCTCAGAATGCTGCCGGAGGAACGACCGAAGCCCGGAGGACTGCGGGAGCAGTCGGAGCATCAGGCTGTCAAACATCGGGACGCCATCCCAGTTGAAGCGGAGCACCCGCTCAACGACGAATGCCGAATGCACACTCACCGTGGTGACCTGAACACACTTGTAATCGATGGTCTCCTCACGGGACCGACCGACGACGTATTCCGCTGGCGGCGGGGTCGTTTTCGTTGCGGCCACAGCGGCTGCTTTGCTTACCACGTCGTGCCCAAGCCCGGTCATGGGAAGCGACTTCTTTCCATTGGCCTTGTTGGACTTCTTACCTTTGCTCTTTCCCACTACAGGACACTCCTCATCATATCTTCATGTTCAGCAGATTTCTGCAACCGTCGCTCTGCAAAGCGATCTCGCACTTCCTGGATAGCACGGGTTTCCTCATCCCGCAAGACCCGAATTTCAGATTGGATCATATCTTCTACCTGCGAAATCTCAAGGAATCTCGTGGGTGTAATATGTTCCATCGTCACTTGGTCGCGTTCGATGAACAATTTCCCCCGATTACCACCGAGATATTCGTAGGTCGAAACACCCTTTACCGAATCAACAACCTCCACATAGAGACGCGATTCGGTTTCACGGATCACACGGACCAGCATACCAGCGGTTCTACCGTGCGGGCGGTAATAGGATGACTTGGCCCGAATCGCCACCAACCGTTCGACCTTAGCCCGCTTCTCGGCTTCGGCCTGGACAAGCTTCTCATACAAAGCCGATCCGGTCTGTTCCCAATACTCCCGGGCCTGCTTGGTGAACTGGTAGGGTTGATCATACCAAGCAAAGATACCGGCACGACCAAAGCTGTCTTTCTCTTCTGGTGGTTTCTTGACCTGAACAGCCCAACCCCATTTCCAGAACGAGTGAGAGATATCGGTTCGGCCATCCATGTGCTGCTCGAACCAGTCATGCGATTTGGGAACCATCGCAGACATATCGCGATGGAACAACGAGTAGGACCTGGACCCCACATGAGATGCCACACATAGACCGAGGTTTTCTTCGATCATACGCTTCAACACCATCAGGTGCTTGAGCGTGGGCTTCGCCGGTTCGATCTCTCGTGTCATATCAGATTTCCCATAACCGCATCAACCACAGTCTGCCGCCACGGCTTCAAGAAAGTCGCAGCCTTCTCATAGGCCCACCGCTCGACCAACTTGACGGCTTCGGTGAACCGCACATCATAGTCGGCTTCGGTGATCACCGTATACGGCTTTTCCAATGCATCCAATCGTTCGAGTAGGTTGTGATGGAATTTCATCCGACCTTCATCATCCAGCACCCGGGTTCCATCCTGAACACGCGGGACCGTCGGTGCCAGCACCAGATAATGGTCGATGGTCGATTGCCCTGATGCAACCCTGTCGGCCTGAGAGCAGGCTTCGCCCAGATAGATGGGAGCAAACATGCTGGTGACAATCGCCTCGGTATCGGTGAAGCTGACAAACTCGCCGGATTTCTGTGCGCTCCAGATCATCGATTGTTGCATCCACACGATGTTGTTGAAATCCTCCATCGTCAAGTCTGGACGAGCTTCACTGATGATCCGACCCCACTCGGGGGCATAGGTCGTGTTGAAGTGCTTTGCCAGCTTCTTGACCATCGTAGACTTGCCGGTGGATTCCGCACCCATCACGGCAACCGTGAGGCCGATGTCAGCTTTGGCCCAATCACTGACCATGTGGAAGTTTGCAAACGGAGCGGTGCGAACCATTGTTGCACTGATCGGGAACAGTTCTCGGTCAGGATCGATGGGAAACCACGTTGCCTTGGCTGTTCCCGCCCGAGGCCACCGCTTGTTGATCTGATCAGCGATCTCTGCACCATACCGATCCGATGTGAATACACGATCTGCATCCCACAGATACACCTGGTTCTGGTCCATCCAGAAATCCCAAAATGCCTTGTCCGTGATGGTGCCGGTGGTATCGGAGTTCGTCGGGCGGTCGTAATCCTGGTCACGAACGATTCTCCACGACTTCCCAGGAACCTTGGGAAGGGAGTTGAGGTAGTTGTGAACCCACCCATACCGCTGTTCATATGTGAAGCAGTCCTTCACGGAATCACCCAAGAGGACGGTGAGTTCGGTGCAGTTGGACCAGGCCATGCGGAGCATGAATTCGTGTCCCTTAGTGAGGGGCATAAAGCGACCGAGTGTGATACCTTTGTTCATGACCAATCTCCTATCCGCCCCATATAACAGGTCTTGATGGCGGCGTCAACAAAAAAGGCCCGCCTAAGCGGGCCCTTTCGCAATTGCAGTGAATGATCACCAGGAAGCATATCCGGCGTTGTGAGGCACAATGGTCCCATCCGAACTGGTCGAGTTTTCGGCATCCCACCGGCGCTTGATACCCGCGACAGCCGCTGCACGATCCTCTTTCCATTCGCGATACCAGGACACGAGACCGTATGTGGCCAAGCACAGGAAGATCACGTAGAGACCGGAGGTCACATAGAGTTCTTTCTGCCAGTAGACGGGGATCGCGATGATGTCCACGGTGATCCAGAGCAGCCAGTTCTCCAGATACTTGCGAAGCATGATGATGCTGGCGATGATGCTGAGCCACATGATGGTGGCGTCGGCCACGGCGAAGTCTGCACCAGCAGCAACCATCTTGGGAACCCACCAGGCCATAGCCGCCACAAAGAGAACCACCCACAGAGCCCGAGCCTTGTAGTCCAGGACCTTGATCTTCATGCTGTCGGTCGGGCTCAGCGTGGCTTTGACATCACCAAACTTGTTGCCAACCCAGTCCCAGATGGTCGGACCCCACTTCCACATGACGAAGCCGACGATCTGGAGCGGGGCATAGAATGCCCATTGCAGATACATGTCGGAAAGCAGGTTGTATTCCTTGAACAGATAGCCGAACAACAGAACACCGGCGAGGCCGAACCAGTAGTTGATCAGCTTCTGCTTTGCCAGCAGATAGACGTTGACCAACAAAAGGGCCGAAGCGGTAAACTCGATCAGGCCGAGCCAAGAGTTGAAGTAGTTGAAGATCATGCCAGCGTTGAACAACACAACGGTGAGGAAGATCGAGGCGAAAGCGGCACCCAAGATCGCGATCTTGGTGTCGCGAGCGAAGTTCGGACCATGCCGGTCACAAAAATCGGACATGGTAGTCTCCCAATGGAAAGGTTGGAGGTGACCGGTATTGGTCACCCCCGTTGTGATCACTCGGTCGCGACGGCTTCGTCGTCCATGCTGTGCAGGAACGATTCGGTCATGTTCATCACGGTGAATGCGAGGACAAGAGCCACGACAACCAGCGCGATTTTCTTCGGTCCGAGAGATTTGAGTTTTTCGATCATATGAAAGTCCTTGCGGCGGAATTGCCTGGGTCTCCTATACGGACGAATCAGGAGAATGTCAAGATCAATCCTTGCACCACGAACACAAACACGATGACCCCCAGGATGGCGGGGAGACCCGTCATCTTGTCGGCAGTGGATTCGGAGATTTTCGGGTAGGCAGTGATAGCCCGGTCGAACATCTCAGCAGCTTTGCTTTTTTCAGCCATGGTCGTTGTCCTATGATTGACCGGTCAGACCGGAGTTCCCTCGTATCGTGCAAGCGGGTAGTAATCGGTCAGATCGGCCTGAGCCGAAAGAAGCCGATCTTGAGCCCGATTGGCATTGATCTCCGCAAAGCGGAGTTCTCGCTCGAACCAGTCCTCCGGTGGTTTGACCACCAAGGTCCACTCGAACTCGGCACCGAACCACCGATCACCGGCCAGGCTCGCCCCTCGGTAACTCAACCAGGTCTCAACGAACCGGTTGAACTGGGTTTCCCCGCCTTCACGATCCTCCAGATGACCACATTCATCATCATCGCTGTTCGGGGACACATCGATCAGATCGTATTCGAACTCTTTGTCACCGACCTCTCGGTGTTTCAGCCATACTTTTCCCATATCGACCTCATTTCATCAGAGGAAAATCACGCAGGATCGGACGCAGAACATCCTTGAACCCGAACACATATGCCGCCGTGATTTCTGCACGGAAGCACAGCATCATACCGTTGCCTGTCGGCACCGGAGGATGATCCTCGGGGTGCTTGATCAGGTCCGCATACTCCCGGTGCAACAGGTAGGGGTAGGTGGGATCGACCGACAGTGCTGCCGGGTGATCCATAGCCTGAGCCATGGTCACAGCAGTCTGGATTTCCATCAAAGAACCAGACAACGTGATGGTGGTGCCGAACCCATCGGCAGAACGAACCCACCAATTGAAGTTACGCTCCACTGTCATATCGGTGAGCGGGTCGGTGCGGCCCGCAAGTCTGCGCTGCACATCGTAGGTGAACTTGTTTGCCGCATGGGCCCCATGAGCCACGGCCTTGCCCGGGTTCATACTGTCCAGGTCGTTCCGCATCAACAGATACAGATAGGGTGCAGGTGCATCAGCCATCGATTGGCTCCTCTTTGGGTTTCTGAGTGTCACGGATGAAGAAGATGCCCAGTGGGTATCCATTCGACACGTTGCATTCGGTTGCGTATCCGACGAGCGTGTATCGCCCACCGTAGTAGATTTTGATGATCGCCTCGGCTTCGCTGCGGCTCATGGTCTGCCAGTTCTGCTTCCGACCACGCATGGCCTCGGCCCACTTCTCAGGTTCCCAGCCCGCCATGCGGTCCGAATAGACACCATCAACAGTGCGATCACCCGATTTGAAGTCCCGCCACAGGTAATAGCCACTGAACCCATAAGGAGATTCTTGCGGCGTCCGATTGTGTAGCCCAGGAGATACCCAGTCGTATTTCGGTCCACCGTAATAGGCGCGATATTGGTCAAAGCGATATGAGTCGCCTTCGAGGCGGGTTACGGCCATGCGATTCTCCTGGTGACAGTTTTCTTACACATACGGGGTATTCACTTGGTTGTCAACCCGATCTCTTCTGGAAGTTTGTTCCCCTTGTCATGATTGCATCGTTCATGAGCAGCCCTGGTGTTCTCGAACTCATCGGCTCCACCTCTGGACACCGGGATGTAGTGGTCCAGGGTTTGATCATCCCCCATGGGCTGACCGCAATAGAAACACATACCCCGTTGCATCTTGGTTCGTGTCTTCAACCAAGATCGATGTCTATTCGTGTTGAGTATTCCACGAACCACAGCAGAGGGTTTGCGCAACCGGAACTTCTTCATGAGCCACTCCCTATTGAACAACCATCAGTATGGAGAAAACCTGATTACTGTCAACACTAATATTCGGGCTTGGCATTATCAAACTATCATGCTAAAAGAGAATCACTGTCTCCCCAACTGCGGGGGGTTTACGCAAGTGGCCCCCCGACCCTTTTGCTAAATATGAGCGGGGGGAGATACCATGAGCCAACCACCCGAAATTGCCGAATATAGAGATGCAGGATGCGTGTTCCGGCTTCACCGTGATACACGGGTTCTACAAGTCATCGGCACTCCTGCGGAAGCCAGACAAACCATTGTTCGACTACGCCGAGAAGGTTGGCTTCCGAAGAACCTAAGAGCCATCCGGTTTTCAGGCGATCCTGCAATACTGTTGGTCGGCCCACACCTCACCATCTACATCACCACCAGACCGGCCCCCACTGAGAAGCCAGCCCCATCCTTCGTAGATATCGTTAAGGGCCTGAACTAACCAGCCATCACCATCAACATCAAATCCTGGGCCGACATCGGCTCAGTCGGATGGGTGAGGTCAATCTCCAATCCAGGAATCACCCGTTCCCACGATTTGAGAGATCGGCATTTCTGAATCATCCCACCGCGATGTTCTATCGGGACCAACGATAGCACTGTGGATTTACAGATAGGTCCCCCATATCGGCGTTGAACCACACCAGGCGGGCGATATTCTGTGGATTCTTTCATCGGATTGACCGGATCATACACGACTATCCGGTATCCCAACTCGGGGTAGAGCCAGGATTGTATCCGAGTATACACGTAGTTCTCAACCAGTGAACCATCATCCTGGACCCGGATGGATCGACAAGGCTGGTTGTAGCCAGGGTTGCTGCTGGGTATCCGATCAATCACACAACCATTCTTGGGCCCGAGATTGACATATGACCGGGATCGCATATCAACCAGGAAGAACCGGAGGGCATAGGTCATGTCCTGATCCTGAATGGTATGTCCAATTGGGTATACGATCATCCACTTGTCGGTATCCATGGCAGGCCAACCATGTGCCCGCATGGTTCCAGGCCGACACTCGATCAAATTGCTGAGGATTTTGGATGGGGTCTTGTCGCAGTTGTCCTGCACCCGTATCTGACTGATCCCTGGTGGAAATATCGACCTATCATTACTCCTGACAGCATCGATCCAGCCGCAGACGTGCTCGGCTGGAGGGATGTCAATTAGTGGGTCATCTGGGAGTATCAGCATACCCCCAGATATCACACTACCGAGTAGATGTCAACTATCGATTCCTGGTGCGGTATCGCGGGGAAGCTCGATCACGTTAGGATCGGGTGTCGGCTTCTGGATGTTCTCGGAGGGCGGCGGCAACGCATGGATATCTGGGTGGTCGCGTTCGTCCAGCGATGGGTCGAATGGGTTCTCGATTATCACCCCGGGCGAATCAGTCCCCATGGCCTCATTCAGGGCTTCCTGTAGGTCTTCCGCCATTTCCTGGTCCCAGGGCCAAGAAAAGCTGCGGGGGTATTCCAGCCCGTCCCACATCAGGACCATATAGATGCGCTCGCCCTCTACGAAGTGGTGGGTCAGGATTTGAGCTTGCTCGACCACGGGCCGCTGGAACGGAAACATCAGTTCGACCGGTCGGGCCCGAGACAACAAGTCCACATTCATCATGAACAACCCCGGCAACGTGAACAGGAAGCCGAATACGATCATGGCTCGGCGATACGGGAACTCACGAACCACACCGAGAAATGCAATGACCGCAGCCACAATAGCCAAGGTGGTATAGATGATGGTGCCTTCAATCAGCATGATGTGATCCTATTCCTGGAAGTAGGGTGGGATGGAAGGCGTGGTGGATGCTGCCCCGACACTCCTGATCGGCACATACAGGTGGTTCAGACTATCCGGATCAAGCGTCCCGTCGGCATTCAACCTGAACCGAACGATGGTGAGTTCTTGACCGATCTTGACTAGGTTCAGTTTCGTCTGCACGATCTGGGTGGGCTTTTCCTTGGACTCAGCACCGTCATCGTAGGTGATCGTGATGATCGCCGTAACTTCGACCGTCGGGTGGTTCCCAGCATTTCCAAACCAATGGATGTTGAATGCCCATTCCCCAGGAGGGACGCCACGAGAGAACATGACCTCATAGTTGCGCCCGGAGATGTCTGCGTAGCTCCCAAGGTCATCTCGCACCAGGCTCAATACCACGCCGTTCTTGTTGGAGTATCCAACCGGTGGTAGCCCGGGGGATAGTCCCCACAGATCGATATCAGCGTTGTATTCATCAGGCCAGTAGATTTCGACCCGAACATTCCCACGATCCCGACGGGTGTCCTCAGCAACACTGCTGAGTTCTGGATTGTTTGGTTGTAGAATCAGGATGATCAGGATGGCCAGAAATCCACCCAGGAGGCCGAGGACGATATCTCGGAACGCCACACTATGTTCTGGTTCGTCTGAACTATCATCAAACCGGCTCATCATGCCCTCAGTATGGTTGTGAACATCTTGGATAGATCAACACGAATCAGATACAGGTTGATCATGTTCCACATCATGCATACGAGACCTGCAAGTGTGGTGTTGAACGCAGTGGTCAAACCGGACAGAAGCATCACGATGACGCCCTGGGACGCAGTTGGGTCACCAATCACAGAGGGGTCAACGTTGCTGAACGACAAAAGGATACCGATGACCGTTCCGAACAGCCCGAGGCTGACGAACAGAGTTCCCGCCAGCTTGGATATTCCCAGGTATTGACTGAATTCCTCAGCGATCAGGTCGCGTTGTTCCGCATCTCGACCATTCGCGGCATAGCTCTGGTAGACGAGGGTTCGGTCGGGGATGGTCTTCCATGACTGGTGAATGGACCAGATCGTAAAGAAGTTTGCCACCAGCGATCCCGCGAAGAGCACGATGATGAAGTGAGTGATGTAAGTCTGATCGATCAGGAACCGATCAAGCACACCGTTGTAGAATGCCGTGGCGGCTACCGCCACTAGGAATGAGTTGATGACAACCCACCGAGACAGAATAGTTGACTTCACAGACAGCATCGCATACTCCATGGTTGGCTATGCCGGTAACGACTAACACAGGTCCAGGCATAGCTCAATGGGTATTTACACAGCAGTCATTTTTTCTGTCATGGTTTTGTAACGAAAAAGGACCGCCCTTTTGCACTCATTGAGTGTGGCGGTCCGTGACATCGTGTGGGGAATTTGGTGCTGGTGGGGAATTTTGAAATCCCGGCCTCCGACATACCAAGTCGATGCTCTGCCTCTGAGCTACACCAGCATATGTCGGACTAACCGTGGTCCAACGCGGGCTGATTGCGGAGCCATCCGACCGACACCGGGAGTTCCACCCAGGAGACCATGGCCAACAAGTGACCGATGCTACATCGAGGCTCTCCGGCCTCTGTCAGAATTGGAGCGGGTGAAGGGGGTCGAACCCTCGGCCTTCTGGATGGCAACCAGACGCTCTACCACTGAGCTACACCCGCATACCTTCGCCCGGAAGCGAAGGGGGCCGCACCCCGTAGGGCTTGGCGTTGAATCTTGGAGCGGGTGATCGGATTTGAACCGACCTCTTTAGCTTGGAAGGCTAAGGCACAACCCCTATACCACACCCGCGTTACAAATCTATTTAGGACCTCAGATCGATTCTGTCAACAGGTGAATCAAAAAAGATGTGAAATTCCTTCCATCGACTGGCCAGGTTGTCGCCATGGGTAGTCCAACGCCTCGTGTGGAATGGTATCCCTGACAAGTCCATGATAAAACCTGTTGGGCATACTGTAGTAGACAAACGCATCTGGAATGGTGTCTCGCAGATGCGACAGGTGTCGGTTCAGATTGTCAGATCGAACATAGTGGGGCCTAAGGATAGAGGTTGGCTCATACCAATAGATATTCGATAGTGAGTAGATCACCTGTTTGTGTCCACGAAATGTATCAACGAAATCGGCTCGTCCATAGCCGGTCATGATATCCAGGTTGTGGAGGTGATAGCGATGTCGGTATGCATTGAAGAAGCTGAGCCACTCCGAGGTGCCACCAAACCGATCCATCATCCCGGCCCAGAGTGTATCCAAATCCCCATCGACAACCACAGCCCTGGGGCCTGATATGGATTTTGCAAGAATATCACGTGGGTGCCGACCGTCCCAGTCATCCAGCATGTATCGGTAGAGGGATTGGGCTACTGTTGAGCAATCGAATAGGACGAACTTGAAATCATCTGCCAGATCGGATTCTCGGGCTAGTTCGAACGGCATGAACCCACTGGCCGGAACGACGATCCGTGAAACTCGTTCGTAACCCCGGGTGAATTCCCATACAGGTCGGTCTGTGTTCATCAAGTAAAATTTGGTTTGAGCTTCGGAGATTTTGCGTTCAACCTTTTCTATGTTGTAATAGAAGGCTTGGTCTGGATACACAAAAAATCGGCTGTGTCTCTCCTTGTTATTGAACGGACGACACCCACCGTTGGCCATACCAAAGGCAACCAGATCGGCACCCGGGGCCGGGTTGGTAACGTTGACCATACCCTCACCGATTCGGGCCCACTTCGGCGTATAGTCATCGTGGTAGTTTTCAGAGCTTCGCTCGATCACCGGCTTGATACCAGGAGTCGGTTTGTGCCAAACACCACTGGTGGTCCTAAACTTCTCCAGGTTCACGATAAACGCTTGATCATGAAGTTCGTAATACCGTTCCCCGCGATCCAATACATGACCAATCACGGCGGTATCCTGATCGACGGTCGTCAGACTTCTCCAGACGTTTCTCATGAATGAAGCCGTAATATGGCTACCATACTTGAAGAACAACCCCCACTTGCTGGTCGAGGTTTTGGACAAAGCCAAGAGTTCATCGATGCTGCTGGCTATCGTAACCTGATCGATATCAAGTGGTGATCGAAAGGCCGTGATGACGTCTCCGAACTGATCCAACAGGTTGAGGCAGATGCTGTTGGTCAGCGGATCATCCGACTGATCCATGCAAACAAAGATGTGTATCATATCAATGATTCCTGAGATAGCCGCTGATTACTGCCCACTGAAAGTCTGTAGTTCGACAACCACTATCCCGGGCATGTGCAATCATGTGAATGCGGAGTGTATCGGATCGGTTCCATACAGCATGTGTGTTATGGACGTCCAGGAACCGCACATCACCTGGAGCCCAAGGGATGATACCCTTACCCTCGATGGCCATATCACAACCTGGTGGGTTGTTCAGACACAGGTTAACCGCAGACATACCCGGACGTGGGGAATCACTGTGTGGCAGGATGAACCCACCCGGTTCCAAATACATGAATCGCACCCGAAGGAACTTCTCGAACGGGAATACATCCTGGAACCACTTTGCGGTCACTGGTGCCGCTGCACAGGCCACGGTCCACCGGTAGGGGGCTTCCATGACATCCGAATATCCGTATTGATTCGCATCATTGGTCTTGTCATACTCGATGCCATGCAGTGCTATCGATTTCCACCCGACATGCGATCCGCCACGATGGCCAACCGACCAGGGATACAGGGCCAATCCTTCCTGATACATCTGCTCAAATGGCGGCTCAATATCCATGCGGACACTGGTGTTGGTGGATTGAGTTCTGATCCATGTGAAGAACTCATCAATCTCCGCTATCGAGAAGTCATCTCGATTCAGCGGATTGTGCTTGGAGAAGAACCGGAAGAACCGATATCGGGCGACATCATCAGGCTGCGGTGCCCACGGGAGATGTTCGTTTTGGTCAAAGAAGTCGATCAAACGCTGATCCATCAGGTTCCCCGTGCGTATTGGTGCCCCCGACAGGATTCGAACCTGTAACCTTCGGTGTAGGAAACCGATGCTCTATCCAGTTGAGCTACGAGGGCATACGGGGATATTTAGGAACCCTATCAAGGGTTTTCAACCGGCCCTGGGGCGAATTGTGCGAGGAATTGAAGCTCCAACGTATCGTGATGACAGATGAGTTCCATACGCTGGTCTTGTTCTGAATCAGTTTCGCCATCACCCCATTCGGCATTGACCTCTCGGGCTCGTGCGGCAAGCTGTAAGGCATATGCATTCACAACGTCTCGCAATGCGATGCGGGTCATCAGTTTCTCCCAAAGATCATACGTTCGTCGTCTTCATCCGCGAACAGAACCTCACCGGATCGAATGCGAGCAACAACACTATCGATCACATCACACGCCCCAATCAGATCGGCTTCGTGAATGACGTAGCGGCTACTGTGGGCGGGCCCAATCGGGCCACGACGATAGACTTCCTGCCACACGATGCGGGCCACCTCGTTTTCGGTTTTCCCGATCATGGTAAACGAATCATACCGCTTGGACTGCTCCAATGCGTGACGGACCAGGTTGATCCCGATGTGATCGACCAACGCGGTCAGATCACTGGTCGGGGTGACGTTCAGGATGAGGTCGGCCCGAAAGGATGCAATCTCGCCCATCAGTTGGTCCTATCGTTCAATTTGGCGGTGATTTCCATGTAGAACCGCTGATACCGCTCCATACGGGCGATGTCTTTCTCGGTGATCCCTTTGAGGCGGCGGATGTCGGTGTTGTCCCGAAGGTCGGCCAGTTTGACCAGCATGGCATCGACGTTGCCAAAGACGCCATCTTTGTATTCATCCAGGGTCTGCCCCGGCATCTTGGTCAAAGCACGGATGCCGTCGATGATACGGTCGGTCATCCCGGCCATAATCAAATCCTGGAAGGTAACACTGGTGTCTTCGATCACATCGTGACCCAGGGCGATGCACTGGAGTTCTTCGTCATCGCTTTCCAGATAGGTCATCACCCGCAGCGGGTGGAGGGCATAGGGCTTGCCGCCCTTGTCGAACTGACCGGCGTGGGCGTTGGTCATGATAACCAGCATTTTGCTCAGAAGTTCGCCACGATTCGCCATGATCATCTCCATTCGTTTCATCCCGTATACAGGGATTCAACTGGGATGTCAACACCTACATCTCACGCCATGTGCTAGGGTTGCCGTATAGTTTATTGATCATAACACGGTCTTGTGGATCATTAAGTGACCATACAACCCGATTCGCTATACCCTCGACATGCTTTGCCCATCCATCGACGACATAGGTATCATCCACGACCGCAAAGTCATGACCATCACAGATGTTGGCGATTTCCGTAGCTTCGGGGTTATCATCTACCCAGAACCCGCGCACCCGGCCACGGCCAGGTAGGGCCTCGGCCACCATCCGAGCCCAACTGGTGCAGATCGCCCAGTCGCCGCCGTTGGCTAGGGTTGACGCTTCGCCTTCGTCTTCGTCGGGAATACGGCCACCATAAGCGTCTTCATCCCCAAAGGTCTGCTCCAGCCATGCTTTCAGACTGGGATCACCCGGTGGGGGAGCCTGCAATGTATGGAAACGATGGTCGCGGAAACCATTGTCTTCAAGCAGGAGATCGGTCAGGGTTAGGTTCAGGTTCATGCTGGTATTTAGACGAATCGGAGGTGGCATGACCCACCCCCGATGGTGCAGTTGATAGGTAGACTAGACCGCCACGCCGCACCCCACCATACCATATCATACCGAACCAGACCAGACCGGACCTTGACCGCCTTACCACAACTTACCTCGCCACACCTGTCCATACCACACCATGACCGCCAAACCTTACCAATCCCGACCGGACCGCGCCTCGACCGCCCCCGCCTTACCATAGCTTACCACACCTACCCACCCCAAACCATAACCGCCCTACCACACCGTGACTAACCTAACCTTCCGTTCCATGACCGCCATACCCCGCCTTACCAAACCGCACCTGATCATACCATACCTCGACCGCCTCGCCGTGCCAAACCGCACCGCACCCAACCATACCATACCTCGACCGCCTCACCTCACCCCACCACCCTGAACTTATCATACCACACCTTGACCGCCAAACCCTACCTTATATTACCGGACCACACCGGACCATACCCCGACCGCCAAACCTTACCAATCCCGACCGGACCACGCCTCGACCGCCCCGCCTTACCACACCTATCCGCCCCAAACCACGACCGCCGTGACCAATCTGCCCCGACTTATGCCGGAACAGAAACACCCGCCTGCTCGATCTGAACCGCAATATCCTCGATGCTGATTGGATCGATATCGCTCATCGTGCAAACCCCACGATATCGCTTGAGCCACGCCCGTAGGTCCTGAGCGGCCTGTTCATGAAGCTCCTGCTTAATGAACGGATCATCCAGGTCCATTGGCACATACCCACCCCCGGTCGAACGGGATACCCGGGGTGAGATCACAGCAGGAACTTCCACTTCACGAACCCGAATTGTGCTGGTGATCGTAGGGTTGATCGGTGTCGTCGAGTAGGCGACGGTGATCCGCAACCCGGAGACGAACTCTCGTGCCAGCTTCAACCGATACAGTTGTGCAGCATCTTCATCACTGACCGCGAAGAACCAACCATGGGCTTCATGATTCGGCTGAGTTTCCAACCAGGAAACGAACTCGGACGGGACATAAATGTCCCGCCCTGTCGCCACCAGATATTCGTCAACGATCCGCTGACGCATGTCTTTGGTGAATCGTAGTGTCATGCAGCCCTCCGCTGACGCTCGAAGCGCACCGCTTCCAGAAGCTCTTCTGTGATGTCGTCGAACGGAATCGGATTCCGCATCGCATCTTCCTGAGCCTCACGGGAACCTTCGGCGACGATCTCGTCCCACTCGTCCTGGAAGGTGGAGTCTTCTGCTGTGGTCACCTGGAAAGTGCCATGGCTCCCAGCGCCCTTTTCCTGACGGAAGTCGCCGATTCCGACGATGACCCCGGCGTTCGCCACCAGGGAGACGATGGATGATGCGTTCAGCGGTGGGTTGACATAGGCGATGTCAAACTCCGAGCACCACTGGGGCAGATACGCACGGGTGCGAACGTCGGGTGTCCGGTTGATGTCTGCGGACCGCACCACGTCCATCTTCATGAACGGGACACCCCAGATCGGGATGTGGGACTGCGGGAGGAACACCAGTCGCTTGACCGATGTCTTCGTCACGTTGGGGGTTTCCAGAGCAGCCGTCGCCATGGCCGCTTTGATGGCCGGTGCAGGGAAGCCGAGGAACGTCGGTCCATCCGAAAGCCGAACGGTGCTGTCCCAGAACTCCTGCTCCGGGTTGTGCTTCATCTGAGCGGCCTTTTCGGCGGCAGTTTTCTTGGGAGACCCGAGAAGAAGGTCACGCATGACCTTCGAAGACATGCTGTTGAAATACAGCGGGGTGCGACCGATGATCCGAAGCCGGATACGGCCCTGCTTCAACGGATCGATTTCAAGGGTGGTGGTTTTCGTGGTAGACGTAGCCATGGTGTATAGTCCTTGCCTGCCCATCATGGGGCACTGAGTTGATTTGACTTGGGATTTCCGCGACCTCAAAACCATCATACCGTTTTACTTGGTTTTGACAAGAATCATCTAGCATGACTACTAAGTTGGTGTCAATGGCATAAACCACCTGGTCTTTCGATCATACCGGATGTGCTGATAGAACTCGTAGAGATCGCTGAATCGCAGGGTGGGCTCAGGATGTAACGTGCGAAAGTATTCAGCGATATCTGGATTGGATTCCGCATATCGTGCGGTGTGGGTCACATCCATGTCCTGTTCGATCTTGTAGTCGTATACGGTCTTGCCGATCCACAGAATGTTCCGATGGGGATCGTAAGTCCGATGATTCTCCACCCGACTTTTTCGGATGAGATCGGCCCGATCATCACCGGTCTTTCGATACTTCCGCTTCAATCCATGCAGAAATGCATTGAGAGAAATGCCATGTCGGTATCCGGAGACGTCCACGGCTATTGCTTCGGTTCGGGTGTTGTCTCCCAGGGTCAACCCCTGGAAGACATATTCGTGCCATACCTCATGGGTGATGGGATCAATCCGCATCAGTTGCAGTTGTCGGTGCCGGTCGCAGCCGACAAGGCATTCCCACATTCCACGCCGGTTTTGAAGGCGTCTTGAGCACGAGCGGTCGAGATGACCGGGTAGTCGTCCTCGGTGCCCAGCGGATAACCGACGTTGATCGACGGATACCCGGCGATGCTCATCCAGGTGCCCTGCCAGAAGGTGCCCAGGGCGGTGATGTAGGCCCGCTTGGCATCGACCAGCTTGGTCTGCTCCGTGGCAAAATCATTCCGACCAGCCTCGACGATGCGCTGAATCTGCGTATACATGCCCGGGTCGAGATTCGGGAAGGTTTCCTGGATCGCCAGGAAGTTGGCATTGGCACCATCAGCACCATAGCGGGCCTGCAACGATCCGGTCAGCAGTCCTTCGATCTGCTCGGTCGCAATGGTCGTCACGCCCACGGCTTCGGCAACCTTCTGACCGTATTGGGCCAGGATGTTCTCGTTGTTCTCGTAGGACGTGTGGATGTGCGCCTCGGCCCGGTTGCCGTAGTTGTAGGCGCTGATGTAGCTGGGAACCGACACCAGGGTGACAAGTCCGAAGATGGCACCGGCAGAGATCAGGGCGATTTTCATCAGTTGGTTTCCTTCGATTGCTGTGAAAGTTTCCAGCGGATTGCTGGGTCGTATTTCGGCGGGCAGAACACCAGCCCGAGGATGATGAACACCAGAACAGCGGACCACCCAAGCATAGAACAGATCGCGGTGGCAATCAGGATCAGAGCGACTTGGGTCTGCGGGCTGGTGATGTCGGCGAGGTTCTTGAACATGGGTATTCCTTACGCTGGGTCATGTATCAGGGTTGATCTGCATTTGCAAGGGGGAACTTTCGTCGGTTTAGCTCCGATACCGACGAAAGCTGGAGTGTGAGTTGGAGTGGCCGAAGAAGTCATGCTCGTGAAAGGCATACAGCATTCCACCCGCCGCCATGATCGACATGATCGCCATGAAGATGATTGCACCCGTGCTGGGCTCAACCTCATTGGCAAGGTATTCAAACTCTTCCATGGACCGACGTTCGAAGTGTGTCATGACGACGTTTTGAACGTTGCCCATAAAGGCACTGGCCGATCCCCACCACTCGGGGTTGTCAAGTAGTTCGTCACGCAGGGTCACGTTGAAGATGTCATACTTGGCCCACGAGTGAATGAACACCCATTCCGGACCAGCCGACACATTGCCCTGTGGGAACCCGGCGACAATCACGATGTCGTTCTTGTTCGCACCTTCCCATTGGGTCAGCAGCATCTCTGCATATGACGGGTTGCCCGCACTGGTCATGACCAGCACCATGTTGGCTTGCCGTTCCGGCCCGAGGGTTTTCAAGATTTCCGACAATTCGGCATTCCACGCGGCCAGGGGCTGGGGAAGCTCGACGCCATCCAACAGCACTCGATCCACTCGATAGTGGTCATAGATGGCAATGGGATACTCCAAATCAGGAACGCGGCTTTGCTCACCAGCCACCGAAACTTCGCCGGAGTTGAACAGCCCGAAGTTTGCCGCCTTGACGTAATTCTTGTAGGTATTGGTGCGGCTCACCGGATCACCCGGGCGGATGTCCAGCCACCGCTGGGGATCGGGATACCGGGCAAGACACACACTTTCCCGGGTGCTGGAGCAGTCAACATGCTTGATGCGAAACTCTCCGATGTTGGACTGTGCATCCCAATACATGTCGGTGCCAGTGTCGTAGCAAGTTTGGCATGTGGTGGATGAAGAGTTGCCGATCTTGGTAGTGCGACAGTTGCACTGATACGGACGGCGATATTCGTCCAGCGTCCGCGTGGCTCCGGTGATTTCTCCGTTCCAGAGTTCGGTGTCGGCCATCTGTGCGTATCGACCGGCCTCATACATCCCGTAGGAGAGAACCAGCGACACGACCATACCGCAGGCGATTTCCGGAAGCGTGATTCGCTTCGGATACAAGAAGTGACCGATCAGCATGGCCACGAAGGGGATAAACGTAATCAGCAAGATGGTCATCAGCGGTTCTCCCGTGCAGCGTTGTTCAATTTCGCCAAGTCCCATTTGGCCTTGGTTGCGATGTCGCTCAAAACCCGCTCAACATGGGTGGGTTGACGTCTCCCGGTCTCAGCGTTATGCCAAACCGTGCTGCCACCCCGATACTGCACGACACTCGGTTCCAGCAGTCCGAAAAGACGCTGCCACCGCACCGTGATAAGCATGTCCCCGGTAGGGAGAAACTCCACTGTTCCGGCAGAGTGTTCGACTATCTTATTGGACATCAGCATTTCTCCTGAGGTTTCAACTTACCCGTGGCATTCCGGCGCAGTCTAGCCAACATCGGACTGATTGTCAAGTTCTGTTTTTCCTTATGCCGGATAACCTCTTCCAACACGAACAGGGTGAACCCGAGACTGGTGACCTGAAATCCCAACTTCTTGGTGGTTGCTTTGAAGTTGCCAACTGCGATGCTTCCCGGTCGGAACTCATCCGGTATCACCCCGGGCTTCTTCTTGGTCTGCTTCTGGGATTTCTGTAAGGTTGCCTGTTCCGCCAGGGTATCAAGCTGTGACCGCGTGGCCTCATGCTGTATCCGCATATACCGGTGAATGGCTTCAACCGCCTTCAACGTAAGATCGCCGAAACGGGTTGTTGTTTTGTCCTGATGTGTCCACACCACGTCATCCAGCTTTCCACCGGCATCCTTGATGAGGTCCCACAGAACACGTTGATACTGTGATTGGATGTCCATGATGGTCAGCCAGCTATACTGAACGAATCGATGTCAGCTTGCAGCTTTTCCATGATCATGTCGCAGACGATCTCATACACATCGTCCGGGTCATCGTCCGGATCAAGCTGTGCTGTCATGCTGGCAGAGAACCGGGCACTCTCGTAGTTGCCCAGGTTGATCGTCAATGCCCGCTCAATGGTTAGTTCAGATATCCGCATAGGAGTCCTCCATCCGCATCATATATCAACGCGATGGAGAACTACAAGGGGGAATTATCAGCGAGACGCAGCGAGTTTGCGAAGGAGTGCCTTCTGCTGATCTACGGACAGTTTGTTGAAGTCATCCAACAGTTTGTCACCGTCTTTCGCAACACGACTGAACGGTCCACCTTCGTGGATACGGTCGATCTCCTGCTCTACTTCCTGCTCCTGATCGATAAGGGCTCGTCGAGCAGCTTCACGCTCTTCTGCCGTCAGTGATCCGACATTACGTCCGATACCATGATTGTTGCCCTCATCAAGACGACGGTTTCCCGCCATGCTACGGACATCATCGTTTGCACGTAGGTCTTCCATCAGAACGTCCTCCCCACCATTTTCTCCCAGAACCTGAATCGTATATGCGGTGCCATAGACGGCTTCCATCATATCACGAACCGTGATCTTACCGAGCATTCGTCGGGTTTTTCCAATCTCATCCCGGGCATCTTCAAGTGCCTCCAGATCAAGATCACTAAAGGTAAATCCAGCCATAGTCATATCCTCCGCTCTGTATTTAGCAGTATTGCAAATTTTCAGTGCGTCTGATCGGGGCTGTTCAATTTTTCATGAACGTCGGGAACCTCAATCGAGAGCTTTAGCTTTGCCCCAGCGATTGCCGCCACCCCTGGTTGAGCCGGATCAACATGCAGATGTAGCATCATGACCAATGGGGATTGGGGGAGGGTCTGTTCGAAGCGATACGTGGCAATGCCGGTTTCCATGAAGGTGGTTAGCTCGCCATGGGCTTCCACCTGGATTGTGTTTGATACCATCAGTGCAGTCTCCTTATGACTGTCAGATGGGTATGGCAGTTCCCTGTTTCAAGGTCCTGAATCGATCCATGTCGGTCTTGGTTTTCGCCTTATGACAGTCGTGACAGAGCAACTGCATGTTCTCGCTGCCGTAGTATGACAGGTCCCCACCGGCTTCAAACAGCGGCTTGATGTGATCGACATGGAAATCTTTCATCAACAAGGATTTACATGAACATCCCTGACAGGTTCCGTGCTCTCTCCGGAACACAAACTTCCTGGCCTCGGTCGGGCTGTTCATGACTTTCCATCGGTCTGCACAAGCCTGGTGCCAGTGCTTCCGGTTGTTCTGAACTCCACCCTCGATGATGGACTGACCACAGAACCTACAGGTGCCACGGGGACAGTCCCATGATACCGGTCTTGGTGCCTGTCTGTGGTTGCCCGGTTTTCTATCCCGGGATCGCTTCTTTCTACGTGCCATGATGCTCTTACCTCACTGGTATTTGGTAAATATGTCGAACACCAAGGATTACCAATGGACTTCCTCGATTGCATTCGTCACGTGACTCTGAAAGAAGCTGCCGGTAGGTTTCCGCTGGCGGAGAACTCTGCCACATACAAACAGATGATGGGGCCGGTAATCCAGGCCATGAGCAAGCTCGATCCCGGTAAAGGTGGGGCCATCTCTGACCAGGTTGCCTACTACAAGAATGCGCTCGGTCGTGCAGATCGAATCATCTGGGCCCTACGGTGGCTTCGTCTGAGTTGGCTCAAGAACATGCTGAACATCACCGAGGACCCACGGAATCTCGGGCGGGAAGATCATGATGAAGAATACCGCAAGCTGACCGACTGGATATGGACGGCACACCGTAAAGCCACAGCAGAACTCCTGAAATCCAATCCAGCTTACGACGGGAACATGGAAACCCTTCTGGATCAGCTTAGCCGATTCGACAGCAGAACGTTTGCAAACCAGCTTCACCACTTCATGTCCTACACGGACAACCAATCGACCAACTACATCAAAGCGTTGGATGATATCGTGTGGCAGTGGCAAGCCCCGGACGACCTGATCAACCAACTTCTCCAGGCCGAAAAAGATTGGAAGGAAAGTCGAGACCAGGAACTACCCCACGCCGACGATAGCTACAGTAGTGCCAAAAAGATCATTGACTTCGGTGATGGATATGCATGGTGGAATCTCGACGTCCAATATTGTGACGACGAGGGGTCCAGTATGGGCCACTGTGGGAATAACTCCCACATGAAGAAGGATGGTGATATCCTACTGAGCTTCCGTCAAGAGATCGTTCGTGGTGGGGAACGCTTTCATATCCCATACATGACGTTCATTCTTAACAACGGGTGGCTGGGGGAGATGAAAGGGCGGGGTAACGAAAAGCCCGCGAAGCGGTATCACCCATACATCGTTGCGTTGTTGAAGTCCAAGTATATCGAGGGGATTCGGGGCGGGGGATATTTGCCGGAGAACAACTTCTCCGTCTATGATCTGACTCAGGAGCAACGGGATGATCTGATCGCGGTCAAACCGTCTCTTGAACCATTGCTGGACAAATACAAACGTATGGGAGCCACACCAGAAGTCATCAAGATGGCCCAGGATGAAGCGTATAACGCCAGTCTACCATCAATCTATGGCATCGAAGAGGATGGAACCGTAGTCTTGCAGCACTGGGATGATCTAACCAGACTGGCAGGCGATGTGTATGGGTTTGCCCCACTGGATGCTATCGTTAAGGCCATCGAAGACCCCGATGAAATCGATCAGGATAAGCGAGATGCCGCCAGCGATAGACTCAATCTGGACGATCAGGACGTGTTCGAATTTCTGACCTACCTCCCAGAGCAATATGTCAAGAAAATCGCAGACAGCCTGGGTCTATCTGGGGATGTGACATCACGCAGGTTCCTGGAGAAGATTGCCCTACACGTGGATCGGTCTAAATTTCGTAGATTGATCGCCGATTCGTTCGTAGCGACCTCCACGTTCTCCGGCATCACCGAAGAGCCAGAATTCACCGACTACATCAGTCTAGTCCTTCAAACGCTAGAACGCGGAACTTATCTAGGAAGTGCCGGTCTGCGGTGGGATGGTGATTTCGACGATCCGGTGCGACTTGAGATTTCATTCGGGGATTTTGTCTCAGGTATCGATGATGCCATGGGTGGCGATGACTATGATTCCGATGATAGTGGCTTCCGCAATCGTGTCGGATCATCAGACTGGTTCGAAGCAGAGGGCTACAACATTCGAGATGCATGGGAAGAGTATGATCCCAAACAGAGCAACCAAGACATTCAGACCTGGAACAAGGACGGGATTGAACTTCGCAAACAGTTTGATGGCCCACTAGGATTGAATAAGAAGAAGGGTGATCCGGATTCTGATGATCTCATCATGGGTGACATCGATCACCGGGAGGCCGCTCGGTGGTTTGTCGATCACCTTGATTCGATCAAGCACCAGTCAAAGGGGTTGTTCAACTCCAAAAAGCCCAAGTCGGAGTTCGACAAGCTTCTGGAAGAGATACGAAAAAGGGCCGGTCTCTAAGACCAGCCCTTTTCGTTCCCAGCCGATCATATAGATCAAACCGAGCCGTAAGCCGTTTCACGGGCAATCGTCTCGATGTCGCAGCGGGAGATGCCAAGATCACGCAGTTCGTGGTCGGACAGGCGGCTCAGTTCGTTGCGGGTGGTGCGGGCCATTTTCAGCTTGCGCAGGTAGTTCAACATGATAGTTCATCCTCGATTGGTTAAATGCTGCGGTGCAGCACACCTGGTATTTAAGGATGAAATCGATGGGTGTCCAGCCGAAACAGACTGATTCTGGTGAGAACCCGTCATGCATAAAGCGCATGGCTAGTGTCACAAATGTGTTAGCTTGTGGGTGATTGTGGAGGCCAGGAAGGGAGTTGAACCCCTCTTACGGGATTTGCAATCCCGCGCATAACCGCTCTGCCACCTGGCCGTCATATGAAGCTGCGTGGCTTGCCTTGCTTCATACTGTGTATTTATGGAATCACTTCTGGTTTGTCAAGAGTGATCTGCTATCAGTGTTGAATTTCGATGCGTTCCAGGTCCCGCATGGTGTCCAGGATGTTCTTGGCCCCAATCGGGTTCTGCGAATGAACCACATATTGGAAGCCCTCAAACACCCGAAGCTCTCCATCCAGGACCATCTCGACGATAGCCTTGGCCACATCGTGGCCAGTCATCCGGTTCTCACCCAGGTCATGGTCGAAGCTGATGCCATCAGGGAGTCCATCAGGGGTCAACCGACGGAGCATTTCCATCAAGGCTTCACCGGTGCGGAAGATAACCCAGTGGCGATCCGGACGTTCGACCGGCTCACGCTCATCATCCAAGAACCACCAGAGTTCGGGTGCTACAGGTGCATCATGCCCGAGGACCAAGGTGATGGTCCGGGAGATCGTGAACAACGGGGGTGTCTGTGGTTGTGTGGCTTTGGTTTTCATGATGACCCAGTATATCGGGATCATCCGCCGAATGTCAACCCAACGCCTGAATCATTTCTTCGGCTGAGTTGAACTTCCGACTGTTCATGAAGAACCGCCCGGACCCGCGATGCACCGTGATATAGTCACGGAGTTCCCGTTTGGCCTGTCGGGTCGGTGGGTGGTCGAACTGAATGACCAGTTCTCCAGTCCCACGTGCATGAGTGCGAACCCGTATCCATCCATGCTCCAGACCCACTTCCACCGCGATCTCCCGACTATCCGCGTCGTCTTCGTCTTCCAACCGCTGATCCACGATGGCGTCTAGTTCTGGATCATCGAAGACAAACTCAGCATGGTGGATCGGCTCCATGGGGTTCGGCTCCAGATGCAGAACTTCACCGTTCGGCTTGACCCAACAACCACCCCATTCCAATTGGGACTCGGAGATCGGGTCTTGTGACACGATGCGTATCCTTTTCGGATCAAAGACGGCGTAGTCACGACGGATCACCGTATCATACAGTAGATCGGTGTCGGACTGCTCAATCACGATGCCATCATATCCCTGACGGATGAGTGCGGTCCGCATCTGCTTGTTGCCATTATAGTTGTCGAAGTCGGCCAGGAAGTCCTGGTAGGTATCATAGGATTTCATTTTGTTCAGGTCGATGCTGGCAGTGACCAGAACCGGATTATCATCAACCATACGCTGGGCAGACCTACCGATGTATTTTGCAACCTCTGGGTTCTCGGTGAACCAGATGCCGATACCGCTCGGATGAAATTTGTTGTCCTGGCTATACATCCGACCAGTGATCTTTCGTGGGGCCCCATGATAGAGTGTATGATCGGCCATCTCATTGCGGATAACATCGATCAGTCCCGGAGACATCACCATCCGCACGGTAGCAGCGGGCCCACCACCCATGTAGTTGTCCTGGATACCAACAACGTCTACGATATCGAAGCCAAACTCATCCACGATGGCGGCTAGACTGTCGGTGCTGATTCGGTTGCCATCGCCTCGGACCTGGTTGGCAAACTGGGCCAGTGCATGATCGATCTGATCCTGCTGGATACCCGCTGATCGTAGTCCTTGTCGCACTGAATCAATACTGATGCCCCGGAAGTTCTGTCCCCGCCCGTTGATGGTGAGGGTTTTGCCAGGTTGGACGTGAACCGGTATGATGCCGGGAACTGCGGCCTGGTGATCGAATGCCAGTTTGTCATCGGCGTAAGTCTTGGCTACAGATCGATTGTTCGTCAAGAACACCGGTGAACGCACCTTCTTGAATTGGGTAAGCTTGGCGATTGCATCCAACAAATCCCAGTATTTCGGTGGGCGATCCTGACCGGTCATCAGCGGCATCTGCGCAATCTGTGCCTGGATAGCCTTCCATTGATCGGGATCGGTGATGTAGCTGACCGATAGTGTGCGGTTCTCGAACTTGGTGAAATTCTGGAGTTCCGGGGTGCCGTGATACCACACAGTAGTGTCGGCCTCGTTCACCGAGGGGGTATGGGTTTGGCTATGGAATAGTTCTAGCAGTCGCATCTGTGGCCCTCGCTGTGGTATTTATGGGCACAATCGGTCTTGACACCTGGTTCACCCATCGCTATGACTGTCGCAAACGGAGGACTTCATGCTCAACACCTCACCCATCAACCTGATCGGAGCCGCCTTTATGATGGCCCTGGCCGTGATCTTCGGAACATCCATGAACACCGTGGGCCAATACACCACCCCACAGGCATGGGAGATCAGGTTTCAAAGCGAAATGGTGTTTGCACCCACCGAGGTGTATCGAACAATCGTTGATGATGTGGTGTGGCGGTTCGAGAAGAACCCCGAATACGTCGTAGTCATCAATGCACATCAGAGCCCAGACCTCCCAGATGGAACCGGTCTGGCGTGGGCTGAACAACTCAAGACCACGATGGTCAATCATGGAGTTGATCCTGCCAGCATCCTGGTGAGCGATCATGGTAGCTCGATGGCCCCGGAACGAGGTGCTCACGAAACCCACGCCCTGTGGGAAAAGCGTCTGAACCGGGTGGTCGTCGAAATGCAATGGGGGAACTGATGAGCAATAAACTCACACCCAAGGGAACACGCGCTCCTGTATTTGTATCCGATCTCAAGATCGATCCAAATCCCGGTGTCACTGCATCGGATCGAAACAAGATCATTGCTGGCACGTTTCTTACCGGCACCGCGTTGGCAAACCAACTGATCACGTGGCCGGGTATCGGTGAATTCTGGATCGCTGGCAACATCATGATCGGCATCATGATTGGAGCCGCAACATGGATGGTGATTCGGGTTCGTAAGACGCCCCGGCAGATTGCGATCCGACAATTCCGTCATCTGGGGGTCAGCGACGATCTGATTGAGAACGTCGTGATCAAAGGTCACGAGATGGCGTTGAAGTTTGAAGAGATGGCCAAAACCATCAAGAGCCCGATGATCGGTTCCCAACTCGTCAAGATCGGCCAATTGATGCTTGACACGATCAAGGACTTCGAGCATGATCCCACCGATATCCGTTCGTCACGCACGGTGTTCGCTCGGGTTATCGAACAGACGCCGAAGATCATCGACAACTTCCGGGTGATCGAAACGCGCAAAGAATCGATGTCCACGGAAGAATTTCTTGAGCTTGCTATGGAAACAGAGCATGCCATGAACACAATGATCGCGGCATTGGAAACACAACGCTCCGCGAACAGCGATAACAACCGTCTAGCCCTCGGGGTGGACATCCAGGTAACCCACGATTTGCTCCAGAGAAGGACCCCCGCATGAGCAAGAATACAGCGACCAAGTTGAATCCGATGACGGAAATCACCGAAGCGGAAATCACTTCCGTGATGGGTGAGATCGATCTGACCAACACCAACAGCATTACCCGGTTCGGTGCCAGTGCATCCGAGCAGGCAACCCAGGTCAGCCGCCAGATGCTGACGGGCGTTCGTAACAAGGATGTCGGCCCGGTTGGCGATGTGATGAGCGAGATGATTCTCCAGATCAAGGGCCTTGATCCGACCTCTCTTACCGGTGGTGGCATCCTGGGATGGCTCAAGTCGAAAGCCTCGCGTGTTGCAGGCTTTGTCCAGAAGTTCGAGGAAGTCAGCGAGCAGATCGAAGCCATGGGCGACAACCTGCGTGGGCATCAGGTCACCCTGATGACATCCGTCGCCATGATGGATCGCCTCTACGATGTGACCGTGGAGCAGTTCCACCGACTGGAAGTCTACATCCTGGCCGGTGAGCGTGTGCTGGCCGATCTGAATGAGAATGCTATCCCCGCGATGCAGCGGGAAGTCGAGACCGGTCAACCCGGCAAAGATGGCACTCCGGCTTCGTTGATGCCCCAGGCGTTCAGTGACCTCCAGAACCGTCGGGATCAACTGGACCGCAAGGTGCATGATCTCAAGCTGGTCCGCATGGTTGCTCTGCAATCGCTGCCGAAGATTCGTATCACCCAGGATACGGACAACTCGCTGATCTCGAAGATCGACACGATCATCGCCACCACGATCCCGTTGTGGTATTCGGAAATGGCAATGGCCCTGGAAATCAACAAGACCATGCAGGCTGCGGAAGTCACCAGCGATGTGGCCGAGGCGACCAACAAGATGCTCACCCGTGGTGCAGATCAGTTCCAGAAGGCAACTCTGCTGGCTCGCAAGTCGGTCGAGAAGTCGGTGGTTGGTGTTGAAGCTGTGAAGCACATCAACGATACCATGATCAAGACCCTGGACAGCGTGGTGCAGATCACCAACGATGGTCGCAAGGCCCGTCGTGATGCCGAGCAATCCCTGATCGGGATGGAGACGGCCCTGCGTGATGCCCTCAAGCAGACCGCAGACGCCCGGATTGAAGCACCGAAGTCGCGGCCTGGTATGCGTCTACCGACACCGACGGCCCGGACTGCGATCCCGGAACCGCGTCGGAGCCACCACGATGATGCCCTGGTGAGCAGTGATCCGTTCAACATGCACACCATGACCATGGCCACGATCATCGCCGCCGATGACCCGCCGCCACGTGTGCATCACCGGACCTGGGATGACACCCCGTCCAGTTCCTCTCGGGATGACAGCTATGGTGGCAGCAGCTATGGCGGTGGCGGGCGTGACAGTGGTGGTTACAGCAGCGACTCCGGAAGCAGCTACAGCAGCGACTCCGGAAGCAGTGATGGTGGTGGTGGTGGTGGTGGCGGTGACTGATACCGTCCCAAAACCCCCGAAGATGCCGACCAAACCGGCACTGGCAAACCTATGGCTGGCAGAGTTCAGCCATAGGGGCCATTGCTGTATCTGTGGCAATCATGGAACCATTGATACTCGTGGAAAAGTATTCACCCCTGCCGGATACGAGTGTGGTGATCTGGTATACTGCATATGCCCGAATGGTCGGGTAATGAAAAAGCATGACAAGGACGGATCATGGTTACGGCAGCAGAAGCTCAAGAAGAACTGATTTACAACGCCATTCGTATGGAAAAGATCATATGGATTGGTGGATGTCGAGAGGGGTTCTCCGATTCGGATTTCTTTGACGATCTACGTGATCTCACCGAAGTGGGGAATAAGATCGAACCTTCAATGAAGCCAATTCTGGATGCCCCAGAATGGGCCTGGGATGATGAGGATGCATTCCTCGAATGGTGTTACAATACCAGGATCAACGGTTTTGTGATCGAGGTGGAATCACCAGTCCCCCAGTGGAGTGGTGATGATGAAATCGGAACCCACAGCTATTCATGGGGCTGCACCTACTCGACGTCCTTGTATGTGGAGAATCCACTGGATGCTGTTGCCCTAGCGGTGGCATGGAAAGATGCGCTTCATGCAGAGCTTTACGCCAAGTTCCTAGCGAAGAAGGCTACGATCTGACATTGCCGAACGATGCGATCTGTTCCGGCGTGTAGTCCATAAGCTGCGATTTCCCCAACGACACCCTCAGAGGGGCAATCTGCAACACGGCCAGTTCGGTGTAATCCTGATGTAGAGCAAGAATCGCGTCTCGCATCTGCATGGCCATGTCCCAGTCATGTGGTTGAGTCATAAGCTTAACCTCGACGGAAAACGCCGGATTGGTGGTAAGCCTGTGTTCGATCATCGTCTGGATGTTCTTGAGCATCAGTGGCATCTTGGCGAATTCAAAGTGGATACTGATCGAGATCGCATCAATCCACGGAATCAGTGTGGACCAATACTTGGTTCCCCGCGATCCGTTGGTGGTCAGATGGGTCAAATGACCCAAAGACTTGATATACTTACACAGGTCCAAAAACTGAGGATGCAACGTCACTTCACCACCGGCGAAGCAGAACCGCAGAGGCTTGCCCTTGGCATGCTCATGAAGCTGATCAACAACACGCACCAATACATCAAATGGTTTATGTGATTCGGTATCGTTGTGAACCCCTTTGGGTCCCTTCGGGCAATAGGAACAGTCGTAATTGCAGAACCTACCCAGGTCCCACTGAACATGGATGATCATATCCTGGATAAAGGCAGCAGAAACAATCGCCTCAGTATCAATCGTTCCGGCTTCATCTGTTCCATTCGACAACAGAGATTCGTATCCCGGTTTGAACTTGGGAAGCTTGATCTCGGTTCCACAGTTGCATTGGGATTTGGTGCAGGTGGTCCACTCGGTGGGTGCGGTCCATCCATCGAAGATATTTCCCAGGCTTCCACCTACTCGGCAAGTGCCGACCCACACGCCCCCATCGAAGTCAATGTGGATGCTGTTGATACCAACAGAACATCGCCACCCCTTCCATTGGTTGAGGCGTTGGGCTTTAATCTCAGAAACATCAAAGTGTTTCCGATTGTCATTTTCATCTTGGAGACAAATGATTTTCATACACCGAAGGTAGTCCGTTGAGACGCTGTGTCAAGCGATCCGGAATTCCTCAGCACGGTTTAACCATCCATCGATGAAGACTGCCTGTGATGGATCACGAGCAACAATGGAGTTGAAAAACCGAACTCGCTCATCAACCAGGGCGTTGTTTAGGAGCTTACCCATCTTCTTCTGGGCAGCAGTAATGGCGTCCCGTGTCCGAGGACCGAGGACACCATCCACACTGATTGGACCGAAGCCAGCGGCATTCACCACCCGCTGTAGCATACGGATGGCGTTGACCGGGCCATGGTTGATAGCCATGTCCAACAGATGGGTCCGGAGAGGCTCCGCCAGCAAATGGATACGAGGGCCGGTGAGATAGCTGCGTTCGTAAATCTCGCGGGCGGTATCCTCAGTCATATCCTTGACTTCTTGAAGGCTGGCTGGACGCCCGAGATATTGAGAATAGGTCCGAATGGTAACCCCAAACTTGGTCGGTCCACCCTTGTCGGCTTTGTGGTTGACAAACCCACCCTCGTTGTGCAAGACTACGCTAATCGGATCACTGCTCATGATGATTCTCCTCGTGGGTATTTATGGAGGTATTGCTGTGCAGGACAATCGCATCACCCAACAGGAACTTATTGCTCTGTTCGGGGAGAACATGCCGATGGAGGCGGCGGCGTTGCTGATGCACAGCCAGTTACCAGTGGATGAAATTCGAGTAAAACTCCGAGAGATCGCCAAGACCTGGGGAACCCACATACTCTCCGAGTGCCTCCGAGATTTGGTATTCGCAGCGGAAGACGATGACCTGGAAGCTGCCCTTCGAATTCGGTCCTACATTTTGGAGAACTATCAAAAGATTTCTTGACGAATCATCTCCGATCCGGTATACGAAATGGGTAACCAACCTGGAGCCACGCATGTCCGCTGTCGCCAAACTCGCAGAGAATGCCATTCGTGTCTATCCGATGTTGTATCCGAATCGTCTGCGGTTTCTCCAAACAGTGTTCTCTCGCTACGGCAGCAACTACCAGGTTGACCGTGAAACCGGCGATCTGGTTAGCAGTGATGGCATTCATGACACCGATCAGTATGTCCCCGATGCGAAAGAATCATCGAGTGATACGGCAAACACCGTTAACCGCCGTGATGCGATGATCGCACAATGGACGTCCGAGAATGCCGCAGCCATCGCCGAGCATTCCATCTACGACGAACTGGTATCACTGACCGAGCTTGCATGGCCGACCTATGGCTTCATGGGCGAAGAGGTCCCAGTGGAAGCCATGTCCAAGGATACCCGTGATGCCTTCTGGGAAGTGCTGCATACCTACACAGAGGCATATTCCATGGCAAAGTCCAGGGATACCGACCGGACCATGCAATACTACTGCACCGGGAAATCCTGGAACCTGGCCTGGAACCATCAAGTCGAAATCTTCGAGGGTGCCATGAAACTGCTTGAGCGGCTCACCGGCATGACCCATGAACAGCGTGTGGCGGAGCAAACCGCGACCATGGAAAAGATCATCGCGGAAATGAAAGAAGAAGGGACCTGGTAATGCAGATCAAACATCACATCGGCACCGGCTACAAATGCAACTGGTTCACCATCGTGGATGGGGCCGGTATGGTTCTGCATGAGGTCTACTACAACAAGGGGGACCGAAAGGGTCGAGATCGAGCAGAAGCGGAGGCCAAATCATGGTGACCGAGCTTGTTCTTCACCCGCAGCGTTATCCCGTGCATGGGCCCAGTGGGAGCCGTGGCACCGATGCCAACAAAGGCCAGGTCTATGGTGGTGCCTGCAACACCACGCGGTGTGAATCCCACGAGGCGGTCTATTGGAATTCCGCCACTCGGGGGCTCTACTGCTGGCAGTGTGCCAAAGGCATCAACTTCAATCCCCGGGAACCCGACCTCTGCATCGACTATGGCAAGAAGCCAGAAACGGTCGAGGCGATGGACGCGATCAGCGATAAGTTTGCCATCGATATTGGGTGGAAAAAAGCTCCCACCTAAATTTGGTTCTTGACGAATCAATCCGATCCCGGTATACCTGTGTCATCGGAACAGGAGATGACACCATGGCTCGTATGACCTTCGTCGAACTGAACGCCGCTCTGGACGCCTGCATCGCTGCTGGTGCGATCTTCAACGTAGACTACCAGGATTGGAAGACCTACGTCGCGACCCGCATGCTGGAAGCCGACATCGACCAAGTGACCCGTGCCCTGTATCTGGACATCCCCCACGAGAGCCGCACCGACATCGATGGCGAAATCTACTGGGCCAAAGTGGGCGTTTCGATTGTGACCTTCCCGTCCAAGAAGTTTGCCGCTGCCATCCAGGCCGACACCGCCTATGCCGAGGGTCTGCGTGAAGTTGCCGCCCAGTGGACCCCGGTGGCCGAGAAATTCCGCACCCTCAAATCGATGATCGTCATGGGCCGCAAGCCCGCCGAGACCCCCCGCCAAACCCCGGTTCGCACCCTGGACAACACCGGCACCTGCTCGTGCTGCTCGATGAACGTCAAGCTCAAAGATGGCAAGATCGTCTCGCACGGCTTCACCATCCGCTATGGCTGGCAGCAGGGTGTGTGCTTCGGTCGCGGCTACGCCCCGTTCGAAGTGTCGCCGGAAGGTGCAGTGGCCTACAACGAAATGCTGGGCAACATGCTGGTTCGGATCAGCCTGAACAAAACCAACCTGATCGCCAAGCGTCCTGACCTGGAAATCCGCGACCGCCACACCGGCAAGGTCACTGCAACGCTCCAGGACGGCCACAAGAATTACGACCGCGTTCTGGAAGGTCGGGTTCGTGAGATGGAAGCAGAAATCCGCCAGATCGAATTCGAGATCGGCCACTTCACCAAGAAGATCGCAACCTGGACCCCCGGCGTTCTGCCGGGGTGATCCCTCACCGAGGAACCGACATGATGGAATTCATACCCTATACCTGGACGACTGATGGCACAGGTGAAACCGTCTGGCAGGGTCTCCGTCCTGTTGCGTTCTTTCCGAAAGGTAGCGATTTGTTCCTGGACTATCATACTGGAACCTGGCTCCCACGTGATCCAGTTAAACCTCCGGTCCCGGAAAAGTCATCGCGATGGGAAACCATCCTGGCCCTGGCCGTGCTGGTGTTCTTCACCACGCTGCCGGTATGGGCGCAATGCACCACCCCGGCCCCCGATCTACCCTACGGCATGGGCCCGCATGAGTATAGCTGGGTCAATGCCTATGATGGGTTCGTCAGGGTCGGTGAGGTCAACGAAATCCAGTGGATTCCGGTGTGCCATGATGGTCAGCAATTCTATGCCGTCTACTATGGGGCAGAGGGCCCCGAGGCGTTCCACAGTGTGGCACTACTGTTCGCGGAACAATACGGCGACTCAGAGGGGGTCAACATCGAGATCATCGGGAACATCGATCTACGAGGGGTCTCCGGGGTTGGTCTGTTGTGGGAAGACGAGCAGGTAAAGCTGGATCAATCCCATACGGGATATCCACCACTGCCGTTGTGGGACTTCCACGGAGAACTGAATCGCCTGTATTGGTGAATGCTTCTTGACAAACAAACGCAATCCGGGTAGACCACACACAACGCAACCAGGAGATTCTCCATGCTTATCGGCATCTACATCAAGGACATGTTTCTCGGAACCCCGGAGCAATTCGATGATACCTTTGGGGGTGGGATCGAGTGGGACCTGGTTGGGGACAACCCCTGTGATGTCGAGATGATCAGCACCTGGACCCGACCGGCCTCACCCGACCACACTGACATCCTGATCCAGGAATTCCCGACCGAGGATGCCCGTGACGAGTGGTTCCGTCGCACCAACGAACAGATCGATGCAGATCAGCCCGGACAGGACAAATCCACGTTTCCGTTTGATGTGGCAACCTACGACCTGATCCGGTCGAAGATCAAGGACCTGTCGTGGTTCAAGGATGATGCCTCCTGGTCCCACGAAACCTGGACCGCCTATGGCGTCGAAGAGCATCGCCTGACGATGGACCCGGCGACCAAAACCATCGAGTATTGGGCCGAGGGCGAGGGCCCGGTTTATACCGATATGAACGTGGCCAAGGCTGCGGTCAACGAGCACCACAAGGATACCGTGATGCGGGAGTTTTTCCAACTCACGGCTGGTTGACGAATCACGAAACTCCGGCTACGACCGGATCAACACAACAGGAGATCGAGATGGACCCGGTTATCAGCATCTACGTCAAAGGCATGTTTCTCGGGACATCGCAGGACTTCGATGTCGCCTATGGCGACTACATGATCTGGGAGGACACGTTTTTCAATGAAACCGGTCGTCAACATCTGATCGACTGCATCTGGGGCCAGATCGATGTTCCCCGGTCGGACATCGATGTGCAATTCCACTACACCGAAGCGGATCAGACCGAGTGGTTTGATAGCAAGAATGAGCAGACCGAGGTGGTCCCCCAGATCAGCGAGACCGACTGGGCAACCGCTCATGTCATGAACGCCCTGATCGATCTCGGCCTGGGCGAACAGGTGAGCCAAATGGTCGAGGTGGTCGATCAACTGGAACGTCGCATCACCGATGCGGATGCGGCTGTTCCCAAAATTCTCACCATCCTTGGATACGGATGGGACGAGGAAGAGGGCAACATCATGGTCGGTCAACTGAAATAAGATGACCAACAGAGAGGAATACCAGATGATCGACCGTTACGCATACACCGGCATCTATCTCCAGCGTGGTTCCACCTGGCTGACCGGAACCCCCATGGATTTCCCGGATGTCTTTGACAAGGCCGATGTCGGCTGGGAATTCTGGCAAGCCAATGACCAGGATCAACAGACCGGTCAAGCTCTGATGGAAGCGTCTGCACCCAAGGATGCAGTCGTGATCGTCAAGATTTTCCCCACCTATGATGCCCGGGAGGAATGGTTCCGGTCGGCACAGCCGAAAGGATTCGTCTGATGCACTTGGTCGAATTGAACATCACCACCTTTCGGGGCTCCATCGGCGGCGAGCACTACTACGGACAATTCAGGGTTCACGGAAACCCTGAACATCCCCTGTATGGCACGTCTGTCGAACGACCTGTCGATCAGGCCGAGGCTGACTATCTGAACGAGAAGGATGGCAACCAGCGGGGCTATTACTGGATCGAGGCCGGTGATATGGTATCCCGGTTCAACTCGATCCAACAGTTGACTGAGCGGGCGGCAGAGGTCTTTCCGTCGCTGTTTCACCCAGGGGTTCTGTTTCACAATCCACAGCGGGAAATCGATGATCCGACTGATGGTCGGTATTGGGTGGATGACTACGTGGTGCTATGGGGTGCGGATCAGGCATCGGCTTTGGCCGAGCAGACAACACGCACCGCACGGCTCATTCTGAAATCCCTGCAAGAGCAGCCGACATGATCGACTGGATACCCATGAAGGACCGCCTGCCAGAGCCTGGGCGGTCCTATCTGATCCTGGCCTACCGGTGTGGACCGGTGGCGGATGTGGCCTTCTACGAGGGGATAAAGCCCGGTGGAGAGCATTGGTGGATACTGTCGGATGTGACACTGGATCATCACCTGATCTCGTATTGGGCAGAACTGGATTATCCAGAGGAAAATGAAGATGTTCTACGGGTATGAAACTCGACCCAGGTGTTTAGATAAAATTCCCGAGAAATCTATCAATCGGGTGCCTTTTCGCAAGTGTAGCACTGGTCGCGTATGTCGTGGTGAGTTTCCTTTTCGACACCCTGATGGTTCAGTGTGGTGGCGGTTCATTTACCAAGATGGCGATCCTGATGATGGCATAACGATCTCCAAATGCACCACTACCATAGGCCAGAATACATTCACATGGTTCGAAGAATGATACTGGACATTCTGGCTCAATTCTGGTAAGATGAATGCAACAGCAACTGGAGCCTGACATGAATCTCGTGGGAATTGAACTGAACGGCCTCTACGTCACCGCGTGTGGATACATCATCAAGATGGTGAACACGCATGAGATGAAGGATGGCACGGTTGGCTTCGTCGGCACCCAGATGTATCGGCATCGCGACGGCACTCTGGAAGAGGACGCCGCTGGCTGGCACTATGATCGCCTTGGCGGTCACCAGTATGGGGATGAAGGACTGAACATCATCGGTCGTTTCGTCGAGCGGGACGGGTATTGAGGATCAGCCCAGTCTGATCTTCTTCCCGATCTCAAAGTGCCGTCGTAGCTTTGCGATGACACCGGCAGATGCCTGTCGTAGATCACCCGGGTATTTCCACCCCTGAAATGGAGTCTCCCACCCCTTGGTGGTGATCTTCTCGCCGGTATCGAATTCCACACCACGAGCGGACTCAATCCACCCATGTAGTCCATATCGTTCCCGTGCCCAAGCATCGATTGGGATCACCCTGGTGATCTTGATCAGATTGAAGTGGTCGGCATCAACAAAGGTCTCTCCACCCCATCGTCCGAGGCGATCCAACTGATAGACAGCAGGATCGACTGCAAACTCAACCACAAACGGTCGTAGGTATCCATGCCCGTTCACCCATTTCTCGACATCAGCAGTCAGATATATGCCCCGGTTTCCTTCCCGAGAGGATATTGAGATTGCGTTGTCTTCCGGGGCAAAGTTGGGATCAAGGACGAATTTGGCATTATCGGTCAAATGATATAGCAGCGTGGGCTGCTGTTGTTCCACGATTCGGGTCCTGTGAGATGATAGATCATGAAGTCTCATACTACACCTACCGAGCGGAACAAAGTCTTGACATGCCCGGAAATCCCTGTTAAAGCTGCTGCATCGTATTTACGGAGGAATCATCGTGAAGCACTATCCGTTCCCTTCCATCCGGACCCTGGATGATCTTCTTCCCGCCATCGAAGGCCGCGAAGAGATCAAGGTGATGGACCGTGGCGACTACCTGGTGGTCGATTACCTCTATGTGCTTCCGGACACGTTCCCGCCGATCCCGGATGATCCGACCACGCCGGAATGGCGACTGGCCGTGCTGCGGCGTGAGTGCCGTGGCATCATGTTCCACAAGGATGGCACCCTGCTGTCCCGTCGTCTCCACAAGTTCTTCAACATGGGCGAACGTGAAGAGATGCTGCCGGAGAACATCGATTTCTCTCGGCCCCACCACATCCTGAACAAGGAAGATGGATCGATGATGTCGCCGTTCCTGGACCCCCAGGATCAGGTGAAGTGGGCGTTCGAGCAGGCCAAAGGCTACACCCAGCGAGTGTTCTGGGGCACCATGATGGGCTGGACCGATGTGGCCCAGAACGCCGAGAAATTCATCGCATCGGCAAACCAGGACTACGAGGGCTTTGCCCGGATGTGTCTGGTCGGTGGCTGGACCCCGATCTTCGAATGGTGTTCGCCGGATTCCCGCATCGTGTTGAAGCACGAGCGGGCCAAGCTGACGCTGCTGGCGATTCGTCACAACCAGACCGGTGTATACAAGACCTACGAAGATGCTGCAAACTGGGCCGATGCCTGGGGCATCCCGATGGTGGAGTCGTTCGGTTCCGTCGATGGGTCGGCAAAGGCATTCATGGAACGGGTGAAGGATGAAACCGACACCGAGGGCTACGTTGTTCAGTTCGACAACGGCCACTGCATGAAGATCAAGACCGCGTGGTATCTGCGCTTTCACAAGGCCAAGGAAAACCTGGTGTTCGAGAAGGACGTGATCAACCTGATCATGGAAGGCGACATGGATGACGTCATGCCGGTTCTGATGGAGCATGACCGAATCCGGTTGGTGCAGTATCATGAAGACTTGATCGATTGCATGGCGGCTGCGACTCGCAACCTGGCTGCACAGGTCGGGTTGATGCGTGGCCAGACCGGTTCCGACCGTGGTGCCTATGCGGGGCTGGTGAAGGCCAATTCCGATCTACCGGGGCCGCTCAAGGCAATGGCGTTCAAGCTGTTCCAGGATGACGGAACCTATACGGCTGCTGGGCTGATCCGACAGTTCGTGGCATTGTCGGTCGGGAACAAGACGGCGGTCGATGACATGCGGAAGATCGTTCCCGTTCAGCCATGGTGAGTGATGTTGCTCGAACTGTGGACGAATTCATGTGGGTGCGTGGTCATTGGTTTCGCATGACAGACCTTCGTGACGCGGCTTATGCAAAATGGGGCGTATGGCGACCAATGTTCTATACAGGATCGCCATACGCGGATGAACTATTATCACTTGGGGTTTCCCCGGTGGAACGGAGATCGGCATGACAATACCAGAAACCTATTGGAGACAACCCGTTGACCGTAACGGGCTGTTCGAGACCCTAAAGGATCGCATTCGGGTCATTGACCATGCATGCGGAACCTGGTATTACGGCCATGACGATCTCTTTGAGGGCGGATGCTACGCCTGGATGCGGTCGCGGGAGGTTGTGGATCGCAACCACAATGATGTCCACCAGATGGTGGTGGTCGATGGAATATGGGAGCTTCGTGATGGGCGTGTATAGACGACTGACCGAGAAACAGGTCGATGTGGCGGCACTGAAAATCGTGAAGTTCGTGCGGAGTAAGGTTCCGCTGGAATTCGCTGATGCTGTGGCCCCTTTCCCGGGATACGACACAGTGAGCACCAGCGTGGAACTGGAAGACAGTCCGGTCGGGAAAGTGCTGTTCTCGATGAGCTTCGATGACCTGGGGCTGTTCCTGCATGTGCGGGTGCGTGACCCCAAGCGGTTCACCTACTGGAACGACGGTTACAACCATCACTCGGGAAAGTTCAACCTGCATCGGCATCGGGCGCAATACCGGAACTTCGATGAATTCCTGACGGCTTGCCAGATGGATGCGGTCGAACACATCCAGGAAATTCTGAACTACGAAGCCAAGGTGGCAGCATGAGCACGAAGGGGAAATACGTGATCCTGGACGGATACCTCTGCGAACTTCCGTTCATCTTCCACAACTCGATCAGTCATGACAATTTTGCGCAAGCTCTTTCCCACCTGGGAAAGCCGGTGAGTGCCGGGTTCGTAGATGTGGTGGATGGGGAAGTGTCGGCTCATGGCAAATCCTACAGTCTCAAGTTGGGATCACGCCCGGTCGATTCGGAAATCATTCAACGGCTTATGGGCCAAACGGAGTAGGTCAGCGGACGGTGCCGGGAACTGATACCCTTCCCAAACATCCGCAGCAGAAGCCGGGGCCCTCCTTTTACCCTGGTGATTCTGCCATCGGCCCGGGAGTGATCCCGGGCCGATCTTTTCAATCAATCTCAAATGCGGATCGAGATGGAGGATTTGTCAGATCGATCTGTTTCACACCTTCGAATTCCGGCTTGGTCCTGGGCTGATAATACCCACGCGAGTTGTTCACGAACCTGATACCCTCGGCATCAAAGTCATAGCTATCATGGGTGTGTCCGAAGACCCACGCCTTGATCTTTTGTGCCTTATCCGCGATCCACACCTGGCCCATGATGGCGTTCATGTATGAACCATTGAGATGGCCCCACTGGTGGTTGTCCGGAAGCAAACCCTTACGATGTGGGATCGTATGGGTAACCACCACCACGTGTTTGATATCATCGCGGTTCTGAACGGACTCCACGATCTCCCGCAGCTTTTCCGCATGCTTGGTGGCCAGCTTATCCGGATATCCACCGGGGTCAAACCGAATGCATTTGGAATCGTTCGATTCGGACTTCCAGAACTGATGCTGTTGGTCCCGACTGGTCCAACTGTGCGAGGTCCAATCATACCACCCATTGGCCCCAACAAACAGAGTATCACCGAGCAATACCCAGGATGCATTCAGATACGACACCGATGGGTGTGTCTCCGAATACTCTTGAAAAAGCTGAGTGTTGGACCCAACGGTGACATCACTCCGCCTATACCCATCATAGTGCTCGTGATTGCCATCGGTGAAGATGACATGAGGGTAGAATTGCGAGGCTTCCTCGATCACCGCAAGGCTTGTATGAGCATCGTTGCTGCAATCACCGGCAATCACCAGGACGTCGGATTTCCGCTCCAGGTGCCATGGGTAGATCGAACTCATCCCATCGAATGCGGGGTGATCCTCCCACATGGTGTTGTGGGTGACATGCATGTCTGAGATGAGATCGAATTTCATGGCAGTTCTCCTGATACCCCAATGTAGGTGATATTTCGATTGACACAACCCATAAATCCTGGTAAAAAGATGGCAACAGATATGGAGATGGACATGCCGACAGTTCGCGTCACTATGGAAAACCGCCTGGGCCTGTTTGGTCGTCGTGTCCTGACCATCTACGGGGCGATGTTTCCGACCGTCGAGGGCATGATCGTGAACCAGCGACTGTCCGAGCGTGGCATCGAACTCTACGTGAAGTTTGACCGCGAATACGAGGGGATGGAAGGTCAGTGGGTGTCGCAGTTCTACGAGAATGCCCACAGCGAAATCGGCCATCACCTGCTGGCCGACGTGTGGGGCCCGGATGAGGCATTCGGCGATTTCGTCGAAACCGCCGAAGGTATCATGCGGGCCATCGGGATGCACTACAACCCGGGCGACTGGACCGATGATCTCCAGGAATTCGCCGATGCCGAGGAAGCTGGTCAGACCCCCCGGGAGATGGCGGTGGACTGGATGCAGAACTACGATGAACTGCGGGCCAACTACAACGAAGAGGTTGAGTGATGGGCAACTACGTCGGGTTTACCAAAGACCAGATCGAGCAGCTTCTGGTGGCCGAAATGGGATTCTCGCAAATCCCATCGAAGAGTGAATTCGTCTATACCCGCCCGGTCATCACCAGATCGGGAATTGAATTTCCATATGCGATCCAGGTCTACTCGTCCGTGCTGACCTCGACCCGCTACACCGATGAATCCGGTGCCGATGCTATCCGCGTGGTTCTGTTGGACACCGTGACCGGTAAGCCCGCCGTTGGCAAGCAGAAGCGGGTGCATCGCACCAAGAATGCGTTCCCGAACCTGCGTGAGCGTTGCCGCGATCTGTTCAAGATCGTGCTGGAAGGGGAGAAATGCCCCAAGTGTGCAGCACTGATGGCGGTCCGTGCAAATAAGAAGGACGGACACCAGTTTTTGTCCTGCACCCATTACGCCCCGGGCAAGCCCTATCATTGCACCGGGACGAAAGCCCTGACCCAAGGAGAACCAGCATGAAACTCGCATTGATCGCCGCACTGATGACCGGCCTTGGTGTCGCCCCGCTGATGGCCCAAGAAGCCACACCCGGGGTGGACATGTCCGACCCCTACTGGACCTCAGTGGAGTTCGTCCAGGGCTACTGCCAGCACCGCAATGCCGTCTACAAGGATGCGATGGCACGTGGTATCGAGGTGAACCCAAGCGATGCGGCCTTTGAAACATGGATCGTGGAGGATTTCATCGGTATTTTCACGGGGATCGGCATGCGTGTGATCGGCGAACAGCCCACGCTCACCCCAGACATGTGTTTGTGAGGAAATCATGGCATTCGCAACATGCGTGATCATCGCCGGGTCTCTGTGGATGACCGGCGATCCGGGCAGCGACATGATCCAGGCAGTCCGGATTTCCAAAGAGCCTGCATACGAAACCGTGCAGGTATGGGATGGTGCCAACTTCCAATACCAGTATGATGTGCATCAACATCAACTTCGCATGGGGACGGAAGAATTCCTCTCCGACTGCATCGCCATGGGCTATACGATGCCGGTGCCGCAGGCCGAGCCCTATGATGACATCGATGATGAAGAGACAACAGGAGTGGGCGAGTAATGACCGCAGTCACATATCACTACAATGGCATCCTTACCCAGCAGGTAACGGATTGGGTGCATGGGATGTTGCAGGACTATCCGTTTGTCCTGGAAGTGATCCACATGGCCCCGGTCGTCGATTTCGATGCGCTGTTCGCCGACCGTAGCTGGGAATCCGCTGGCGAAGACTGCATGGGACAACGCACAACCATGCATCGAACCGGTGTTCCGTTCGGGTATGTTCGGAAATACGACTACCACAACGACGATCTGACCGGGTTCCTGTTCTTGAAGGATTCGGATTCTTACAGGCGGTTCATCGAGCGGTTCCCGGAACTGATTGTAAACCCGACACCGTTTCGAACTGAGTTCGCCTGACAGGGTTGCTTTTACAGAGGACATTTCAGAGCGATCAGACTAAATATCGGAGAACCTCTGGAGAATTCCCCGATGAAATCGTCCCTCGTCCACCACTTGATGGAAAACGCCAAAATCTCAAAGTCTGCACCGGGTGAAATGCACAAGCCGGGTTATGAGAACATTCATACTCCAGACAATCACACAACGGGCAAGAAAAAGCGTGAAGTCGATGGGTCTCGTAATCTCGGCGGGACACCCGACGGTGCCAAGCGAACACCACAGGTTCAGCCCCCAAAGGCCAAAGAACGTCGCAGCATGACGGAGAATTCCGTCGTTGATGCCATCATGGGATTCATGATGAAGATGTCCGGGCCCAAATTTGGTCGTCAGCTTTACGACCAACTCAAGAACGAAGAGCCGGGACTTTACAAAGAACTCGTCGATATGTTCACCAGCCTGGTTAGCCGTGGCAATCTGACGGATCGTCAGATGATGGCCGCTCTTCAACAGGACCCGAGGGCTATGCCATTGGCGATGAAAATCCGCGATTGGGCCCAAGACAAACTACCCCCACAATTCGATGATTGGGCGGAAAAGAAAAGCCGGAAGCTCGGGCTGGGCGAAGACTTCGCCGATAACCCCGATGGCAAGGCCGTGCCGGTGACATCCAAGGCCAAAGACAAAGACGAAGGTATGAAGAAGCCATCGGTTGCCAAGGCCGGTCCAGTGGCCCGTGGTGCCCGTATTGGATCGATTGGTGACAACAAGGACAACCCCGCAGACATCGGTAAGGTCCGCAAGCTCCCTGCCGGATACACCGGTGGGGTGTCAGCACCGATCAAAAAGATTCGGGAAGGACTGCGGTCTCTCACCAAAGACCTCGGCAACCTCAAACTGGACCCCAGTGTGATGCGGGATGTGTTCGAAAACTATCCAGACGATATGGATTGGAATGTGTTCGACCGCTACATGGGGACAGGCGATGATGAGGCCGCATATGATGATGCTATGGAGCAAATGCGGGATGCCGTAGAGCATGCCATCGGCAAGGACCTACAGGCATACGCCCGAGAGATCAAATCGAGTGATGATCCGGAATCCCGTATGGAGTCCATTACAGGTTTCTACGAGGCCATTCTTGATGTTGCAAGTGAGGCCATGTCGGAATTCGATGATGCCGACTACGTTGGCCACGTAAACAAACAGTTCATTGCGGCACTATCCCGATACGTCGATAAGGGCGAGATCAAGCAGGCCATTCGTGATTACACCGGGAATGAACCGGTGGAAGAGATGTCTTCTGGTGGGGCCGTGGGTGCGGGTGCCATTCCGGCTACCACTGTGGCCGGTGGTCAACGTCATCGCAGCCAGCTATTCGCTGATGCTGAGGCTGGAAAAAACCCGGATGGAATCGACTTCATTCCACAAACCGTCAAGTCTTACATTATGGCGTTGGATGCCTATATGGAGCCTACCCACGGATTGACCTGGGATGCCATTGGAGCAGATTCGGTGCAGATCAAGCGAGCCATCCAAGCTGGAATGACCCCACAGGAGTTTGCCGATGGTATCGCCGAACACATGGGGCTGACAGACGATCCAATGGAGTCTTCCGGAAAAAAGCCGTTTGGCGGGCCCGGTAGAAACCGTAAGCCCGCCGTCGAGGCTGGTGGCTACGATCCCTACCCAGGACATCACCCGGCTGGCAAGCCGCAATACAAGACGTATCGCGATCTCGTCAACCTCGTGAAGGAACGATTGAAGGCACCCGGCAATACCCTGACCACACAGCAAATGGCCGGTCAGGTTGCAAGGGAATTCGCCGGTCAGTTCGGGCCCTTCGAGCGCACCTTCGATCAACTGATGCAATTGATTCGTGGTGATGAGATTGGCACTCGTCATGGTGTGAAAGAAGATGGTGAAGACATCTCCACCTATGGCCAATACGCAGACAAACTTCGTAGTATGGGAATTCGCAGTATGGGCGGCAGCAAAGCCGAAACTGTGAACAATGCGATGGCATTCCGGTTCGCTATGCCGAAAGCCTACAACACCCCGAGGGCCGGAACCCTGGATGTCTATGTGCGTGGAGATGCAGAAGGGCCGTTCAATCCCCGACCCGTAATCGGATGGAGGATGTCCCAGGTTCCGCACCAATTCACCGGTCTCGGAAAAGGATGGGATGAACTGGTTCAACGTCTTGAAGCTCTGGACGGAAATCCGAAGACCGAGGACGCCCATGACATGATGCCCCGGCAGACCCAACAGATCGACCGGGGTAACGCGATGGGGTTCAAAGACGCGGATGAAATCCTTGACCCGGCCAGCATTCCGTATGGTCCGAACTCCGGTGATCCCCGGGCCAACGAAAGTGTCAAGCGTCCAAGCCGTTACAAGTGATTATGAGGAAACCCCGTGCAATTTCGCCAGCTATTCGAGAACTCCGACAACGGAACATTCATTGGCGTCAGGCTGACCACGGCCAGTGCCAATGATGTTCTGACGTGGCTCGATCAGAACAAGATCAAGAATCCCACTCCGTTTCGAGAATTGCACGTAACCCTTCTGTTGGACAAAACCAGTCCCATCGATCATTCCCCGACGCGATACGATCCTCCACTGGTGGCCGATCCTGATAGCTACAAGATCGAACTATTCGGCAGAAATCAGGACATACTGGTTCTTACGTTCGATTGTCCCCAACTGGAAGCCCGTCACACAATGCTTCGGAAGAAGTATGGAGTCCATTGGGACTGGGACGAATACAAACCCCACATCACGTTGACCACCACAGTTCAAGAGGTCACCGAACCACTAGAACCCCCGACATTCAAAATCGAAATGGATCGGGAGTATGTGACGGAATTCGATCCATCATGGTAGCCCTGACCGAGAAGAGCAAAGACAACATCACGTTGTATCGCGGAGATTCATCCGAGGTCAAGCAATACCTTCTCGGGAAGGCCGATCCGGATGCACTGGTTGGTCGCGGTATCTATCTGACCAGTTCTTTTGCCGTCGCAAAAGACTACACCATCAAGGGAAACCAGGAGGGGGTTGTCTACAAATCCGAACCCAATATCGACCCCCGGGAATTCCTTCGACAGGAGTTCCATAAAAAGCTCTCTGGGCCCCAGGAAATCATACTGCGGGCATTTTCTACGGCGATTGATGATGAGGTATACCGGTTCTCCACCATCGCCCAGAACGAGATTGATCAGACCATCGGAACAGGTCGGGATGCACGACAGCACCCTCGTTACAACGAACTTACCAGGTGGCTCTCATTGGCTCGATCCTACTGCACCGCATACCTGTGGAAGATTTCGCAGCCCGTGCTGTTCAAACATCTTCGTGGCCTCTTTGACCAGACGTATGCGGACTTCAAACAGAGCTTTGAAGGCACCCGTATGCTACAAACGGTGCTGAAAGAATTGGTGGTGCTCCGTGACGATCAGATCGGACAAGTAGCAAGATTTCGAGTTCCAAAGAACTACCTGGATCGGACATACCGGGTTGACGATCCCATGCCGGGGTGGCTGATCACGTGGATCGCCCGCTACAGCCATGATGTCACCGGCCAGGATATCTCTACCAAAAGAGTCGATCTTCGCTACAATGATCCCACCAAGGGTGAAACCCATGCGGATAATCTCGGGGATTGGTTGGACAAGTTCCGCGAACATGGCATGCGGTATGCATGGAGTGAACACAATGTTGGGGGCAATGGGGAGAACCCGTCACTGCTGGAATTCATTCTGGGCACCCATTTCGGCGGTATGCTCCAGCATCAGCCCGTGAAGGAGAATCAGAAACCTCTGTGGGATGCACTGATCGACTTCCTGATCACCCGGGGTTACAAGGGGTTCCACTATCAAGGTGGTCGCAGAACCGGTGGAGGACACTTTGCAGGCGGTTCGCCTATCAAGCATGATGCCTATTCCCTATGGATCGAAAAGGACATCCAGGGCTTCCGTGTGAGTGCCAAACCACTAGGGTTGGATGGCACCGATCCCAGGCTGTTTCAGCGGTTCCGGTTCGACACGACGATGAACCAACTGAACCAGTATTTCGACTATCATACCCGCCCGCTCAAGTATCGCGATGATGTTGCCAATGTTGCCCAAATAGAGGATACGGCTCAAGCATGGTTGTCGTCCGGAGCACTCGATAAGAAGTTGGGAGTCGAAGTATGAGATTTTTGGAGTTCATCAAAACACCGAGCACTACAACAACGGTGAAGCTGGTGGAATCTGATCGCATTCGCGTTGGCATGTCCAGCTACGATGTGGACTACAACGATCATGGCGGTCGTATCACCATGGACGTCACCCAACAGGGCATGACGGTGGCCGAGCTTGTCTATGAGGGTGATGAGATCGTATGGATACACGTAGAGCCGTGGTTCCGCAAGCAGGGGCTGGCACAGGCCATGCTTGATTATCTACGGGGTCGCGGGCTCAAGGTTCAAATGCCGGATGCAAGGACACAGGATGGCAAAGGCTTCTTCTCTGCCATGTCTCAGCGTGGCAAACTGGATGAGATCGAAGACATCGGCACCCTGGATGACACCGACAATGCCCATGAAGCATCCACGATGGTTGTCCCACCCGGATCAAAGCCACTGACAACATTTACGGTTGGATCAATGCAGGTGGTGTTGCACCTGACGGTATCCCGGGAGTTCGCATTTACGGTCAACGATAAAGTCGAAGGCTTTGCCAGCTACAGCACCGGGACCAAGGATCAGATCGGTAAGTGGATCGAAGTCGGTCATATCTGGTTGAGCCCGATGATCCGTCACAAAGGATTGGGAAAGCAGTTCTACAAGTTCTTGTTGGATCAGCAGAACTATGCGATCATCAGCGATGACTACCAGTCCGAGGCTGCACAGACCGTGTGGATGCGGCTGGTGGATGAATACGAAGCCGCAATCCTTCACGATGGGGTATACGTCGAGCCGTTGACCAGGTTCGAGCAATTCGACAGTGCCTACTACACCACTGACGGTGAAGGCAACGAACTGGACTATTCCATCACGATTGCCGTATTCCCACGCAAGCGGACCACGCCGCTACAAGAATCGCTCACCGAGGATGATGGGGAATTCGATTGGTCCAAACCCACCACGTTGTATCGCGGTGTGGTCGATCCTGCACATGCTGAGAAACCATTCTCCGGCACCCGACTGGGTGTCCCGACGTTTACCGACAACTGGCACATAGCGGATGTCTATGCCACCAGTCCGAATAATCGTGCCGACGCAGGGAAGTCCGATCAGGTCTATGCGTATCGGCTGAACATCCAGAAACCGATCCATCTGAATGAGGGTCGAGAGGATGTGACCGAGGCCAACAACATCCTACCAAAGCTTGGTATCACCAATGTTGATCAGGCATGGGCCGCGTTCCGGAAACTCTACGCAGCTATGGAACAGGCCAGGGAAAACACCTGGAGATGCAATGGTGAAACCTTCCTGACAGACGAAACCCCACCATATCGGATCGAGGGAATCGACAATGGAAAGGGATTTGCATTCCCGGATCGTGAATACACCAACCTGAAAGAGATATTCTACGAGCACTGGCAGCACAATTGGCCTGGACTGTATTGCACCAGTTTCAACCTGGCCAATTCCACCACGTTCCAACAGATGTGCCGGGATGCCGGGTTCGACGGGATTGTCATGTATGGTTACAATCAGGGGCCGGATTACGAGGATGACGATGACATCTTCACTGGAACCAGCTATGACGGAACCACCGTCATGGAGTGGAGAGCTTTGTATCCGGAGCAGATTGAATTCCTGGGACCGGCTGGTGATCCACGGTCACAGTCGATGACGGAATCTCCAAGCCTGACCAAAGCAGTTCCATTCAAGGTTAATTCCGTCAACGATAAAGAAGTTGAGTATGTGTTCATTCAAGCTGGGACCGAGTATCTGGTCCAATTCTCACGACATTTTAACAATGGCGATGCGGTAAGCGAATTCATAACGTTCGATGCGGGTAAACAGACACCAACTGACAATTGGTCAGTCGGGATGACACAATCCGATTGGGGGGGCAGAACCCTCCAATACCTATCGCGATGCACTTGAGGTGTTTTCCACCACCTTAGCGGTGATGTCTGATTTTGTGGACAGATTTAAGCCAGATCGTATGGACCTACAAACGGCAGGAGTAAGAGCGACCCTCTATAAGAAACTCCTACCTGGATTTGCCAAACAAAACGGTCTTCAATTCCGTATCAATCGCGACGAGGATTCCTATGTTTCAATAAGCCTGATAAATCCAAAGGCGTCCGTGACCGAAGCCTTGACCAGTTCTCTTCCGTTCCAGAAGCGGGCAGGTGATGTATTGGTGAACTACGACTTCGAATACCAGGGCCAGGAATTCCGGGTTGGGTTCAAGCGCACGTATGATGCATGGAACGTCGTGTTCGTGAACAAGAACCAGGACGTCCCGTTCGAACCCACCGGTCTGGGTGGTGGCATACCGGTGTTGTCCACTGTGATGGCAATCGTCAAGGATTTCGCACAGACCACACCGACAGCAACGGCAATCCGGTTCTCCGGGGAAAACCATAACGGGCTGGCCGATCTCTATCGACAGATCGTCCGAACCATGTCCAAACGACTGGGCCTGCGGTATGAAGAAGACCGGCTGCGTGGTCAGACCCAATTCCTGGTTCATCTACGTAAGACGGTGACCGAGGCATTCGATACGACTCCTGCACAGTTCACGCTTTACAGCATGGAGCCATCAGAGGCGTTCTACTACTTCACCGCCAATGATATGGAGTTCGAGGTTGAGTTCTCGTTCGAAGACCGTGATGATAGCGGTATGAGACTGTCACAACCGTATTGGAAAATCCTGTATGGTCCGTCGGATCGTGGCGAATCCAAATGGGGCCCGACCGGTGCTGGTGGTGCTGGTGAAATCCTGTCCACGGTGATTGCCATCATCCAAGACTTCATCAAGCGTAAGCCCAAGATTCAGGTCTTCCAGTTCACTGCCAGCGGCGGATCGCACGTCCGTTTGTATTCCACCATGGTGCCGTATCTGGCTAACCGACTGAACTTCGACTACACCAAGCGTGAAAGCGAGTATGGTGGCTATGAATGGTTGGTCTATCCCCATGTTCCGTTGCACGAGACTGTGCAATACTCCGATGCCATGTTGGAGCAGTTGTTCGCTGCCATCTATCGAGACCGCACGTTTGCTCGTGAGACCTCGACCCCAATTGACGAATTTGCTCAGAGGTTGGAAGACGAGTATATCGATTATGTTCCCCCAATGGTGTGGTGGGAGCCTGGGCATCCAGATATCACCAGCACTCCAGAGTGGTGGGACGGCTTCAAGGTGTGGTTGGAGAAGCGGTATCGATATGTGGTTCGGAACATCCAGGCCGAGATCGGTGGGTATCCGGCACAAGTGATGCGAGAGATGAACGTAACGGCCCGGTGGAACCCGGCCAAACATGGTCTGGGTCTGTATTGGGCCACCCCAGGTGCGGACATCCATGCCTTTTCCGGCAAAGAGGGCCCGGAGTATCAGACTGTCCACCTGACAGCAGAAATCCAAGAGTCCGACATCAACTGGTTCGATACCATTCGCTCACGCCTGGACTTCTTCAACGGGGACGAAGAGCAGGAAATTCAACTCAAGCCTGGTGCGATGATCAAGCTGTTGGAGATCGATGACACCCTGTATACGCATGGCTCCCAGGGCTTCCGACTGAACGTGCAGCCCGGTGTGTATCCGTCCAGCACAAATACAACCGCATATGAATCGCTCAGTTCTGTTCAGACCCATACCCCAAAGCAGATCGCGATCAAACATGGTGTGGACGTCTCGGTGATCTCCAAACAACTGACCAAAGGCATCGCGGTCGAGCACGAGCACACCACCAGCCCATCAGAGGCTCGCCAGATCGCCCTGGATCACCTTTGGGAGCTTCCAGACTACTATGACCGCCTGGGCAGCATGGAGCGTCAGGCGGGCCTCACAGAGGGCCCTGCGGTGCCTCTACGGGTTACCCCTACGATGGTTAGGAGAGCCGCTGACAACAAATGCCAGATCATCGTGGAGATACCGATCCAACAGTTCCTGAATATGACCACCTGGGATCAGGAAAGCCGCGACATCATCATGAAGAAATCCCACTCGGTCATCGACTATAACCGATGGGCCAAGATGGGTGATAACTCAGATACGGCAAAGCGGTTCAACGCTATGTGGCAGAGACGGCATGAAGAGGAAACCGATGACCCCTATGAGCGGGTCTACGGGAACGATCTGATGCCATGGTTGACCATCTATCTGGACGATGATGGCAGTATGGGTCGCATCATGGGCCACGAGGGACGCCACCGGGGTTCTGCTGCAATGCGGGCTGGTGCCAAGACCATGCAGGTTGCCCTTCGCATCCATGCTGGCAAGAACATGTTCCCGGATCAATACAGTCCGGACTACTTCATCACACAAGAACATCTACCCAAATACGTCATAGGTCAGTTTGACAAGGACGTGTATCCGACCGGTGGTTGGAAAATCCTTGAAGGTGATCTCCAGAAGAGAACACGAGAGAGGTTTTCGAAATGACCAAGATGATCGATTTTATCGCTGGAAAGCTGACTCCCCTCACCGAGGATATCTTTAGTCTGGATGGTGATATGGGACCAATCAAAGTGTCTGCATCGCCGGTGCAGCAGCACGAGGTCAAAAAGATGATCGCTCGGGGCAAGGGTTTACGGATTCTGGTTGGTTCCGGGAAATTCAGGGATATGCTGGTCGTATGGGTTGGTGATTCGGAATCCGATGTCGGGGCAATCCATGAGACGGTTGCAGAACAGTTCGGTATGTCCATGATTGATCGCCATGTCCCGCTGGAACTGACCGTGAGTGGACAGATGCGGCTCACCACAACTGCGGTAGGTATCTTCGACACTCCGCGTGAGGTAGAGGACGTATTGGATCGAAACAAGGAATATCGGGCGATCTTTGGGTCCTACCGTGTCAACTATCGCAACCTACATGAATCCGACGTGTTCCAGCCCGAGCCGATTTCGGTCGGGGACGAAGTTTTGGCCGGAAAGTTCAAGAACAGCAAACGAGTCGTCAAGGGGTTCAAAACCGACAAACACGGCCAACCGGTATTGAAAACCGACAAGGGTGATACCCAACTGTTCAAACCACGAATCGCGAAGTTAGACAAATGAGACTCCAAGATATCACCGAAGGGCGGGATGCCCCACTCTACCATGGCACCAAGATGGTAAGCTTGCTGAGCATCCTATACCATGATAGCCTTGATAAAGGTATGTATTGGAATCGTCCCGGCGAACCAGATGGTCCCAGGCTGTCTAGAGCTTTTGTAACGGCCTGGTCATTTTCGGAAGATGATGGGGAAGGTCGTGATGGGGCGGTCTTAGAATTAAATCAAACACTTCTAGCACAACGGTATCGCATAGTTCCGTATGCAGATGTAGATGGACAGGGTGAAAATTGGTCAAATGAGTCCGAAGAGGTCGTCGTAACCAAGGCAATTGCACCACTATCGAAGTATCTGACTGGTATCTATATCCCACATGCAGCCATCCAGGCGATTCTAACTGATCCCGAGCAGATGGAGTGGTGGGCCGAAGTGGAACTTGCCGCTATGTATCCCACTGCCGATCACATCGAACAGGCATTGCTGAATTTGTCTAGACACCCCCTACGAAAGGACATGGACAACTTCATGTCTCATACCGGACCAAGGTAAATACCGGTATGAGATTCCTTGAATTCAACACGTTCGTTTCCACAGGCCGGTTCTTGACCGAACGGGATGTCATGAACGCTCCTGCAATCAAGCAGTGGGCGTTGCAAGCGGCACAGCGTGTTCAAAACCCCACGGCCCGGGCCTGGTTCCAATCCCAGGTCTACGATCACCTGATCAATCAGACCACCGATAGTTCCATGGTTCAGCGGGTTCGGGATTTGCCCCCGGAGGCTCCGGAATGGCTGGTTCAGAAGATGGATATGGGATCACCGGTCTTTACGGTCACCCCATCCAATGCATTCAATCTGGAGATGCAAACGGTCGCGGATTGGGTCAATGCATGGATCGAGGAAAACCCAGGTGCCCGCATCCCTCATACATGGGCCCAGGCCGTCAGAGCATCGGATGAGTGGCACAAGGACCTGGCTAAGGGCGCGACCTATGGCGAAGAAGACCCTAACGATGATGGACTAAGCACCCTCATGGAGTTTCCCGATGGTTTCAAATGGGTCATCGTATCCTCAGCCACATGCTTGAAGCGTGAGGGTGGTCGCATGGGTCACTGCGTGGGTGGATACCACCAGGATGTTGCCAGTGGCAACACCGTCATCCTTTCGCTACGGAGCCCCAGGAATACCCCACACTGCACGATTGAAGTGAACGAACCAGATCAGGTATGGTGGAACACCATGGCCAAACTGTCCCGTCTGATTGCGGCAGACAAACAGCGATCCGTGGATAACCCGAATCAACCAGAACTCGATTTTGGTATGACCACCCAGGTGCCAAAAACCCAACACGCCGGTGTGATCAATCAGATCAAAGGCAAACAGAACAAACCCCCGGTTCCGAAGTATGTGCCCTACGTTAAGGCACTGATGGATGCCTATACGTTTACCATGTCCAGCTATGGTCAGTCGGACTTGGAGAATGTGGGATACTACTTCCGTGAAGGGAAAATTCTTACACTGAAAGAGGTTGCCAAGCCATATCGGAAATATCCGTCGGGCAACGCCTGGGTGTTTGTGGAACAGACCTCAGAGTTCATCAGCCTAAAACTGGTCAACAAGTCATGGCAGCAACAGGTCAGCATCGGAGCCCACCCCACACGGGACAACCAGTTGAACAGCAGCTTCACGATCAATACCGATAGTCCCTTGCAGTTCCGACCGGAAGTGCTCGACCTGGTATCGACCTGGAAGGGAACCATCAATCCCGGCATGGCAAAAAGTCTGTCCGATTTCGACATCTATATGAGCTACCCCACGGGTGGCCATCTACATTCGAACGAAGAGATGCCGGAGACCGGATACAAATTCGGAACACCAGATGAGGTCTCTGATATCAAACTGGTTCTATCCGATATCGAACCGGTCATCACGATCTATCAACTTGTGAACTTCATCAACGACCGGAACTACCCGGCGATAGACTTGATGATGTTCGATGACAAGAACCGGTTTACTGGTGTAGCACCGGTTCACACTGGCAAGGACGGTAATAAGGTTCTGGGGACGCTCAGTCTGAAACGCGACACCTACACCAGATTGCCTGAATTGATGATGGCCATCTCTAAGAAGATCGGCATTGGCATTCAGAACTCCGATCTACTCGGTATTCAACCGGATGGCTCAGTGCGTGACAAGGCATCGTATGGCGAGGAGGTCATGGATAGCCAGAACGGCGACTATGTGTTCTTCGAAGCTTCGGAGGAAGACGAGGGTTATCCAACCCTATGGGTGTTCGATCAGATTTCCGAAAATATCCCGATTGCGTGTATCGAGTTCCTGGATAGCTATCGAAATCTCAAGAAGGCCAAAATCAGATCGGCCATCTATACGACCGATAGTTGGTCGGATGGGGGCATTCTCGGATATCTCCTGTTGTGCATACAAGAGTCTGGGCAATATGACGTCACCATGAGTGAAAGTGAACTGTCCGATTACGGATGGGTCGAGTATGAAGGCTCCTATTACTACTCCGGTGGAGCCGACAACATTCGGATCGAAGAGACTACCACAGAGACGGATTCGGAAGGTAACGATAACGTCACTGGGCCCAACGATATCCTGATGTATCAGATTGATGAAATCGCCGGTGGTTCTGAATTTGAATCCTACGGTCAGACCTACGCGGCTATCCTGGCCAACGGTCGATACCGGTATACCGATGAATCGTATGATGAAGATGAGAATGAGGTCGGGACCGAATACTACTGGGAACTGTCTAACGGACAGCAATCAGAGGTAGGATGGTTGGAGTTTTTCGGTTACGACCATCAAATGGTCAGAAAACTTCAACGTGGCAGCGACTAATTGACGTTTACCGATCCGGAGCCGTTGATTCGGCTATGACCGCAGGTATCGGCGTTGCCTTCGAAGTTCACTGGGATACCGTTGATCAACACGTTGCCTGATCCATTGGCGGTGGTCCAGTTACCAGAGCAATGGATGGCCGGAATCGGGCATGGTGGATGACCAGTTCCGATGGACCCGTCTACCGACATGAGGATGCCATTTGCGAAAACGGTGCCTTGTGGAATGGAGTTGATGGCTCCACCGGCATCGTTGACATCACCAAGACGTTGAGCTTTTCCCATGGTTGATCCCCCGACGTATTTATCGGAGGATCAGTTGTCTTGCTCAAGTTCGATGTTCCAGTAGACGTAATCGGCCCACGATTCGTGACCGAACGGACTGGGGTAGGATCGACCTTTCTCTCGCAGTTCCCATGCATTTGGGATGTATGGTTCCCGCAGGAGTCTGAGCTTTGCCTCTTTGGGCGTTCGATCAGCCTTGGCGAAGTTGACATCACGGTGGCAGGTGACCAGGTTCAACCAGTTTGTCTTGCCACCACGCGATGCGGGCATGACGTGATCCAAAGTCAACTCTGATATCGGATACTTGATGCCCGTATACTGACAGGTGTAGTCGTCCCGCAGATACACGTTGCCACGGTTGAACGGGGCTCGGTCTGGCATAGCTGCCATCTTGACCAACGCCACGACCGATGGAATACGAAACTCCGTGGTGCCGGTGTGAACGTAGTCATCATACTCGGCCACAACCGAGATGATCGGGGGCTTACCCTCGGCCATGCGGTTCCAGCCCTTGGACAGCCAGAAGAAGGCTTTGGTCCATGGGATGGTGGACAGCGGCTTGTAGCTCATCGGGATGTAGTCGGCATTCAACAACAGAACCCGACGGTTTGCCAACCGGGGAACAGATCGAGCTTGCTGCTCGTGCATGTCATCGAGATCGACCAAATCATCTTCGGTGGATACATCACCAAATCTGAGTGCTCGAATGCTGCTTTGCTTGACCATGAGCGTCCCCCTTTCGCCCCTTCTTACCAGGTGGGCATGGGTTTGTCAATGTCTTTTGATCCCAAACACCAGTCACCCTCGTGGTGGGTTGATCCCGATTATGTAGATGGTCGGCATGAGGATTCAAGAGCCCCCGAATCGTATACCATAGCCACATAGGGGGTGATAAATAGTAATCATGACCACATCGATCAGCAAAACCTTCTGCGTTCTCCCCTGGACTCATCAAATGGTTAACCCCAACGGCAGGGTTCAACTGTGCTGTGTATCACCCCACGATGGGTTTGGATCAGCTAATGCTCTCGACGAAGCGTGGAACAATGATACTATCCGACACGTTCGTGAGCAGATGATCAAGGGCGAGCAGGTGTCATACTGTTCCATATGCTATCAACGTGAGGCGCTTGGTAGAAATTCACCAAGAAACGAGTTCAATGGTAAATGGGCAAACGATCCAGAGATACAGCAAACCGTCGAACGTTCAATCGAAAATGAGTTCGTCGTAGATACCAGTCCACGATATTTGGATTTGAGGTTCGGTAACCTGTGCAACCTTGTTTGCAAAATGTGCTGGGGTAATAATAGCAGTCAGATCGAGAAGGATCATAAAAGACTATTCGCGCTGGACCCAGATGGATTCCAACAATGGATCGGTGATAAGCCCCAGGAATTTGATGGGATGGATTGGTATAACGATCAGCGGGTCTGGGAAATCCTCGACACCTATATGCCGAATCTGACCGATCTATACCTCACCGGTGGTGAGCCCACCATGATACAGGAGAACTCCGCATTCCTGCAAAAATGCGTTGATCGTGGGTATTCCAAAAACATCACCGTTCGCTATAACACAAATGCCACAAACGTCAACCCAACCCTACTGGAACTCAGCAAACATTTCAAAAAGACCGTGTTTGCATGTTCTATAGATGGAACCGGGTTGGTTCAGGAATACATCAGGCCACCGAGTAAGTGGAGCAGTGTTTTCAAAAACATAATGCGATTGGTGAATTTGTCCTATTCACATCCTATCGTCGTGCGGATTAACATGACCGTCCAGGTTTACAACATCGTAACCCTGACGAGAATGCTGGACGAGTTGTGGGAACTGCTAAAAGATCATGGCGTTGGTATACACGGCGTTGGTATATCTGTCAAACCCCTGCTGAAACCGTATAGACACAACCTTCAAAATCTACCCACTGGTATGAAAGCGCAACTCGTGCATGACATTACCGAGTGGAAAGAACGAACACAACTCGAACCCCAACTGTTGAATGGGCTGGATTCAATTATTACCCAACTGGAAACCGATGCAAGGCATCACATGACACTGGAAGACTATCTGGGATATGCGGACTTCGTTGATCAGAACAAATCGGTCAACATCCGGTCTCATCTTCCCGAACTGGTGACCATGCTGGAAACGTATGCAGACCGAAGAACATAACTCTTGCAGTATCTCTGAACCTGTGATATAGTGGGTTCAACAAGGAGATCAGACATGACCACAGTCGTTACCCCAGAGCAGATTCGCGAACTTCTCGGCAAGCACCCGGGATGGTTTGGTGTGACCTTCACCAAGAAGGATGGCAGCGAGCGTCGTATGACTGCTCAGATGGGTGTGCGCAAACACCTCAAGGGCGGGCAGGCCGCATACAGCTTCTCCGACAAGGGGTTGATCCCTGTGTGGGATCGCAACGCTGTGGTGAAAAATCCCGACGGAACCATCAAGGATACCGGCTACCGGTCGGTAAATACCGCTGCGATCAAGCAACTTCGTGCTCGGGGTCGCGTGTGGGAAAACCGTGAGGGTCAGATGGTCGAGGTCACTCAACGGTAACCCGCACAAGGGGGACTGATGAGCTACATCACGGACGCGATTACCCAACTCACCAAGGATAGAGTCGAGGTCCACAAACTTCGACTCCAACTGATTGCATACCTGAGACAGACCAACGATGCGGTCGGTGGTAACGCTATGATTCAAGAGTATGTCGATGGCCTGGGCATTCATGTGCCGGGTGGCCACGACTACCTGAATTATCTACCCGACCTGATTCACCTCAAATCGGTGCTGGCCCCGACCTGGACTACATCGCGATTCGAAAAGGTTGGGGACTTCTGGGCCATCAGCGTTCAGTCCCCAGATCAATCATACGATTGCAAGTATGTCGCAACCAACCCATTGTTCCCACTGGCGGTTTCGATCATAACGGCCCGCCTCATGGATTTTGGTAAAAAGATCGACGACATTGGCCCTGTCATTACCAATTCATGAAAAATCAACCGGTTATCGACAACGACTCATTTTGTTACATTCCCTGGACCCACCAGATGGTGCCAGGGAATGGTGCGGTGAATTTGTGTTGTCATTCTGGTAAGTCGGTTGGATCATTCCGAACTATAGAGCAGGATTGGAACAACGAAGTAATCCGCAAGATACGAGCCGATATGGTTGCTGGCCGACCGATTGCCGCTTGTCGGGGATGTGTTGCTCATGAAAAGTTTGGGAATTATTCACCCAGGATGCGCTACAACACCCGATGGCCAAAGTCGATCACTGATGAGCGAGTATTGAAGTCGATTGAAAACGACTTTCATGTGGAAGAGTATCCGGTATCGCTGGACATCCGATTCGGAAACCTCTGCAATCTCGTCTGCAAGATGTGTGAGCCAAAGAACTCCAGTCAGATCGGTAAGGATTTCGTCGATCTCCAGAAGCTCGACCCAGTGGGGTATGCCGAAGTCATTGGGGACTCAGGGACCTCTTTCGGCTACGACGGTGACATCACGGAAGAGCATTGGAATACGTTCGAACGCTACATGCCGTTCATCAGAACTCTTTACCTGGCCGGTGGAGAACCAACACTATCCAAAGACAACATCCGCCTGTTGAAGCGGTGCGTCGAACTGGGGTATGCGTCGAGTATTGCCATAACCATCAACACGAACATCACCAATATCAATACCGATCTGCTGGAGATGCTGTCACAATTCCACTTCGTTATGATTATCGCCAGCATCGACGGCATCCATCAGGTGCAGGAATACATCCGGTATCCCAGCAAATGGGAGACCATCGACCGAAACCTCAACAGGATCGCTGCATGGGCGGCGGAGCATGTCAGTCGCAACCTGACAATTGCAACCACGGTCCAGGTATACAACATCCTGAGTCTACCCCAGATTCTCGATCACTTCATTGGCGTGGCAAAGACACACGGGCTTGATCGGTTCAAATTCGAAATCATCGGACTGATCAGACCTGATATACTATCGATTCGCAACACCACCCCGCTTATCCGAGCCATCGGTAGGATACGCCTTCAAAACTGGTGGGATGCTCAGGATAACCCGGAACAGTGGTTCTTCGGTCAGGGGGAAGGGGTGAAGTCGGTTCTTGAGATGCTTCAAGGTGAGTCCAGGAACGACTCGACCAAAAAATTGTTGCAATACAGTAGGTTCGTGGATCAGAACAAGAAGTCGAAGTTAGAGACCGCCATCCCTGATTTATATCGACTACTGATCAGAGATGCAGGTTGACATGATGGAAGAATCGCCGTATATAGATGGTGTTGTCGATGTGGAGGTTTCCCGCGTCAGG